ATGGAAGATTACCCAAGTCTGGCTATAAGGGGACGGTCTTGAAAACCGTTAGGTCGGTAAAACGGCACGTGGGTTCGAATCCCACATCTTCCGTTGAGTTAGTGTTTAACTCAAGAAAAAGGCTTTTGACACTAGTGTAGTGTACAATAGAAGTTATAACTTAGTTTTAATTTGGTTTAATTTAATTCAATTAAATTAGAACTAGTATTTGTTATTGCTTAATACAATCTGAAGACAAGATACGGAAAGATTGTGAAGTTAAGTAATATACTTTAGTGTTTGGGACAAATTTTATTGTTTTGAAATAAAATGGACTCTTAAACTATTTAAAGAACTGACCGTACAGTTCGTCTAATTGAAATATTAGATAAGAGGAATAGGGTAACTATTTATAGTTACTTCTTTACGGAAGATGTGGGATTCGAACACTTCGATAAACTATAACATTATTCAAAGTGTTAAATCGAAAGTAATCTAACCCAGTTTGGGGTATCCACTGTCAAAGGTGGGTACTTTGTAAGTCTAATTAGATTTTATTCTTTTATCTTCTTAGACTAGCTCTAGCGTTTCGTTAGACTTTCTTTTTCTAATTTATTTGGTGTAACAATTGTCAAAGGTTGTTACATCGTTTCTCTTATTATTATTTGGATGTGATAAGGGAGAGATTAGCTTTCATTAAACCTTCCTTTCGGTTTAGGGGTATCTACTGTTAAAGGTGGTTGCCTCGTTTCCTCTCTGCCTTTTTCTTGAGTTTTAGGTGTTGAGGGGAATTAGTCATATTGTTATCCTTTTAGGATAAAGTTACTAACTGTAAAAGGTTAGTGACTATTTGAATCGTTAAGGTTCCTAAATATCGTCATTTGAGGAATGACAAAATCCTCTAACCTACAAAAGTTAGGGTTTTAAAGAACCTCCGTTACGCTCATGTTCGCGACAAGAAGCGTAGAAGTATTGTCAACTTCGGATAAAGACAGGTTGAGCTATGTCTAAGCGGTAAAGATAGACTTTGATAGTCGAAATGCGTGGGTTCGATTCCCACTAGCTCGATAACTTTCTGAGTAAGACTTTAATAAAACTTTGTTCATCACTTACTTGCTTAGAAAGGTTTTGGAGAATTACTCAAGAGGTTGAAGAGGATGGTTTGCTAAGTCATTAGGTCGTTCGCGGCGCAGGGGTTCGAATCCCTTATTCTCCGTAGTTTGTTGAAGCGAGGTGAATGGACAGAAGTCTAAAACGCTTTTGAGGTACTTGTTTTCTAGAGTTAAGTCTTTCAAAAGTAAGACTCGCTATATAAATCACATAATGTCCCCGTTTACTGGTATAACCTCTTGCTGGTAAACTTTTTTATTAGGCACAGATATACTTTTAATGAGTAAAGAGAGTGAGGTATCCGAGAAATGCTAACCTACAACAAAATGTTGAAATTACATAAGGAATTATCTTCTAGTTTAGATGATTTGCGACAATATTTGGAACATGTACTTGGAGATATTGGGTATGATAATGGAGTTTCCACCCAATTTAGAGTGGATGAAAGAACTTGTTTAACTATAGGTTTTTACGATTCAACACAAGGTATGGACTTTGAAGTTATGATTGTTGATGAAAAAGAGTTTAAACAAATGATGAAACTTCAAACAACAGAAGACCTTATTGCGTTCTTATCTGCTCGTACAATTGCTTAATAAGTTCAGTGAACATTTCAACAACTGTTCACTTTTTTATTGCCAATTTTAAGATTTTTCTTAGAAAATAGTTGCTTTAATTTAAAGACTTTGGTACAATAAGTTCAACATTAAGTCATAGAGGTTTAATGATTTCAAATTTTCGTGAGGTTAATTCATGTTAAAAGTAAGTGGACACGGTTCAATTCGTAAAATTAAAGGTGGAGCTGCGGGTATCATTACGCTTTCTGCTCTATTTTTGGGGTTGCAAGGAGTGAGTGCTGATGAGGTAACATCAACAAGTACAAATGAACTAACAACTGAGCTTTCATCTGCAACGGATAAGGGAGAAGTTTCCAAGGAAGAGACTAAAGTTGAAGATAAGAAAACAGAAGAAAAAACTGAGGTTAAATCTGATGTAGTTTCAACTGAAGCTTCTACTGAGAAGAAGGAAGAAGTAAAACCTTCTGAAAAAGAAGTCCCAAAAGATACAGATACAGAAACTTTTACTAAAGCTGAAAGTAAAGAGTTTGATATTGCTAAGAAAGATGCTGTGGAAAATGGGGTTTCTGTAAAAGAAGACACTAAACCAAGCATTAAAGATTCTGAGAAAGAAGCTCAAGAAGATTTAGCAAAACAAACAAAAGACTTGAAAGATGCTCAGAAAACACAAGTAGGTTCTGATGCGATTACTTCTTTGGATAAAGAAAAACTAACAGAAGCAGGAATTAAGGTTAAAGATGGGAAAGTCGAAATCTTTACAGACCTTGAAAAAATGGCTGCTTTTGTAAACCAACAAAGTAAAAATATTGCTAAAGATATTGAGTCTAAACACGGTATCGAAAAAGATGTGGCTTTAGCAACTAAAGAGCTTAAAGGTGCAGGTATTGAAGTAGTTGTTGGTGCAGAGGTTGTTAAATCTTCACCAGATGAAGCTTTAAAAGCAGTAGCTGAACTTCAAACACAAGTAGCAAGTGCTCTTAAAACTAAACAAGAGTTGGATAGTGCTTTTCTTGCTTTACAAGAACGTGCTAAAGCAGCAGGTTTGTTAACTAAAGAAGGTAAAACAGTTACTTTAGAAAGTGCTAAAGATGCTAAAGACTTTCTAGCAAAACAAACTGAAGAAGTAAATGCTTTGATTAAGTCTCTAACTGAGGGGAATAAACAAGTTAAAGCTGCAGTAGCTAAAGTTGAATCTTATGGTGTTAAAGTCACTACAACTGAGGGTACTAAAGTTGACACTGTTGAAAACCTAACTAAATTGGTTTCTGCACAAGTAAGTAAATTTGATGCTTTGATTAAGTCAATTGATGAAAGCAAAGGTCTAATTGATTCTACCGTAGCTAAAGCAAAACAAGCAGGTGTATCCTTGGAGGGTGAAACTGTTGTTAATTTGGCTAAAGGTGAAGAAACTAGCTTGAAAGAAAAAGTTGCAAGTGCTTTGAAAGAGTTGGATGCTGCAACTCAAGTGCAAACTTCAACTAAAGCTGAGTTTGAGAAATTAGTTTCTGATGCACGCGCTAAAGGTTTAACTGTAAATATTACAGGTGCTAAGAAAGTTGAAGTTTCAGGGGTATCAAAAGAACTTGAAGCGATTAAAACTAAGATTGCACAGGCTTTGGCAAATAAAAATAAAGCACAAGTTGATTATGAGACTGCTTTGAAGAACTCACAAGAAGCTAGTCGTTTAGCAGAAGGTTCAACGGCTAAAAAAGAGGGTAATGTTTATAAACAAAGTTTGACCATTAAGTCCAATGGTACAAAAGGTTCTGTAAGTGTGAAGGTTACGGGTAGCGCTGAGATTGTATCTGTAGAATTGGTTGATCCTACAGGTGCAAAAGTACCTTCTGTTAAAACTTTAGCAGACTTAACTGCGTACACTGATTTTAGTAAGACTGGAAATTACACAGTTAATTATACTTTCCGAGCTAAAGATAACGGTACAGGTTCAGTGGTATCTTCTGCAAACACTCAAGGTGTAGCAGCAGTAGAGGGTAAAGCTACAGGTACTTTGTCAGTTACTACTAAGGCTCCAGTTTCTACAAATGTAACTAATGAGTCTAAACCTACTGTTTTGGATATTGTTTTAGACTTTAGTTCATCTTACCGTTATAAGATTTTCGATTCAATTGATCAAGCTAAGATGTTAATTAAAGAGGCTTTGACAAATGATAAGTCAAAAGTAATTATTCAAGCTTATAATTACAATAGTAAAACTTCTTATGGCGTTCAAACTGGTGATTCCGAGGGGTATTCAACTACTTTATTAACTAAACAAGAAGCTTTAGATATTTTAGACAAACTAAAAGCATTGGCTAAACGTCAACCGTCCTTGGGTAGTTCAGATGCTTTGGGGTACAACGAGTATTTCGCTGCTATCGGTAAAACTTTTGGAGATAAAAATTACACAGATTCAACTTCTGCAACAGCCATTATCCCATTCGAGGATGTAGTTCGTAAGTTCATCACAGATACAGATATCGTTTCAGTTATTCAGTTTACAGATGGTTGGACTGCAGGAGTATCTAGTAATGGTACAACTGCTTCAGTCGAAAATATTGATATTACTTTTGCTGAATGGGCTAAGCATAGAGCTAAAACTTTCATGACTGTTATTAACAAAAACGTTACAAAGGCTTCTGAGGGTGATTCAGATAAAGACACAAACTCCGACCAGGCATTTGAAGCTATGCAACGCGTAGGACACCCAAATATCTATGATATGACAGGTAAAGATCGTGCAGTTGTGGATAAAGAGTTGTTAGCTAAATTTAAAGAAACTGCAATTGAAAAAGTAACTTCTACAAAAGGCGAAGACCAACTAGTAACTGTATCTATCACTGGTACTAAAACTGCAAAAGTTACTAAAGCAACTCTCAAAGGTGCTACTAACAAAGACTTACCTATTAAAGATGGTAAAGTTAACTTCTCTGAAAAACTACCAGACGGAACTTGGACAGTTAACTACGAACTTTCAGGAGATGGTGATGTTACCGTAACTGCAACTGTCGCAGGAAAAGAAGTAGTAAAAGAAACTAAGAGTCTTAAAGAAGTTAAAGGTGCTGAAGGTACTTCTGCAACTAAGACTGATAACATTAAAGCATTGGTTGTTCCAAACAAACCTTCTACTGCTCCAATTTCAGTTGAGGGGTTAGTTGTAACTGCTAAGTCTGTACGTTTAGGTACTGTTGAGTCTGACGCTACTACAGTAACTATTGAGAAAGAAGTTAAGAAAGCTACTTTCAAAGAAACTGTTTCTCCGATTACATTTGAGCGTGAGGTTGTTCCTACACAAGCAGAGGTAACTACGCATGATGTTTACGTTAAGACTCCAAAACCTCAACCTAAACCTCAACCAGAAGGTAAAACATTGCCTAAAACTGGTGAATCTAGTGATATTTCTGTACAAGCTGCGGGTGCGGGTATCGGTTTAGTAGGTCTTCTAGCTTTAGCTGGAGCTTCAAAACGTTCTCGTAAAGAAGACTAAATAAAGAAATTTAAGAGCAATCCCTTATAGGGGTTGCTTTTTCCTATGTTTCACAGAGTTCTTAATTTTAAAATTACTCTGAATAGTTCTTGACAAGATAGGGTTTTTCTGATATAATAAGGTTATCTTAATGAGGAGGGGAATATGAATCTTAGAGTAATTGTAAAGGGTTGTGACGATAGTACAGACTTTGAATTAGTTTGTACTGATGAGCAATACGCTTTCCTAAGAGAGTTTGCAAGTGCAACACAAACGGTATCCACTTTTTCTTGCATGCCTATTGTCAAATTGCAAACTAGTTCAGGGGAGGAGGAAGATATTCCAACTAACTCAGATAACCTTAAATGGGTTGAAGAGGTCGAAGAAAATGGGGATGATAATTCTCACTATGTGTTAGACACCACCAAACTTTAATATTAAGGGGTCGTCTGGATTCGACAGGCGGTTAGACTTTTTAACCTCGCACCGAGTGACTACGTTATAGTCGAACTTAAACATAACTGCAAATAACAATGCACCAGTTCGTATGGCTGCCTAAGCCTTTGGCTTCGGTAGTTGATATGAACACAAGTAAAATAGTCGAATAGACGAGCGACTGAGATAGGTACCGGTATCTTTTAGTTGCTATAAATCTCGGTACTCGCAACTAAGGTTTCTCAACTTAGTGTGTTAAATAGAGATATAACTTTTAGTTTTGTGCGTTTCCTAAAAGTCGAATGTTGAAACGTAGCAGTGCGCAGTAAGGTTAACTGGAAAGGTCGTTTGGACGTGGGTTCGACTCCCACCGGCTCCATAAACTAACGAAAAAAACATACACAAAGGGGATATGATGTCATTTCTTACGAAAAACTTAGCTAAAGAAGCTTTAGATGAATACCCTTGTGGTGTTCATATTTGTATCAATCCTTATTATTGGCAATTGGGTAATTCTATTTGTGGTTTAGGTGATTTTAAACCTACTGATGTAGATAAATTAGCGGAAATTTTAGATGAAGTTTCTGCACAGATTTATGAAGAAACAGGTTTTCACCCCACAAGTTTAGATTGGTTAGATATTTTCCCAGAGGATATGTCTTTACTTGATGCTCGCAATAAAAAAGCTAATGAGGACCTTGACGCTCTACTAGATTCTTTACAGTCTGAGTTAATTGAGGAAAGTGAGAGGTAAGTAGTAAATGGCTAAAGAACACTATCGATGTAGCTTAGGAACTAAAAAGGTCACTAAGTGGGGAAACAGTAAGGGTATCCTTATACCAACTGCGGTTTTAGAAAACTTAAATTTGTCTGAGGGTAGTGAGGTAGAGTTTATTTTTGAAGATGGGAAGATTGTTTTAAGAAATAAGTCTGAGCAGTTGGATATTCCAAACTATGATTTAGATGAACTTTTAAAAGAATAGGAACCTTCAAGTGAATTGTTGTAAGTAAGTCTTAGCTGACTTACTTATTTTATACTTGTAATTTTTAGGTTTATTTGATATACTATAATAAATAAAGAGATTTAAGGTGGCTTACTATGAAATTACTAAGAATGAGTGAGGGTTCTACTCTTATATACAGTGAAACTATTCGTTACTTTTCACTTCCTAAGAGCTATCCTAGGTTATTAAAGATTTTTGAGAGATGTGGGTATCAATCTAATACTGATATGCTTTCGTTACTAGATACTTCCTCATTTAATCCTTTGTCTGGGGAATATAAAACTACTCAGAGTAATGAAAATGAACGTATGGGTTTCACTTTTGAGCAACTTGCTTTAAACCCATTAAATGAGATTCTAAACTGTGGGATTCAACTAATTTTAAATACTAAAACAAATCCTAATGGAGCTAATTTTCTTTGGTTTGTTGTTGTAGACTTCAATGATACTTATGAGTTGTTTACTCATAATTACGCCTCAATGCTTTCTGAAATCCCTATGACTGAAGAAACAAAGTTTGAACGACTACATCTCCAACGTGAGTACGAAAGAGAGATTAAACTATTGCAAGAGTACCGAAAAGCTCTCTAAATTTTTCTAAGTATCACTCTTTTCTAGTAAAAACGAAACTTTTCAAGAAAACTTGTTGACAAATATACCTAAGTGTGTTATAATATAAAACATAGAAGTTAAGTTTTTGCAGTAGACGGATTTAACTGAGCAGTAACGACTATAAACATCTGCACATATTTGTCTACAAGGAGTTGGGGTCGCCTTTAAAGAACACGGTCGCGAAAGCCAAATCTGTCTGCGGAAAAGCAGAGACTTACCTCAAGTTGAGACTTGATTGCTGATGATGGATGAGCATTTAGAACGGAGGTTCGATTCCTCCTCAAGTCATTGTTGGAAATAGCATACCATTTCTCAGAGTGGAGGTGTGGGTTCAAGTCCTTCCTAGATCGTTAATCTAGTAGTATAAGCAACAAATGTTTAAAAGAGGTTACGCAACTGAGATAAGGGTATCCTCAAACATGCACCATTGGTCAAGTGGTTAAGACACTGCCTTTTCACGGCAGTAACAGGGGTTCGATTCCCCTATGGTGTATTGTCGGAAACGACAAGGGCGACAGCCAGCCCCTAAATGGTGTACAACATTTAGAAGTTGCATTAGTGGTAACATACTCTAAGTACAAGGGTATGGGCGCATTAGTGGGTTTACGGTGTTTTGTGTGTTATAAGCCTTGGACGAAGGTCTAGTTAGTTATCAGAATTAAAAACACATGTGGCTTTGACATGGAGTTACTGTACTGCAGTGCAGTAGTGGGTTCGAATCCCATCTTAGTCGTATCATTTATCAAAAAGAAAGAGGGGAGTAGAATGAAACGGGTTAGAAAACCGTTACCAGTGAGTCTCAGACGTTTGATTATCAAACACAGAAATAGAGCTAGAGATGTATATTTTATAGCAGGTACTAAAGCAGTTATGGTGCGTAATCGACATACAGGAGAACTTCTTGGTAATGTTTATTATAATGGTACTGAGTTCTACTTTTCAAAGCAGTTGATAAACTATGAATGTAAATTAGGATATCCAAGTTATCTTAAGTTTCGCAAGCTTGTTCTCAGACCTTTGGAAGAGTGTTTAGTTCTTGGTGGTTTTTAATACTTAATTTTGTTGAGTGATAGAAGCATTTGTAGGGTGATGCAGTAAGGAGAAGTAGCGCTACTTCTAGGGAAGTTGGTTCAAGACCATCCTATCACATTAGTTTAGAGGTGTTTTACATGTATGAGATGTTGCTAGATGATTTATTAAGTGCTTTAGAATTAAGAGGTATAGACACTTCTAAATTGCATTTAGTTGAGGAACTTGACGGTGATGTTGAACCTCTTAATTAAATTTTAGGTCTCGTAGCGTAGAGGTTATCGCGCTGCCTTGTCACGGCAGAGATCGAGGGTTCGATTCCCTTCGAGACCGTTTGTTGGTTTATATGTGCGAAATCCTAAAGGATATCCACATTTTTCGGAAAGGTAGCGAAGAGGTTAAACGCGGCGGACTGTAAATCCGCTCTTTCGGGTTCGGGGGTTCAAATCCCTCTCTTTCCATTATTACGAGTATAGTTTAAAGGTAGAACTACGGTCTCCAAAATCGTCAGTGTGGGTTCAATTCCTACTGCTCGTGTTTAATAAAATATAGCGGAATGGTAGCAGTGGTAGCTCGCTTGGTTCATACCCAAGAGGTCGCAGGTTCGAGTCCTGTTTCCGCAATAAAATTATTATTATAACTTTAAAGGAGGATAAAATGGTACGTAGATTGTTCCCAAATCATAAACGATATACTAAAAAGGGTGTTACAGCTTTTTATCATCCTGTTTATAAGTGGGTTCATTTGATTTACCCAGATACGATAGACAATCCCTTTTTAGGAGGGAGTTTGATTGAGGACTCTATAGATAAGTTTAAACAATAAACAGGCTTGAGGGTATCTAACACCCCTGTAGGTTCCTTGTACGGTTTAAAAGATGATAGAAATGAACTAGTTGGTGTGGAAGAGGTGCTTTTGTGAATTCTTCTAGTCAACAAAGTAACAAAGAACCGAGATATTCGGATTATTTGAGTTTAAACACTTTAAACAGTATGTTTCAATCTATAGCTTCAGTTTCTTATGTTGATTACAGAGTTGTAGCAACTGTTTTACATTTAATTATTGAACTTTGTTTAAAGAAAAGGTGTTCTCCCACCTATTAAGCGGAGGCGATAAAGATTGTCCTAAATAAGACAATTAAACTGTTTCATTATGTAACTTAAATCTAATGGTAAAACCATTATTATCGAGCTTTGCTTGTAAATTTTGCCACTTGCCGATGAGGTGGGATATAAATGATTCGGTTCGTGAAATTTTGCCACATACTAGGTTGTGGGATATAAATAATCTAGTTTGTAAAAAAAATTGCCCTAAATAAGACAACTAAACTGTTTCGTTAAGTAAAACGTTAAACCAACGGAGATACCATTACCGTCAAGCTTTGCTTGTAAAGTTGGCAATTAAATCGACCTGAGTAAGTCACCTTAACTGCTCTAGGTGATACCATACCTTTGTACTTAGATACATAAAGTTGGCAAAAATTTGTCCTAAACACGACATTAAACTATTTCGTCTCTTAGACGTTAAACGAGCGTTGACTTTAGGTAGCTACCTCACGGTTATCTAAACGAGCTTCTGATTAGGGTTTTCGGTATACACCGCGGGTGGGGATTCAAAACCGAAGTTTACTTGTAGTTGATTTGTAAATTTGATATAACATGGCCCCCTGTCTAACATAGTCATTTATGGAAAACGTGTTAAGAACTTCTAACTGCTTGTTCCCTGCTTTGTCAAAATAACTTTTAGGGGAGAACACATTTGCAAAATTGAAATTATAAGTAAATAATTTTATGGTGTAGTCCAGTCGCGCTTAGCGATTGGTGCAAAAGAAAGGTCGTGCGCAAGACTAATCTGCTACACATAGCCGATCTAGCTCAGTTGGTAGAGCCTCTGATTTGTAATCAGACGGTCAACGGTTCGAATCCGTTAATCGGCATGGAGCATAGCTCCCAAGTATACTTGGTAGGTCTGTACATCCCCGCGGTTGGGAAGATACAGACCTACTTACTTACTTAGACTGTTACCTATAGTATGGTCAAGCGTTATAAAGTTTTTAGACTACCCACAGGTCTAATTACAAGCTTTGTTTAGGGTTTTCGGTGAAGACCTCGTTGGGGAAAACCGAGTTTTGTCAGATAAGAGACATTAAATCTTATCGAGTGAATGTGCGGAAGATAAAATCTTTCGCATTTTTGATAGAAAGGGAGTGGTTTCACAATGTACAAAGAAGTTGTTTTAGATGAGTCTATTTTGGACTTAGAATCTTGGTTGCCACAATCTACAATAGATGAGGTTGCTGCTTTAATTTTATATTTAGAATCACAGGAAGAAAACACTCAGTCGGTATCCTCAACAAACCTTTGATTTTTCAAGGTTTTTATGTTATACTTAATTTAAATTTTAGAAACACAAAGAGAGAAAGAAAGATGATAAAGAAAATAATGAGTCAGTCACTTACTGGTACAAACCACGACAATGAAGACATTTATAAAGTCTATAAGAACTATGTTTGGGTTATGGATGGTGCTACAGATTTATTTGATACACCTAGTAAGTATGGGTTTTCGGTATCCCAAGTCATGCAAACTTTAAATCAAGCTTTACCTAAAGAATGTAAAGCTTATAAAGGGTTGAAAGACATTTTAGCTTCTGCAATCTCACAAGTGCAAGCTACATATTTATCCTCTGATTTAATTTATGATTACTCTGAGTTACCAACTTTTGCTTTTATGTTTGGTCGCTTTATTGGAGATATTTTTGAGTATATTTACTTAGGAGATTGTTATTTAGTGGTAAATCAAGTAGATTTGATTACAGATAATTCCTTTGCTCCTTTTGTACAAGCAAATAGAGAAGAAATTGCTCACTTAAAGACTCTCAGCGATATTGATTTAGAGTTTGAGGTTAGAGAAGTTTATAAACGAACTCGCCACTTAGCAAACCATCCTCAAGGGTATCGAATTGGGAGTCTCGATCCAGAGTGTGCTTATTTGAGTAATCAAGGTTATTTCCCTTATAATGGTCAAGAGTTGATGTTTATGACAGATGGTTTTTACAATATGTTTTCCAAGTTTGGTTCTATAAGTCGAACACTTTACGAAATTCAAAACTTGCATTTAGAAGGTTCAGTTAAACTAGACGATGCAACCGTTGTAGTAGTGAGAGGGAGTTAAGTTGTTTATTCCTTTTCAAGAGGGGTATTCTATTTCATATGTACCCTCTACATATACTCCTTACTTCTCTAATGAGTTTCAACAAGATTATATTTCTAGTAATTATCCAACTGCCTTTAATGGTTCTACTGTTCGGTTAGAAAATATAGACAGACATGAGAGTGGTGCAGTTTCCTTAACTTGTTCACCTTTAGACTTTTACTCATTTCTAATAAGTAATTTATTAGTAACTCCTACAGAGATAACTTCAGACACCTTTGAAAACTATCTTACTTGTTCCTATTTAGCGAATGTGATAGCAGTAAGTGTTTTGATATATGACTCAAAATCCGTGTTGTTAACTAAACGAAGTGCGACTGTTTCTATTAGTCCAAACTCAGTAGGGGTATCCGTCACAGGTGGAGTTACTTTAAATGACCTAAGATCATCTGATTGTTTGCGCTCTGCAGTTCAAATTGAGGTAAAAGAAGAGTTAGGTTTGTCTGTTTCTTTTGCAGATATAATAGTTTCAGGTCTTTATATCAGTAAAGATAAACTTCAACCTGTTGCAATTTGTTTTGTTAAGGTGTCTGACATAAGGTCATTATGTTTGTGCGGTGAGGATATTGAGTTTGAGGTGCAGTCTTTTGAATTTGTGTCTTTTCACGCTTTATCTAAACTAGATTTAACCTCATCTACGGACACTACACAGTTTCACTTGAATTATTTTATTTCTGAGGTTGTTCCCACTCCCTAGTTGAAACAAACTAACTAAAACCTTGACTTTTCAAGGTTTTTATGGTATAATTAAGAAAATTAACTTGGAAAGAAGTAAAGAAAATGAAACTTACTAAGAAAATGGAACATGATTACCAAACTTACTTAGATCAGTTTGGTTCGCAAACAACTGTAGATGAGTATAAGCACCTTATACGAAAGTGCAATCCGAATGCTTTGTCTGATAGCTTAACTCATTATTTAAAACGTTTCTTCTTCGATATTGTAGAGGTTTCTGTTTCAGAAGACAAACTTAAAGTTGTAGTAAAGGATAGAGGAGAAGTAGAGCTAGGAGTGATTACTAGCCACTACGCAAACTTTCCTATGCTATACTCGGTATCCACACATGATGCAGTCAAATTGTTGTCTCACATTTGGTACAGTTTTGAAGATGGTTTTGATTTAGCTTGTCTGACTGGGTATTGGGATTACCCGGAGAAGTTTGAGGGTAGTGATGTTCTTCAGTTTGAACAACCTATTCCTCAAATCACCTCGGTTCAATTCAGAACTTCGATTGAAGAGGTTTTTATTACAAATAAAAGTGCAGGAAAACGAGTTTACCTAGAAAAGTTAGAGCATTTGCATGAGTTAAGTAAAGTTTTAGATTGGTTGTCTTGTTCTAACTATGTAGAACTTCCCAATTCCGATTGGGTATCCTCACTAGAAGTTTTACCTTACACATCTGAGTCTACGATTAACACTCAAGTTTGTGTTCGTCCATTTATTGAGGTGAAGGTCATTTAACTATGGTCAAGTTATATAATACACAAACAGTAGGTGTTCGTTACTTTTCTGATAAAATTGTTGAGCAAAATGAAGTCACTCTTGAAAATCCAACCTCAAATTGTAAAATTGTTAAAATAAAAGCAGACAGGATTTGTAAAGACTGTGAAGCAGTTATTCCAAAGGGTACAAGATGTTATACTTTCAATCCTAGGTTGAAATCTCGCTATTGGGATTGTTTTGATTGTCTTCCAGAACCGGACCAGATGGTTGAGAGGGAAGTTGGGGTAGTAACTAGTAGTGACCATTTACTTTATTACTCCGACCGTTTCGGTAGATTGGGTCAGCGTGTTTCAAAAAAAGCAAGCTACTAGAGAAGAGATAAAGCACTTTTATTCTGTAAAAGAAGAAGTGGAAGAAGAGTCTTTATTTGGCTTGCATTTTGATGATTATTAAACCGAGGGGTATCTTAAAATTTCCTTGTTTATTTGTATAATAGCTTTTGCAAATGAGATAGAGTCATTTATTCGAAATAAAATGATTGAAATTTAAAAATTAGAGAAAGGATTGGTAAATTATGTCTTATATCAAACCACCCACTAAAGAGGAAAAAGCAGCTTATTTGGAGAAATTTCAAACTGTATTTTTGTTTACTTTTTTAGCTTCAGTTTTTGTAGTTTTACTTTTTGTTTTAGGTTATTTATTGTATCGTCACGCGGATACAATAAATTATATAGGTTTACCATTATTGATGGTAGTTATTCTTTCGGGAGTTATAGGTTCCACTTATGTTGAAGTTTATGAAAATTGGAATGTGATTTACAATCGCCATAGAGTAGGACATTATGCTTACTACATGAACTCCATATTCGTAGCCTTATTTATGACTGTGGTATCCTTTGGTTCTTACTTTGCTTTACCTCTAGTTGGTGTGCAGGTATTAAACCCATACTTGTTATCTTTTATCTCTATAGTCTTGACTACTATATTTACTTTGTACTACATATTTAAAGTAAAGAAAGACAAACCTCCTTTACCTTCTTTGACTACAGAAGAGAGTGAAGCTAGAGAGTTTTTAAAAGACCTTTATTACAGAAAACTTGGCTTAAACAGTTCACTTAATGGTACAGAGTACCTTTTACTATCTGATAATTATTCTAGGTTAGGTTGTCTTGATTATTACATCAATTACGGAGTATTTAATCTCTCGCAAGTTGCTGAGTGGGTAGAACATTTAGAGAATAATGAGATAACAGTAAGTACGCTCTTTGTTCAAATGGATCAACTTAATAAAGAGCATAACAAAGAGAAGTGCAAAGAAGTGTATGAAAAAGCCAGTGATTTACTGAGTTACTGGAGAGAGCTACCAGCACTTATGAGAGATTCTAAAAGACTTAGAAGTAGACTTCAACGTTATTTAGACTAGTTAGTTGCTTAAAACAAACACCTTTGAAGAAATAGTGCTTGTTTCTCTTTACGTACACTTAAGGTTAATTTCGGTATCCTACTTTTAGGTTATTTCTTTGCACTTTCAATACTTTTTAATAAGTTTTTCAAATTTAGCTAATTTTTTATTGACAAAATTTACCTAATGTAGTAAAATAAATACAGTTAAAACTTGAAAGGAGGTCTCTTCACATGGAGAAAGGTAAACAAATCTTTATCTATACGCGTAAACTAAATGCAAATAAGTCTCATAAAGAGCAGTTTGCAAAACGTTTCCATATGGCAGAAGATATTTATAAGAAAACGCTGATTACATTGTTAAAGCGTTACTCCAAGATGAAGAAAGACCCCCTGTACAAGAGAGCTTACAAGTTCCCTAAAGGAAAAGAGCGTAATGCGATTTTGAAAGATTTAGGGGTTAAGTACGACCTTGTAGGTAAGTTCACGGCAGGTAAGATTGCTAATGATTACCGTAATGCTCGTAATTACAGTGATTATATTCCCTCTGATACTGCTGTTCGATTAGGACATAGAGCTTGGGGTGCTTTTAGCAAAGTTAGGTTTGCTAAAGGTGCGGATAAAGTAAATCTTAAAGGTACGTTGATTTCATTTGAGGGTAGTAGAGATATAGGAATTAGCGTAAAAGGTAATGTTTTCACTATTTCTACTCGCAAAAAGAAAGTTTCATGTACTATTCGTAACGAAAATGATGATTTTGAAGAAGAAGTCTTGCGTAATACATTGAAGTACAATCGTCTCGTTCGTAGGTTTGAGTTTGGAGAGTGGAATTATTATGTACAATCTATTTTTGAAGGAACTCTCCCAACAAAGTACACTTCCGAACTTGAAGGTTCTGTAGGGATTGATATTGGTATATCAACCATTGCGGTATCTTCTTATTACCAAACAGAGTTAGAAGAACTAGCTAAAGATGTAACTTTGGATCAACAAGAGGTTACTCGTTTAAGTCGCAAACTTGACCGTCAACGACGAGCAAATAACCCTCATAAATACAATGAAGATGGTACTATTAAATGTGGTGTTTGTCAACCTTGGGTTGACTCTAAAGAGTATTTGAAAACCAAAGCAGAACTTTCTGAGTTACACCGTAAATCAAAAGAACAGCGTAAATTGGCTCATAAAACTCTAGCTAACAGAATCGTCCGTATGGGTTCTACTTTTGTGGTTGAGCAGATATCCTTTAAAGAATTACAAGCTCGCACTAAGGAAACAAAAATCAATGAACATACTGGTAAATTTCAATCTAAGAAACGCTTTGGTAAAACTATTTTACACAAAGCACCAGCTATGTTGATTGAGCAAATTCGTTATAAAACCATGTATCAAGGTAAAACTTTCATTCTTGCAAATACCAGAGAAGTAAAGGCTTCTCAGCTAAATCATTTAACTGAAGAGTACACAAAACCTTCTTCAAGTACACGTGTGAAGATGATTGGTGATGATTTAGTTCAACGTAACTTATACTCTGCTTATTTACTTCAGCATGTAGGGTTAGATGGTGTAACAGTAGACATTAAGGGATGTAAATCAGATTTTGACACATTTTTACGCAATCAAGAGTTTACAATGTCTCAACTAACTACAGATTTAAAATCTATAGGTAAAGAATACTTTAATTAAAAACTTGTCCTAAATAAGACTTTAAACTGTTTCGGAGTTAATTTGGAGACTTCGTGAGGAGGTCGTTAATTCAAACACAGGTTTGATTGACTTCTGAGTGACTAGGTGTTTATTCTTGACTCAAAAAAGCAATGTACATAAGAGGTAACTCTCACTTGAGGGGTATCCAGTAGTAACTTCTGAGTAGACAATAACATTTATGTTGCAGCTTTGTCTAATAGATAGGTTCATTAAAAAACTAAATATTCGAGGTTTTGGTACTTATTTGAACATCAAGTTTCCAAAGGTACTAGATGCTGAGTTATTGAGGTGAGGAATTTTTGATATCTGTTTGAACGTCAAGTTTCCAAAGGACATCGTAATTAACAAGTATGATTTGTCATGTTTGGGTACCTATTTGAAACTCAAGCTTCCAAAGGATATCTTTTTCTTTTTCATTATACTTTATTGGTTTGGCACCTTCTTAATTTAATACAGTTTCAAAGACGTGTGAGCAAATTATATAAGGTTTGGTAATACTATGTTTATCAAGGATTTATAACCTATATATAAGGGAAATTTTGATTTAGATTTAATAGAACACTTACTTTAAGTGTTTTTTTTTTGACTTTTTATAAGTTTTTTGATATAATAAAGAAAATAAATGAAAGAGAAGTTTAAAATATGTATGTTTTGTCTATTAAATTAGATCCTAGAGGTTACGAAAAGCAGTTAGAAAAACGCTTTTGGTTGATGTATAAGTTGAAAAGAGCTACTATTCAGTGGTTCAATACACAGGAGCACAGAAGGGTATCCTCAGAAGAATATAAACTCCTAGCAACTGAATTTAAAGAGTATTTAGAGGTTAAAGATACTTTATCTAAAGCAGACCAAAAAGCTCAAGATAAAGAGTTCATGAAGAAGTGGGGCGAGTTAAATTCGACATTCAAGTTAGACTCTAGTAAGTTTGTGAAGTATACTGATTTGGGGCAAGCGACTAATATGTTCAGACGCTATTCCGAAGAAGGTTATGTGAATTGGTCTACCTTTGAAGATTTAGCTTTAGCAGTTAAGAAAGGGTATTTGAAGCGCAGAAAACAACCTAACTCAGAGAATACTATGAAAATTCCTCGCTATGTAGACTTTCATGGTTTTATTGTTCGTAAGCGTAATTTAAATATCACTCAAGATGGGTTATATTTAGGTGGAAATAGAGGAGCTGAGAAAGAGAAGGGTATTTACTTACCGTTTGATTTTGAAGCAAACAAAGGTAAAGATATTGAGTTAGCTTATGCCTTATCTGAACAAAAGATGTCATATTGGGGTATTTATCGAAAACAAGACAAGTTTGGAAATTGGGTTTATTACGCACAGATTATATTTGATGGAGAACCTTATCGTTACCAGCTTGTTAAAGGTAACGAAAAAGTTCTTATTTCAGTTGATGTAGATACTTTAGAGTTGACTGCAACCAATAGTAAGAATACTATTCGTTATGATTTAACTAGAGATTTCGGTATCTCAGATAAATTATCTAATTTGGATCGTTTGATTGAAAACTCTCGTCGAGTAAACAATCCTCAAAATTTCAATGAAGATGGTACAATTAAACAAGGTCGTCTCAAGTGGAACAATACGAAGACTTATTACAAATTGTTAGGTAAGCGCAGATATATTTGGCACAAGCTAACTCAGACTCGTAAGAACTTTTATGGTCGCGTAATCAATGATTTGTTAGGTTTTGGTTCTGAATTTGAGGTTCACATGCAAGACTTCAAAGCATTGCAGGAGCGTATCCAGTATAACAAGGAAACTATGTCTTGGTTTGACTCTCGCAAGTCAAGAGGTGCTGAGATTATGTTCAATGCCCCTTCTGAGTTTATTCGAATGTTAGATACTAAATTAGCGTATAATGGTTTATCAGCAGTAAAACAAATAAAAGTAAAAGAAAAACAATAAACCTCTTGACAATCAAGAGGTTTTATGCTATACTTATAAATAGTTAGGGCAGTTCACAGTCCTGTGGAGATATTTTATATCTTTGCGAATAACCTTGCATAAAGGGAAACTACGGTAAGAACTTAGTTGTGAGGTTTTGGTACTGGCTTGTTTGTACACATAGTGAAACATCGGTTGCTTGAACTTGTATATAACAAGCGTTTTAATAACTGTTTGTATACTTAGTGAAACGACTGCCTGTTTTTCAGCAATGAGTCAGATGTTTAGGTGCTTAGTTCTTCATTTGGTGAAATACTAGACTAGATAACTCTTGATTGCTAAAGGTGTTGGTACTCGTTAATTTGTACACTTGGTGAAACTCCGTTACTAGCCACATGAACAACAAAGAAGTTTTGGTTCTTGTATATGTAAATTTAGTGAAATCTGGTTAACCGAATAATGTAAAACAAACCTATTTTGGTATCGGTTTATTTGTACAATTAGTGAAATTCGTTTTTGTTAACAACTTTAGATTTCTATTAAGTTTTGGTACTAGTTAATTTGTATAGGTAGTGAAACTCAGTCAAAGCAGATATAGTAGTGAACTCATTTATTTGTAACTCTTTGGTATTCAAAATTTAGGTGTTTGTTTATTTGTACACTTAGTGAAACTTCATCGAAAATCAGGTAAAACTCTCTTCTGAGTTTTAATCTTAGTGAAATAAGCTATATTTACGAATATTAGTAGTTGATTTAGTGTATTTATCATTTTAAACGGTGTTAAATATATAGCGTAAAGCTGATTACTTTACGTGAAACAAATTATACATATAGAAAGGTTCTTATTTTCCGACTTTTACTTGTCTTAAAGGAACGTACTCTAGGTTTAATTTGTGATGTTTCATATTTTCTTCTTTTTAGCAGCGCTAGAAAGAAGGTGGAGATTAGTAGAACTGTTGCTCCAATTACAGTTCGGTCTAAGTTTGAGGTTCGAGTCCTCAAGTCTTCATTCCAATTTAGCAGTTTGGACAGAAGAATAAAGCAGATGTTTGTCTGCTCTTTTTCGTAGGGAGAAAATTTTATCTCAGATAGCTCTCAGAAGTCCCAGATTGCCTCAGATTAAATTCTAAATGTGAGGTTGATAATTTATATCTCCTAAACTTAAAACTCGTTAGAAAGCAAATTAGAATGGTTTTACGTTATGAATGAAAAAGATAAGAAAGTAGTAGACTTTTTAAAAGCACAGAGACTCTTCATAGCAGATAAGAATCGGTATCAATACTTGACGGACTTGATTTCTGCTTTTGAAAACGGTATTTATTCCTCAGATATGTCAGAGGAAGAGTTGCCACATAAGGTTTGGTTGAACATTCAAATGGCTCTAGGTGGGTGGTTTGAGCGAGACCTTGATTAGGGGGTGCGAATTTTGTTTTTAAACAAGTCTGAAATTTTAGCTCGATTGAGAGACTTAGATTTAAAGTCAGAAGGAGTATCTTCACCAACTGAGGTGCTAATTGTAGGTGGTTCTGCACTAGCCTTACTAGGTGAACCTCGACTAACTTCGGATATTGATTACCTTGGTTCTCTTAACTATTTACCTAAAGAGTACCTAGCAAGTTTAGGTTTTTCAAATAATGTGAAGACTTTTTTCGCTTTGTACGGTACTGATGAATATAGCGCTTTAGAACTGAGTGGGTTTAAGAATTTAATCGTTAAAGTTCTGTCTTACGAGGACATAACAGTTATGAAGTTGTTCTCTTCACGCAAGAAAGATTTAGAAGACCTAATTCAATACATACTTCCTAAATTGACAAGTTATTCTAAATTAAAGCAGAAGATTGAAACTTATAAAGAGTATTATTTCTTTAATTCTGACTTACCTGAATTGAACCTGAACCAGTTTGACTTAATTAGAGACAGATTAAGAAAAGAACAGAGGGTTATTTTGGTAGAAGATGCTTCAGTTTCTTTAGGTACTTTCTTAAAGTCACTTCGATTATTGACTTATACTCAGAACACCTATGGAAGAGATTCTATGTCTCACTGGTTAGATAAACCTTTAATTGAAGTTGCAACTCAAACTAGTCTGCTGGGGTATCTTTATGCTCACAAGGGTTTAAAAGTTTTAATTTAAGGGGAAGTTCATGACACTAAAAACATTACAAAAACTAGACAAGGAACTTAATTACTTGTTGAAAGATGGAACGCTCGAAGAGGTTCTAACTTTTCTCGGTATCCGATACTACGAAGGTAGTCTAAACTATGGTAATGAGAATAGACTTGTCTACGAATTTGAAGGTAATGGTCTGATAGCCATTTCGATTTCTACTATAGACGGTTCGGTTAAATTATGGGGTAAAGTTCATAATTCTATTACTAGTGGACGCTATCGTTCCTTTTGGGTATGGTTGATTCAACACTATAATCTACTATTTGAGCGTTTGATTTATTTGTTGAATGAGGAGTATAAGTCTCTAGGTGATTTAGAATACACAATCGATATTCAAGGTGAATGTTTCAATCTTGAATTACCTTCTAATAATTTAGATTCACTGGAAACTGTAAAACTCGTTTTACTTTCAGCGGTTGACTTAGAGAAATTATAATCATGAATTATTCACACTTGTGGAAAACTCTCCAAAATTATGTGCATAACTTTTTAAGTTTCATGGATCAACATCCTTACGTATTCGTAGGTTTGTTAATCTTTCTGTTTTTGAGTTGGTTTCGAATTGGTTGGCTCATGTTTCATAGAGCTAAGACTAAAGCAGATAAGAAGAAAACTGTGCAATGGTTTTTCAATGGGTTGATTGTCTTACTTTTAGTATCCCTTTTGTTGCTTTTATTAGTTATGGGAGTGTTTTGAGTAGTATAATACTTGACTTATTCTTTTATTTGTGTTATAATAAGACATACTTAAAATAAAAGATAAATAGGAGAGCAAAATTATGGCTACAACATATAAATTAGGTTTGTGTGACAACCGACATGAAATAAAAGATGTAACAACTTACATCTTTTCTGAAGGTGATATTAGCTTCCCTATTAACCCTAAGACTTTGAGAAATAAAGTTGTAGAAAAGTTCAATGAGTTAGGCTTTACTGATGGTGATGATTTAGTCATTTATGTGACTGGATTGACTCCAGCTTTAACTGCGGTTATTAGAATTGCATTTAAACATTCTATGACTTTAACTGCGATGCACTATGATAAGGATTCTAAGTCCTATATTAAAGATGTAATCTTCTCTCAGAATGATGTAGATGATTCGTCAACAGTTTCTACAAACTATTAAATAGTTAAAACTTTATTTAACTATTTAATAGTTTTTTCTTGCACTTTATTTTGATTTGTAGTATAATAAACTTATCACAGATGGAGGTTTCTATGTATAGAGATAGTGAATTAACTCAGTCTACTTATAAATTAAACCAAGTAGCAAAGATGTTAAGTGTAACTCCTACTACATTAAGGAATTGGGAGAAGATAGGGAAGGTTGAGTTTGATAGAACTCCTACAAATATTAGATGTCTCCCTAGAAATAAGTTGATAGACTTGTTAGATGAACAAGGTTTGTATTACAATGACAGTAATACTCAACAAAAAGATGTTATTTATGCTAGAGTTTCGTCTCATGACCAAAAGAAACAAGGTGATTTAGATAGTCAAGTTCATTTCTTAGTGACTGAGATTAAAGATTTACAAAATGTCGTTGTACTTTCAGAAGTTGGTTCTGGTGTAGATGATAAACGAAAGAAACTCCAACAACTTATTAAAATGGTTATGAGCAATGAAGTGAATAGGGTTTTTATTGCTAATAGAGATAAATTGGCTCAAGTGGGTTTTCACTATTTAGAGACAGTCTTTAATGCTAAAGGTGTTGAGATTATAGAAGTTAAACAAGATATGTAAGAACGGTCTATATAATAAACCTACATAGAAAGGAGACATACATGCGTAAGCGAAAATATATTGTGGTTACACAATTACACGAGCAAAATAACAAAGATTTGATTGAATATGTAGAAGTTGCTCGTCATGCTTACGCTAAAGCTGTGCGTGAAACTTTCTATTGTATTAAAAACTTAGAAGAGTTTAATAAGTCTAGTTTTAACACTTATTTACAAGACTCTTACAGTATTACCAAACGAACTGCTAACTCAATTATATCAGATGCTCAAGGTCAAATAAATAGGCTCAAAGGGTTAAAATGTTATGAGAAAACTCAGTTAGAGCGAAAAATAAAGCAGTTGGAAACAAATGTTATTCCAAAACTAGAACAAAAACGAGATGATACCTCAACTATGTTGAGGTTAGGTTTAGCGGTATCCTTAGTTTCTCAACGAAATTTAAGGCGCAAGATAGTTGCTAAGAAACAAAAGTTAAATCGCTTAAAACAAAAATTAGCTAATTTAACTTATCAGATTGAAACTTCTAGTTTTAAATTGTGTTTTGGTACAAAATACTTGTTGCAAAGAGATTATACTGCCTTTGTAGAAGGTAGAGACAGTCAGATGTCTTTCGTGGGTGCGAAATGTGAAACCTCTTGTAATCATCAACTACAACTTAGGTATAACTCTAAAAATAATCAATTTGAACTTAAGATGCGAAAAGATTTTGGTGGATTTAAAGACTTAAAAGGCTCTGGTCGTTTCGTACTTGGTAAACTTTACTTTAGACATCATAAGGATAAGATAGTCCGTATCCTTAAAGAGAAGAATAGTCCTCTAAGTTTTAAAATTATCAAGAGAAATAATAGATACTATCTCTATTGTACGTTTGAAGTACAACTTGATTCTGATGATTTCTTAACACGTTCTACTTATGGTACTATTGGTTTAGACTTCAATAAAGGGTTCATTACTTTGTCTGAGATTAATCGATATGGTCACTTAGTTCAAACTCAGTTTTTACCTTATCGGTTTAAGTCTGGGAATAGAACTAGAACCGATTTACAACAGATTGTAGCTAATGTAGTGCATTTGTCATTGAATGAGGGTAAGGATTTATGTATTGAAAATTTGAACTTTGATAGAAAAAGAGCTAAAACCGAAACAAAACAAGGTAAGAAGTATAATGATATGATTCATTCTCTTGCATATAGTCAGTTTGTAGATTTAGTAGAAACTATAGCTTACAGGAATAAAGTATTTATTAGGAAGGTCAATCCAGCTTGGACGAGTTGGATTGCAAAACAGAAATATTGTCCACAAATGAAGCTAAATGTTCATGTCGGAGCTTCATTTGTAATTGCAAGACGTGGACAAGGTTACAAAGACACCGTATAAGTTCTTTGAACAGACAACCTTATACAAATGTATTAACTGCAAGACAAGTTAGCATTTCCCTGTAAGGTGGTGTTAAGTAGAAGCTTTAACAATAAGTGCTATTGTGTAGCTTTTAAAGTTGAAATAGTATGAGTTAAAGTGGAATAGGTTAACTGTAAGACCTTAAGTTGAAAAACTTTAAAATTGACCTTAATGATTTTATAATTATTGAGTTACGGTTGCTTGTCCGTAGTATTTTAATAGAATTAAAAGTGAAGGAGAATTACCATGTCTATTGTTACATTTAAAGATTTTACGATTGACAATATTACAGATAGAGTCCATAATGTACGTGAGTTTCACGGTACTTTCGCAGATAACTACACAAATATTTGTGAGATTTTAATTGAGATTTCAACTACTATTGACGGTAAAGAGGTTGAGTTAGATATGACAATCGAACCACAAGAAATTGGAGAATATGGTTGTTATGGAGATGATAGAGACAAAGGTTTCGGTATCTCTACTGAAATTTTCAAAGATTTGATTTCTCATGCTATTGAAGGTGTAGATACTTTGACTTTGAATGACTTTATTCATCATTATTTTGAAAAGTTTGGGCATACACATAGCGTAGAATTGCGTTATGGGAAACGTGCTTATCTAGGTCACACAAGTTTGTATTTGACAACTGAGGAGTCTAAGACTAAGAACGCTGTGTCTTTGGTAGATATTCTAGGTGATAAAGTACAGTTAATAGATTTAACAACTGAGGTTATTTCATTTACTTTAGATGATGTGACCGTAGAGCAAGTTGAAGAATTAGTTGAGGGTGTGAAACTTAGTAAATCGAATCACAGAGCCTATGAATTATCTTTAGACCACTTGCAATATGCAAAAGAGGTAGCAGAGAAGCGTAGTTCTTTTGTTTATTACAAGTCAGCTTTGGAGTTATTACTAGAAGTTAAATCAAAACACCCTTGGGGAATCCTTCCATTGGAGCTTGTTTGCAAAAACAATATTGTCAGAGGAGAGCTTAAATCTTTGCTCCCAAGTTCAATTAAGAAAATGGAAGGTGATAACCTTGTTTATAGTTTGGAAGAGTTGTTGAGAAGGGTTAAGTAACATGACAGTGCCAAAAATAAGAGCTTGGGATTCAGAGCTTTGTCTTATGATCCCAGATAATTGTTTAGAAAAAGATGTAAGTGGTAAAATTTATGTAGTTTGTTCACCTGTTACCGGTAGGAAGTTACTGATTGCGCATGAAATAGATCCACAACATGTTATGCAATCTTTCCATGTCTTTGATAAAAGATTGAACGGTACTGAGCTTTATGAGGGTGATATTGTAGAGTTTGAAGATTATAATTCAGACTATGGCGATACCTATATGAATTTTGGTGTCGTGGAGCTTACTGACTTAGGTTTAAACATAACTAATCGTTTTGAGGTTGAGTTAGAAGATTTATTACTAGGTAATAATCAACTTGACGTGAAAGTTGTTGGTAACATTTATCAGAACAAAGATTTGTTAGAGGAAAATTAAGATGACATTTAATTTGAAACAACTGCAAAAAACTATATACAGAAAGTCAGTTGACTGATTTTGCTTTGAAAGATTTACCAACTTATCCAGACTCTTATACATTGGTGAGTTTGACTGAGTTGATAGAGTTTGAGTCTGAACTACGTAAGCAGTTTCGTGGAGTCTTTGTAAAACAAGAGGTTCAACATTATCAATATGATTTTGAAACTGGTACAGTCTTTCTTTATAATGAGTATGTTGGCTTCTGAGACTTGTATCACTACAAAGTAACTATCTCAGAATTAGTAGATATTGTAAAAGGTAAGCGCTCTTTGGACGAATTTCCGATTGACTCTGATTTAGACCTGTATTGGTTCCTAGAGAACCAAGAAAAGGAAGTCTTGCTAGGTTTGCTTTACAAAGCGTTGAAAGGGAAGTAAAGGATTTCATGAATAAGACAATGACTTACAAAGTTTGGGACACTAAGACGAAGCAGTTGTTCCAAGTAACTGGGATTGATTATACCCAACAAGAGATTTACCCAGTAACGGAAGATGAAGATAAACGGTTAATCCCAATGTCTGAGGGTCTCCTCTTACCCTAAACTCCTTTCGTAGACTCCAAAGGTCAACCTTTGTTTGCAGGACACATTATTGAAGATGCTGATACAGTTTATTTTTCTGATGGTTCTTTCTACGAAAACCAAGATGAAGCTTATGGTGAAACTGAAACTAAGAACTATTTTGCTTTAGAGTTTGATGATTTTAAATTTCTGCTTACTAAGAGTAAGTATGGTTTATTGGGAGATTCTGCTTTGTGGTCTTCTATTTGTGAGGATAATATGCGAGTTTTGAGTGATTTTCTACGGTCGTCAGAGGATTTCACGATTGTAGGGAATATTTACGAGAGCAAAGATTTGATTGAAAATAACGAACAAAATTAAAAGAGGTTAAGTTATGAATGAATTAGTAAATGAATTGAATGCAGTAATGGACAGCAGTTTCGAGCGCATTGTGGGTATAGGTAAATGGATTTTGTACTTTGAGCGCTTGAAAGCCAACAATGTAAAAGAGATTTTCCGAGTAAGTGTTAAATCTAAGAATATTCGATATTACTGTGTGAGTCATGATACCTCTGTAATAGATGTGTCATTGCAACGACCTACGGATAAGGTTACATTTAATACTGTTGATGAGATTTTAGAGTACATTTACGGTGGGTAGTCCAAAATATCCTCAACGTTTATAAAAGTTTTAATAAATAGAAAAGAAGGACTTTGTATGTTTAATAATTTAAAACCAGAGGAGCTAGACTCCATTGTACGCAGCATTTCACTCTTTAAATTACCAAAAGATGTTGTTTATTATAGTGAGCGTACTTTAGAAGATAACCTCCCTCACATGTTGGAAGAAACCAAAGAGCAAGAAGGTTGGCTCTTTGTTGAAGGTAACAAAAAGTTTTACTACAACCCTCACAGAGAGTCTTTACTAGTGAAATTTTCTGATTCGGTACTGAGCAAACCTTACAGGGTATCCCTTTCTGAGCTACCTTCTGTACTGCAAGGAGAGTGTAACTTATCTGAGTTCTCCGTAGATAAAGAAATTTACCTAGCAGATTTTGTTCAGGAGTTGACTCCAACAACTAGATTGATTTTGTTATATCAACTATTGCTAGAAGGTGCTGATTTTGATGTAGAAGCTTTTTTAGAACGACAAGGAAACAAAGATGATTAAAAATGAACTAAAAGAAATGCCCCTCTTAATTGCCAAAATAGAAGAGTGGTCTAAGGTTAGGGGTATCGACAAACTTCCTTACGAAACCCAACGCTACAAAATTATGGAAGAGTTTGGAGAGCTTTTCGGTGCTTATTACCGAGGAGATTTAGAATTATTAAAAGACTCTCTAGGCGATATTGTTGTCACTTTGATTATCTATGTTCAGCAGTTCTCAAAAGGTGAGCGTAATTTCTTTGAAGAATATTGGTGGATTGACAAGGGTGGGTTTAATTACTTAGGTTTCCATCTAGACCAAATCGCTATTTCGACTAATTTAATTTGGTCAGGTGCAAGCGGTATCTGGGTTTTACGAGATGTTGTTGCAGACTTGAAGCATATTGCGAAGTATTATGGTTGGAGTTTGACTGAATGTGTAGAACACGCTTGGGACGAGATTAAAGATAGACGGGGTAAAGTTGTGGATGGAAAATGGATAAAAGAGAAGGATTTGAAAGATGCAACAAATTAAAATTTTTACAACGGATTCTGGTTTTAGAGAAAACTGGGTTTCGGCAGATGACAAAGCAAACAAGTGGCTTTCTGAAAACCCAAATGTCCGAGTCTTAGATATGCGTTATCAAGCAAATGTCTCAGGTTTTGCTGACAGTGGGGTATCCGCTTCTGACTTCCACGAGTCGATTTGTTTGTTGTATGAAATTTCTGACATAGTTATTACATCTCGCACAGAGGATGTTCTTTTAAGTGATAAGAGAGACTATTCTAGCGAGAAATATAAAGTTGATTTTGATTGAGAGGGTATTTAATATGTTACAAACAAAGATCTTTCTAAGTGATAGTGATGGTAACTCTTCACAATTCTGCAGTGCTGCAGATTATTTCAATGCTTGGGTAAAAGATAACCCTACTGTAGAAATTAAAGATGTGAAGTTCCAACACGCTATGACTACTGATAAGTATAATGATGATTCTGTTATGCAAGCTAGTTCTATCTTTGTTTTGTTTGAGCTACCTCTTGGTTTAGAGCCTTTTACACGCTTTAAATGGAACTCTATTTGGAATCGCGCTTCTTTATTTAAAGATAAGCTTGAAGATAGAGATTGGGTGTTCGATAAGCGAAAGGAAGACCTACATTTTCCTTTAGTTGGTAATATTCCTTCGGCTGATATCTCAGTATTGGTAAAACTAACAGATGGTACTTATAGAATTTCTGAATTAGTTTACAGTTATGAATATGGTTACTACTATTTCAAGGGTATCACTGCAGAGCATTTTTCTTGGCAATATTTACCGGAATAGAAAGAGGTTGGTTTTTATGGTAAAAGAACAGTTAGTAAAAATAAATCCTAGAAATTTGGAGTATTGTTCGATTGAGTTGAAGTCCTTACTCAATAAGAAGTTGAACGATAGAGACTTAAAGTTAGAAGTTAATATCTACTCTGACACGAATAGTCCTTTAAACGTTGAAATTGAAGAGAACTCCTTAAATGGGGCTACAGTTTGTTCGGGGTTTATTTGGTGTAACACTACTGATATGGTGTGGAACAGGAAGAGTTCTCTTCTTCCTCTGAGTGCTATTTCCATGCTTGACAATAATCAACTTGCAAAAATCAAACGTTGGACAAAGCGTTACATGGCTGAGCTTGCAACTTATTACACAGATGAATTGAAAGGAAAATAGTATGACTAAAACACAGATGGTATCATTACCTTTGGCTGAGTTAAATGAGCTTTTGGTTAAGGAATTTGTAGTAGAAGAAGCTTTGAAACAAGGTTTAATCTCAGACGATTTTGTTGAAGAAATGCGTAGTGAATTTGAGGGGTAAGGTATGGCTTGGAGAATACATGACTTGGTTCATATAGATATCTAAACGATGGAAACCTTTGATTTCAATTGAGGTGAAAATCTTTTTTAGTTGTCAATGATTTGACTTTTTATTTGTTTTCACTTAAATTTTATGGTATAATTATTTTATGAAGTTTAGTGAAAGGGGTTCGAAAAATGGAAATTAGTTTGACATCCAAATTACGTATTGTGTTTCAATCTGAAGATGATAGAAAAAGTGTTTTTGCTACTCTCATTGCTTATCGTGACGCGTGTAATTTTGTTTCACAATATATTTTCGATCATAATTTTGTTCTAAAACAAAGAGAATTACAAGCTACTCTTTATCATGAGCTTCGTAATCGATTTGGTTTGAAATCGCAAATGGTATTATCTGTTTTTAGAACAGTTATTGCGCAATATAAAACGGTTCAAACGCAACTTCGTAAACAACGAGTTTGGGATGGTTATAAAAAGGATAATCACGGAAAAGATGTTCCTAATTATATTAAAAAGGATTTGACTTTTTTATGGAAACCAATTAAATTTAAACGTCCGCAATTAGATTTAGTACGTAATCGCGACTATAGTTTCAAAAATGATATGTTGTCTATGAACACAATTAATGGACGTGTTTTCGTCAAAGTATATTATCTTGAAGAAAATCCGTATTTCGATGGTTCATGGAAATTAGGAACAGGGAAAGTAGTTCGAAGTGGAAAGCATTGGTTCTTTCATGTCTCAGCAACTAAAGAAGTTTCTGATTTCGAGATGCAAAACTTAAAACATGTAGTTGGAATCGATCGTGGATTGCGTCAAGTCTTAACGACTTATGATGAAAAAGGTCAAACTCGTTTCGTTAATGGTGCATTTATTTCGAAGAAACGCAAACATTATGTTCAATTAAGATCCTGTCTTCAAGCTAAAGGGACGAAATCAGCTAAACGTCGTTTACGTTCTCTAAGTGGACGAGAATCCCGTTGGATGAGTGATGTTAATCATCAACTATCTAAGACACTCGTTGAAACTTATGGTAAACAGACGTTGTTTATACTTGAAGATTTAACTGACGTAACCTTCGACACGGTTCACTCACGTAGAAAAGAGAATCGATATGAGCATCATTCTTGGTCATTTTATGACTTGGAACAAAAACTGAGATATAAAGCTCGCTTAAACGAAAGTGAAGTCGTTTTAGTGGGTGCTCATTATACTAGTCAGCGATGTCCTAAATGTGGAACAATTGATAAATCGAACCGTGATAAAAACATTCACCAATATACCTGTTCTAATTGCGGTTACTCGAGTAATGACGACCGAGTAGGTGCTATGAACATTTATGAACTAGGTAAATGGTTTGTATCAGGTATTGAGAAACCCTCTTTTGTAATTTCAAATGAATAGACACGCGTATACGTATGTCATTGCCGTAGTTCGTCAATCTGCGGATTTAGAAAGTTATTTCTGAAAAGAAGTCTCAATTGTTTTACTCAAATGAGTAAAGAAGGTGGGAGGGAGTTTCTTCTGTTTGACCACCTTCAAATTAGGGACAAGCCACTTACCTTAGTTGGTGGTAATTGACTTGCATTTAACGAATATTCGACTTCCAGATTTAAAGATGTCTCAGTATCCTTCAAGTTTATGTGATGATTTACTGGTGGTTATAGAATTTGAGGACTAAAATAATGTTAGAAATACAAGAAAACAAACCATTCCGTATCAACTTCAAAAACGGAGATCAAACTATTTATATGGTCAAAGACCGATTTCTAAAAATATTCTTCAGAAATGATTTTGGTTGGAGAATTGTGCCAGAGGAAATGTATAACCGCACTTGGTCTTACATAAAGCGTAAGGGTATCACCTATATTTCTGAGTCTGAGCTTCTAGAACTTTCTAAACAGTTCACAAACGGCTCAGAGTTGCTAATTTCAAAAATAGAAAAGGAATAATTTATGGATAATTTAACTAAACCAGTGAAGATTGGAATTGCAGTAGTTTTAGGACTTGTCCTCCTTGGACTTTTCCGTTTAACCGCAGTAAAACGAATCCCAGCTAACACAGTGGGGGTGAAAGTCAGTGCTTTTGGTGGTGTTCAAGATACTACACTTCAAACGGGGTATCACTTACTTGTGCCTTTTATTGACAAAGTTTATACTTTGCCTACTTCGGTGCAGACTAAAACGATGGAGAAAATCACAACTCAGACCAAAGATGGTCAGTGGCTCAATACCAATATTGACGTGAAGTACCGTGTTAACAAAGAAAAAGCCATGACGGTCTTCTCTAACTATACCACTTTGGAAAATGTTAACAATAGTGTGGTATCACCAGCAGTTCAACGTGCAATTGAGTCTGTCACAGGCAGTTATGACATTTATGATATTTTGGGAGATAAGCGTACAGAGGTGTACGAAATGATTGACAAGGCTCTAAAAGATAAGTTTGAGTCTTATGACTTGGAATTTGTTTCATTCACAATCACCGACCAAAAGGTCTTGCTTTTTATAATTGACAAATTTATCTATTTTTGATATAATAGAGAAAATATAGGAGGAACAATAATTACATGAGAAAGAAATTTATGGTTTATTCAGCAGAAGAAGTAAGTAAGAAGTTAAAGAAAGTTTTAATAGATGACGAACAACTGTATATAGTTTCTGTTTTTGAAACGGACTTGTTTGGAAATGACTCTATTTCGCAACAACATAACTACTTAACTTTAGATGATGTACATACGTTGCTTTTAGACTTGTTGGAAGAAACTTATGTTACTTTTTCGGTTAGCAAAGATTCCAAATGGGTATCATTAGGTGTTGTTAACAAAAATTCCAAGATTGCGATTATGAGTATAGAAGATTTGAGAAAACGTAAGAAGTGGTAGGAAATAAAAAAATGGACAAACTATTTGATGAATTGGCAAAATCGCTAAATGTAAGCACAGACTTAGTTCAACAATTTGTAGGGAATTACCCACAATTACGCTCCCAGTGGCAAATATATAAGGTTTTCGACCTTTGGGACGATTTCCTCAGTTTCACTGCCTTGGTTGTACTAGGTATAATGATTTACCTTGGTTTTAAGTACCATTCTGATTTAGAATATGAGTCAGAAGTTGAAGTGAATAACATTCGCAAGAGGTGGATTAAGCACCTAGTGGTATCCTTCCTTGTGCTTTGCTTGGTTGACTATACCTTGTTGTCGATTCAAACCTATTTGGCGCCAGATATTACCATGCTCTTTGAGGTTTTAAAGCAGTTGAAGAAATAAGTAGAGAGTCAACTTAGTTAGGTTGACTTTTAACTTAGTTCATGATAAACTAAATTAAAATATCGGTAAAGGGGTTTTATATGTTATTTACAACAAATAAGAAAGACTATCATGATAGATTGCTGCAATTAGCCTACCAAGTTTTGTGTGAAATCGGTGATATTGCAGATAAAGTAACACTAGGTGGTGCTTATGCTATTTATTCTTCCTATTTCGGGGGTATCTACTCTTTGAGTTCTAGTTCTCGCGAAACTTCTGACTTGGATATTGATTTATACATGAAAGTTGGAGATTTAGATTATACAGAGTTTCAACAACGGTATATTCGGAAAGTACAATCCACATTTGGTTTAAGTTCTAAAGTAGATTTTTTTGCTTTAAAGACAAGAGATACTTCTGTCACTTATCCATTTAAAGTCTATACCGAAGAATTTGGAACGTCAGGTCGTTTGAAGATTGACTTTAAAGAGACTGAGGGTGAACGTTTGTTTTCAATTGCTCCTTTAGAATTATCTTTTATTCGTAAGTTGAGTGTTTCAAACACTTATGTAGACAGAAGACCTAAAGATAAAATAGATGTTTGTAGTATTTTAGTTTACTTTTACACAAATGGTATTTCTAAGGGTGAGATTTTAGAATTAGGTCAACGTTATGGGTTCACTTTTGAATTAAATCCTTCTTGGTATTCCATAGATGCAATCGATAAAGGATTATATTCTTTGAGAAATTTTAAACCTTCACCTTCTATCCCTCATTTATCAAATGATACTTGTTTGTTTTGGGTTCAAGCTTTATTATTGGGGTTGTTTAATTCAAATATACCGGTTAGTGCAGTATTTAAAGAAGGAGTTTGGTATTAAGTGGTGCCTGTATTTTTTGGAGTAGATGGTGGTGTTTTGACAGGGGTTAGTGCTTGTGCAGAATATGGTTTGTGCGCAGGTTCTGATTTTTATACTGAATATAGAGTTCAAGGTTCTTCAAATTATTTAGCAGAAGGGTCTTATATTCATATTATTTCTTCATCTAAACCATTTGAAGTTGTGGAGATGGGGGGACAACCGTTAGTTAGCAAATACCAAGCTATAGTGGATGCTTGTTACTTTTATCATGATGATTCTGCTTTAGCTGAAATTTTTGAAGAACTAGAATATGAGGGTGAACTAGATGTTTGGGTATCTTATGCTAAATCAGTAAATATGGATTCATCTTTATTACAGTTTATTTTATCTATGTTTACAGACGCTTATAGAGACACTTACGATGGTGGTTTTCCTTTAGTTTTATCTAATCGATCATTGTTTACTTAGGTATAAAGAGAAACAAGTTTAGAGCTTGTTTTCTTTTTTGACTTTTTTGTACTTTTGTGCTATAATAAAAGAAATTTAAAGGAAAGGAAGAACTTAAAATTTGAGAACCAAAGAAGAGGTCTTTGAGTTGGTTAAATCACATCTTATTGATTTAGATTCGGTATCAGAAGTCGCCACTCAGCGTAAGTATATTCATGATGAGATTAAGTCTTATTTAGTTGAGAATTATTTAGGTTTCGCAACAAGTCCTTCGGTCAATATTGAGTTGATGAACGCTTTAGATGAGGTTGGTTGGCTTGACAAAGGTACATTTACCTTGGAGGGTAGAGTAGTTGTACCTATTCGCAACGCAGATGGTTCGATTGCTACCTTGGTAGGTTGGCGAAAAGGATTTCCAAAATACTACACGATTGCAGATAAGGATTTTTCTAAAGAAAGTCATTGGTTTAATTTAGACAGAGCCTTGGATAAGTCCTTTAATGGAGATAAGCGGTATCGAGGTTCTATTGTGGTGGTTGAGGGTATATTTGATGCTCTTCATTTGGATGCTTATGGTGTACCAGCTATTGCGACTGTGGGAGCGGACGTAAATGCTTATAAGGGAGCAGTTCTTAACTTGTTCGACAAAGTGATTTGTGTCCCGGATAATGATAGAGCAGGGCAGAGAGCTTTACTAGAGAAGAAATGGCAAGTACCGACTAGTGCAACTTTCTTATATGTAGAAGAAAAGCGGTATCAATTTGGAGAAGGTCTTTCTTTTCAAGTAAAAGATATTGATAACTTTTTAAGTCTATTCGGTTCTCAAATTCATGAGGTTCTAGTGCCTTTGGTGGAGAACAAAGCAGCAGTAGTGGAGAGGTTGAGTTTATGAGTTTATTACAAGATTTAGAGAAAAGTTATGAAGAAATACCAATAGGTTCCCTTTGGCGACACCTCAAGACAGACAACCTTTATACTGTCAAAGATATTGTAGTAGTTGAGTCTGATTTAACTCTCGCGGTATCTTACAAGCGCCTTGGAGATACTAATCGTCTACATTGGCTTCGTCCATTAGATGAGTTTTTAGATGGTCGCTTTAAAAGAGAAGTTCTGTTCAAAGATGAGGTGGAAAATGGGAGTAACAGTGGAAGATAAGGTAAATTATTGGAAGAACTGGATTGGCATAGGTTCTGAGTGGTTAACTGTCGATTTTGAGCCAATAGCAATAATGGTTACAGACATTGTATATAATAGTGATACTGGCTCGATTGAGGTAGAGTATATCTCTGAGGATAATCCTCATTCGATTAACTTTAGTTCAGTAGATCAATTTGTAGATGGTCGTTTTATTCGCGATTATAGAAATTAAAAGTGAAAGCAGGAAACACATGAAAATTGTAAAACGTGATGGTGCAGTAGAAGACTTCGATGCAAATAAGATTTATGGTGCTTTGATTAAAGCAGCGCAGTCTGTATTTGTAGTGAGTGATGATTTGAGACAGAATTTAGCTAGGATTGCACAGAGCGTAGCTAATCAACTTGAGGAGACGCACTCAGAGAATATTACTATTTCTATGATTCAAGCTTTGGTTGAGGAAAAACTCCTCTCCGCAGGGTATCTTCACATTGCTGAACACTATATTTCGTATCGTTTGCAACGAGACATTGATCGTACAGACTACAAGGATAATGTAGTTGTGCATTTGCATTTGGAACGCATTCGCTAATAACTTCCTAATTGTTGAAAAGAAAGAAGAAATAAGATGATTGATATGAGACTGTGGCACTTATACAAGCAGAAGTGGGTTTATGATTTTACACTTACGAGTGATGGATTGGTTTACTTAACTGAGTGGAACAAAAACTCCCTTTTAACTCCACAACCTTTTGAGAAAGCTGGAGTTGTACCTTGTCGAAAAACTCATTTGCTTTCCGATGAGGGTGAGCCGATTTATGAAGGTGATTATATTCACATTCGGTATCATTTACTTGGTTTGGACTTCAAACACTATGAGGGTTTTGTCACTTATACTCCTTTAGGTTTCTACTTAACTAGTGTAGATGGTGCCGTTTTGCCTTTAACTGAGATTATAACTATGTCCTTAGAAGGTACTGTACATATTGACTTATTAGGTACTCGTTTTGAAGATTATTATGAGCAATATAAAGAACTAAGTAAAATTGAATATGTAATTTCAGCAACCGGTGTTTCTTTAGGTATTCCAATAGGATTTCGTTATTACTATGCTGGTTTTAAGGATTTTGATGAAGAATTGAATTTTTTAGAGGATGAGAGTCCTCAAGCAGTTTGTCGTTATGATTCTTATTATCTAGCAGTTCAAACTATGTTGAATTTAAGGTCTGAAGTTCCAGATGAGCGTTGGTACTTTAGAATTGAAATAGCGGGCACTAAGAAAGATGCACATTTGGAGTAAAAATATGAGTGATTTCCACCAAGAATTAGTAAACGCATACCCTTTGGTAAGTCAATTAAACGAACTAGCTTACAATTTAGTTTATCAAGATACTTCTTTTCTTGACTTTGTAGATTCCATTTGTCAACAAGCTAATGTTGAGTATATAGAGTTTCGAGATAAACCTAGCACTATTCCTAGTGGTATCTTTGTTTTGCGCTTCAAGTACAAAAATATAAACAGTGAAATTGAAGTACATATTTTTGAGTTGGTCAGTAATGCCTTGCCTTACACAGATTACGATTTAGTTGGTCGCATTTCAGAAAAGATTGATGCTAGAAAGCGTGAGTTAGACGTTGTTTTAGGTAATTTAGATTATCAAATCAACCAACATTTAGAAAAAGTAGCAAAAATCACAGAAAACCATTGACATTTCACTTAGTTTGTGCTATACTATTTATTGTTGGTTGGTAATCGTTTGTGAATCTAACTTTAGTGATCGGTTGGATGATTTGGATACTTCACAACGATAAGGCTTACAGTTTGTGAAAGGACTGTAAGTCGTAGGTGTCTTACGACACCGAAAGACGTTTCAAATGAACTTCTTTTCTTTTTCGGATTTAGGACTGTCGAAGGTTCTAGGTTCGTAGGTGAGTTATAGTTCACCTAACGATTAGGGTTCATGTTTGAACCTCTAGTTTTATTTTGCGTAGGTACTTGTGAAAGGGTATCTATGCATAAAGTTGCTTCATTTATAGGTTGTAACTTTAGTTAGACATAAAAGTAAAACATGATAAGACTGAAATAGTCTTGGATTGTATAGAGGGTAGTTGCAGTCGCCTCAACTCCGACTCTTGTGCAGTACACTGCACAAGAGTAAGGTGAGAAACAACATTAGTTGGAAACTTTAATTTTGTTAAGCAATTAAAGAACTGTTTCGTCTAATTGGTTTTCTGGATAATTTGCGTGATTCAGAAATACTTCCTTTCTATTTATTTTTGGCTTGCAATCTGTGATAGGATTGTGAGTCTTAGAAACCTATAAAGTTTCTAACTTACGTTTAAAAACGTTAAGTTCACCTTATATTATTTTGCTAGGTTACAGATTATAAAAGGTCTGTAGCTTATAGAAACTTTTAGGTTTCTTAACGTTCCTACGTGGTAGGTTCTCCAAATATTATTCTAGGTTGCAAATTGTCAAAGGTTTGCAACTTATAGAAGCCTTTTGGTTTCTAAAACAATGATTTGATTCGTTGTTCATCGTTCTTCTTTAATTTAAATGGGTTGTAGACTGTCAAAGGTTTATGACTCTTAGGTAACATTGTTACCCTACTGTACCGAACTATCGGTACCTTTTAGACTGTCGAGATGATAGGCGAAACCAATGAATAGAACACTTTTCTTAAAGTGCTTTTTCGTTGGTTTTTAAATACGGCTGAGAAGTCGCATAATTGGTTTTATAAGATTACCTCAAAAGGCTAGAATTGTTGTTAAACTAAGGTCTTAAGTAAATTTGTTGGTGGTTTGATTTTGGTTATCTTAGTAACTCTTCTTTAAAATTTGTTACACGCTAGTTTATCTAGCTTCTTTAAATACTAAATAAACTAAAACAGAAAGCTTTACAAAAGAAATAGACAGTTTGCAACAGTTCGGTTAATTGCTAAGAAAATGCTTAAATAATGCTAAGAAAATTGCTAATTATTGCTAAGAAAAATTGAGGTAAAACATGGTAAAAATCGATCTAAATCAAATCTCTGCTGAACAAATGGCTCAAATGCAACAAGTGTTGGCTAAAGACACTGCGGGAGCTAAACGTTCACCACTTACTGAGCTTGGTGAAGAGCTTGGAATTCAAATTTTCAACCGTGCCAAAGACGGTTACACAAACCAAAAACTCTTGGTTTACATTCCTCGCATGGGGTATCCTACTGTTGATGAAAAAGGTGACTTGATTCCGTTCCGTGTTCCTATGCGTAGCGTAACAATGAAAGCCTTCAACAACGGTGATTCTAAGAGCAACTGGAAAGGTTCTATGCCTTACTTTGAAGAAGCTAAAGAAGAGAACCGTATCTTTGCACCTTGGGGTCAATCAGGTAACAATGAGTACCTTCGTGACTACATTAGTGCTGCATTTGACATGCGCCGTGCGAAAATTGAGCTTGAAGTAGCTCGTCAAGGGTATTCTTCTGTTGCTGAGTTGGTTGCAAACGAACCTCAGTACAAAGAAGAAAAAGACTTCACTAAAACGTTTATGGAATATGTGTTCTTGCAAGTTCAAAGTAACTCAGACATGTGGTTCCCAATCGTAGTGATTCCTACTAAAAAGGATGCTCATGGTAAGTTCACAACTACACCAGAAACAAAACCTTTGCTTGATGAAGATGGAAACCCAACTTCTGTGACGAAACCAATTCCACGTATTGACAATTATGGGAAACCTATTTGTGATAACGATGGAAACCAATTGTTTGAGGAACGTGTCTTTGCTCACACGATTGAAGGCGAATTGAAGTGGCATAAACTCACTACAAAAGCTTTCACTGAAAAATTGGTGAAAGCCCTAGAGTTGCAAGCACAACAACCGGGTATCACTGAGCTTGGTGGGTTCTTCGTTCTCTTCAATTATGAAATTGACGAGAAAGCTCTTGAAAAAGCGAAGAACAACGGTGGTGCTGCTTACGAAAGTGAAGATTCTAAGTCAGGTGCTTCATTGAATATTCAAGTTATGCAAAAAGTGGCTCCGTTCACAGACTTGTACGACTTGACTGAGTACCTTGGTCTTCAAGAGCAGTGGGATAAAGAAGCGCAAGCTCACTACAACGCTCTTCATCTTGTACAGACTGTTCGTGCTTGTGAATTGCTTTCTGACGAAGAGGTAAATGACAAGCTGGATAAATTGTATGGTGGACTTGAGAAAGTGAAAGCTGAGATTGAAAACATTCAAGCGACTGCTGAAAACCTTAAAAAAGGTGTAGCAGCAGGTGGTTCGACTAACCATATCGCTAATTCTGCAGCTAACCGACTAGGTGCTAACGCTGGTCAACTTCCTCCAGGTGTGGATGTTGACCCAGCAAGTGCTTTGGATTTCGGTGCTGACGAATAAAAACAAACACTCTATTTTAAGAGTCTTTAACCTTTAGACTCTCCTTAATTGGTAGAGAAGTGTATCTTATAAAACCGAGAAGGTCAAACCATTTGGGTTTGACTTTTAATAAAGAAAGAAATTTCTTTATTTTCTCTAAGTTCCTAGCATTTTCTAGGAATTTTGCGAAGATAAAGAAGAAAGGAAGAACAAATTTGGCAACAGTAGATGAACTATTTGCTGACTTACAGGTTAGTAAAGGTGAGAGTAAGAGTGAGTTGAAGCAAACTTCACTATTTGACTCAGAAGAACATCGTAATTACCTAGAGGGTATTATTGCTAGGGGTCAAAAATCCAAGTTATTGGCTTGGGAAATTGAGAACTTTGCTCAATATGAGAAAGAACGCTTTGAGTTTGGTTCTCATTGGGTTTTGTTATTGAAAGCTTTCAACTCAACTGGAAAATCCAACGCTTTAAAGGCTTTGGAATATAACCTAACAACTAAGGGTATCGGCTTGCAACTAGCGAAAGGTTTTATTAAACATGGAGCGTTAGAATCGAAGATTACAACTTTTTGGTCGGATGGTTTGGAAGTTGAGTATTACTTAATCCGAACTAGTTTGGGTGCTCGTTCAGTATTTAAGAATGGTTATAGAGTTTACTTAAATGAGGACGGTAAGCGCACTGAGGTATATAATACTCTTGTAGATGGTCGCTTTGTAAAAATAACTGAGATTCCAAGTTTCTTGAAACGTTACTTCAACTTAGCAGAGGTTGGAGGTCGTTACTTGAACTTAATGAGGGGTGCAGAAGGTCTTCCAGTATTGGAACAGTCTCCAGCTTCTCTTAATCGAATGCTATCTCAAGCAGCAGATTTAGAAACTGCAGAGCAAGCGATTAAACAAATGACGGATGATAACAAGGAGACGTTCCAACAGTTAGAGGTTGTGGAAGGTCGGATTCGAGTCTATTCACAAGATATTGTAGAGCGTAGGCACTTAACCAAAGAGGTTATTCGACAATTAGAGGGTAAAACAACTCAATTTGAGCTATTAGAAAAAGGCTCAGAGGGTATCCTTGCAGTTGCAAGCGACTTAAAAGCTATGTCGGATTTAGAAGGTACGACTATGGTTGAGGGAGTTGACTTAAAGGCACTTAACCAAGTTTACGCTATTCAAACCAAGTTAAATGAATTTGGCTCAGAAGTTTCATTACCAACGGTAGAAGTTGCGAATTTAAGTGATTTAGCTACTCTTGATAAGATTTCAAAAGGCTTAGTTGCTTTAAATGAGGTTGAAAGTTTTGGACAAGCGCCTAGTGTCTCTTCCACTCAAGTTTTGAAAGTTGTTTCAACTTTAAACTCAGCTTTAGAAGATTTAGATACTGCACCTAGTTTTGGTTTAGTTGAAGAAAGTAGAAGTGATGAAGTTCTATCTCTCTTGGCTTTAGAGTCTCAGTTCTCAGAATTGAGTACCTTGGATAAGCAGTTAGAACTTGAGGGTTCAGAGAAAGAGTCTTGCTTTAAAGAGAGCGAAGAACTCTTACAAGAGTTAAAAACCCAAGGGTATCCAGTAGGGGTATGTTCACACTGTGGTCATCTTTCAATTACTGAACCTTTTGAGATTGGTTCAACCGTAGTGAATCCACATGAGCATAGCTGAGGAGTCTCAGATTGGCTCAGAATTGATTTTAAATTATCTTAGGTCTATTTCTACCTCTGAGATTTAAAATCGAATAGAGAGTAAATGAGAGCATTTTGAGAGGTAAGTAAATTTGAAAAAAGTAATCGGCAACACCTCAGTTACTTTTGGAGACCGCCACATTGAAAATGTGTATAGAGGTCAACACATCAACTACCAAGAGAACTGTTATTGGTGTATGGATCAAACTTTGGAGAGGGTTCAACTCCTTGAGCCAGAGTTATATAATGAAACAGGCGACTTTATTGGAGTCAGAACAGGGGTATCATGGCTCTCTGGCGACCGCATTATGTTGAGTCGCACTATGAAATTCTTAGATTCAATTAAAGGTCACAAGGTCATAAATCGTGGAAATCATGACTTGCATGGGTCTGAGGAGCGAAACGACTACTTGTTCTTGTCTTCTCTTGGGTACTTTGACTCCCCAGCTCATTTAGCAGAAGAGGACAAGCAAGTAGGTCGAGTGATGTTAGAGTCACCTGACTTGATTGACCCAGACACAAATGAACCTATGAGAGTGGTTTTCCACTATGTTCCTTACGGTAAAGAGTTTGAGAAATTGGATATTGTAGAAGGTATCACTAATATTGCGATAACTCACTATGATTTCCGAGTTGGTTTAACAAACTTTACAAACAATCCTGAAGCGATTGACTTAACAACTCATGAACCGTTTTATGGAGTGGATTTGGTTTTAAATGGTCACATCCACCAACCAAGTGAGTTGAAAGCCTTTAAGACTGAGGGTGGTACGAAGTGCGCCTTTATGAATTTAGGTTGTATGGCTCGTCCGAAACGCTCAGAAGATTATAGCTTTGTATGGTGTGCAGTAGTGAAGATGCGTAAGAATCCAATTACAGGTTTACCAGAGGTTCACTTTGACCCACAAGTATTTGAATTAAAACCACCTTTTGAGATTTTCTTGGAGGAGACAGAAGGTTCAGTAGCAGAACAAGTCAAAGCAGAGGGAAAACAAGCTCAACTCTCAGAAGCCTTAGAAGGGTTGAGAGATTTCAACTGGGCAGGGGTATCTCTCGCAGAGCGCTTAAATCTTATGGTCTTAGAACCAGAGATTAAAGACTTGATTAAGCACTACTTGGCGCTTAATTAACAGTTATTTCATTATGAAGATAATGATAGCAGTAGGTTTGTTGATTGTTTTTCAACTTTCCTACTTAATTTTAGAAATTGTGAAGTTTTCGTTAGTGAACGATAATCGAAGAAAACAAGAAGAAAATAGGAAGGACGTAAGATGTCAGTAGAACAAACATTGGCTCGTTTGGAGTCATTAAATAAAAAAGCATTGGAACATAACCGTAAAGAGCAAGAAATTCGAGGGTCTAAAAAAGCACGTGTTCAAGCAATTTTGAAGGAAGTTGAAGTTCTTAACTCTCTTGGGTATCCGATTAAAATGGAGCTCGCTAGTGAAACTGAGTTCACAACAGAGTCGATTGAAGCTTACAAAGCACTTGCAAGTAAAATTTTGGCTGAGAAAGTTTCTGAAGCAGAGCGTTTAGAGAAGTTCTTTGAAGCTGTAGAGAAGAAAGACTATGACACCATTAAGGAAATTACAGGAGAAGATGTGTCTGCGGTTTCTTATGATGTTGAAGTAGCAGATAGTAAAGAAGTCAAAGCAGAAGCAAAAGAAATTACAAGTCAGATGCTCGACAATGATGCAGTCGTTGATATTGCAAATGGTGAGTCTCCTTTGATTCCAGAACCAACAAAAGAAGTTAAATTTGACGGGGTTTCAGCAACTGAACAAGTGGTATCTCCGACTTCTGTTGAGGTTCAAGTCGAAGAACAGACTCCAACTCAATCTACTGAGACTAAAACAGATACAAGTGCAGTAGACCTTCTGACAAATGCTTTCGGTAGTGCAACTACAACAGAAACAGTAGAGGTTGAAGTACCTAAAGCAGAAGAAACACCTAAACCAAGTGATACTTCAAATCCATTTGCAGATTTTAGTATGGGTTCTTGGGAAGATGGTTTCAAGTTAGATTAAGGAGAGCGTTTGAAGTATGTTTTTAAAGATTGAATTTAACACTTTGGCAGAAGAAAGTCGTTTGCTGATTGATACTGTAAAGCGTTCTATGATTGACCCTCGAAGTAAAAATGTCGTTATTAAGGTAGAACCTAATGGTTCGGTATCCTTCCTAGCTCTTACGGATATTGTAGTAGCTAAAACAGAAGTTACTGCTTCTGCGGTAGAGGTTACGGACTTTGAGGGAGAAGAACCTATTTACTTCCAAGTACCAGCTCTTACATTAGAGAAATTAGTTTCAACTTATGCTGCAAGTGAATTAACTACGCCACTGAGTGTAACTTTCCATCCTCTAACGGATATTGAGGTTGCCATCACGGTTCAAGAAAGCTTGAAGTTACCAGACAAAGATGAAGAGATTCGCAACTCTTCTCTCATTGCAACTACTTCACCGTTTTATGTTTCGGACTTGTACCGTTTGGAGTATATTAGCATTGCAGATAATGAAGAGGTTCCGTTTGTGGAGTTGACAGAGCAACAACGTGAGGATATGATTCAAACTTTGAATGACTTAGCTCCTTACACTCCAACAACGAATGAAATCCACAACGATTTAATGTTCAACCCAAGTACAAAGGCTTTGGAGTTCTACAAAGACACTTATATGCCTAGTGTTCAGAACAATATGGACTTCTTCTTGGAAGAAGGTGGTCTTCGTCCAATGAGTTTGATTGCTTTGAAAGACTTGTTGGCTAAAGGCTTATTCTCATTCTACAAAGATGAAGAAAAACACTTCTTTGTCTTGAAACAAGGTGCTACTGTATTAGGTGTTCTTTATGATGTAGATGTGGCTTACCCACCAAACTCTTTGGATCAACTAGGCGACTTACCTTGGGTATCCTTGTCTCGTCCCCTTGTCGAAATGTACTTGAAGCGTATTAACGCTTTAAGTGGTCTTATGTCTGCAGAGCGTATTCAAGTTATTATTTCTGAGGATTTGAAGAATGTGACTTTCAAGTATGGAGACTTGGACTTAACTGCTCCTATTGAACAAGTACATAAGGTGACAGAAGGTAACCAAGCGAAGTTGGAGCTAGGTGGTTTCCAATTCGGACTTTCGCCAGTTTACTTCGATTACTTGTTGTATGGTAGGGGTGAGTTTGCTGATGATATTCGCTTTGGTTTTGCTGGTGCGGGTAAATATGTCTTTATCAAGAGTTTTGACTCATCTAACATTTGGTCGGTTGCTATGAGTAGTAATTAAACCAAAGTTAGTGAATAGAAAAAGGAGGTTTCCTTGGTTTCAGAAACATTCGCAAATCGTCTTGGTGCAATTAAACAAGATTACTCCTTAAAAGAGGATAGACTTAGAAAGCGCCAAGATGATATTGCACAACTAGAAGATTTGCGTACTCTCTATTTGAATAGAGCGAAAGCCTTGCAATACGTTGTTATGTTAAGTAATGATGGTACAAAAGGTTTGCGTGACTATATGGAGGGTATCATTAACCGAGCTTTGGCTTTGGTCTTTGGAGAAAATGTCTATAAGTTCTCCTTGATTTCTGATTTGAAAGCTCAGAAAGTTCACTTGAACTTATTGGAGTTTAAGAACGGTCAGTGGAACGAACTAGTGATTGGTAAACAAACTGGTGATGGTATGGGTCAAATCATTGCCTTTCTGTTCTCTGTAGTATTGACTGAGATTACAAATCACCGTATGTTGTTTGTAGTAGACGAGTTGATGGGTGGTCTTCACGAAAAGGCAGTAGAATTGGTACAACGTTGTATTGCTGAGTTTGAAGGTCATGGTGGTCAGTTTGCTATGATTGAGTACACCTTTGAGGGCTTTGGTAAAGAGTTGATGTTGGCTTTCGACAACAAGAAAGAGCGTACTAACATTGTGGATTCGAGAGAATATCCATTGTTACCGGAAGAAAAAGAAAGCACAGTTGTTGCTTAGTTATTAAAAAGAGAGGATCATCTTTAAGAGGTATCCTCTTTTTTCTTGCTTTTTTAATGTGGTTTTGCTAAACTAGACGAATAAAGAAACGAAAGGTGGTTTGCGCTTTGAACTTAACGGAAAATAGACTTTATAAACACAGGCTGGATTCCAACAAAGTTGTTGTAGTTAAAGAAATAAAACAAGGTCAAGTCACGTTTCTTCACGCACCTCCAATGAATAGTGACATACAGTGGCTTGTACCTCCGAAACGTGACACTTTGTCTTTAAGTGACTTTAAGTCAATTTACCAACTTTTTAAGCATTAAAACACTTGCGGTATCTACCTCTGCCAACCAAATCGAAAATGTAACAGAGTCGTAATAGAACTTACGACTTTTTCTGTTATAATAGAGACTATCAATTGAATGAAAAGGATGAAATTCTCGTATGAAAAAGAAAACCGTATCGACATTATTATTAAGTACAGTTCTATTGAGTCAATTTTTCACAGTAGTTCCATCAGTTCACGCTGGTGTTTTACAATCGGACACTAATTTAGAAAAACAAACTCAAAAAGTGGAACAGTTGACAGATAAACAATTAGAAGCTACTAAACAGTTAGATGAAGTTCAAGCTAAAGTAATGGTTTTAGAAACTGAGCAGTCTAATTTAGAGAGTGAAAATGAGCATTTAGAGTCGGTGTCTAAGACTTTGGAGCAAGATATTGATACTTTATCTAAGAATATTGTGTCAAGACAAAGTTCGTTAGAGGAACAAGCTAGAAGTGCTCAAACAAAAGGTACTGCGCTTGATTATGTGAATGCAGTTATCAATTCTAAATCTATTTCTGATGCTATTTCTAAAGTTTCTGCTATGAGTCAGATTGTAGAAGCTAGTAACAAGATGTTAACTGAGCAGAAGAAGGATAAGGAAGCTATTTTAGCGAAGCAAGAAGAAAACAATAACGCTATTAACACAGTTATTGCAAATAAAGAGAAATTACAAGATGATGCACAGTCTTTAAATGCTCGCAAAGCAGAGTTAGAAGTAGCGAAGTTAAATTTGGAAGTTGAAAAGAATGAAGCAGAAGATAAGAAAGCTGAACTATTAGCACAGAAAGAAGAGTTGGAGCGTAAAGCTACACAAGCTTTGGAAGAAGAAAAAGCATATTTAGCTCAAAAAGAGAGTGAAAAAGCAGTAGTTACTAACTCTGCCAACACTTCTTTAGAAAAAGAGGTTTCAGCGGTATCAGCACCGTCTGCACCAATTACCTCAGAAGAAGAAGTAACTTCAAGCTCTGAACCTCAAGAAGAACTTTCAACACCAGCAGTAACTACAACTGTTACTACAACAAGTCATCCTAAGTACAATACAGACGCTTCAAGTTACCCAATGGGAGAGTGTACTTGGGGAGCTAAGACATTAGCACCTTGGGCTGGAGACTATTGGGGTAATGGAGCGCAGTGGGCGACAAGTGCTACCGCCGCAGGATTTAGAACAGGTTCAACTCCACAAGTCGGTGCGATTGCTTGTTGGAACGATGGTGCTTATGGTCACGTGGCAGTTGTAACTGCGGTTGAGTCTAATACTCGTATTCAAGTTTCTGAGTCTAACGTTGGTGGAAAACGTTACATTGGCAACCACCGTGGCTGGTTTAACCCAACTACAACTTCAGAAGGATTCGTAACTTACATTTATCAAAACTAAGAAAATAGTAAATTTTATCCAGTATGTGAGGGCATGCTGGATTTTTTCGTGTTCTCGTTTGGATAGTAAGTAGAAAATCTTGAAAGTTGAGATAAAACAAATGTTTGAACTACTAAAAGGTTCCCAACCTGTTTCAACTCAAAACCAACAAGGTCAAGGAGTTGTACAAGGTAAAGTAACCAATAAATACGTTGAAAATTTTGAAAGGCTCTTGTGTGCAGGAGCATATAAACAGTTAAAAGAGAGAAAAGACAAGGGAATTACTGAGGGTATCATTTCCAAGTTCTCGCCTAACAATGTGCGTAGAGTTGTTCTTGGGTTAGATGGTATTTACGTTCAGTTTTATGTTTCCCCGGTTAATTTTAAGGCAAAGGAGCAGTTCGTACCAATTACCTTTACAGAGCAGTTAGGTACAGAATTATCAGCAGAAAGCAAGTCTACTCCAATTACTAAAGTGTTGAGAGGTGACAGTCGCTCTCTCTTTGGTTCACGTGTCTTCTCTAGTGTTGAAGAGATTATTATCTTGAGCAGTAGTCCAGAAGTTCAAGGGTATCTTTTAGACAACCACGGTCTCGATTGGTTCTTAGACCCAAGTAGAAAACAAACTGTGGAGTCTTCCTTTAAGCGATTGAGAGCAGTTGGTTTAGTGGAAGATAGTGTGACTTGTAAAGAGTTTGTCGAAAGTCATAGAGAACAAATCAATGATCCGTATGGTTTAATTTTGAGAGACACCGAATTGAACTATGTTGGTGCTTTGTTCAATGATGATTTGTATTATACCCACACGGCTCTTCGTCCTCAATATTATGAGATGGATGAAGAAGGTGGCGCTCTGTGGAATTATTTCCAAGAGGTTAAGAAAGGTTCTCCAAGTAGAGCAAAGGCTTCAACTACGGATAGTAAAGAGATTGGTAAAGGGTTCTTAAAAGAAACCGACTTAACCTTAGTAAACAATTTCTTAGGTTTAGTACATGTGCTAGAGGGGTATCAACAAGATATTTCGGCTGATTTTCCAACTTTAAAGGAGACTTTAGAAGTAGGAGAGCATAATAAAGCTCTAGCAAAAGAGTATGTAAACTCTATGGTTGCTTTTGTAAAAGAGCATCGAGATATTACTTCTTATCCAACTCCAAAAGTAGCTATTACAACTGATACAACTTATTTAAGAGCAGTTTCTGTCGCTAATTACCTCTTGAAGAACAAAGACAAGGTGGGGTTAAGTAAAGGTGTGGATTCAGTATTTGTAGGGTATCTCACTGCGCTCACCACTTGCTTGGAGTTGGCTTTAGAACATATCACCTTTGACTTTATGAGTTCAGAGTTTGTTTCAAGTTATAAGAGTGGGTTAGAGTTGTATTTTAGCAACTTATCTGATGAAAGAGAAGAAACAGAAGAACCTTTGGAAACAGAAGAAGAGGTCTCAGAAGAACCAACCGAAGAAGACAACATTATTGAGAAGTACCAAGGACTTTATGATAAATTAGATAGTTTCGGTTTTGATTTAGAGGGTGTAGACTTTAAACCTTTAGAGAGAGAAATTACTTTAGAGGGTGTAGATTTCTTACCAGAGAGTGTGTTAGACACAGTAGGAGAAGTTTCTCCTTTATTTGCAGTAATCAGTTGGTTGTCTATGAACTCGGTTTACTCTTTCGATACATTCTTTAACGAAAAAGATTTCTTCCAACTAGCTTGTTCTTTAAAAGACCTTGATTTATCAGATGAAGAAGCACTTAAACTAGCAAGTTTCGGTATCTTTGGTTTAGAGTCAGATTCTGTATTTGAGGGTTACAATGATTTTATTGATAAGAACTCTAAGTTAAAAGAGCAGTTCGGAGAGTTTGATAGTTACTTCGTAAATGAGGGTAAAGGCTCAGAGTTTAAACAAATTAGACCGTCCTTTAAAGAGTTTGCAGAGCGTTTTGCTAATGAAGTCTCAGTTGAATTACTGACTGCTCCTAACTATTTAGCAGTAGATGTCTTACGTTCTGCTTATGGTTTCAATGCTTGGGGTGTTCCATTACCTAAAGTTTCTCAACTACCTAAATTGAGTAAACTTCTGACTGATTTGGTAAACACCACACGGGTATCCTATCGTTTCCGTCGAGATTTTGAGAAGTTTGAAAAAGAGTTTGGAGCTGATGTTATTAGTCGTTTGAGTAGTAAACACTTAACAAAAGAGGGTGATTTCCTAAGTTGTACTATTGACCCTAATACTTTTGTGAAGGTAGTAAGTAGCATTTTCAGTTATTATCCGCCTAGCGAAGTAAGAGACATTAGTGGAGTCTTCCAAAAAGCATTAGAATTAGTAGAGAAGAAAGAAGGTGATGAGCGTGAGTAAAGTACAAGATCAGATGGAGAAAATCTCAAATCAGCTTGGGCTTGGTTTGGATAATCAACAGATTGTAGATGTAGTTTATAGTTCAGTTGAGGAACTAGTAGAGAATGGACTTGAAGGTTCAGATGAGGTCGTTTATTTCTATGCTACTTGTATGTTAGCTTGCGCCTTCGGTCAGCTTTCTTTAGATAGAAAAGAGAGTGGCTTTACTTTTGGGTTCAGTGATTTAAAACCAATTTACACTCAATTAGAGTCAGAATTGGCAGTCCATTCCGTTGAAAACCAACTAAAAAACCAACTAGCGGTATCCGACTTGCGTTCAACTTCTTTGAGAGAATTGAAAGCAGAGCAATTAGAATACTTCTTAATTGATGATATTGCAACTGTTTCAAAGGCTTTAGATTTAGAGTTTGACCCTACTTCGGTATCTACCGAGGTCAAAGATAGCTTGGTTTCTGTAGAAGATGAGACCTTTGCACGAAAGATTAAAGCTTTAAAATCTTCAAGTAAATTGAACGCTGATGTTGTGTCTTTAGTTGATTCTTTACTTGATATTTATGATTTTGCCTTTGAAGCAGGTTATGAGCTAGATAAATACGAAGGGGTTGTAGTTGGTTTACCAGATTTGCCTATGGTTATTATCCAAGGAGAGCAAGCAGTTCAACCAAATTATACTGCATCTTATTATGCAGGGGAAGCGATGTTTTCTCCTCTTCGTTCTATTTCTGTAAATACTTCAAGACAAGTGGATTTAAAAGAAATTGTAGAGTCAAGCAAACCGATTTATTACCCTTACAAGATGTTAGAGTTTGCATTAAGTCGTAAAGTAACTGTTCAAAAAGATGATTTGAACTTTCCTTCAGTTCCTATGAAGTGGAAAGGTTCAGACGGTCAACGTGAAGCGATTAAAGATTACTTAACAAAGAGAGCTTGGGAATATTTAGTTTTAGTTTGTGATACTTACCAAGATGGGTATTTTTGGTCTGATAAGGTTGCTTATTTTGGGAAAGGCGCAACAAGACCGATTACTCCAACAGATAACCAAGTATTTAAAGAGTATTTAGCTAAATTTAAAGCGACTTTCTCAACATTTTCTATATTGAAAAACCACGTTGGCATGATGGAAGATGAGAAATGGGCTTCCGCCGAGTGGGTGGTATCAGCTCCAATTTCTGAACTTCAAAACAGCGAATTTAATCATAGTAGTGCTTTATACACTGATGTATTTGAATATGGTGGTGACTTTGAAGTTCCTTTGGTGAGAGATTTTAAAGATGTTCGTGTAAGTCACTACACCCACATTGCTAAACCAGAAATTGCCGAGAGCGAACCTTTGTTTGCATATAAGGCTTTAGAGTCCTTACAACGTAAAGGTGAGAAACTAACTTATGGCTACCAGTTATTGGGTAAAGGTCTTGATGGTCGTATTCTAACTGCTTCAAACGATATGACTGCAGCAGTAAATGCTGGAGCTAAGTTAGTTCTCACTTATTGGGCTGGTTCTCGCTCGGGTAAAGGAGTCTCCATTTCAAACGGTCTAGCGGTATCGATTGCGAATGGTCGTCCAGTGTTTGGTGGTGATGGTAAACCAGACACAATGGTTCCTTACTATATTGCCTTTGGTGGAGCTGATGAAAACGGTATTCCTAAAGGTTATTTCATTCAAGCGGGTGTTTTCAATAAATCTGCTATGCCAGTAGTCAATAACATTTCTGAGCAGTTGGATTGGGATAATAACTCTACTATCATGGGTTGGTTCGATAAATCTATTCCTAAATGGTTTAGTGGTGTAAGTAGTTCTCAAAAGCGCTACACAGGTGCTTGGGGAGATATGGCTTTCTATCGCCACATGTTGCTTGTTATGGGTATTGTTTCACTTCGTGCTACGGTTAAAGCTAGTGACGTTGCTCTTTACGAAAAACTTGGAGGTGATGAAGGTATCCTCGGAATTTTTGATGAGGTAACAAACTGGTCGAATTTGTTTGGGTCTAAGGCTCTCAGCTCGAATGGTGGTTGGTTCCAAAGCATCATGTCTGACCCAGAACTTGAAGAATTTGTGGATTTAGGTCAAAATTACTTAGGTGGTTTACTGAAAGAACAAGCAACTCGCAAATTTGAACGTACTTTAGATGATAAAGCAGGTGAGCTGAGAAACAGAGCATACTTACGAGATTTGTACGATAAGCTTGATGAAAGCATGCAACTGTTGAACAAGCTGAAAAAAGCAGGTTTCCAAAACGAGGAGAGCTTGCGCTCAAGTATTTACTTAGTAGGTCAAAGTTTCAACATGGGTGGTTTTGATAAACTTCCTAGAAACAAAGGGAATGATGCATCCTCATTTAAAGCAGCTTGTGATTATAAGAACGGTGTAGTAGATCCTTGGTTGTATACTCTTTTAAATTTGGACACTGGGTTTATGGTTGGGTACAAAGGTACTGAAAAATCTCAGTATTGGTCTAGCCAAAACGGGTCAGATTCCAAGCGGTATCTCACTTCAAGTTCTCGAAGGTTTGCTTATTTTGGTAGTGTGGATTTCCCAACCATTCGAGATGAAAACCCTCAAAATAAAGGGTTGGCTCGCTCTGTAAATTCTCAAATGGAAGGTGGAGCAGTCTACTTTAAACCTTATTTGATTTTAGGTGACTCCCAAGGTTCCTGTGTCACTCAGTTGGAGAAGAACTTAGGAAGTAAAGCTGAGTCTATCAAGTCTCGTAATTCAAACCCTAACAATCCTAATGAGTGGGATGAAAGAATTGGTGTTCTAGGGTATCTGAAGGCTCTCGGTTCTAGTGATATTAGTAAGTCTTTTGTCCGAGCTAGAGAGATTGCTGATTTGGTTGTAGCTCAAATGGGTTATGAGGGTTCTTACTTGGAGTTTCTTTTAGACCTAAGACCTGAGTGGAATTTCTCTTGTGAAGATGTCGTTATGGCTTTCACAAACCAAGACGCTTATTTAGCTAAGAAAAAAGAGACTATTTACTACAAAGTGGATTCATTGTTAACTGAATTGGTTGAGTTTAAACAAAGTGGTGGAGCTACAGAAGGTAGTGATTTAACTACATCAAACACAGTAGACCTCCGCCCAGAGTTTGCAACTAAAGAGATAAAAGCAGATGAAGTAGAAGAACCAACCTCTCTTTCTGAGGAAGAAGACACTTCCCACTTCTCAAACCTCCATGAAGAAATTACCTCAGAACCTACCTCAGAGTTCCCAGTTTCGTCTGAGAGCGACTTAAATCAGTCAGTCGATAATTTAGAGGGTGAACCTCAAAAATGGACTAGAGAGCAATCTGAACCTTCTGAGAGCGTACAGGGGAAAATACCTAATGTAGCTGACTCTGTAAATGTTGCTTCTGCTTTAGCGAGTCAGCTAGGGGTATCCGAATCGACACTTATGTCCGTTTTGCAGTCTGCTTTTGGTTTACAAGGTTCTAGCATTCCTAAAGTAGACACGATTGTGTCTACTGAAGAATTAAACGATAGAACGACAATGAGTCGAGTTGCTGCAAATAAAGCAGATGAAAGCAAGTTGCTCATTCAAAACGACCAAGACTTGAGAGAATACTTGTTAGAAGACATTTACACTTACTTTGGAGATTGGAGTCGCGTTCGTAAGATTGAAATTATTGGTCGTCAGTTGTACTTCAATGGTTTGCTTTATGAACCAGAGAAAGAGGGTATCCAATTTAGCCCAGAAGTTTCTCCATATTCTATTTCCTTGTGGGATAGTGATGGGTTTGGGGAATTGTTTGATTGGAAATTGATTAGACAGTATTTAAATCCAACTTCTTTGGTATTTGACTCTATGGATTATGCTTATAGAGAGTTTGACCTTATGGAGTCAAGTAGTTCTAAAGCAGTTGTAGAAACTGCGTTTAAGCGTTATTCTATGTTGCAAGACTTACAAGTAGGTACATATACTTTTACAAGAGCAGAAGTTGAGGAAATGATACTTGAAAGACAACCATTCCTATCAAGTTATGACCGCAGACAACAAGTTTTCCGTAGAGGAAATAGCAAAGGTAAGTCTTTCCGTCAAAAACGTTGGCAGAAAGCAAGAGAACACATGGCTGAGGGGCATACAGGTCGAGCAGTAGCTTCGGCTTTAGGTGCTGGTCTTGGGGTTGGTTTCCAAGGAGCAAGTCATGTAGGTGGTTTCTTCAATAAGGCAGCTAGGGTATTCCGCCAAGCAGGTTCTTCTGTTGCTGAGAATTGGAAGGAAGCCGATAAGTCGAAACACTAAGAGATGAAAGAGAACTTAGGTTCTCTTTTGTTTTTCCTTGACAATAGCATAGAATTTTGATATAATAAAAGAAAATAAAAGCAAAAGGATTAAAAAGATGAAAGAACTAAGAGAGCGAGTTGAACTTAACACTGAAACACTTCCTATGTTGTTAAGTAAGTAGTATCGATTTCAAAATCAAGTCCTTGTAAAACTTGAAGGGGGAGTTATTTTAGAGATGCTTGAGCTTGTTGACTTAAATGACTTTTTAGTTACCAAAGGGTATCCTTATGTAACTGTGGTTTCCAAAAGCTACGGTTATGAGTTAGAAGTTCCAACTTCGATAGAAAGATAGGCTTGTTATGTTAATTTTAAAATCAGGCATTACAAAAGCTCCCAAACTAAAAGGGGTATCCTTAGTTTCTGCTTGCGGTTTGTCTTTGCGTTTCTCGTCTAAAGAGAATTTAACTAGAGTGGACTCTTTTATTGAATATAGAGCTTCTGATATTTCTAAGGTTTGTTTGAATAAACCAGAGGCTTATTTCCATAATTATGATTTATATGACTTTGCGAAACATCTTGCAATTCTACTAAACAAAGGGGTTCACATTGAGATTTCTGTTCATACTGATGAACTGGTAAATATAGTTGGTAGAATGATTGGAGATGGGCTTATTTCAGAGGATTTGGTTGAGTTGCAGTTAGAAGTCTCACCTATGGCTTTGGAGGGTCGAGGTGAAATTGACCTTATCCACTATGATTCTGAGGGGTATTTGAAAGAGCCTTACGGAGTTGGTTACTTTACGCCTAGATGTTAGAAAGTGGTGCTATTATGGTTACTGTAGAAGAAATTGAACAGTTCGTAGTTGGACAGTTGTACTACACGGATATTCAGAGAGTTCAAAACACTTTGGAAGTAGTTTTCAAGCGAGAAAACGGTGAGTATGTTGTACTCATAACAGTAGTTGACGGTATTGCCAAGGTAGTTGAGACTTATTTCTCAAGAGAACTTGCTGGGGATATTTCCAAGGTTCGCAGATATAAGTCTTTTAAGCGATTGCAGTCGTTTTTGCGATTGTTTAGTGAAGGTTGCATAACAAAATAATTAGTAAGGTAGGTAAAAGAAATGACTGTAGCAGAACTAGTCCAAAAGATTTTTGACGAACCTGACTTTGAAAACGATGGTAATTGTTCTGATTTCAGATTGGAGCGTATATCTGACACACTTAGTGTGCGTCTTGTTGAACGAGACTCTGACTTTATAGTACTTGAAGTCTTAAATAGAGTTAATAGAATTGGTAAAATTAAGCGTACTCACGAATTAAAAACGATTGAAGAATTGGAATTGCATTTACGAAACATTCGAAAAGAGTATCCTAGTTTTAGGTTCCATTCTCGGTTTTGAGTTTAGTTAGGAGACTTCATGTTCGACAAATTAAGAAACTTAATCAAAGGACAACCTTCCTTTGATTTGTCTCTTTCTCGGAACTACACGGAAAAGGAATTACAAAATATTGCGTTACTCCTTAAAGATAACCCAGATCGACAAAGAGAATTTGAAAACCTTTATACTCAGTTTGGGATTGATACAGAGAACTTGAATTTGTTTCAACAAAATGCTGCAAAAGTGATTGATAAATTAGATAAGTTTGTTTCTTTGTCTAAGAGTGCAGAGAATTTAGTTGAGCAATTAGTTGAAGAATTAGTTTCTCAAACAGTTATTTGGGACTCTACAAAAGGAGAGGTTTTACCTTCTCCTAAACCAGTGCGATATCTAGCAGATGCGAAAACTCTCGTTTCCTTGCAAGAGCAAGGTGTTCAGTTTAGTGGGTATATGTGTAAGACAGATATACCAGAGTCAAGCTCTAAAGTTCTTCTAAGTCAATACAACTCGTATGTAAAGACTGGGAACAAACTTTTCTATGACTTATTTAGACAAGGGTTGGACATTTTAGATTTAGACCCTTTTGTATATGAGTTATTAAACCACGACCCAAACACAATGTCAAATTGGCTCTTTGCGATTAAAGAGGTTGTAGATAAAACTCAGTTCTTCAAAATTCCAAAGACTCGTATCATAAAAGTACCTTTAGCTTTATTACAAAGTACACGTGTATACGAGTTTCAAGATTTAAACCCTTTAAGTTTGGAGATTATTAACCGTTTTGCTATGAAGGTTTTTGATTTAGACTTGGAAAAAGATTACTTTATCAAAACAGGTACGTTCTCGTCTAAGTTTGACTTTAGAAACGCCAAAGTTACCAAAGGTCAAGAAGTTTCAGAGCTAGGTTCGTACTTGTGGTTTATTCAACACCAAGCAAGTCAGTTCGCTTCTCCATTAAATAATAAAGTGGTTTATGGTGTTTCTTCAAACAATGAATGGGTGGTTCGTGAATTTATTGAGGATAAAGAAGACAATCCTACAATTTACAATGGTTTACCTTTGCACACCGAATACCGAGTGTTTGTAGACTTTGATACAAAAGAGATTATCGGTATCTCCCCGTACTGGGAACCCTCAGTTATGAAAGAACACTTCTTAGACTTAGGTAGTTTAAATGATGTTCAAAAACAACACGATTACATCAACTACATCAACCATGAAGAAACTTTAATGAAACGCTACGAAGATAACAAAGACCTAGTGGTATCCGAAGTTACCAAGTTGCTCAAAGATTGTAAATTGAATGGTCAATGGTCTATAGATATCATGCAAAATGGGTCTGATTTTTGGTTAATTGATATGGCCAGAGCTTCTGAGTCTGCTTTGTCAGAGTGCGTACCAAAGGAAAAATTAAAACAAGCACCGTTGCCTTTTATGATTGAAGATAGGTTGCTTGAACTAGGAGATTAAACATGTTACATCGAATTGAAATTTTTAAGGAGCCATACTCCCTCGCAAAAGATAACAACTCAGATTTCAAATTAAAGTTGCTACAAACTATTGAAAGTGAACACTTATCTACAGTTGTTGATTTCGGTATCGACTTCATGCGCTCAGAGTTTGAGTTTGCTGATTTGAGTGCTGATGATATAACTGTAGGTAGTTTTATATGTTCTGATCCAAGTGGCTCGGATAATTCTGTAAAAGAAGATGCTTTAAGGCTACTATATCAATACTTAGTAGGAGATTTGTACTCTTTCATTCTCATTACTTTTTATGATAAGAGGGTTTGGTCTAAGGTTTCTTATATTGTCAAATATGAAGAACTGATTTCTGAGGAAGTAGGTGACTAACTGTGGTTTCCAAAGAAAGAAAATTTCTAAAGACGGTTGACTTATATTCTAGGGTAGTTGATGCAGGTTTAACTTGGGGTTTTACAGATTATGAAGAAGTTGCTGAACACAAGCGGTTAACGGGGTTGTTTGCAACTCAAATTAGTCGCCAAAATCTTTGTACAAAGAGAAACCAAAAGAGTACACTCGGTATCTCTCGCAGATTTTTGCTTATGTTTTTGGTTATTTGTTAGCTTTTTTGCTTGCTTTTGTTACTGCTTTTAGTATTGTTTACCTTTTTCTGATACACTCTGAATATTGTGTAGACAGTAGATTAGTTCAAATGCCTATTATATTTTCAGTTGCATATATTCTATTTTTGTCTTTTATTTTAGAGATGACTTACACTGATATTTATATGTGGTGGTTTAGGAAAACTTCTTTAAGCAAGAGAATTAGTGATGTTTTACATTTTGGTTATTTAGATTCCATTGACAAACCTAAGGTTTTATGATATAATTTTTAATTATAATAGAAAGATTTTGAAAGGTAATTTTTATGAAATTGTTTAAAGATAGGTCTTACTCTGAGTTACTTGTAAAATATCAAGCGTTGCTAACTGATAATAGTGCTTTGAATGCAGAGCGTAAAAAACTTGAACAGTTAACGGAGTTGATTAAACCAGAGGTTGAAAAAGCCAAAGAACTTGATATGATTGAGTTTACAGTTGATGTAACTGATGTAAAAACTATGGAGTATGATTACTTGGGTATCATTATGGGGAAACTAGAAAGTCCTTATATTTACTGTAAGTATTTCAAGGTAAAGGATCGATTGTACTTGACTTGTGCTAAAGAGAAGTTTAAAGCTTATAAGCGATTAAGTCACTTGGAAAATTGGATGCTTCTATTCTCTGCTTTAATTGCATTGACAATTAGTCCTTTAGTTCATTGGATTATTGTTTGGTTGTTTAGAGGGTACTATGACACTTCTATACCTTATCCATTTACCGACTGGAATGCTACTGTTACAGGTGAGCAAATAGGTACTTACATCAGTACTCATGGGTTTGTACCAGCTTTTACTTTCTTAGTAAGTGTAATAATCGGCATGCTTTCCGTATTGATTTTTACTCGTTACAGTAAGTTTAGTCCTTACAATAAGGATTTAATTTACTGGTCAAATGTTAAGAAAAACTAATAAAAAGAGCAGTTTTGCTCTTTTTATGTTGACTTTTTCTTTTTATTTTGATATAATAAAGGAAATAGAAAAGAGGTTTTGGGTATGGTCGTTTTAAGTACAAATCATATAAACAAACTGACTACTTTGATTGAAGATAATCCTTTAGTTAAAACGTTTTCTGATGTAGAGCTGGTACTTACGCATTTATATGGTTCCAGTTACTTTTCTGAAGTTTCTAGTGAGATAGTGTCTCCAAAAGTTCAACTTGTGGGTATAGATACGGAGCCAACACCAGAGGTTTTGGTTGTTAAAACTTATAAGATTGACTTTGAGTCACAAACGTTTAGTATTAAAGTTGAGCAATTTGTTAGTGGTGGTGTCGGTAGGTTTTTATTGAACTTTATCTATGAAGAGGGTTCTGGAACTTACGTAACCACCTTGTTGTAAGGGTATCAACGTTATTTAGGGGGTTAAAGGTGTGAAACTATATGCAATTTACTTAAATTTTGTGGATAACTTAGTTGGTACTTATAGCGCGAGACATTGTGTTTGTTTATCTACGGATAGAACGGTAATGGAGTATTTAGGTAGAAAGTACTTAAAGCGCACAAATAAAGATTGTTTTCCACAACAAATTTATACTTTTGAGACTCTTGATTGGGATGAATTACAGGAGAAATTTGATTTAACACCACAACAAGTTCAATATTTTCTAAATCGTATGGATGATAAGATGATTGTAAGCGAGTTTGAGATGAACAACTACGATTTTAGTCTTGCTAAGCTTATAGCTCATTATGTTGATTGAGAGGGTTTAGCTTATGTGTAAGAAACGTTTGATTTTAGCTAGTTATTCATTGATTTACCTTAGTGTATTTAGTTTTACTTATTGGCTCACGTGGTTACAGGTTAGTCAAACAGAGGTAACTAATTTAGGTAAACTCTTACTTATATTAGGTGTATTAACTAATTTTATTGTAATACCGTTTATGCTTGATGATTCTTATTTTGAGGGGTTGCTTGGCTCTTTTTCTCAAGAAGTACAAAGTAAGTATAGGATTTACACTAATTATTTAGATAAAGTTTCATTGATTTTGTTTATTGGGTTGGGGGCATCTCTCTTCTTTGGAGAGTTTATTTATGTACTCTTAACTAAGATTTTATTTTATGTTGCTTTAGGTTTTTATTTAAGTTCAAGCGCAGTAATTCTGCTAGTTTTAAGTCGAAAATAATTTGAAAGATAGGGGTTAACATAAATGAATGAAGGTTATGTTGTAGTTGAGTGCCTTGTTTGTGGTAAAACAGAACAGGTTCCTATGTTTACGGGTGATACAGTAGAAGATTTATACTGTTCAAGGTGTGAGTCTAAGGATATTGAGGTTTGGTAAAAGGAGTGGAGAGTGAATTTAGCAGTAAGTTTTTATAAATCTTTGAACTTCGGTAGGCGGGTTCAAATTATTCGGACTTTAGTACTGATTCAAGTACTTGGGTTTCAATTGATTTGGTATTTTGCAGCTACTCAATCAGTTCGTTTCTATTTAGAAACTTGGGTAGGTGCTTCATGGTTTGTAGTAATCGCTTTGTTGCTAGTAGAGATTGCTTATGAGGTAAAAACCTATGACGATTAAAGAGCTACATGAACTTGCGGTATCTTTGAAAATTGAGGATTTTGAGATTTACGCTAGGGGTAATGATGGCGACTTTTCTTGTTTTTATGACTTAGATTATGATAAGTCTGGAACAAATAAAGAAGTCTATTTATATTAAGAAAGGAATAAAAATGAAATTTAACCAAACACCTACCGTTATCGGTATTATAGACTTTGACTTTCCTACGCAAGATAGCGTAGAGAATACTGTTACTGCATTTTATCATAGTAAAGTAGGTGTTATTTTACCTAATGGTAAGATTTTAACAAGTACGGTTGAAAGTTTGTACGTTCAAACGGAAACAGGTTTAACGTTCTTTTGGACAGCTCACAAAGACAAGCGTTACATCAGACGTAGTTTCAAGTCTTATCGTTAAAACACCTAGCGGTATCTTATAAAATCAATAAAAGTCAAGGTTAAACCTTGACTTTTTATTTTATTTTTGATATAATAAAGATAAGAAAATGAAAGAGGTTATTCTTTATGAAACAGTCATCACAGTTGGATCAAGAGATTAAAGAGCTAGAAGACAAATTAGGTTCTTTGAGAGCAGAACAACAACTATTAAAAGCACAAGAGAGTTTGGCAAGAGAGAAAGCTTCTAGTTTGCTTGAAGACGAAACTTTGAGCAATTTAATTCAAAAACTTCAGAATGAGCTAGTGAAATGTGACTTAGGTTTGGCTTTAGGTATTGACTACAAGCGTAATTGGGTATTTATCGTTAGTGATCGAGAGTCTAAAGACGGTCTTTCTAGCTTTAAAATCTTAGACCCTAAAGATAAACGTGTATTCTTTGGTTTAGTAGAATCTTTTAACCAAACAATTACTTTTGAAGGTATCCAAACTTGGTTGCAAAGCTCCTTGAAATTGGTGGTTAGTTTATTGAAAATTAAAAACTTGATTTGTTTGAGTGGTGCAAGTTTAACTTTTAGGTCTTATGATAATGTTTTGGATAACCTACACTTTACTCTAAATGGTTTAGATTTAGTAGCTTATGAGTGTGTACTAACAGTAAAAAGACCATATACATTAGTTATGACTCGGTTGTTGAACTATGACTCTGAATTTTCAGATATTTATTTCTTAGGTGATGGGGTATCGCTCCAAACACGGGCTAACTTCTACAATATTCATGATGACGGTTACCTCGGAAATTTTGAACAAAGATTATCTGTACATCAGTCGTTTACAAAGTTCAGCGAACTTACTAAAGTAGCAAAAGAGTTGGAAGACAAACTTATTGCATTTTATGAAGCCATAGAGATTCGATTTGAGTAGAATTAACTAACAGAAAGGACTTGTAATGATTACAGAAGAATTGGACTACACAGATTTGAAGAGAGTTTTCTATGATGAAAATTCTCAAACTCCTAGTACACAAAGGTTTAATGAATTACTTAAAGAAAATGATATTGACTTTGAGGTTTGTATTAGTAGAGAAGATAACCACTTATACATGTACACGGAGTTTCTAAAAAGACCATTATTTAAGTCTCGATATACCTGTGATGACAACTCTTGGGCATCCAACCAAACCAAACTCATTCCATTGTATAAAGTTTTAAAAACTTTTAGTTCTGATATTAAACATGGAAAGTTTGAATTTTCAACAAAATCTGAACTTGCCTTTGTTTATGCTAAAGAATTTGAAGTAAATTTGGAGCTTTTAGATAACGATGAGGTAAAAATTACTCTTACTTATTACTACAAAAGAGGGAAGTTTTCTTCTTTCGATTTTAATGTAGGAGAAGGTTTTTTGACTGTTTATTCTACTGAGTGGAGTGGTTCTAATCAATTTTGTTTTGGTTTAACTGAGATAGTGCCTTTGAGTGATTTTACAAGTTCTACACTTTATCATTTGAAAGTTAAACTCAAGACTAACTTAAAAGCTTTAGGGTATAATCTTTGGGAGGATTAAATTATGAAAACAACAGAAGAATTGAGAAAAGAAGTAGAAAAGTTGAGACGAGAAGAGTTTGATGCTTGTTTAGACTTTTCTCATGAAATTAAACCTTTAGAGGAGCAATTAAAGGCAGCAAAACAAGGCGATTTGCTTTTTGAAGATGTTCAATTACAAAGTAAACTTGCGTATGTAAATGATTTACTCAGCAATAGCGGTATCCCACTTGTGGTTGCTCGCAAGTCTGATGTGTTGGGAATTACTTCAAAAGAACAAACCTTAAATGTTTATAAACAACTTGGTTTGTTTTTTAGAAATAATTATGATGTAGGACTTCAGCTCTTAGATTCTTTTGAGGTTGCAGAGTCGGTTGGAGAATTATTAGCTCAACTGAACTTAGTGGAACAACAACTAGATTTTCTAGGTTTCTTGTGTTCTTTAAATCCAAATTGGGAATTTCCACCTTACTTCATAGGTACGCTTGGTGAAGAAGTTTCCCTTTTATATTATGAATTGGGAGGTTTTCCAGTCATTGATACAAAGTTGCTTGTGTCTTATGACAAAGAAACTGACCGCTATACAGTTAAGCTCAAAAACCTGATAGAGTGGTTCTGTGAAGAAGATGTTGAAGTGCCTTCTGATACATTTAAAGATGTCAAAACAACTGTAGGTTTTAAGGACGTAGAGAGTTTGACTTTAACTGTTAGTAAAGAAGGTGTTCGCTCTACCGATTTAAAGAGCGCCTTAGAAGAACTGAAAGCTCGCTTGTTAGAACTCAATGAAAAAGGTAAAGACAAAGTACCTGTGCAGATTACCTTAGTTACAGAATAGAGAAGGAGATTTACATGATTGATTTACTAAAAACAAAACCGAACTTGATTTGCGAGTCTGAGACTGTCTTTGATTGGTTAGAGGGTAAGCTACTCGTTACTGGTTCGCTACTGTCTTTTTTGGATGCATTAGAAGTTCATGATATACCTTACTTTGTAGTTCTAAATTTAGAGGGTATCGTCAGTCCTCCGACTTTTTTAACTGTCACTTTACAAAACCCTTTAGCTTGTTCTAAACGGACAAACCTTAACCTAGCGACTTATTACCGTAGTCTCGAATCCCAAGAGGAAAGCTTGGACTTATTTAACACTTTAAGATCTTATGTGCCTTTGATGGAAGTTCTCTATACTTATAACAAAAGAAAACCAAATTTGGTTATAAATTACACTGAGATACTTCAAGGTGTAGTTACCATGAGTTACTATGACTTCTCAGTTCGTTTGACTCATGATTCTAAATTTGGACTAACAGATGTATTTGTAAGTACCTATTCAGACACGGCTAACTACTTTGAATTGAAAACTCAAGGTGCACAAGGTTCTCCATTAGTTGTTCAACTTTCTGTAGATGAACAAACTGAGTTAACGCTTACAAGTAAGAATAACTATGTACGTTTGAGTCTTTTAACTGAGACTTTGGACTCTATGTTCTCAGACCTTGCGCAGTACAAAGAAACGGGTCTTAAAATTGATTAAAAGAAAAGGAAGTAAACATGAAACAAAAACTAAAACAGTTCGCCACTTCTCAGTGGTTCGATTTACTAGGTGTAGTGATGGTTCTCACCATAGCAATTTCTGCAGGGTATCATACTAAATGGCTCAACCAGTTAGTTGATTGGGGTGCTTGGACTGTCTTCATTCCTTTTGGTTGGATTTCCGTAGTAAATGTAGTGATTTCTATGATGTCCACTCGATTTACGGGAAAATTGAGTAAGTTAGGAAATTATCTTGGAATTATCAATGCAGTTTTGTCTGGTTTGATTGACTACATTTTGGGTAACAAAGCTGCGATTATCACTTACCCAGTAACTTTCTTGATTTATCTAGGGGCTATTTATTGGTGGGGTAAATCACAAGAGGGGAAAGCGAATACGTTGTCTAAAGCTCAACTTAATTGGATTGTACCAGTTATGATTGTGGGTTCTTTTGCCTTTTCTTATTGGACTAACTACTTGGGGTATCAGGGAAATATGAACCCTCTCGCTTATGTAACAACTGTAGCATTTGCTTTGTCTTTGGTGGCTAATGGTTTGAATGTACTTAAACTCACAACTCAATGGAGTTTTTGGTTGTTTTATAACTTCGTACAATTAGCAAAAGCACTTATTCAAGGGAACTTTGCTAATGTTGGTAAATATATTTTCTATATTCTGAATAGTCTTGGTGCTTTGTTTATTTGGAAGGACAGTGAATAAAATGGGTGTTGAATTAGGTAAACAATTAGAAGATAAAGTAGTTATTTTAGGTAGGACTTCTGATGACTACTTTAAAGATACTCGTAAGTTAGATTTCTTGCTGGGACGTCTTTCTTCCCAACTTTCTTCTGAAGTTATTGATTTAACTACTAGAAAGAGTGGGTTAGATTGTCTAATTGAATATAATGATATGATTCGAAAACTACATAGTAAAAACTTTGATTGGCTCAAGAATAACAGAAGTTGGATTCGTAAATTTTAGAAAGGTAAAGGTGTTAGTTGATGGTAGTAGAAGATAACTTTGCAGGTCAGCAAGACTTACTGTCTCAAAACTCTTTTTATATGAACTTAGGTAAGGATAAGGTTGAGTACCTTTTTAGTTCTATGGAGAGAGCTAAGCAAGTTTCAAATCTTGTGGGAATAGCAGAAAGTTTAGGTTTAAAACATTCTCAAAATTTTGTAGATACTCTTGCTATTCGAGTCAATTCTAGCTTTTATATCTCGCAAGATTTGGATGGAAATATTTATATGGTTGGGAAGTATTCAGACTTCACCTATATTTCATCTGATACTATAAAAGAGCTAGTCTCAGAGGGGTATGACTTGGAGTTGGATGGTCTTCTAATTTTGATAACTACAAACAAAAGTGAAACTGAACGAGAACAAATAGAGTCTCTAAAGGCTTTAGGGGATAAGTATCCTCTTGGTTTTTCTAGGTTTAACTCTAATGTCACAAGTCAGTAAATGGGTAAGGATATAGATATGACAATAATTTTCACAAAAGCAGACATAGAGTCAATGTATATGACTCTTGAAAAATTAGGTTCAACCTTTGATGAAAAGCAATTGCAGTTTAAATTAGATGTCTTAAAAGCACGTGGTTTTTACATTGTAGATATTTCTTTGGTATCTTCTCATGTAGGTTCAACTTTCAATACAAATACTTATCTTATTCGAGTTGTAAAACCTAAGTACGAAGTTAAAATTGAAAACCAGAACTATGATTCTGATACTAATAATTGGACTTCAACAGGTTCTAAATCGGTAGGTCTTTATTCTTCGCAGGAGGTTGCTCAAAGGGTTGTTGACAATAAAAAGAAAGATGGTTTCAAAGCAACTATGGTAGTTCATAGTCCTTTAGATTTGCCTTTATAAGACAAAAGGGGTTTTTATGGTGTTTTACACTGACTTAAATCATCATCAACGTAGTTTAGTAGATTTAGGGTTGATTTTACATGTTGTTTATACTTTAAGCAACTTACCCTCTCTAAGTGAAGTTTCTTCTTGTATCAATGTAACTACTGAAGGCTTACATAAACATATTATTTACACAGATGAATACGGAAACTGTTTAGAATTTGAGCTTTCAACGAAGATTTGTTCTTCTAAAGCTAATCAAGTTATACGGTTTATGGCTTTTCACTTTTATCATGTTTGCTTTCCAGATAATAAATTAACTGTTGATTTAGGAGGACAAATATTGAGAAGTTCTGATATTTCTTTTAAATTAACAGAGTTTATTTGGTATAAAATCTTTGGGGAGTCTTCTCTTCTCATGAAGAGATTGTTGTTTAGCAGAGATGATTTTCTTGCTTGTTTAAACAAGGATGATACCGAATTAGAGGTACTGATTCAAACTTATGTAGATAAAATTGTTCGTGAGGTTAAGTAAAGAGAGGATTTCCTCAGCGGTATCCTCTCATTTCTTTTTGCCATTAAAATTCTTTATGTTTTCTCTTGCTTTTTGTAACGTTATGTTGTACAATAATTTAAACAATTATGTTTGTACACAAATATAAAAATAGTAAAGAGGTATTATATGTACAATAAAGTTCAACATGAAGTAAAAGGCAGAGGTTTCATGCGTAAGACCAACTTAGGTTTGTTGTGTGGTATTGCACTTGCAGGAGCTGTGGTTTTCGGAAGTCAGTCTGTTTCTGCTGATGAAGTTCCGACTCAACCTAGCACAGAGACAGCGGTATCGCCAGAAACTTCGGTAAATAAACCAAATACCCCAGTTGAAACTAAACCCACAACTGAGGTTAAACCAAATTCAGAGGTTAAACCTGTAATTGAAGGTAAGAAAGTTGTAGTCGATAATGGGTTAACAAAAGTTGCTTCTGAGTTAGAAGCGTTAGGGGCACCTGTAACTAAAGAAGAAACTAAAGATTTGGGTGTTGCGAAAACAGATGCTGAGCTTTCTTCTTTAAAAACTAAAGCAGAATCCGAAGTAGCAACTCAGTTGAAAGATTTAACAGAGTTGAAAACTAAACTTCAAGAAAATGAGAAATTAACCTCTGCTAATTTAGAAAAGTTACGTACGCAATTAGGAGATAAGGCTCTTTATAAAAATGTTGCAACGCAACTAAACTATTTACAAGATGTGGATTATCTAGACAAGAAAACGGAATTGACCAATATAACATCGTCTAAAGGTTCAGTTACATATGCAAATAATTCTAAAGATGAGGTTAACCTTAACGTTGATGATGTTAAAGTTAATTACTTTGCTACTGAAGGTTTTGTAGAAAGTGATAAACCTAAGTCTATTAAATATTCTTTATTTAATAAGTATAAGGAGTCTTTAGTTTCAGCTGCGAGTCCAATACAAGATAAAAATCACGCTAATGGTATTCCAGTATTTCTAAAAGAAGGTGAATCTGTAACTTACGATGTTAAGTTTGCAAAAGATTCCAAATTGTCTCAATTAGGTATTTCGTATAAGAGAGTTACTGTTACCTTAAAAAGTCGAGGTGCTACAGAAACTTCTGTACCTCATACTTTAACATTCTTAACTTCACACGGTTCAAGTGAGGAAGCAGGTGGTATTTCCCACAATTGGAATTTTAAAGATGCTATATCTGGGAAACCTTTTGAGACAGAAGTTATTTATGATTATTTCAACGACAAAGGGGTTAAACTATCTAACGGTGAGTTAGGTGCTGCGGTATATAATAAGATTGTATTTAAGGATAACATTGTAGATAAAACTTTCTTCTCTAAAGATAGTTTTGTTTTAGAACAGGCAAGAAAAGAATCTAAGACATACCACAACTATACATATAGAAATGAGCTTGGTGGGGAACACTTTTTAAAAATCACCGACCGGTTTTTCTCAAAACAAGGGGATGAAGAGGCTTTAGCGAATTTCACAGTTTTTACAGGTGAGCCACTGCAACCTATAGATGCTTCTCTTTTCCGTAAACCTGAAATTTCTAAAGTATCTTATCATTTAGTCTCATATACTGACAACCGCAACGCAGACGCTACTCCAAACAACCCAGCAACACCTACAGTTAAAGGTTCAGTAGTTCAGAAGTTTGTAAGTGATAAAGGTATCGAGCTTGCGAAGTCAACTTCAACTGGAGAAAAACCAGAGGGTGAAGCTCTTACTTTGAGTCACCCTAATGAGATTTCTAATGGCGGTAAGATTTATGTATTTGTAAGTCAAGACAAACCAGATCCTAAGAAAATCACTAAGGGTGAGACAGTTGTTACTTATGTCTACAAAGAGAAAGAAGCGGTTAAAGGCTCAGTAACTCAGAAATTTGTAGACGATAAAGGTAAAGAAATTGCTAATGTTGTGAAAACAGGTGATAAACCAGAAGGTTCTGATTTAAACCTTACACATCCTAAAGAGATTACATTCCAAGGTAAAACTTATATTTTTGTGAGTCAAGATAAACCAGATCCTAAGAAAGTCACTAAAGGTGAAACAGTTGTTACTTACACTTATAAAGAAAAGGAACAACCAAAACCAGAAGCAAAAGGTTCAGTAGTTCAGAAATTTGTAAGTGATAAAGGTCTTGAGATTAAAGAGCGTACTAATACAGGTGAGCAAAAGGAAGGCTCTTCGGTATCCCTTTCTCACCCTAATGAAGTTACATTCCAAGGTAAGACTTATGTATTTGTAAGTCAAGACAAACCTGACCCTAAAATGATTGCTAAAGGTGAAACTGTAGTTACTTATGTTTATAAAGAAAAACCTGCACCTGTTTCTAACGGTTCAGTAACTCAAAAATTTGTGGATGAGACTGGTAAAGAGATTTCTAACTCAGTTAAAACCGGAGACAAACCTGAAGGTTCTGACTTGAACTTAACACATCCGAAGGAAATTACATTCCAAGGTAAAACGTATGTGTTTGTAAAACAGGATAAAGAAACACCTAAGAAGGTTGTTAAAGGTGAAGTAGTTGTAACATATACTTATAAAGAAAAAGAACAACCAAAACCTACACCTACGGTAGAGATTACTACAATTTTTGTAGATGAAAATGGAAAAGAAATTTCTCCTAAAGAGAAAGGTACTCAACCTCCTAAACCAATTGAGGGGTATGTTTACAATCCACAACATCCTAAGAACAAGGAAGACAAGAACGGTGAGACTGTCCGAGTTTATAAGAAAGTTCAAAAGGGTGGAGTCGTTCAACACTTTGTAAACGAAGAAGGTTCTAAGATTGCAGAGTCTATTTCAAACTTAAACTTAGAGGTTGGTTCTAAACTAGATTTGAAACGCCCAACTGAGATTACATCTGAGGGTAAAACGTATGTATTTGTAAAACAAGACAAAGCTACTCCGACTGAGGTTTCAAACGGTATCGTTGAAGTGACTTACACTTACAAACTTAAAGAAACTCCAACCCCAACTGTTGAATCTACTACAATCTTTGTAGATGAAGAAGGTAAAGAAATTTCTCCTAAAGAGAAAGGTACTCAACCTCCTAAAGCTATTGAGGGGTATGAATATGACTCTACAAATCCTAAAAATAAAGAGGATAAAGATGGGGAAACAGTTCGAGTTTACAAGAAGGTTAAATATGGAACTGTTGTTCAACGTTTCGTAGATGAACAAGGTAAAGAGCTTCAATCTTCTGTACGTACAGGTCGTTTGAAACTAGGTTCTAAGTTAGAGTTGACTTTCCCTAAAGAGTTAACGGTTGATAAAACTAAGTATACATTCAAGAGTCAAGACAAAGAAACACCAAAAGAAGTAACTTCTGAGGGTGAGCTTGTCGTTACTTATGTGTATGCTAAAGAAGCAACACCTGTTGTTCCAACAGAAACTCCAAGTAAACCGTCTACGATTGTACCAGAAACTAAACCTTCGGTATCTGATTCGAATGGTGCGGTTACTACACCAACTACAAATGTGAATAAAGCTGAGCTTCCAAACACAGGTAGCAGTGATTCTGTATCTGCTGCTATTGCAGGAGTTGGGTTATTGACTTTAGTTGCTTTGAGTGGTCGTAGAAGCAAAGAAGATTAAAATTTAGATTTATTTCTGAATTAGAATGTTAGTAAAAGAGAAGTTTACCTAGTGGTATCTTCTCTTTTTGTTTAACAAAATAACTTAATTTTGATATAATTTAATTAGTAAAATAAGAAAAGGAAATAATATGGTTAAACAAAGTACAAAATATGTAACAGAGACTATTTATGGTACGCACTCTTTCACAAGTGAATCAGTAGCTCTTGCATTTGAAACTTTAGCAGATAAAATTATGTTCGAGTTTACTTTAAAGATAAAACAAGCAGGTGATGATTGTTTCAGGTTTAAAGTTAATAATCGTTACGATTTAGTATTTTCTGAGGATTTTGGACTTCGTTTAGTTGAAGAATATGACCCAGAACCTTATGTTTCAACTAGAAAGTTGTTAGACCTTTATGAGAAAGGTTTGATCTATGAACTTGACCGAGGGGTTGTTAGTTTGAAACTTGCAGAAAGCTTTGATTTAGAAAAAGCTTTTGAGCGGTATCTTCAGCTTGCGAAAGATATTTAAAGAATGTAAAAAGGGAGATTTACTTAGTGGTATCTTCTCTTTTTCTTTGACAAATTTCGTCTTTTTTGATATAATAAAGAAAATTAGAAAAGGAAGTAAACTAACATGGATTTAATTGACGTTATAGACACTCGCTTACTAGACTTACAGAGTGAAATGTCTAAATTGCAAACCTTAAAAGAGCTTGAACAAAGAAAACAAGTTCAGAAAGTTGAGATTCCCTTACTAACTTTAAGTGAAAAGTTACAACAAGAGCTTGATAGTTTGAACTCTACATTACGTTCTAAATTACAGATGGAGATTGTAGTAAACCACATTTTAGGTACACTACAACTGGTTCAACATTGTTCTGATATTTCGTACACTCTTGCAATTTATTCTGAGAAAGAAGTGCGCGCTAAAATGGAAAGAATGTTAGGTACTGCAACTACTAGGAGTCCTATCAAATATTGGTTCAATTATATTTCTGGATTGATTAACGCTTTTCAAGTATTAGTTGAATTAACGGGTGGTAACTTCTATAAATTTGATATGCAGTGTGACTTTACAAACTCTTTAATTACCTTTACTTTCAATCAATTTCAAGTGGTTGTGACTACTATTTCTAGTGTCAGTATTGAACGTGTTGAAGTTTCTAAGAAGGTCACAGGTTCACAAGCTCAAAGGTTTAATTTAGGTTCAGCGGGTTTGGTGCTTGATTTTTCAAATTTCGCTAATGATCCACTCACTGCGAAAATTACTGTTCCTTGTAAAATTTACTCTAACTCAGCAGTTCTAACAAAGGTAAATGAAGCTATGGAGAAGATTGAAAGCTTTTTACATAGTGCAAGAATACCAGTGTAAACCCTCTAGGGTATCCCAAATTTCTTTGGGTTTTCCTATATTTTAGAAAGGAAATTATAAATAAAATGAAGTTAGATAATTTTGTCAACTTAAACAGCGGTGTTAAATCAAAGAAACAAGTAGTTGCTTATGATACTGAAACTTCTTATGATAACTCACTTATACCTACAATTACGGTTTCTTTCAACAATATAACTTTAGACTCTAATGATTCGAAGAAGTCTACTGAGGTTATAAAGCTACCTTCTTCACTAACTAAAACAACAGCTCCTTGTGATAGATGTCATCGTAAAGCTAAACGATTGTTTTTTGTAGATCAACACGGTTTGATTTACTTTGTTTGTCACACTTGCTACAAAGATTTGTATACAAGTCCGAGTAAAGTTACAAAAAGGGTTGTAGACCTAAGTAAGTTAACTATTAACTCACAACTGAAATCTGAGGGAAGACAGTTGAAAAGCCAATTAAACAAAAGAAAACGAAATAGAAAGAACAAATAGGTTTAAATAGATGCAGTTTAAAGAAGATTTTTTAAATGAATTTCGCAAAGTGATTAAAGATATATTATTGGAAGGCGATTTGGAACGCCTAAAACTCGCTAAAGAGTTTCTAGGTTTTGACAATCAAGCATTTGGGGAATTTTTAGTTCCTTTATTTAAAGAAGAGCAAGAACTAGTGTTACATCACGTGTTAGCTCGTCCAAGTTACCCAACAAATCTCACCGCGGTATCCTCAGAAGACCATAACCATTTGTCCGAGGGGAAAGCACCACTTCAAAGTATAAATGTTCAATCGATGATGATTGAAGTTGATGAACCTTTAACTGAGGAAGACAAGCAAGAACCTACCTACAAGTGGTGTCCTCGTAAGATTTCTGAAACTTCAAGTGGGAACCTTTGTGGTGTCGTACTTTTGACAGAGCGCGGTTTTGAGATTGAAGATGTTGAGACTGGTGAAGTTCTTTATGAAGGTAATTTTAGTATATACAAACAATTAGACCTAAGTAATGGTTTGGTTATTTCTTTTAGTTTGACGGGTTCTCACATTTACAATGTCGCTTATGAATCAGAAATTAACCCTAAGAATAATATGGTTTACATTCAAAATTGTCCATTACAGAAAGATGAGCAAGGTTATTATGTTCCTACAGATTTTGAGGGTAATTCCCTTAAAGTACATGGGTCACGTTGTGGGGTTTATAATGTAAGTGATTTTGTGGTTAAACGTTATGGTTTAGCAGATGCTACTTCGGTAGATTTGGTTTTAACTGTAGGAGAGGTTCCTCGTATTGCTTGGGTGCATCACAATACTCCAATGAAACCAACTTCTAAGGTGACTGAGGTGGAGTTATCAACACCTTCGGTGTCCTCGCAAAAGGTGAAGTCTCCTAGAACCTTTGCAAAATATGACTTTGATTTGGTGGGTAAGAAAGTTGCTATTTTAGGTTTACCTAAGTCTCTAATTGAGCGCTTCAAGACTTTGGTGCTGAAGGAGAAAGGAGCAGAAGAACTTGAATTTATTGATTCTAGTTCACATGAAGAGACTGTAAATATACCAAATAGGTTGAAAGACTTTGATATTATTGTTATTGTAAAACGGTTCGTTGGTCATAGTACAATTTACCGTCTAAAAACTGTTCTAACGGCTTCTAGTGCGCAAATGGTAAATACTACCTCTCATGGGTTAGACGCATTGGAGAGAGCCTTATATCGAGCCTCAGAAGGTCTTTCCGCAGAAGAAGGAACAACTACAGTAAACTATCCTTTGTTACCTTAATTTAAAAGAAAACCTAAGTGGTTTTCTTTTTGTTTTCTTGCCAATTTTTGTTTCAGCTTTTTCTTTTCCTTGACTTTTAGTAAACTTTGTGTTATAATATTAGAGAAAAATAAAAGTATGTAGAGGTTACATTTATGAGTGAAAAAGGTTTGAGTCGTAGTGCTTACCGCTCTCGGTATCAGATTCAAGAGTCAACATTTAATTACTTGCTACAGAGTGGTAAGATTGGTTTGGCTTATGTACCAGAATTAAAAATGGATGAGAAAGTTGAGAGTACAGGTAAGAAACGCACTCGTATTCGAGGTCTTCGTTATGTAGACCAAGCTCCTTTATCTGATGAGGAAGTGATTAAATCAGATAAGTATGTAGAAGGTAGCTCAGAGAACCAAGGGGACTCTATTGTTTCTTTGCAGGAGTTGTCAACAGAGCTTGGAGTTGGAAGACTTTCGAAGATGTCTGTTCTAGTTCATGATTTTGCAAGAGAACTGGGAATTGAACTTGTTCGTTATAGTTGTTTTTATCCTATTTATTCGCAGTCGGTCTTACTAGTAGGATTGAGTCGAGACTTGAAAGAGACTTTCTTGATTTGGTGGGATAAAAAGCAAGCACCAAAATCAAATTTGTCTCGTAAGAAGCGCTCAAGAGAACTTGTTCCCTTTGAAGAAGTAACAGTTGAGGTCTTGTCTCGTTTGTACCCCTATAATGCTTTGGTTGAAGCTTTAGATTTGGATTCTGAGGAACTATTTAGGGTATCCCCTAAAAAATTCAAAGAGTATTTAAATAGACATTGTACTTCTGAATTATGTGATGATATTAAAGCTATCTATTTAGATGGTCTTCCAATTCTAAAATGGGCTGAGAAACAAGGTATTACAAAAGCAGCTATGTATTTGAGACTTGAGCGTTACGCAGAGCGTTTCGCAAAAGACAAAGACAAGTTCTTGTTTGGGGAGTAGAAAGAGAGGGATTTATTTGAAGAAAAAAGCAGCAAATTTAGACTTAACAAAACTTCCTTCTACACCGTTTGTAAAATCAACCCAAGCTCTTAAGCAGTTTTGGGAGAAAAAGGTTTTAAATCATGCTCTTCGTCAACTTTATCCAAACAAGAAGTTTAGTTTAAATACGAGACTTTGGAACGATTTAGTTTTTGTGCAGGAAGGTGACAGATTAGAGATTAAAGTTAATCGAGTAGTAACTTTGAAACCTGACCAAATTGAAGTTTCAGTGCAGTTGCATGTGCAGTTGCGAGATAATGTAGACCCCTTGCTGAAGCCTTATTGGTTAAAAGGTAAACCTTTTATGTCATTAGGTACTGAGTTTGTCTTAACGGAGCGTGGTTATAGGATTCCTTTAGGTTACACTACAAAAGAAGAGATGGCTTTAACTCGTCCTCTTTACACGATATATAGAGCATTATTGAAGATTCGTAAGGAGCACCAATTAGTTGGTGAGGTTCGAATTACTCGCACTGCTTTAAATCAAACTGTTGAGGGGTATCTCCCAACTGGTGAACCTATTCGCTTGGTGTATTCACAATCTGGAGTTTTACGTGAGAAGTCTGTAAACGGTGAGGTAGTTGATGTTTACAAGAAGTTTGGTGAAGTTGAGCGACCAAAAGTTGTTCGAACTCGGTCTTCTAAGAAAGTAGGTTGAGAGTTGGATGGATAAAGGTTTAGAAAATTCTTCTTCTCAAGGTTATAGACTCCAAGAGACTCGCTACAACCATAAATGTCGAGACACTTCTTGTAAAGAGTTTGACTTAGCACAAGAGAAGAAGGTGCAATCAGATGAGTGAAAAGCGTTTAGTTGTAACTGTTTATGAGCGCACTAAACTGTTGCAAGCCTTAAAGGAGCTTGGGTTCACTTGGGTTGAAGGTGAAGGAATTTTAGATAGGATTTTAATTACTATGGCTCCAAATTCTTTGGTTCCGACACAACAAGAAGTTACATTAAATATTCAATCGTCTAATCATTTCTCGAATTGATTATATAATTTAGGTTTAGAGAGCGAAATTTACTACTTAGGTAAATCTCATTTAGGTCGAAGATTTGACACGGAGTTGTTTCAAACCATTTACTCTCAGTTTAACTTAGATTATTATATCGAGAATAGCGAACTATATGTAAGTCGTTTTGTGTTGAAAGATGTATTACGTTTCTTTTCTCAGTTTACATGGAAGCAGTTAGTTTTTATTAAAGAAGTTGAGGTGTTTAGTTGAGGGTTTATGTAGATTTAGATAACACGTTATTAGATTCTGCGAGTCGTTTGGTTGATTTTGAACCAAGTTATGATCCAGAAAAGCAGTTATCTTACGATTTGGGAAGAGGTTTGTTGAAATACTTTTCAGACCCAACGTTTTATGTATTTGGTGATATTAAAGTCAATGTAGAAGTGGTTCGGTATCTGGAAAGTCTCGTAGGTTCTAGTTTAGAGGACATTTGTTTTATTAGCTTGAGTCCTACTGAGGAGATAGCTAAAAAGAAGCGAGATTTGCTGAATAAGTTAGGGTTTGGTTCTTCTGCTTTTATGTCTTTTTATAGTCATGAACAAGAAGCTCAGACTTTGGAGAGACTGTTGAAGTCGGCTAAAGAGAGTTCAGACTCGGTGGTTTTTATTGAAGATAACCCTTACCGTATCCTCAAGTTTCAAGACAACCAAGCCAATTATAAAGTTGTTCGTCATCCTTATACTGTGGGTCGCTACCCCGGTCATGTTTACGTGGCGAGTGCTAATTACTACAAGTAAAGAAACTCTTGCACGTTTGGATAGATTATGATAGAATTAAAGAAAATTAAGAAAGCTCTACAAGTTCTCGGTTTTGAAGGTGTTGTAAAGGTAGACCAAGCGAGTTTAAAACAAGCTTACAAAAAGCGCTCTAAAGAGGTTCACCCAGATATTGGAGGTGGTTCTCACGAAGCGTTTAAAGAGCTACAAGAAGCTTATGACTTGGTTTTAGCACACGGTTTAGGTAAGACTATTGATTTAGTAACTAGAGAGGTTCTAGTTACACAAGGTTCAGATTTACTGCGGTATCATCTCGCGGGGCGAGAATATAATTGTAGAGTATAAGAGAGGTTTTAGATTATGAAATTTGTAAATAAGTGGAACTTACCACTTTTGGTATTATCAGTTACTATGGGGCTTACTGCTATTGCAGTTCTAGTAACCTTTGTTTTACGTCTAGTAGGGGTTACTACTATTGATATTATCACAGTGACTATTCCTTTAGGTGTTGTCGTAGTTCTCGTTATTGCTTGGGCTTTTGTTTTGTTTATCTATTCTAAAGTTAGCCACAAAGGTTTCTTAGACGACAACGGTTCAACTTATGAAAGTGACTTTGAGTCAGATGATGGGTGGGAATAATGGTCTTTATATTTTTATTTTTATTTTTATTGGTTGGTTGTTCGATGCTCGCGTATGATTTATATACTGCGCCAAATGTAGATACTTACTTTTCGAGAGAGTTTGTAGACTTTGAATTTAAAATTTTTACGCATAAATAATTGGTTTTGAGGTTGTAGAAAGCTACAACCTCTTTTCTATTTTCTAAAACGCACCAGATTGCCCTAGATTTAATTTTAACCTCGTTTGGTACAATAAGTCTAACTTTAATTTTAAATGCGACACGGAGCAAATGAGAGCTTTTAAATTTGATTTTAGGGAAAATATCTTCAGTTCGGTTTTGAGACTTAAGTTCATCCATCAGTCCTCCTAACGGTATCTTCATTTTCTTGACTTTTGTTTAGTTTATCTATTTTTCTCCCTTAATTCTTTTATTTAGGTTTACGAAAAGTAGTAGTTATGATGTGTCATAACTATTTTTATTTTTGTCATAGCTTTTAGAAATTGTGTCCTAAAAATAAGTTGTTTTGTCATGAGCTTGTCCTAATTGTCTTAAAATTTGTCATAAGGTTATTTATTTTTGTCATAAATCTATTCAAATTTGTCATAATTCTATTTAGAATTGTCATAAAAACAGTTTTATTTGTCCTAACTTTAGTTAAAAGTGTCATAGAGTGATTACATTTTGTCCTAAATCTTTGCTTGTTTGTCATAAAATACTTAGATTTTGTCCTAAATTTACTCAAAGGTGTCATAGAATAGTTTATTTTTGTCTTAACTTTAGTTATACTTGTCTTAATTTGAGGGTTGTTTGTCATACCTCTCTTAAATTCTGTCCTAATTTAGTAACTAATTGTCTTAAAAGACTTTAAATTGTGTCATACCTTTTTCAAGGTTGTGCATGATGTTTTTGGTTTGCGATGTTGGAACGCCCTAATTCCGTAAGGATTTGGTGGCTTTCTATTTGGGTTTGTGTTGATTTGATTTAGTTGCATTGGTTTGATGCTTGAGGTTTGGTTTTAAGTAAGTAGTTTGAACTTCAGTACGATTAAGTAGAAGCGTATGATTGATTCAACTCTCGACAAAATCAAAACGGACACCAAGCCTTTGCGGTATCTTAAGTCTACGTGCGTTTCTAACTCAGTTCTCATTTCTGATTAGCTTTTGGAGTAATTAAATAGCAGAAAGCAGAAAGCAGAAAGCAGAAAGCAGAAAGCAGAAAGCGGAAAGCAGAACCTCATTTTTAAACTTCTGTTTTCTACTATTAAAAGCACTCCCCAACCTCCCCATTCGGTATCTAAGATTTTACTTTTTCTTTATAGTAAATCCAACTTCAGCTAAAATTATTTAATTTAGTCTAAAAATGATGAACTTATCGTAGTATAGTTTAGATTTTGTACATTTTATTACTTGATTTTTAATTTAAAATAATGTATAATAAACCTTAAGAAATTCAGCAAGGAAAAATTCTAGTTATAGGACTAGGTTTCAGACTGAAAATTTTATAGAAAGGATAAAGTACAGAAAAGTTGAATGATTTATTTTGTACTTATACATTAAATCATAGAATAGTAGTTTTTTGTGTGGTTTTTAACTTTTATGGGTAAAAAGAAACCGATATTTAATACTTTAAATCAGATTTATTCTGATATTACTTTGTTTCAAACTCGACTGGAAAATAATAAACATATTCCTTCTAGTTCGGTCTTACAAACAGTAGAGGACTTGCAATTTGCAAAAACCCTTGTCGATTTTTTGAAGAGTGGTTCTTATTTAAACTTGAGTAAATCAAATGAAGAAAGCACTCGTAGTCTTTTGAAATTATATCGATCAGGACTCAATCGCAAACAACTTGCAGACCTTTCAGGTTTGACTCCTCGTCAAATTTATTATGCAAATTTGAAGGTTGAAGAAAGTCTTGAATCGAGGTTTCCGACAGGCTTATTGAGTCTTTGGAAGAACCGCCAATTTCAAGTGATTGAGGAGTATTTACAGGTCAATTCTGATGACCTTTCTTCTATTATAGAAGAAATTTTAGAGTTTCCTTTAGTACAATTTGCTCCAAGATTGTTAGGTCAGCGTACAAGTGAGCTTTACCGAGTAGATTTGATTAAAGAGAAGTCAAAAGAAGAGATTATAGAAGCTCTTGAAAAAGTCTTAGAGATGGAGAAACGGGTTACGCAAACTTTACTTGAAAATCTTGAAGATATTAAGGTTTGGGGTTCACTCACTCGGTATCTGACCTTGAATAAAACCTTTCCTGCAGACTTGGTTTTGGAACTTCAAAAGAAGAACTTTCCAAACCTAAATACAGTTGAGTTTGAAAGGGTCGAGGGTGTTTGATTATGGTTGATAAATACACGATAGACTCTCCATATAAAGCTCTCTATTGGTCTTTCTACAACATTGCTTATAGTGAGATTTACAAAACTACCCCAGAGTTCATACCAACAGTTCCTTTTGAGCCAAGCGCTCTCAGTAAACTAGATGGGTATCCCTATGTGAGCACGGCTTCCGCTCGTAAACTTATAGTTTTAAAAGAGACAGTTGCAGCAGTTCCTCCAAGTTATGATTACCGTAGATTGTTAGCGCATTTTGAAACAGTAGTTGAGCAGTTTAGGGTGTCTAGTTCATCCTTTGTGATAACCGAAGAGAATTACACTTATTTGAAACCTAGCAACTACCCCTACCAACTCTCGTATAGCTTGGTGGTCTTGTGGTTTGCAATTTACCTTGATGTGATTGTAGGGGACTTTCATCTAAGTGTGAAAGGTTTGTCATCAGAGTTAGCAGAGTCTAGTATTCTTTACTATTTCAAGCTCTTTGAGTATTTACCGATTGAATACGATTTGAGTGCGAAAGATATAGACACGATTAACAGTCAGTTATATGTTGAGATGGCTCGTTTTCATGGCTACATGAACAAAGAGGTTTTACCTATTTCTGAGAAGCAACGACTCTTTAAAGAGCAAGGGTATCAGGAAGGTTCGATCGTTTTTCTCTATGAGAAAGGTTATGTAGCAAACGAAGAGGTTCGCAGTAGCAAAGGTACTAATAAGTTCATTAGTAAGGTACATTTAGCTAAGATTACTAAGGTTACAGACACTGAGGTTCAGTTTCATACTTACAATGTGTATAAGACGCGAGAAGGTTTGTTAGAAGATTTTGAAAGTCTACCAGAGTCTATTCAAGAATTATACGGTAGCTACGTTGAGTTTTTAGAACCTTCTTTAACTGTTAGTCGAGTAGAAGTAGGTTGGGATACGTTAGGCGTGAACTACGCTCAAACAAACAATTCGGTCTACGCAGAACATTATTTCATTACTAAAGTTGAGTCGGTTTATTCTGTACCAATTACAGTTTTAAATGAGAACTTGTACTTTGAAACAACTGTTTTACCAGTAGAGGTTGCTACTCTATTTTTATTGCTGTCTTATCATATTCCATTTGATGAAGATTTGTACCAAAAGCAGTATTCCGTAGAGGTTTCTGAGATTCAGGAGAGAGTATCCTTTTATACCTCGCTACTGGAAGAAAAGCTAGGTTATGAACTTCAAGACTTTTGTAAAGTTAAAGAACTTTACTAGAAAAAGAAGGTACTTAGATGATAGATAGGTACAAATATGAGGTTGAAATTATGGATGATGGGGTGGAGCGTACTGTTTCATGCGTAAACCTTTTTAAACACAGGCTTTATAGAGGGTTGGTTCAGACAAGAGGTAAAGGTCAGTACACGTGTTTATTTGAGATTTTGGCTTACCCTTTGTCTTATAAGAAAACTAAACTGGCAACATACTCTAATCGCTTGTTATATAAGAGTTTGTTTGAACTTACAGAACTTTCGCAAGAGGGTATCTCTTCACTGCGTGAAACTTTTCCTTTAGAGTTACTTCACCAAGCTTTTAAACGAGCGGTTCCAGAGCTTTACCTTTATAATAAGAGGGTTACTTCAGACAAGTACAAGCTCTTAGTTTCTAACTATTCTGAGCTTGAGTCAAATTATATAAGGAGATTAGACAAATGTGGCAAAAAGTTTCAAAAATAGCCTTATTGGGTGTGTTAGCACTCTCAGTATCCTCCCCAACCTTGGCATTTGCTAAAGGGGGTCACGGAGGTGGTCATGGTGGCTCTCATGGAGGTTCTCATGGAGGTTCTCATGGTGGTTCAAAAGGTGGCTCACACGGTGGGTCGAAAGGTTCAACTGGTGGATCGAAGGGTTCAACTGGCTCACACAACACAAGCAACCACGGAGGTTCAACTGGTTCTAAAAGCAGTTCTCACTCTGTCTCTAGTCACGGTCGGTCTTACCGACCTAGTGCGATAGGAATGCCGATTTCGTCTTGGCGCTCCCTAAGTTCCCAAGCAGAGTTTAAGAGTGGACACACTGCGGTTCCGTCTTTCACCTCGTCTGAAAATACGGTGAAGACCTTTTATTCTGCAGACACTCCTTTAAATATGCTTTTGTACCGCCCGTTATATGGTTATAACCACTCGTCTGCACACTATTTACCTGTTCAGACTGAGGAAGAAGAGCAAGAGGATAAACCAAAGATAAATATTACTATACTGTGGATTTTAGCTGCTATCTTAGTTCCACTCCTAGCTTTTATTGGTTATATTGCACTCTCAAATTAAGTTTTCTTAGGAAGTTTATAGAGAAAGTTGTTTTAAAAGGATTTGGCAAGTTAATGGAGGGTATCGCATCATACTTCGAAATTTTCTCCAATTCGGCAAATTTAAACGTGGAGTTTTTACTCCACATGTGACTGAGTTCTTAGAAACTCAGCAGTAGCAACTATTTAGCTAACTGAAAACATAATTTCCTTGATTTAAAAGGGTTTTGAGGGTATCGCATCATGGTTTGGGATTTTCTCTCAACTAAAATGGCGCTTTCCCCTTATTTACATTAGTTGGATCGATTGGTAAGTTCTAAATTGCTTGGTACGGCTGGGTTTAGTTAGTTTGGTCAAAATTACAAGAGGGTATCTAATCCCTTCTTTCGATTTTTCAATTTCTCAAATTGGAATTGAGAGGTTTAAAAAGAGAAAAAGAAGGTTAAATCCCTTGGTACGTTTAGGTTTAACTTAGTTTTCCTAACCTACCGAAGAAGGTATCTAAACATACTTCTCAAATTTTATTTTCTTAAAAGAAGTGAAGAGTTGAAAATTTGTGCCAACAAAGTTGAAACTCATTGGTACATAAGGTTTTACACTCGCTTTTTCAACTTATTGGAGAGGGTATCCTTCAGCACCTCCAAAATTTTCTCCAGAGCTTACCAATTAAAAGTCAAAATTTATTGGTAACAACTTTGAAAGTCCTTGGAACACAAGGAATTAAACCATATTTCTCAACCTCACTCAGAGGGTATCTAACATAAGACCTCAAATTTGATTTTTACGTGTCTATTTGGAGTGAGTTTTTTCAAAATAAGTAGGTGCTTTCTCTAAGAAAATACCCAATTCCCTTACCACACAAGCAGTTTCGCTAGTTTTCTCTATAAAAACAAGCAAAACCCTTGATTTAATTTCAGCATAAACATAAAAATTAGATTTTAAATATATAAAAAGAAAAATGGACTAATTTCAGTCTCATTATTTAAATAGTAGAAAGTTGGTAAAAATGTATCAATCAGCACTCGACAACCTCAGTAACGACAAGGGTTTTGCTAGTGTAAAACCTAGTGCAAATTCAAAGCAACAACCTACTGAGGAACAAATTTACGAAGAAAATATGAAGAAGTATTTGGACTTGGTTGCTTCTAAAGGTTATAATTTAGAAGAACTAGAACCAATTATTCGCTCTGAGGGTCGCACAGAGTTGTTTGCGACTGCGGGTTCAGGTAAGTCCACTTCGATTTCTTTGATTTTAGCAAAGGATAAAACCATTGGTCGCTTGTCTCCAGCTAACCGAGGTAAGAAAGTTGCTTGGGTGACTACCTTCTTAAGTAAAGGCGCAGAAGAGATTAAACAGAACGTAGAGCGCACTTTCGCTAAACTAGGTCTTACTGGAGTATCCACTTCCGATATTACATTCAGCACATTACAATCAGAGTTCTTTGAGCTTTTACGACTTCGTGGGTTTAACCTCACAGATAAGTCAAAGTCAGACTATGTTCAAATGTTAGACGCAGGTGGTGGTGATACTGAGGGTTCTCGTAATTTCAATGCTATTATGGGTAGACTTTTCCGTAAACATGACTTAGGTGATGAAGGTAGTAACTATGTTTCTCTTCAAGATAAAAGAGATTTGGCTGCTATTATTTCAAACTACCGTAACTGTTCTATTTCTGAGTACCAATTTGGAGAAGCAGCAGACACGGCTAAACGCTTGAATCTCCCAAGAAACTTACTTCCAGTTGTAGTTGAAGATTACCAAGCACTCAAAGAGTCCTTGAACGTTATTGACTTTGATGATTTGATGACTTACGTTTACGATTATATGGTCGTAGAAAAGGAAGATGATCCAGTTCAGATGGCTTGGGTCAACTTCTACAAAAACCGTTACGAATACTTCATGTTGGACGAAGCTCAAGATATGTCTGAGTTGCAGTACCAAGTATTGAAACCAATTTTTGAGAACTGTCCGCGTGTTGTTATTGTAGGGGACCCAGACCAGTCGATTTATGGTTTCCGTGGTTCAAACCCAGAAGTCATGGAGTGGTTCGACAAGGAGTATAAGCCTACTAAATACCCACTCTCGGTATCTTACCGTTGCCCGTCAAATATTTTGAAGCCAATTACCAAATCAATTGAGAAGAACTCAAATCGTTATGAACATTCTCTTCGCTCATTTAAAGAAGGTGGAGTCCTTGAAGCTTACCATTTCGACTCTGTAAAAGATATGGCTGAAGCTTCTTTGCAATTGATTGATAAATATTTAGCTGAAGGAAAAACCATTGCAGTTCAATCTCGAGTAAATTTCACTTATTCTCCAGCTTCTATTCTTTACGCAGTGAAGCGCCAAGGTGACTTCAACTTACTAGGAGACGTAAGGGATTTTAGAACCACTCGTTATAAAAAGGTTTGGAATCTTATTGAAATGGTGCGTGGTCGAGGTTTGGTGGATATTAAGAATAACTTAAAAGTTTTAGCTCCAGAGTTGAAACCTTGGGACGCTAAAAACCTCGCAGAGCGCCTAATGAATGCTATTCCAGAAAATAAAAATGTGTTGTTCTCCGATAACTACGCTTATTTGGACTTCATTGCGCAAGAATATGGTCTCAAGTCTATGGCTACTTTGGTAGACAAGTTACGAAAGACTTATGGTCAAGAATTTCCCGGAGAAATGGTTCTATTTAAAGAGCTTTTGGCTCATGTCCTTTATTGGGGGGAGCCCGCTAATGCAGAGGTAGTCGGCACTATTTCAACATTGGCAGAGGAAAGTGAAACTGTTACAGACTTCTTTAGCAACATGGACTTTATCAATAACAAAATTGGTGAAGCTAAGAGGGGTGGGACTTCACTCTTAACTTTTGCTACTCCATTTAGCTTTAAAGGACGTGAAGCCAATGTCAACATTATTTTTGATGCTTCTGACGGTGTCTTCCCTTACACATTAAGTGGTGAGTTGAGTTATGAAGAAGAGCGTCGAGTTCACTTTGTAGCAGGAACACGTGGTGATGAGGTCACTATTTACCTTACTCGCAGAGGAAAGGCTTCACCATTCTTGAAAGAGATGGGTATCCCTATAAAAGCGTGGACTCCACTTGACGGAGTGGTACTAAATGGTGTAAAATTAAAGGAGGAGTTGAGATTGAAAGAACGCATGCAAAAAGCCAAGGTCGAAGAACAACTTGGCGCGTTCACAGACTTCGATTTTAAACTTTAATTTTAAGATTGTGTGGTAGAGAATTTGAATAATAAAACCTCTTTAGGACTTTCCTTTTTCGATTTGCAGAAGATGGATATAAACCAAAACGTGAAGGATGAGTTAACCCTCGGTATCCTTCACGGCTTGGATTTAACTTCTTATGTGACGAGTGATAATATTGACTTTGAGTTATTACGAGCTATTCGATTGTGTTTGGAACATGATGTTCCTTTACATTTAGTTAATGCAAATTTAGATAAAGATATTTTGATTCCTTTATATCGCTTGTACAGTGCACATCGAACTGTTGACTCATGCGGATTAAGTAAATATTTCAACTCAACTACAAATGAGTTGATGCTAGAGTCTCGCACATTAGGGGTTTTGGTAGATTTGGCTTTAGAAAACGTAGATTTTTCTCAGATTGATTTTACCTTTATTCCTTTAGCTACAGTTGATGTTTTTGCTTCTGCTTTAGCACAAGGTGTTGAGATTTCTGACTTGCAAAAGAGCCGAGCGGTATCCGATAAAGATTACTTAGATTTTTTGATTTCCTTGCGTTTAGCAGGTGTTGATATTTCACCATTTTTGGAAGGTTCTTGGTCTGAGGAACAAGTCCTTGCAATTTTGAGAGGTCGATTAAAAGTTTCGGTTGTAGAGTTTATTACACATTATATCAATGAGAACTTTACTGCAGGTCAGATTGAACAGTGTTGGAGAGCTTCGGACTTTGGTTGCTTGAGTTTGGTGTGTAGTGTCGATCGAGACGGTTTTCCGATTTATAATGAGTACCAAATGTATCAAATTGTTGAAGGTGCTCGCTTTAACTTAGATTATCGTTTATATGCAGACCCTTCGTTGAATGATTCAGAGATGGCTTTAGAGCGAACTGAGTTATTTAAGAAAGCTGATGAGAACAAAAGGGGTGCTTTGTCGAGTAAGATTAAGTCTTATAAACCTAAAGGTGCTTTTTGGTGATTTCATGGGTGCAGAGGTTTACCTTTATGGTTTATATGTTTTTCTTTGGTACTTTTTACTTCGTTTAGGGGTATCCTTTGGTTTGAAGGAACTTGGTTTATTTGAGAAGGTTGTTAATAAGTACCTTATGAGAAATGCTCATTTAATAGGCGCTTGCGTAGGTTTGATAAGCTTGTCTGCCTTATGGTTGATTGCTTTGGTTCAATATTTTCTAACATGAAGAGAGGTTTTAAAACCTCTCTTTCTATTTGACGAAATTACTTATTTTTGGTATAATAAAAGAAATGATAAAATTAAATGAGAAGTAGGAGACTTACTATGATTGAACTAATTGAAGATTTGAAACAAAAGTATAAATTAAGCTTTAGTGGTGACTTTGAAGTTTTAACGGAGGGTGAGAATAAGGTTATTCGGTATCATTCTAAACTTTCTGAAATTGGAACTGTTTCATCTAAATTACTAAATCCTAAAGTTTGCGTAGCAGATTTGTTAAGTTTTTTAGAGTGTCTTTCTTTTATGGAAGAAACTTTTATAAAAATGGCTAGTTAGTAATAGTTTTAACTAGATTAAACAAAAATAATCAAGATAAGGTTAAATGGTAATATTGATGCCAGCATTAGATAAGGATATTTATAGAGAAATTAAAGCTGAAGCAGATCGTGTGTCTGCTATTATGGATGATTTAATTGAAGGTCGAATTAGTGCTAGTCAAGCTGAAGTACGTTTAGGTGCTAAATATAAAGGGTTAGCAACTCGAAAAAGCAAAACAAAAGAGAACTGGGTATCCGAGCAATTGGTTGCACCTTTAAAGAGTACGCAGGTTTTAAACAGTAATTTACTGAAAGGTTTGCAGACAACTGCCTTTGGTTCTTTATGCTCTATGCTTTTCGGTAATGAACCAATTAAACGCTTAAATGAACTATTTTTCACAGGATTTTTACCTTCTATTCGTAAGTCATTAGAGGAAGTTTCTGAGGAGGAACGTACATGGTTTGAGTTTTACTTTAAAGGGAGTACGTGGTTGCATTGTACTACTTCTGGCGACTTTTTAGAGACGGTATCTCAGTTGAAACCTGTTCCTCCAACTCGCTTTGATTTTGCTCGAAGTTCTATTTCAACCTTGTTGGGTCTTTTAACTGCTAAGTGGTATGTCCATAGAGGTGTTGTTTGTACTTATTCTAATAGTGATGTTTTGAAAGCTCGTTTGAAGTTTGAGCGCTATGTTTTGAGTGCTGATTACAAATTGTATTATACAAAAGTGCGTACTGATAAAGGTTTTGAACCTAAACTAACAGTTGATGTACTACCTAATAAGGTTTGTAACTTGTTAAAGGAAAATGGAATTTATTTGTTGGATGATGTCCGTGGTCGGTCTCCTAAAGAAATAAGAAAACTGAATGGTTTAGGTTTTGGTTCTTTTGTTAAGTTAGGTGCAGTCATGGATTTGTTAGGGTATCCATTTGAAAACTGGGAGAGAGTTCGATAATGTTTAAGTTACGAAAAAGACCTAGAAATAAAACTCTTCTGTTCAAAGAATTGTTGGCTTCTAGTTTAGTGGAAGATAGAGATGGTTTTCTTCACGGTGAGACCTTGATTTGGAAGATTCGAGAGTGCCCTAGTGGTTTAATGATTCAGTTTTCGGATGGTGTAATAAATGTTTTGAAATTGGAAGAACGTGGTGCATATTGGTTTCCTAATGAGAAACAAACCACTGTGGTATCTGATTCAAATGCTTTGAAACATCGCATTAAGAAGAAAGTTCTTATGAGTTACTATAAAAAAGTGGGGAAACTTAAATGAAATTGAAATATGAAGACTACACAGAAAAAACAACTTTGGTAATTGAACTAAGTGAAGTTTTAGCAGGTTACACTGTTTTTACTACAGGTAGTGAGTTTAGTTTTCAACATCGACTTAATTTAGTTCAGTCAGTACATTTATCTAAACTCTGTATACAAATTGTTTTCACGGATGGTACAACAAAGGTTTTAATTTTAGGGGATGATAAACCTTATTGGTCTGAAACTGAGATTAAACCCGATTTTGGGTCTAACTATCCTAGCGCAACTCAGTTATTGGAGAAGATGAAACAAGTTGTTGTAGATTACCTTTATGAAGAGTTAGATAGTGAGATTTAATTGATGAAACTGAAATATGACAATTATCTGTTGGATAAAACAGTGCCAGAGTATTTATCTGCAACCTTGGTTTCCCTTGTGTTGCATAGTGTAGGTGTGAATAGTATGTTATGGGAGGCTCGTACATTTGTTAGTTCTGTGAGATTAACTCAGTTTGAGATTTCAATTACTTTTATCGATGGTTCCACTAAGACTTTGTTGTTAAAAGAACCAACTCCTTACTGGTATAAAGATGGTATTGTACCTAATTTTGGGTATCCTCACATTAAACCTAAACACTATTTGAATCGCTTACGTCAAGAGGTGATTGACGTTTTGTACGTTGAAGATTAAGGGGTTCCTCTATGGTAGATTTTAGTAAGGATAGTCAAGATACTAGATTTAACTTAGATAAGCTAAACGTTGTCTTGTTTGTCTCAAGAAATAAGGATAACAAGCACCTTGAAACTTTTAAAGAAAGAAAAGTATCCTTTGTTACAACTAAGGATTTTGAAGAAATTAAGTCTCAGTTTCAAGTTTTTATTAATGAAGGTCAAGTTGGTGAATTTTCAAGAATGTACATTTCTGTTAATCCAAGGTCTAACTCAAAAAACCTTCAAGGCTTTGCAACACTTGATGTTGGATCAAGAGTTTGCTTTATCTACATTACCTCAAAAGGTAGCTTCTCTTGCAGTTAAGGTAGAAAATGCTTATGGAGATAAACATAATTGGTTGTTTGACTTTGATCCGATTAAAGGTCAAGATGTTGAGGTTTTGTTAACTAAGTTTGTTGAAGACTTACATATTGCACATGAGACCACGCAGACAAAGAAAGGTCAAAAGCGACCTCCAAATTCTGTAACTTTGCACAAAACTCCTAATGGTTATGCAGTTATTGTAAATCAACGTTTTGACACACGACAGTTGTTACAAAAGTACCCTAATGTTGAGTTAAAACGTGATGCTATGTTGTGTTATGATTGGGGTTACTATACAGATGCTGAGTAAGAAGGGAAGTAGTGCAAACAAACTACTTTGATTAAACAGTGAGACTAGAAGGAGAGTGTACTATTTGAATGTATTGGAATTATTTGCAGGAGTAGGTGGTTTCCGAGTAGGTCTTGAGAAAGCAAGTCCTACTTTTAAAACTTTGTGGTCGAACCAGTTTGAACCGTCGAGAAAGTCACAAGATGCTTTTGAGGTTTACAATTATCATTTCCCAGACAGTGAAAACTGGAATGAAGATATTTCTTTGATTTCCGACGAGCGTTTTTCTGCTTTAAAAGGTAAGGTAGATTTGATTGTAGGCGGGTTTCCCTGCCAAGACTATTCTGTAGCAAGAACTAAGAAAGATGAAAAGGGTATCGAAGGAAAGAAAGGGGTATTATTTTGGGAAATCATTAGAGCCACTAAACTAAGTAATCCTAAGTATTTACTCCTCGAAAATGTAGATCGCTTGTTAAAAGCCCCCTCTAAGCAAAGAGGGAGAGACTTTGCTATTATGCTGAGAGCTTTTGCAGATTTAGGTTATGGTGTTGATTGGAGAGTTATTAACCCTGCTGATTATGGATGGTGTCAGCGAAGAAAGAGAGTCTTTCTCTTTGTTTATCGGAAAGATACCGACTATTTCAAGCAACAACAGAGTTTAGAAGATTTCGGAGTAGGTATTAGTGGTATCTTTGAGGAAGCTTACCCAACTAAAGATGAGGTTGTAAAAGACAGATTTCATTCGTTTATCTTACCCGAAGACATCGTAGAGGTCTCAGATTCGTTCTCTATGAACTTTTGGTACGCTGGTAGCATGATAGAAGGTCAAGTCGTTACAAAGGAGCTAAAGCCTTATTATGATGGTGCTTACTTATTCTTAAAAGATGTTTTAGAAAACCCTTCTGATTTACCAAAGGAACTTTATTTGTCTGAGGACAAAGTAGATAAGTTCCGGTATCTAAGAGGCGCTAAGAAGTTTGAGCGCACTAATTCAGAGGGGTATACTTACACTTACTCTGAAGGCGCTATGGCTTTAGTAGATAGCACAGATTTACCGTCTCGTACTTTGTTGACTTCTGATGGTTCTATTAGTCGCACCACTCACTTAGTTGAAGATGAGAAAGGGTATCGTCTCTTAACTGCACTTGAAACTGAGCGCCTACAAGGTTTCCCCGATAATTGGACTGAGATTAAACGCAGTAAAGGTAAGGATGTAGTGGTATCCGATACAAGAAGAAAATTCTTTATGGGAAATGCTCTAGTTGTTGAGGTTGTTGAGAGTTTAGGTAAATACATTGCTTATAGATTAAATTAGTGAGGTAAAATTATGGCAAAGCGAGTTTATGAGAGAAGAAAAGAAGTATATCTCGTTGAGTTCTACGGTGATTATCACTACTTAGCGACTGCAAAGCGCTTGCAAAATCTTTTGAAGTCAGGTGAGTTATTAGGTGAGAGAGTTGAGATTGAATTAGAGAAACTTGGTAAGAATTGGGTTGTTCCCACCTCTACTTTAGATAATTTACACTCTCGATTTGAAGAAGGAGGTCTCGGTATCTCTCCTTTGCAGTTAGAGTTTTAATGGATTAGGTATTGTTATGTTCAGTAATTTTGTTAGTAGGAAGTTCAAGTTAGCTTACTTCTTTTCTTCTTTTACATTGTTGTATATACCAAGCTTGTTAATGATTACTCTAACTCAATTTGGCATTGTAAATATTACTAATTCTGTGGGTGTATCTTTAGTTTTTATCTTGTTATTTGTACTTTCTACTTTATCATTGATTTATGTTAAACTTAAAATTTCAGAAGATCGAAAACATGTACGAATAAATTCAACTGTTTTCAATTTACAAAAGCCGAAGTACGTCTGTTGGTGGAATAGTAGAATTTTTTATTTATCGCTTCTCTTAGGGTTTTCAACATTATTATTCTTACCAAACTTGTGGGTAAGTTTAGGTTGGATATTATCTATTCAGTTGGCGCTAGGTTATTACTTATATACCAAGTCTAAATTTCTACTTAACGTTCCCTTATTGTTATTAGGTGAAGCGTTGCTTGTAGATGAAGGTGAAACTCCTAAATTGTTGATGTTTATATCCCAGAAGGATTTAAAGAACGTTTATAAGGAAGAACTTACTTATATTCAATTAGGTGAAACGGAAGAGTTTAAGTTTGGTTTTTTCGCTACAGAGAGATGAAAGAGAGGTCTATAATTTGGAAACGAAAGAACATTTTAACAAACGCATGGTTGCTAGAGTTCGTAGGATTTTGAAAGAAACTGAGCAGTACAAAAGGGAGTTGCTACATTACTTATGTGAGCAGAACGGTTTCGTTATTCAGGGAAATAACGATAGGCTTGTAAATCAAGATTATATGCTTAATCAAGTAGAGCTAGAAGACGTGCCTTTTACGTTTATGTACCACGGAAGTAAAACTTACATTTTTGGGGGTTTGTTAGTTCGCTTGAATGATTCTCGCGGAGATAAGTATTTCACGGTATCCCTTAAACCTCCGATTTTCGATTTAGAAGATTATGACCCAAATCATTTAGATATGGAGACTTTTCTAAGTTTGTTGGAAGAAAAATCGTAGAGAATTAGAGGTATTAGTTATGGATAACTTTAATTATATGGTTTTTGCAGCAGAGCGTTCAAGATTCAATTCTAGTCATTGGTTTCGCTACTTAAGGAAAGTTATTTTTGAAGATTACACTTATTTAACTGATGATGATGTTCAAAAACTTTGGGAGTCTGATAAATTGACTCAATTTCAAAAAATTAGTTTAAAGTGCGCAGTTCAATTTGGCTCCCCAACTCACAAGTTTGTGGTATCATTAGGTAAACCGGCACAATTAAGTCAGGTACAAAGATTGTTGAAGGAGTATAGACATGGATAGACGATTACAAGCATTTGAACTATTAAATCAAGAGTTAGCTAAAGAGGGTTTGTATTTAACTCTCTTATGTGTCGGTGGTTATGTTTTGGAATATCACGGTTTACGTGCTACTCATGATGTGGATGCTTTTTATACTTCCGATAGAAAAATACATGAGATTATTTTTCGAGTTGGTCAAGTTTTTGATTTAAACTATCAAGGGGAGCTTTGGCTTAATAATGATGTAGCAACCTTAAATCCAGAACCTCCACTTGATGTTTGTGAAACTTTGTATTCTTTTAGTAACTTAACGGTTTTGTTAGCACCTATAGAGTATGTATTAGGTATGAAAATGGTTAGTTTGAGGGAATATGATTTTAAGGACATTGCAAGTATTATACAGTATAAAAAGCTTCGTTCTCCGATTAACACTTATAAGAAGTTGAAGAAATTAGGTTTTACCCACTTAGACTTTTCCGTTCTTTTGGAAGGTTTCGGTTCAGCTTATGGTTTTGATTGGTTAAGTGCTTATTTTGAGGAGCATCAAGAAGAGCTAAAAGATTATTTTTGGTAACGACTATTAAAACTAAAGTTTATTAGAAAGATAAAAGGTAAAACAACATGAATAACAGTACACAATTCTTAGTAGATATTACAAACTTCATTGTGGGAAACTTTAAAAACCACCGAATTTGGAACGTAGAAATTACTTCCCCAGAGTCAGTTGATGAGAGCGCAGACGGATTTGCTAAACACGGTGTGGTAGAAGTAAGCGCAACTGATGCTCAAGGAAACTGGAACAGTCACACCTTCGTTTTCAACTCTCCAGAAAACGTAGACGAAGAAACAAAGAGTTACTTTACAAATCATACCTTCCCTTTGTTTGTAAAGACTTCAAACACTCTTTTGTGGGAAGAGTAACCCACTTAGCGGTATCCTCATTTTGAGGGTGCTTTTTATTTGTCTCAAATTCTCTATCTTCTGTCTTAACTTTCTTCCGATTTGACTTACCATTTAGTCTTTCTGTCTTATTTTTAGTTAAATATGTGTTAAATCCTTCACTACTTGTCCTACTTCTAAACTTATTTGTCCTATATTCATTTTTCTTGTCATACAGTTGTCATAAGATTTGCAAAATCCTTTAAAATCTGCTATACTAGTCTTATTAAACTTGGAAAGGAGCAGATTAGACGATTGGACTTACAAAACTATACACTAAAGGGTGTTGACTTAGCTAAACAAGTGTTAGCAAATGGCTTAGCAAGAGGATATCCTATAGTTCTCAAAGGCGACCCGGATGTTGACGGTTTGTGTGCTTGGTACGTAGGAGCTAAGATATTGCAGAAAGCAGGTTATTCTTTCCACTCTTGTGTCAACACAGATAGAAGACACGGTATGATCGAAGAAGAACTCGTCAAGAAAGGGCGTAGTTGGGGGCAGTTTGATTATTACATCCCTACAGAGTACCACCAAAATGAGATTATTATTAACGTAGACTCTTCTATTTCGGCAGAGGAGATGTTACAGTTGACTCAACAAGGGAATTTTGTCATTAGCTTAGATCACCATGAAGTTGAAAGCAATCCTATGTTCCCAAACCAACAGTATTGGTCTACCACAGAGGAAACAGGAGAAGGGGTATCCCTCATTGGTGAAGCGGTTTTAATCAATAACCAATATGATTTTGAACCTGAGGAGCTTAGATTTTGGTCAGGAACGGGAGTTGTTTTAAATGCTTTATCAAAGATTTTAGAGGTAGAGATTGAAACTGAGTGGGTCGCAATGCACGGTGTCACTTTGCTTTCTGATGTACGAGCTATTGAAAATCCTTTAGCAAGAGAGATTTTAAAGGTAACTTTTGAAACTCCTTTAGTTCAAATGCCAGTATTGAGGAAATTAGTCAATGTGTGTCAAGCCGAAGTTCCTACTGCTTTTCAGAGGTTCCCTGAGAAGTTGGATAGAACTTTCGTGGACTTTAGCTTGTCTCCTTACATTAACGCTTCGTATCAGTTGAATTTGAGTGAGTATTTGTTCAGATTGTGTATTCAAACAGATTTCTTTTATTCACTTCCAGCTAAGACTATACGAACTCGTATTTTGAACCACATGAAAGATTATCTGAAGGTCACAGAGCTTGAAAACTTGGTTATTTTAGCGATTGATGTAGCAGAGATACCAGAGACTTCTGACTCGAAAGAGTATAACTTTAAGTATACTTCTTTCCTTGGTCTGATTGCGAACCAATATTTGAGAGATTTAGGGAAAACTGTTTTGATTGCAGCAGTTGAAAAGGGTAAGTGGCTCAGAGGTTCTGTTCGTGGTTTTCATTCGGATGTAGAGTACAGAGAGTTTTTTGAACATCACAACTTTGATGCACAAGGTCATAAAGGTGCGTTTGGTTTGGTTTCTGTTAAAGGTGCTATAAACTTCCCTCAGTTAGATAAAGACCTCGGTATCCTCGAAAGTGGTGCAACTCAGCAAGCTTCGAACATTCATGTAATGTCGAATTTGTTGGCGAACTTTGATAAATTGAAAGAATTAGCTTATGAAAATGAGTTTTTATTGAGTTCTCATTTTCATTCTATCTCATATAGTGGTTTAGCTTATTCTACGTTTACAGAATCGGCTAAAAAGAGAGGTTATGAAGTGGATGGAATGTTTGTTGATTCGTTCGACAAAGAGTTGAACCCTAAAAACGCTTTGATTGTTCCTTATTTATATGGCGATGAATTGAAGTTGATATTGAGAAAGTAGAACTTAGGTTATTTTCAAAAATTTGAAAATTCCCTTTGAATTTAAGATTTATTTTCAAGAAACAAGAAATAGAAAGAAATGGTGTAGAAATGACACAAGTAAAATTGATGGTTGATTTAGGAAACTCAGAAACACGCGCAGTAGCACAAATTGTGGAAGAGGGTATCGTCAAGCACACAAGAGGTTATTTGCTTGATAACCACTTTGTAGTAGAGAATTTAGCAACTAAAGAGATGTATTCTCCTTATATCCAGTCTGAGGAATTCAGTAAGTTAGACTCTAATATTTTTGAAGTTTCTCTACAAGTAGGGGAGAAAAAATTTGATAAATTGGTCATGTGGGGTGATTTAGCGACTGCCAACTTACCTAAGAAATTGAGAACGCCAGTAAGTCATCTAGCAAAAGCTAATAATTTGTTGAATTATGTAGTTCTCATTAACTTGATGGATAAAGTATTAGATTGGGTGAACATGGTTTACCCAACTAGTTCAAAACAAACTTTATCAAAAGAAGTTCAATTTGATTTAGCGGTATTGACTCCACCAGCTCAAGTTAGTTCTGCTCGTACTATTTTTGAGTCTAATTTAGTTCGTACATTTAAGTATAAGAATTTGTATGACGGTGTTGAATTAGACTTGAAAGTGAACTCAGTTAAGGTTCTACCAGAAGGATATTCTTCATTTTATTCAGTCTTTTTGAATTATGCAGATTTGAACCTTCGTCCTCATTATGCAGACTTAGCTTCTCGAAATGTGTTGATTATTGACTTTGGTGAGGGTACTACGGATTTAATTGGGGTATCTAGTCAACGATTCCTTGAAAGTTTGAACCATACCATTAAAATTGGTGGTTCTACTATCCTGAGTAAAGTACGTGCATCTGTGAATAAACGTTTAGGTTTAGATATTCCGATTGCAAGTTTCAAAGATGTGTTGAAAACATGTGAGGTTCAGTATGGTTCAACAATCTATAAGGTTCGAGAAGATGTAGAACAGGCGATTTATTCGGTTGCTTCGGATATTGCACAAGAGGTTTTCACTTATTTGCGAGGAGCAGAAGTAGAGGTTTCATCCTTTGACCGTTTGTTGCTTGTAGGTGGTGGGGTTGTACCTAATGGTTCTACAGTTACAATTTCTGATGCTTTGTTGTCTGAGTTGCAAGTAGAACTACCTACCTTAGACTTGGTAGATTTGCAATACTTAGAGGAACCAGAGATTGAGGGTATCCCCTTTGACCTTACAAGTCCTCGTTACTTGAATATTCTAGGGTTAATGATTGGTGTAGCTCTTGCACAGAAAACACAAGGTTGAGGTGGATAGATGGCTGATTTCGAGTATTTGTACTACGAATTAAGTAGGTCAATCATAGCAGATGTGGAGTCTGTTCTCTTAAAAGCTAGGAGAACGGATATTCGCTTGGTACAAGGTGGATCGAAGTTTCAACCTTTGTCTGTAAAAAGTCATGCTAGAAAGCCTAGTACAGCAGGGTTCTTACTAACAGTAGACGAAAAAGCTAAGTTAGATAAGAACAGTAAGCTTAAAGAAGCAGTAGGTGAAGATAGAGCACATATTATTACAACTTCTGATGAGTTAATTGACTTGTTAGAAAAAGAACTTGGTTCTTCTTTACGTTCTACTTCTAAACTTACTGAGGAAGTGGTTTCAGTTGAACCTTCGGTATCCTCTTTCGTTAGCCCTTCTCCTATGGTTGAGGGAGTTGAGCCTTCAGTAGTTGAGCCTAAAGAAGAGGTAAAGGTGGAAGATTCTTTACCAGCGGAACAAGATGTTGTTTTACCAGTTGATGATGGCTTTGGTTTAACGATTGAAGAGGAAGTTCAAGTTTTAAGAGCTGAGAATAACTCTTTAAAACGAGATTTAAAACAGGCACAACAAAACTCAGCAGGGGTATCCACAGAAGAGGTCGATTCTCTAAAGAAAGACTTAGAAACTAAAACTTTTGATTTAAACGCTGAGAGAGAAGCACATAGTAATACTAAAGACACTTTAACATTGGTAGAGCAAGATTTTGAGAAGAAGAAATTTGAATACGCTAAGTTAGAAGTTGAATTAGATGAGGTAAAGGCTAAGTTGAAAGAAGGTGCAACTGTACCAGTAACTCCTCTAAGTGTTCCAAAAAATGTTGAAATTTATGTAACTGCTTCAAGCTTAGATTTGGTTCAGTCGTATCATTATTTGCTCTTGAACATGAAAAATACTTTAGTAATTGATTTATCCCCAGAAAGTGTGATGGACACGCTCGTTCGATTAACGAAGCGTAACAGAGTAGGGAAGTGGTTGTTAGGAGAGCAAAATATTAGAGCTTTGTACTCTCCTTATGATGAGATTAAAACGAAGGTTGCTGATGGTTTAGAGTTGTTGACTTCACCTAATGCTTTGCTTCCAGTAAACTTTTTATCAGAAGTAGAATGGGAACGAAAATTGGAAGACTTATCTCGCTTGAATTGTAAAGTAGTTTTGTACTTAGGTTTAGAAACAAACCGAGGTGTTTTTGAGTTTCTAAGTCGATTAGATAAACAAGCAAAAGTCTTGCGTTCAAGTAGTCCATTGAGTGAACGTGCTTGGAAGCGCGTAGTTCGTCAATATGAAGGTTCAGTAGAAGAGGTGGCGATTTGAGTTTGAGAAAAACATTATCTGTACGTTTAACAGAGGAGCAGTCAAACTTGATTGAAGTCCTTCGTACAGAGAAGAAATTAAGTAGTTATATTTCCTTGTTGCTAGGTGCTTTACTTCAAGATAGGGTGTCGACTACTCAGTTCTTGCTTGGTTTGTCTGATCAGTCAGTAGCTTATAATGACTTACAAAAGTCTACTATTCAAGCGAACTTGTATGAGAAGTGGTTGTCTTTGAAAATTGAAGAACCTTTTGCAGATTGGGTAGCAACTTTACGAAGTGCTGAGATTAAGCATTTTGGTGGACTTGACATGCCTTTGGTTGATGTGAAATCTACGTTATTGGATTTGTTAGATGATTTAGGTTTGGAGTTGGTAGAAAAAGGTTCTACAACTTTAGATGAGGTGGAGAAAAGCTCACAAGGGGTATCTTCTACGGAGCAAAGTTCTTTAGTAGTTGGTTCAACTGAAGTAAATTCGCTTGAATTAAAAGATTTAGTAGCAAGTATGGTTCAAGAAATTCTCTCTACTAAGTCTACAGAGATAGGTGTCGCACAACTCCTCCCAGAAGCCCCCACAGAGCCACTGAACCCGTCAGAAGACGATGAGGGTGTAATTGTACCTAAAGAAGTAGAAACTGTATCAGAGAGCGCGACAGAGCCTCAAAATGAAGTTAAAGAGTCTGTGGTAGATGTAAGTGCAGACCAAGAAAACAATTCTTCTGCTGAGAGTCAACACGAAGTATCTTCTTCACAAGAGCAACCTACCTCATCTTCTAAGACAGACCCTCTTGTAGATACAACTGCTCTTATGAGTGCCTTTAATTTTTAGAAAGTGAGGTAATGAGTCGTGGATAAACAACCAGATTTATTTGGACAAAGTTCAAGTGGTTCTTTTGGTAATAAACCAAGACCAAACAACAGTTTTGGAAATAGTGCTAACTCGCAAGGTGGTTTTCAAGGTGGGGGTTTCAACTCTAACTTTAATCCCGGAGGTGGAGTTCCTTTCAAAAGTCCACAACAAGAGCCACCTAAAAGGTCGTATAAAAAGTTGTGGATAACTTTAGGTGTATTAGCAAGTCTCGGTATCGTTGGTGCAGGTTCAACTTTGGTGTATAAGCACAATCAAAAAGTTGCGATTGAAAAGAAAGCGAAAGAAGATGCTTTGAAAGAGTTGCAAGAGAAGATTTCAAGTGGTGTGTCACAGTTTTCACTAGCTGAGATTTCAGATACTTCTGAAACTAACGGTATTTCCTTGTGGGATTTGAACCTTACTTATGTTAGTACCAACACTTCAAGAACTGATTTTGTAGGTGCAGTCTCAAAAGCAGTAACAGTTGAATTAAATGGTTCTGACGCTACGATTAAGTCTCCTAACTGGGACTACATTGGTTGGGTTATAAAACATGTAGACCATGATAAAATCAAGGCTTTAACCAAAGATTTGAATAAGGATTCTTATACTTATAAGGATGATTTAGTAGACGCTTACGCTAAGTACATTGCACAGAACTTAGCTGATATGTTAGAGTACAAAAACTCTTACGTGGCTTCTTATATGCAAGGTTCTGATATTCCAAAACCTTACATTACTACTGAGATTTCAAATGCGGTATCCTCAGATAACAAACTAACTTATGAGTTTAATGAAACTTTGGATAAGGTTGTGTTTAGTTCAGATAAACTTCATACATCAGAAGACTTTTTTGTAGGTGTTGTAGAAGATAGTTTTGGTGAGAAGAGTGAGAGTCAGGTTCACAGTGAGTGGTCTACGCGAGAGCAGGAACTTTCAACCTACATTGAGAATTTACGCTCTTACCTAGGTTTAAAAGCTCGCAAAGTGGAACAAACCAAGAAAACTGATACAGGTACTGAAACTGTTGAGGTAGAAAACCCCAACACCTTTGATAAGCTAGACAATCCAACGTATGATAGTGCGGTATCCTCATGGCTTGAGCTGAAAAAAGTTGAGCCTAGTCCTTATACTTATGCCAACGGTGAAAAGAACCTCGATAAAGTTGTTTCCTATGGGTGGGTTGGCTCAACATACATTGCAAGTAAAGAAAGCGATGCGAAGAGTACAAATGTTCACATTGGTTCAGGAAAATATGAGGATCCAGTCACTTTAGGCACCCCATTTGTTACAAAAATGCAAGATACATCAGGTAATTATCAAGATGTTCGAGTGACTGTTACTAAGGTGTTAGTGGGTGATGAAGCCATTAAAGATGTTCAAACCTTTAACGATAAGAACAAAGGCTTTACCAATGTTTCGGACTTGGTTTTAGGTACTGTTCACTTCCAAGTAGAGAACTTGTCTGATAAGGAAATTGAGGTTGACTCTGAGTTTACGTTAGCTGATCCAGAGCAGAATCTCATTAACCGAACCGGTAATATGTACGGTCTCCCAGAGCGTTCGAAGATTGCAGCACGTGGAACTGCAGAGATGGTCGATTGGTTCAATACTAAGGAAACTAAGACTTTGAATTTAATGTGGGGCAAATCGTTTAACCACAAGCACGAAGCAGTCTATATCAATGCTTTAGGTGATGAGATTTACGACCAGTATGGACGCAAAATGGAGCGCAATACGAAGAAACTCGTAGAGAACAAAGCCCAAGCAGACCAAAAAGCGTTAGAGCGTTTGGCGAAAGAAGAGCTTGAAGCTCGTAAGAAAGCTGAGTTGGAGGACTAGATTATGTTTAAACGTAAACAGAAAACCTCTAAACCCAATTCTCTTTCGGTATCCGATACTCAGTACGTCAAACAACCAAAAGAACCGTTTTTAAAGCGTTTGGTGTCTTATTTCAAGACTCACAGAAAGACTCGGTTGTTTGTCTTTGGTCTAATTGGTTTAGCTATATCCTTGGCTTTACTTTTCGCTTTGTATAAAGTTATCTTGGTAGTGTTAGGAACCATTATGCAGTTTTGGTTCCGATACACTAGTAATGAAATCCTCTTGTGGGTTTTAACTTTAGTCTGCTTTGCACTCATTTGTGGTTTTTGTTACTTCTTGTGGGTGCGAAGGTCTGAGTACCTTAAAAGAGAAGAGCAAGAAGAAAAATTAGCAGTGAGCGAAGTCGAAGTAGATGAAGATTGGTTCCAGTCTGATAGTGGTTGGAACTAGGTAGTTTGGAAAGGTGGGTATCTTTCGTATGATTCGATTTTTCAAACGTTGGTGGTCGTCCTTGCAAGACCACACTAAAGGGGCTTTGATTTGCTCTGTTGTTGTTTTCGTCCTTTGGTTTTTCTTTAGAAAGTCTTTTTAAATATTAGTGGAACGCACTTCGGTGCGTTTTTCGTTTGACTTTTTCACTAATTTGTGATAAAATAAAATTATAAAAATTAGAACAAAGGAGATATTTTATGTCTGATAACTCACACAAATCAACTTCTTCACAAAATAACGGTAATATACCTAATGGAACTTTTAACATTTTTACACGCAAGCAAGGTCAGTCTTTGATTAGAGACAACATGGTTTTTGCTCATAACTTGTTACATAGTAAAGACACTATTCCCGGTATCCTCACAGTTGCGACTACACAAGCTAGATTAACTGGAGAACTTTCTGGTGAGGGTGTGCTAAATTGCGTACAAGACCAATACTACAGTTTGTTTGTTTCTGCTATTGGTGTTCTTCTTTCTGCAATGGATGAAGAAGGTGCATTGGCAAGTATTGGAGTAAACAAAGAAGATTTTGGGTTCGCAACTTTAGGTTTCTTATTAGGTTTGATTGAAGAAGCTTTAGGTTTTGAAGAAGGTACTGAAGAAGAAATTGATAGGTTAGCAGAGAAAGACCCAAATATTTTAAACTTCTTGGATAGACATTACGCTTCAATGTCTCGCCTTGGTTTGCTTGATGAAGAAGACTAAACCTAACAAGGTATCTTCTTGATAAATCAACGCTTTTGTGCTATACTAGATAAGAAGTAAGTGAAAAACTTCAACTCGGTCAAAGATGCTTGGTGGTGCTTGCTAGACCGAAAAAGAAAACGAACTCACAATTAAACGGTGCAAGAGAAGTCACGAAAGTGGCTTTTCTTGTTGACTTAACCACTTATTTGTGGTATAATTGAATAAACTTAAAAATTAAGGAGTTAGACATTTATGACTAAAAAGAATGCAGCGTTTGATTTGCAAGAACACAAACGATTTTGGGATGATCGAGGTGAAGAAACTTTAGAACCTATGTCTTTCGTATCACTTGCAACGTTTGAGCAAGAAGATAAGGTAGGATTTAGTTCAATTCGTGAGTCTCACGTTCGTAGCGATTCAGTTTATGTGACACTTGATACTATGGTAACTGCTATTACTCGTATCCTTGGTGCAAAAGAAACTTTTGAAAAACTTGGTTTAAACGCTGACGACCTCGTTAAGAACACAGTTATGACTTACATCGGTCAAATTGTTGACAAGTTGCCTAAAGATGAGGAAAGCATGCTTGCTTTGATTGAAGAAAATGAAGATGTTCGCAACTTGCTCGACCTACATTTTGCGAGTGCTGAGCGTTTGCTGGGTGGAAAAGACGAAGAAGAGGTGTAAGTGTATGGACAACACAGATTCAAACATTTTGGAAACTCAACTCTTACTTGGCAAACAAGTCTTAGAAATTCTCTTGGACTTGACAAGTGATAACAACAAAGAAGGTGCAGTCTTACCTTTAGACTTGAATGGTAGAAAATTCACTATTACAGTTGAGAAAGACTGACTTCCCCATGTACTTGTAATAGCTTGTACGCCCCATAATTCAGAAAGAAAGCACTCTAGGGTCTAATGTGCTTTCTTTTTATTTTAACTTGTAGTGGTATCCAAAGTTCGCAAACTTTTAGTAAAAAGTCGAAGTTTCTACTTGCAAAATTCTAGTTTATTTGATATACTATATTTAACAATAATTAAGGAGAGATATAACAATGGTTGCTCACTATGTAAATGAATTACCAGAGGACTTGCAAGTATTATTAGCAATGCGCTCTACATTTCAGGTTTGGTTTGATAACTTTAGGTACTTACAAGAGGTAAGTGTGGAAAATTTTCATGTTGATGGGGTTGATTGGGGTTGTACTTCTAATACATTTAGTATTACAGTGTTGAGACCTTCTGGACATCCTTTTGTGTCTTTGCATTTCACAGTTGCAGATAACGGCTTAGAATTAACTCTTGTAGCTCAAAGTTATACCCATGGTAAATTAGTAGACACTAAGATGCTTAAAGGCGTGGCTTTTACGGTGGAAGACTTCAAGGTTCTTCTAAGTGCTATACCTCAAACAGCATATATTTCCATTTTACGTTCTTTACCATTCTTCTTTGCATTGATTGGTTTAGAGTCACAATTCCAAGGGTATCAACATCGTTTTGCAGCATTAAATGGTTGGATTGAGGGGTAAATATAAATGGTTCAATCAGATGTAGAAGTATTTAAATTACATAATTTATTTCAAAGAGTTTTGTATAAGTGGTTGGGGTGTTCTCGATATTTAGATTTTAATATTGAAAAAGAGATTCCTCACTTAACTATATTTGTTAATGGTAACTCATTAGCGGTAGTTTCTTCTCATGAGAATGGGTTTCCAAGGTGTAGTATATCTTTAAGGAAATTAGTTTCTTGTCCACTTGATTATTGGGAACAAGGGGTTGCTGACTTTACGTTATATTCGAGAGTTTGTTTTTATGGTAGAGGGGAGCTTCAACATGACTTTAAACGTACTGATATAGGTACTTTAAGTATTGACTGGTATCTTTACATTTCGGATATTTTAGCACCTTTAAATGAGTCTCAACGATTTGCTTTAGAGTTTACTCTGAAAGAAGTTCTGAAAGAACTAGAAAAAGAACTTGAATATAAACAAAAACAGTATTATTCATTAAATACGGATTTTGAGCAATATAAAGGCTTAGAGTTTCAAGAGGGTTTTAAACGTTTAGATTAAGATATACTTAAAATTAAAGGACATAATATGACTAGAAATATCGAATTAACAGACTTGTACCAACGACTTAAGTTAGTTGTAAATACTTGGGTTGATTTAATCCCTTTTCAAAACTTTGAATTTAGCTCAGAGAGTTCGACTTTTGCTTATACTGTAAACTCTAAAGAATTTACTTTAGTAACTTATCGAACTACAGGTTTACCTAGTACAACTCTAGCTATTACAAAGCAGCCTAAAATAGTCAATGGGGTATCCGCAGGTTTGCTCTTTTCCGCTACATTTTGCTCTTATCGTAATGGTAAAGTAGAGTTTGAGTTTAAAGATTCATCACTTGATGTGATTGGTTCTGACTGGTACGAGTTTACTCGACAATTTTATTACCCTATAAGCAATTCACAACGATTAAGTCTTTATGAGTCTTTATTTGATTTGCAATTGATTTTACAGTATGAACTAAACCGTTTGAACGAAGAGTTCGATCAGTTAATATTCCTTAAGGATTTTAATGGAGGTTTTAAATGATAAACTTAAAACAATACACAAAAGAACAACGTTTTGCCTTAGTAGCAACTGCTTTGGTTGATACTTGGGAGAAACTTCGACGAGAATTAAACGGACCTGCTACGACTGAATTTAACGCTGATACCATGATTTTGAACATCGATAATCAAGGTTGCTTTGTAAATGTACTGAGACAGAACTATTTAACTTGGTACACCTTTAGTTTCACGTTCAATAAAGATAACAAATTGGCTTTTGCAGTGACTCCGTATGTTAGAAATAACCCTCAATTTAATGAGGTTACACGCGGTATCTTCACGGCTCATAGCGATTTTGAAAAGTTAGCTTCAGATTTACCTTCTGACTACTTAGCTCCATTTGTAAATAATTTGCTACTTATTTTTAGTGAAGATAACACATGGTCTAAAACCTTTAATTATTTCTTATCTAATTCTACTCAGTTTGTTCCTACTACAAAGCAGTTAGCAAAGCGAAAACCAGCTGATAAAGTAAATGTTAGAAAAGAGCTAAGAACAACTTTTCTCCGCATTTCAGACTTTTATAAGACCTTTTTGCTACATTCTATGTTGGATGAGAAAAGTTACGCAGAAGCAACCTCAACCTCCTTATTGACTATCAACAAAGCAGGTCTTTCTTATTCTGTCTTAATTGATAATAAAGCTTACTTTACATTTATGCTTGTACCCACAGATGAGCGAGACTATTATCTTTATAAACTCTCAAATCAAAATGGAAATTTAGATTCGTTTACTGAAGTTGGGTTGTTTTATGAAGATGCTGATCGTCTTTCAGGCTTAATTTCACGTGAATATATGTTAGGGTTCGTTACTGAATTTGAGTCTTTGATAACTAAAGTAGGTCTTTGGTCTGCTTACACAAGTCTTGGTTATGTAAAGTAAAGGAGAAAGCATGTTTCAAACACTAGACAACAGAACACAACTAGCGATTACCATTATGGCAACTGAAAAGGTCTACTCTAATTGGGTGGAAAACTATACGGTGTCTCGACCTTTCAAGAGAGATGTTAACGATAAATTTAACCTTTATATTCGCCCAGATGAGTTGACTTTCCATTTATGGAGGAAAGGTAGCGACTGTGCCTTTGCAAGCATTCTCATGCAACACCAACCTCAGGGTTATTGCTATATTTCTGTAGAGAATTACTTTAGGGGTATCGCTCGTGACACGCTCGACTTGAACAATCCCCATGCTACTTTTGATGATTATTTGAGATTAGCAAACAACTTCCCAGAGCAAGCTGTGGAATTAGTGGTTCAAGGATTGTTTAAAGGGTTTGAAACGGTCGGTTTGCTATCAGAGTTCTCGTACTATGTTGGTGTTGCAACTAATTTGTTGGATTTGAGAGATTGAGGTGAATACTATGGACGTAACAACAAAACCTTACTACAAGTATAAAAAGGACGCGTTTAAGAAACTCTCTGAGACTATTCTTGATATGCTTAAGAGAGTTGAGTCTTTGAAGAATGTTGTTGATTTACAATTTGCAACTTATGATGAACTGGAACTCTTTATTGGTTTTTCGGATTCAAAACTTGGTTCGATTGATATTTATTATCTAAACCGAGTCTCATTAGGCACTATTATCCTACCTATTTTTGATTATGACCCAATTCGTTTTTATGTGGACCCAGATTTTAGTGATGCTGACTTTTGGATTACTTTGGAAAACAAAGAAGCTAGAGTTGTTCGAGAAGAGTCACTTGCTTTGTTCAAGTCTTCTCAAAGTTCTTCTGAAATTCGTTCAGATGGTCATGTGATGGCAAATGCTCATACCCTGACAGTTACTTACATTGGGTTGGAAGATTCCTCGGTAGACAGTGTTATTTATCGAAGTTAACCCTCTCGGCATCTATTAAGGATTTGACCTTTTTGACAATCAAAAGGAGCGATAGCTCCTTCTCTTGTTCTCTTGGTATCCTAAACGGAGCTTGCTTTTCCTTAGTTTTAAATTGACAAAAACATTTTATTTTGGTATAATAGACTTATTAAAATAGAAAAAGGAGTTATAAATAAAATGATAGAAAATTGGACAAGATTAACTTATGATTCAAAGTTGAAGTTTATTTTCTCTGCTTTAGTTAAATCTTGGAAAGAGCTTGGCTCTGTTGAGTCCGAAGAGTTCAAATTAAAGAATGGAACAATACTTGTAAATTCGAAGGGTGTGTATTTGGTGTTGTTACGAGATACAGGGTCAATCTTTTTCACACTAACTCTCACTCACTCAGAGAATGAATGTGTACAAGTTACTTTAACACCACATCGGTATCGTCACCCAGATTTTAAAAATTCTGTGGTATTAGATTTAGTTGAACTTACTGATTACGAAAAATTTGTTTCTCTTTTGGATAAGAAACAAGTAGACGCTTTAATTATGAATTGTGGTACCGATTTGTTCAAGGAAATTCAATATTGGAACAACGTTTATACCACTCATCTTTCTAATGCTGTTTCTGATTACTTAGATGAAATTCAAATAAGTCAGAGACAGAATAGAAATATTGAAGATGTTGAGTTGGAACTTAGTTTTGCTTTTTCTCGCTTGACTCGTCTGTATGTAGACTGGTTATGGGGTTCTAAGGAGGGTAAACTCGATGGTGAGAGCAAAGTAGCTGATACGGAGTTCTCAAGTTTGCTTATCTCTAATGAGCGTTTGGTTTTCCAAACTAAGTTTAATGAAGTAAGTAGTTATACCTTTGAATTGCGCCCTCAAGGTGTAGGGTATGGTCATTTGGGTTATTTCTCTCTTGCAGATGACAAGAAATATTTGACTACCTTTGGAGTTTACTTAGGTGACTTTAAAGAAGGTTCCGTTTTAGTTTCTTCTATATCCAAAGAACATCAACTTTTGTTCTTGCAAGAATTGGAGCTTTGCATTGTATCTCTTGGTTTGTGGGGTGAATATTATCGCCCTAGTCAAGCTCTTTAAAAGTGAGGTTTACAGAATATCTCCTTACCAGTTCTTTCCAAACATAAGTTTGAGTGAACTTTCTGAACTCTCGGTATCTTTGCTTTCCAACCAAGAACGGAATAATGTTTTCAGCATTTTAGACTTTGAAGTTCGAGTAAGAAGTCAAATCTCTATGTTTAGATTTTTCTTCAACTACCACGAAATTAAATCTGAGAAACGCTTTTGGTTTGGGAAAAAGGAGAAGGTTGTGGATAGGTTTCTAACTATTTCTTACGATTACGCAACTTTAAAATCAGGTGTCACATCAGATTTAGTTGAATATATTTTTCAGAAAGCTTTATTAAAAGATAACAAAGTTTAAACTATGGTCTATAGACCATAGTTTTATTTTTCAAGTACAGTAGTTGACTTGCAAAATTGCTCATTTTGTGTTATAATAAGTTCTATTGAACGCAGAAAGAAAGGTAGTTTAGATAGATTAGATTATGCAAAATTTAGATTTAGACAAATCAAAAATCGTATGGGTGGTTGATTTCAACCATTTGGTACATAAGTATTTCCAAGGAATGCGCGCCAAAGGAGTTACTTTGACGGCTGATGTAGTGGTTGAGAGAGTAGACTCTATGGGGTCAGTCTATACAGAAAATGTAGTTGTAGATACTACGGTATTGTCTGCAATGTTGAAGTTCTTTGCGAACCGACTTTCAGGAGCAGGCTATAACCCAATGGTCATTTGTGCCGACTCTAAGATTTGGTCTCGCAAGGAGTACATTAAAGACTTGCTTAAACGAGAAGGTAAAGGTGGTACTTATAAATCAGGTCGTCCTAAGCTCGCACCAGATTGGTGGAACTCTGCTGAGTTGTGTTTAGCTTTGCTGAAGAAAATCGGTGTTTGTGTCTTGAAGAAAGACAACTATGAAGCAGATGATTTAATTGCAGAAGCAGTAAGGGTCGCTAAAATTCAGTACCCCAACAACCCTATTTGTGTGTTGACGGGGGACTTGGATATGGTTCCATTGGTTGATGATCAAGTCTCAGTATATATGTACCCAGCAACTCAAACATTAGCAGAGCAGGGGTACCCAGAGTTGAACAACTATGAGCAAATTACTCCTCGCACTTATAAACGTATTTTAGAGCGTAAAACTTCTGTAAAGAAGTTAGGTGGTTTTGCGGATTACAATACTTTGTTAGCAACTAAGATTATCCGAGGAGATAGTTCTGATACGATTCCTTGTATGAAAGGGTTCTTTAGAAAACCTAAACGCTTGGTTGACTTATTACAGAAAGTTGCAGAGGAAGAGGGTTTTAAAGAGTTTCGATATGAGCCTTGTGATGTTTTTTACGAATATAAACCAACAGGCAAGTGGTATCCTGTACTTCCGTACAAGCGCCAAGTGGATCGATACACTTTACCGAGTTTAGCAGATGTTCCATTCTCAACTGAGGGTTTGTCTCCACTCTTTATGGCGAAAGATTGGTTTGTAAAGATTGAAGAACCGACTGAAAAGATTGATCAGATGGTTTCTGTGTTGATGAAACACGGTTTAACTGAGGAAGAAGGTCAGCAGTTTAAAGACAGATATAGAGCTATGAACTTAAATGGTGCTTTCTTAGAGATGCGCGAGCCAAAACTCCGAAGAAAACCGTATCGACTGTTGGAACCTTCAGAATATGGCGCTGATTATATCATTCCTCCTATGGACTTAGCTTTATTAAATGTTGAAGCACTTAAGTTCCAAATTCACATTCAAGGGGTGTAAGATTTTGAAATACACATTGATTTTTACACCATTAGAGGGTGAAGATGCAGGGTTTGATTTTACCGTTGTAGAGAAAGTTTTTCATAGAGCCTATAGTCGTTTAAAAGATAAAGGTTTTCCGATTGAGGAACTTACTGAAAATTCGATTGTGACTGGTGTTTATCCCAAGGTCGGCAGTCGATTTGATGGGGTTCGAGGAATGTTTACAAAGGAGTTGAGTTAACAGATTATGGTGCATTTAAAAGTATTTGAGGCCTTTGCAGGAGTAGGTTCTCAACACATGGCTTTGAGGAATTTAGGTGTTGATTATGAGGTTGTAGGGGTATCTGAGATTGATAATTTCGCCCATCAGTCTTATGAAGCTATTCACGGAGAAACTAAGAACTTTGGAGACATTTCAAAGTTGCAACCTGAGGATTTACCAGACTTTGACTTGTTTACTTACTCTTTCCCTTGTTTCACAGGAGACTCTTTAGTATTTGTAAAGGAAAAAGGATATGTTCCGATTAAGGATATTTCTGTAGGTGATTTGGTTTTAACTCACACAGGGGAGTATAAAGAGGTTACTGCTCATTATAATCAAGGGGTAAAACCTATTACAGAAGTATCTACGATGTTGTCGTCAACTATAAAGACAACCGCTAATCATCAATTTTATGTACGTACTAAAATAAAAGATACTTCTAATAGTTGTGGTTTTTATTTTACACAACCATATTGGAAAGTGGCGGAAGATTTACAGAAATCTGACTATGTGGGTTTTCCAGTAAATTCTGAATCTAAATTACCGACTTGGGAGGGTATTCTTTATACGTGGTCTGATGGTAGAAAACCTCGTTTAAAGAATAAAATTAAAGATAAATTAACAGATGTTCGATTTTGGTGGTTAATTGGTCGATATATTGCAGATGGTTGGGTTCGAAGTCAAGGAGGTATTGTTTTAGGTATTGGTAATTCTAAGTTACCTTTAGTTCAAAATCAATTAGCGGGTATTTACAATTATTCAGTTTCGGAAGAAGGTTCAGTTTCTAAGGTTCATATACCAGATAAGGAGTTAGAAAACTTCTTAGAATCAGTAGGTAAAGGTGCATCTAATAAGGTACTTCCTTATGCTTGGTTAGATTTACCTGTAAACTATTTACAAGCTCTAGTTGAAGGTTATTTAAGTGGGGACGGTTACGTTCAAGGTACTAGAATTGTAGCTAGTTCTACAAGTCAATCCTTAATATTAGGTATGGCTCAAGCTATCATGAAGGTTTATAAACGACCCGTAAAAATATATTCTAATAAATTACGTAGTAAACCTCATATAATAGAGGGTAGATTGATTAAAGAAAATCCTAGTTGGAGTTTAGCTTTTACTAAAGAAGCTCGTAAACATGATCGCTCTTTTTATGAGGATGATTTTGTTTGGGGTCCAGTACGTTCTGTGGTTTTATCAGAAAATAAAGAATATGTTTACGATATTAGTGTAAAAGATAATCACTCTTTCACAGTTCAAAACTGTATTGTTCATAACTGCACAGATTTAAGTTCTGCAGGAAAACAAAGAGGGTTTGAAAAGGGTTCAGGAACGTCCTCTTCCTTGTTGTGGGAGTGTCAACGTATTATTGAAGGTAAGAAACCAAAAGCCTTGCTCTTAGAGAATGTAAAAGCTCTTACAAGTGTTAAATTTAGAGATGGTTTTCACTCTTGGTTGTCTTTTTTAAGAGGTTTAGGTTACATGAACTACTATGGGGTTCTCAATGCCAAAGACTTTGGACTTCCTCAGAATAGAGAACGAGTATTTGTTGTTTCAATTTTAGGAAAGCACAAACCATATCGTTTTCCAAATGGTTTTGATGATGGTTCTACAATGGCTTCTCTGTTGGGTAGTGAGTTAGACACGAAGAAGTGGCACAAGCAGTACAATATAGATCGATTTACTTACGAATTGCGGGATAAAGGGATTGTGCATTACCTTGGTCGCTTCAATGTTCCTATTGACTATAAGTTAGATAAGTTGAAAGAGCAATGTTTCGAAGATATAGGTCTTTCAACTGTTAAAGAGTCAATAGGAATGCGCACGCAGTGTTTGTTTCCAACAGGAAAAGTAAGCTGCATGTTAGCTTCGGACTATAAGTACCCTAAAACAGTAGTTGAGGGTATAGGTTGTGAAGTTCCGTCTAAGTTGTACCCTTCGGATGCAAGTGATCCTCTAGCTCGTCCTTTTGTGGAATATGAGAGAGGTTTGACCTCTACAAGAGAAGAACTAGCAAAAGACCCAAGTGTATTGTGGTTGTCGGAAAAAACTGCAAACAAACCACAAGGGTTGTTTAACTTAGCTTTAATGTTGTCTGAGGATCAAGTAGAAGAGCTAGAACCTCTAAGTGGATTTTACTCTATGCGGTATCTGACTGCAGGGGAATGTTGGAAATTTATGGGGTTCTCTTATGATGATTATCAAAAAGCAAAAGCAGTAGGTTTATCTGATTTACAACTTTATAAACAAGCGGGTAACTCGATTGCAGTTCCTTGTTTGGAAGTTTTGTTTAAAGAGATTTATACTTCGCTTGAATTAGAACGTGATTAAACTAGAAGGGGAGGTACTGAGTTGGTTGTGTTAACAGAGTTTAAAGATTTAGCACAAGGGCGATTGACCGTAGATGAGTTTAGGTTACAGAAGGTTCAATTTGATAGAAGTGCTTTACTAGACACTTTTGATGATTTCGCAAAACATAAACTTCTTTGGAAGGTGGTTTCTCGCTCTTCTAAAGATGAAGATATTCATTTAGTAGATTTACTATTTGAAGTGGTTTACCCCGATATAACAGATGGTATAGTGTTACCTGTAGGTTTTACTCAATCTATGTCTATCTTTTCTAATTCAACAGTTTCTTGCGGTCATGATATAGATTGTATTCGTACTGTTTATGTCTCTTTATTGGAGTATGTTGAGCTTTATTTTGGAACAGGTTATAGAAATTCTATGAAAATAAAGCAATATCAGAAGAATAAAGCTTTGGTAGAAGGTCATGAGGCGGTTGCTAACTTACGAGTAGGTGAAGTAGTTGGGTATCCTCAAACTCTACCAGAAGTCAAAGCAAGTACAAATGAAGAGTTAGAAAGTGAAATTTAAGTTAAATGAGTGAGAAGAATTTTAAAACTGTAAACCAAGATGAAGTGAATCCTCAAGTAGTTAAATTTATTTAGAAGTATAAAAAAGTAAAACATGATAAGACTGAAATAGTCTTGGATTGTATAGAAGGTAGTCGCAGTCGCCTCAACTCTGATTCTTGTGCAGTATACTGCACAAGAATAAGGTGAGAAACAACTTATGTTGGAAACTTTAATTTTGTTAAGAAATTAGAGAACTGTAATTGCTTGATTTCTTTGAGTTTAAATGTTAAAATAAATTTATACTTGACTATGAGTTTTATTATATTAAAAAATAAAAGAAAGTAGAGATTAAAATGAATAATTTTAATAGCAAACAACGCTTTGGGATTCGAAAGATTCATGGTATTACAGGTTCGGTACTTTTAGGTCTTTTGGTGTTTTCAATGGCAACTTTAGATAATGTATCTGCAAATGAAGTGTCAGATGTAACTTCTGTAACTTCGTTGGTATCTAATACGGATAATGTGATTAATTCAGCAGAATTAAAAGAAGTAGATTCTGGGTCGGAAACAGTTACAAAACCAAAAGTCAAACAATACAATCCTAAGTGGGATACTGTTGATGAGTCAGGTAATGTAGTTCGTGACTTGAATAAGTATTCTGATACTGAAGCTAATAAGCTAGAAGAGTCAGAAAATCCAGATTCAGGTGAAGTCGATAAACCAGACTCAGGAAAAGTCGATAAACCAGACTCAGATGAAGTTGATAAACCAGATGCAGGTAAAGTTATTAAACCTGTAGATAAAGAGTCGTTTACTTTTAAAACAACTTGGGAAGATGACTCAACTGAGGATAAGAATGGTGACGGTTCAAACTTAATGAGTAATTCATTAGTCTTTACCTATTCAAATACAGAGGCTGCGGAGAATTTGTACGTAACTATTTCTAAGGATGATAGATATAATATTATTAAGTCAAGTCAAAGTGAATATGTTGGGTCATTAAAAGATGGTCGTTCTGTCTATAAAATTAGTTATTTGAATGGGGCATCTCAAGTTGAATTTAAGTCTGATTTCAATAGCACTAGAAAAGATACAACAAAAAAGAGTGGTAAAGTGATTAGTTTCGACTATTCAGTTTACCAAGTATTATCTCCTACTCAAAATACTAGTCTTCAAACGATGCTTGATAACTCTACTAAACTATATAGTGGACGTTTAACTTATACTTATGATAAACTAAAATATGCGGGGTATACAATTACAGATAAATTGAATTCTGTAGTTAATACAAATATTGAAGCAACTGACGGTTTAAGAAAACTTGATGTAGTAGAATATAGTGCAGCGACTGGAAAACTTATTCGTAAAAGTCAAGTGATTTCTGTTGCAACAGGTTTGAATAACGCTGAGTATTCTAAAAGTTTTACTTATGGTAGGAGTGCTTATGAGTTTTCATTTGAGTATGAAACTCCTAATCATGAAAGAGAAACTATTACTGTATCTGGTATTCCAGAGGGTTTAACACCTGTTGTTAACCATAAAAAGTTAGCAGATGGATCTTATAAAATTGATATGAGAGACTTGTTGCTACAACCTCATGGTTCAACTACTATTGATTTTACAATGAGTGATGAACTGGCTAACAAGGTTATCGAAAATCCTCAAAACTTTAAACCAGAGTATAGGTTGGAAAGATTAAATGATGATGGAACTCAATTTATACAAGTAGTTAAAGACCCTTATGGTTTTATACTGCATCCTTACAAGAAACCAGAAGGTGAATTGTTCGAGCATAGTGTAGTTAACCTTAGAGATGAATACACTTCCATAGATAGAAAAATATCTTATGGGGAGTATGTTAGCTTAGTAGATGCAAAACATGAACATATTCCTATGGTTGCTAGATATCAACGTTTACTTGAGGGTAGTAATCCAGCAACGGTTGTTTATGATTTACAAGGTATCGATGCCCATTTCAATAAAGTATCAAATACAGATTCAACGGTATATGCCTATGTTAATGGTGCGTGGGTAGAAGTTTCTAACGATGATAAACTTCGTGAAGTTATTTTACCTGCAAATACTAAAAAAGTAGCTTTATCTCACGATGGTCTTAGTAAGGGTGATATGAAGTCTCCAAAATTTGATGTTTCGTTAGATAATCCAGCTAAGTTTCTTTCTGAGAATAAGAATGTTCGTACATTCTTAGACTTACATGCACGTGTATTCTTTTCTCCAAGTGTTGTTACATATATGGATGATAGTGATATAGACAAAGAAGGGTATATACTCGCTGAACGTGTATTGTTGTTGCCTAAGGAAAAGTGGGCTTACAATATTAAGATCGAGAGTTCTCGTTACCCTTTACCTTTTGAACGTGGGACAACAGCTATCAATGTTCGAACTAACTGGGAAACAGATGGGCCCTCTGATGTTAGACGTGAACACCCAACAACTCATGTAGATTACTTTGTACATTTATCTAAGGATGTGGCAAAACTTAATCCAAAGTTCGATAAATCTGTAACTGTTTTATCTGAATCTAAAGTAGATGATGGTGTTGTTTACCGTATTTCCTTTAATACTTCGGAAACTCCAGAATTTAAAATTTCTATTGATTCTGATGGTATTACTCCAGTGAATGGAAAAGTTACAGTGGGTAAAATTGATGATTACCCCGGTCAAGATTCTAATCGTTTAATTAGTGAGAGTGGTTCAACTTACCCTATTGGTGGTTCTAAGATTGATTTTGGTCATGATTTGAAAGGTAAACATATAACCGAGTCTTCCGCTATTGTTGAGTTTAAAGCTCTTCGTGAAATATTCTCGAAATTAGAGATACTTGAACAAGAGCCTACAGTTGATTCAGTTACTAAGCAGACTACCTTCAATTATAATTTGGTGGGTTCAGTTAATGACTACACTGGTACAGGTAAAGCTATAAAAAATGCCATTTTCGGTATCCCTAAAACAAGAAAAGGTACAATTTTAAACCTTAGTAAGGTTTTAGAGAATCAGGTTGGAGTCTTATCTTATTCTTATGAGTTAGATAACAGTGGTACTTTTACAAGCTCTATTCAACCTTCTGAGTTATCAAAAGTAACGAAAGTTAAAGTTACTTATGATAATGCAGTAACTGTAACTGCTGAAAACCCTTGGGTATTTACAATTCCTTTAGTTGTTGATGAAAAATCTAAAGATACTAAAGAAGCTATTGGTACTTTGTCATTTGAATATTCAGACGATACATCATTAGTTACAAACAATGTTCAAGTTAGGAAAGCAGCTATTCCACGAGAACGTGAAGATAAGAAACCGTCTATTCCAAAAGAGCGTAAAGATTTTCTGAAGTTTCAATACTTTGAAACTGTCGTTAGCATAGGCAACTATGATGAAACAAATCCTTTGTATAAACCTAATAGATTTGAAGCATTGAAGAAATATCTTCAAGAACATCATACTGAGGTTATTCCAAAAAATGGGGAAAATGGTCTTAGTAGTCACATTGTTGGCAGATTGGGTGATGAATCTATTGTTAAACGTATTTATACTGGTACAATGGGTAAAGTTACCTTAAATGCTGAGGATATTTTTGAGTATGTTTATGATAAAGAGACGCTAAAAGGTAAAATTAAGGAAATAGTACCGTATCATATAAATCCTGAGCCAGACGGGAAGGTTGATCCTAATTCTTATGAAGCTAATACAAATTATGTGTTACAAGCCATCGTTAAGGTTGACAAAAATGGTAATGAGTCATTTTTACGAAAAGGTGAGACCTTTACAGTTTCAGACATTGATGAAATTAGGGTATATTACACCCCTTATACTAAAATAAAATCCAGAGGTTACATTTATACATCAAGGGTAGATAATCCTGATGATTATGTTAGAAATAACCCTATCTCAGACGAGGGTGTTCCTATTGAGGACTTTATGCGATATGAAGTCACTTCTAATATGATTGGTAAACCATTGTATAATGATGATGTTGAAGGTTTGACTTACGGTTCGTCAGCTATTGTTAAACCTAAAGAGATACCTTCTCGTACAGAAGTTGAAGAAAATGACCGATTTAAACGTACCGTTACTTATAGTTATACCTACCACCCTTTAAAAGACATTGATGGGTATAAGGATGATGGAACTCGTCTTGTAGCTTATAATGGTACAAGTACGGATCTTCATGCAGTATTCTTTTATGACGAACATGTTGATGAGAAGATTGAGTGGAAAACTAATCCACTGAATGTACGTTACATTGATATTGACACTGGCGCTTTGTTAACTTCTTATCAGGTTCAACGATTGAAGGATGAACCTATTGGTGACTTTGATCGTGAATATCCTAGTTATACATTTATAAGAGCTGATTTTGAACCTACAGAGTTAATGGGTGATTCTGAGCGTACTGTTAACTTGTATTTCAAACATCAGAAAGCAACTGTCCGTACTGAAATTTATGTGGATGATGTCTTGGTATCGACTAAAGATAAAGAAGTTGATACCTTATCACCAGTTGATAAATCTGTATCTGATCAAGTCATTGAACATGAGAATAAGGTAGCTAAGTACATTAGAACAGAGTCTGACGGTGATTTTGCTAGTGAAGACGGTTCTATTGTAACAGTTAAACATTATTATGAAACTGTTCGTGAAATAAATGATGTTGAGGTCAATGTTGTGTTCAAATATAAAGACACGGTTGTTGGTTCAACATTGGCAGATTCTGGAAAACAAGGTAATGATGTCGATTGGAACGTATTGTCAAGCACTTCAGATATTGTAGACATAGTTACTTATAAACCGTTAAATGGTACATGGGAAGACCTTAAATTGACAGGTAAATTACCTTATGAAGAAGGTAAACGTATTTATACAGTAGAAATTCCAGTAACTAAGCGTGTTGGTCGTATCATTGTGAACCATAAGGATGAATCAGGGGTTGATATTATTCCACAAGAAGTTTATAAAGAACAACCGGTGGGTACTCCTTACGATAAGATTTTGCCATCTACAAAAATTCCTTTTGAACAAGGATATGTAAATAAAGATGGTAAGTTGTATTTACGAACTACATCTTATATTCGTGTCACAAAAGACGATTTCGGACCAGGTACACTTGTAGAAGGTGATAATGTCTTTACCTTTGTATTTAAGAAAGCTACTAAAGATATTGAACCTAACATTGTAGGGAAGATACCTAATGATGCTCCGAAGGTAGAGATTCCAGAATACAACGAACCTATTGGTATCTCTGGAGTTCCAGAAGTTCATGAAAAACTTGACTTTATAGGTGGGGTAGTGCCTCTCAATCCTCCTATTGTAACTATTCCAGAATACTTGGAACCTGTCGGTACTGTACCGAATGACGCTCCTAAGTTGGAGATTCCTGAATTTGAAGGTGGTGTAGTACCGAACGATGCTCCTAAAGTTGAAATTCCTAGTTATGATGAACCAGTTGGTACTGTCCCAGATGGTGCTCCTAAGGTAGAGATTCCTGAATTTGATGGTGGTATTCCAGGTATTCCAGAAATTCATGAAAACCCAGAATATATGGGTGGGGTTATTCCTAATAATCCTCCTACTGTGGAATTTCCTGAATTTAAGGGTGGAGTAGTGCCCAATGATGCTCCTAAAGTGATTATCCCTAGTTACGATGAACCTATTGGTATATCAGGAACGCCAGAAGTTCATGAGAAACCGAGTTATGATCGACCAGTTGAGGTTGTTCCTAATGATGCCCCTAAAGTTACAATTCCAGAATTTAACGGAGGTGTATCAGGAATTCCGGAAGTTCATGAAAAACTAGACTACAACAAACCAATCGGTCTATCAGGAACACCAGAGGTTCATGAAAAACCAGAATATGAAGGTGGAGTAGTACCAAATGATGCGCCTATTCAGGAAAAACCTGAATATGTTGAAACTATTTCTTCTGTTAAGGAAACTATGTTACCAAATACAGGTGGTGCTGATTCAAGTATTTTTAGTCTTTTAGGTGGATTGTCATTAACATCCATTCTAGGATTTGTTTTTAGACAACGTAAAGAAGAATAAGTAAAAAAAGAGGTACTAAAGGTATCTCTTTTTAATATTAACCTACATAGTTGTTATTTTATCTTTAGTAAGGTTTCAATTTAACAATGAATTGGAGTCCAGTTGTTTTTATTCTGGTATTTTATTTGAAATTTTGTTAATAAGGTGAAATTCACTAGTTTAAGCCTGTTGTGATGTATATTTAATGCAATTGTGAATTGGTTTGTTGGAGATTTGAGGTTAATACTGTAATATATAATCGTTGACTTATTCAATTCGATGTGATAAACTAACTTATAGTTGAGGTACTTTAGAGTTTACTTAGATATATTTAAGAGAGCTTCTAAAGGTGCTATAAGGAATTAAATTATTTTATAAAGGATGTGTACATGTTAAAGATGTTTAAAGATAAAAAAAGAGTATTATTCTCTAAGAAAATATAAAGGTGTCGGATTAGCTTCTGCGTTAGTAGGTTTAGCCTTTTTATCACCTAGTGTTATGGCTGATGAGATTGCAACACTTAATACGTCTACAGGTGATGTTAGTGTTGTAAATCTTATGTCAGATACTACTTCGTTTACTTCTGAGAATACAGTTACTGATACTACAAATACTACACCAGAAGTAGTCAAAGAAGATTCTTTAGCAACTGAAAATGTAGTAGAAAATAGTGCAACTACGGTAGTAGTTGATAAACCTACAAAGGTTTCAACTCCAGTTGTTGCTGAACCTCCTAAGGTTGAGTCACCTAAACTAGAAGAAGCGCCTATTGAAAAGCCATCGAATGAAAGTAGTTTTACTGATAGGTCTAATGAATCTGCTGTTACTGAATCTAATCAACTAACTCGTTTGAGACGTAATAAACGTGATGTTTCAGGTTCTTCAACTCCAATGAGAACTTACTATTCCACCACAGAATATGTTACAACTGATTCTTCAAATATTCAAGAGGTGAATAAGATTGATTATACAACCTCTAAAAATCCTTCCCCTGCAGAAGTAGGTAAGGGTATCTACAATAACCAGATTGAAAGTATAGAACAGTTACCTACTAATACTCCAAACGCTTATCGTTTCAGGATAAAACTAAAGGACGGTGAAAGCCTACCTGATGGTGGGAAGTTGCTCTTATCTTCTTTAGGTTTAAAAGAACCTGTTTCTGCTGACTTGTTTATAGGTACAGACAAGATTGGTGTTATTAAGACTTATTCTGCAGAATATAATCCAGATTCTATTACTAATCGTCTTAATAAAACTAAAGATGTTGATTCTTACATAGCTTTATTTGAGTCTATGAAGCCTACTGATCAACCTCTAACTAGTTTAGTTCTTGAGTTTAATAAAAACTTTTCTACATATAATAAGAACCGATTGGTTGAGTTTGAGCTGAATTGGTCTAAATATACCGTAGTAGACCATTTAATTAAAAGTAACGGTTCAGAAAAACAAGTAATTACAGGAACTAACGGTGTAGATCACGTACCAGAAAAAACACTCAAAGGGTATCTCTTAAATCCTTATGATACTAAAGCTATAACGGCAGGAACTACAGTAAATTTGGTTCAACTCGATAATCCACCTCAAACGTTCAGCTACGCTAACAACTTGTGGGTATCCTCAGGCTGGGTTGGTGTTACTAAACCTTATTATTTTGATGATTTTTTCATTAGTGCTCCAAAACAGTTTGAGGTTTTAAACAGAGATTTATCTTCTAGTCCTATTGTCGGTCATGCGAATGACACATTTAAGTTTGAAGTACCAGAAAACTCTTTATTCGCTACAACAGGGTATAATGTGGGCGATATTGTAGAGTTAGATGGAAGGGATTTTACAACTCCAAAAGAAGAGGTTACTCCAAATCGTTTTACAAACTCGAACAAGTTTGCTACTACAAAAACAGGTGAGTATAAGACCCGTAAGATTAAGGTACGTTTCCAGCTTGTAGAAAAAACTGATAGAAGTTATACTTGGAAGTTAGTGAATGACCTTGTATTAGAAAATGCTCAACTCGATATGGATGTCAAAAAACTTTTTCCATTTCAACCTCGTAGAGACTGGATGTCACGTTTTGGGGAAAACAAATTGAAAGAGTTCTTGTCAGGAACCTCACGTGATGGTAGTCCTTACTTAACTAATAATCAGTTGCAAAGTACGTTGACCACAAATATTGGTGGAGTTGAAAAGTCCTCTTCGGGTACAGGAGAAATTCATAAAAACGTAAATATCCTGTTCGGTGAAGCAACTACTGGCTCTGTAAAGGTAGTACATAAAACAGATGCAGGTGTTACACTAAAAGAAGAGGTTGTAGCTACCAACAAACCTTGGTACACTCCTATAAATTTAGATCCAGCTACGTTTGAGGGGTATCAATTTGTATCTTCTTCTGAAACTTTGTCAACCTTGGTTGGTCAGGGTGATAGAACTATAGAATTAGTTTATGCAAAACCTAGCGAAACTGTAGACCGAGATTATCTCCCAACTAAGTATATCGTGGATAACACCAAAGATGGAACATATAGAAACATTGTTGAAGGTAGCCCAACAGTTACAACAGTTCGTAAAGAGTATATTTACTCACCAATTACAAGAACTTCTACTCCTAAGTATACAACTACTAAGGAAGAAGGTAAACCTATGGTTGTTACTATCGGTTCAAAACCTACAACCGAGGTTACTTACCAAGATTTCACTACTCGTTATGTAGCAGACCCTACTCGTACTGCGGGTGAGAAGTTCACAGAAACTGCAGGTGTCCGTGGTACAACTACAATCGAAACAACTTACTCTGTAAATAAAGAAACTGGGGAAGTAACACCAATGAAAGGTCAATCTGTAGTTGTCGCACCGAAAGAAGCAGTCATTAAAGTGGGTACTAAACCAACTATAGTTGAGACTACAATCCCAGTAACAACGACTTACAAAGCTGATAACTCCCTTGATTACGGTAAGGAGTCCGTTGAATCTCAAGGTCAAGCAGGTACTCGCACTGTTACAACTCCTAAAGTTTTAAACACACAAGATGGTACAGTATCAGATGGTCAACCAACTACTAAAGAAACTCCAATGACACCTAAGGTTGTCAAGAAGGGTACTAAACCTACGGTAACTGAAAAACCAATCAACTTTACTACAGTTTATGAAGCCGATGAAACTAAAGAAAACGGTGTTCGCACTGACAAGGCAGTAGGTGTTCAAGGTAAGGTAATTACTACAACTACTTATACACTTAACGAATCTACTGGTAATATTACTGTAAATACTCCTACTGAACGTAGAGAAGAGCCAACCAACAAAGTAGTCCTAGTGGGTACAAAACCTAAAGTAGAGACTCAGACAATTGAAATCACAACTAAATACGTTGAAGACACTACTCTTGAAGCAGGTAAAGAAGTTGAAGTTGAAAAAGGTTCTGTAGGTCGTACTGTTACAACTACGACTTATGTGCTCAATACGGTAGACGGTACGGTAACTGCAAATAAACCAACTGTAGAGACTACTCCAATGTTTCAAAGAATCCTTAAAGTAGGTATCAAACCAAAAGTTGATGTTGAGAAAGTAGCTCGTAAGGTAACTTACCTAGCAGATGCTACGAAAGAGTTTGGCTTTACTGAGGTTAAAACTGAAGGTTCAGACGGTAGTGTAACCACTACAACAACCTACACCGTTAACAAAGATGGTTCGGTATCTCCAAACACCCCAACTAAAGAAGTGGTTGAAGCAGTCACTAAGATTGTTGTTATGGGTACTAAACCGAAAGTAACTGTTGAGAAGACAAAATACACAACTAGTTACGAAGAAGATGACACTTTGACTAAGGGTGAAACTAAGGTTAAGGTTCAAGGTAAAGAAGGTGTTAAAACAACTACGATTACTTATACTTTGGATACTGAGTTAGGTGTTGTGAAAGAAAACAAACCTACGGTTGAAGAAGTTGAAGTAGTGAATGAAATTATTTCGGTTGGAACGAAACCAGAAGAGTCTTCTGAACCAATTCCTTACACAACTGAGTATAGACCAAATACGCAAGTTGAAAAAGGTGAAACTTCAGTTAAAACTAAAGGTGAAAACGGTAAGACTACAACAACAGTAACCTACAAAGTTGATAAAACAACAGGTAAAGTAACTGAGAAAGACCGTAAGGTTGATATTGTCTCACCTAAGAACGAAGTAGTTGAGATTGGTAACAAACCAACTACTGAGGTAGTTGTGATTCCTTCAGTTGTTCGTTATGTACCAGACACTTCTAAGAAAGTTGGTTCTGATAATGAAACAACAAAAGGTAAAGATGGTTCTAAGTCAACTACTACAACTTACAATGTAGATCCAAAAACAGGTAAGATTACAGAGGTTGTCGGTATCCCCGTGATTACAGACCAAGTTGAAACTGTGGTTAAAGTTGGTGCTAAACCAAAAGAAGATGTAACTGAGACTCCAGTAGAAACTGAGTATGTTGACACACCTGACCTTTATGTAGGTGAAGAGAAAGTTATCAGTGAAGGTACGCCAGGTTCAGTGACTAAGACAACAAGCTACACTGTCAATGAAAAGACAGGTGAAGTAACTGAGAATAAACCTTGGACAACAACAGTTCCTATGAAGAAACGTGTGGTTCACAGAGGTACAAATCAGTACAAAGCAAGTGTCGTAGCGAACTACTACTTAGAAGGTACAACTGAGAAACTTCAAGAGAGCAAAGAGCAGAAAGACTTGGTAGTAGGTACAACCTATAAGACAAGTTCTGAGCTTAATAAAGCGCCAGAGGTGACTAAAGAGGTTAAAGACGGTAAGGAAACTACCACAACGGTATCTTATGAGTTGGTTTCAACTCCAGAGAACGCTGAAGGTAAGGTTGTTAAAGAAGGTGTTGTAGTAAACTATTACTATAAACGTGTGGTCACAACTGTGGTTAAAGATTTGACACCAGAGAAACCACAAACTCCAGAGAAGCCAGAGACTCCGGAAAAACCACAAACACCAGAGAAACCAGAAGTACCTCAGAAGCCACAGGAAGCTCCAAAACCAACTGAAAAACCAGTTGCAGTAGAAACACCTCAGAAAGAAGAAAAAGCTCTTAGAGAGGAAACTACGGCTTCTAAACGTGAGTTACCAAACACAGGTACAAGCGAAAGTGCAGGGTTAGGTTTACTAAGTGGTTTGGGTATCTTTAGTGCACTTGGACTTTTGACAAGAAGAAAATCTTCTGAGGAAGACTAAGAAAATAATGATAAGAGATGGCAATTCCTTGCTATCTCTTTCTTTTTGTTCAATTTAAAATTTATAAATTTGATATAGAAATTGTTGATAATTTTTCCAATTTGTGCTATACTTAATCTATTAAGAATTTCGGAAGAAATAAAGGAGAAGTTGCGGTGGCAAAGAAGAAAAGTCGGAAGAAAAAGGTTAAAAAGTCTTCTAAGTTTTTAAAACAACTAGGTTTGCTAACTTTGGTAGGGGTATCCTTTCTAGGTGGTGCACTTTATGTTTTAACTACACCAGATGCAAAAGCAGAAGAGGCAGTTCATTTAACTGATGTAACAGGTGATTTTATCAATCGAATTGGTGGGGTTTCTCAGGAGTTGGCAAATCAATATGACTTGTTTCCTTCTGTCATGATTGCACAAGCTATTTTAGAGTCTCGCTCTGGAACATCAGGTTTATCGGATGCTCCAAATTACAATTTATTTGGTATTAAAGGTTCTTATAATGGAAATAGTGTAGTCCTTGAAACTTGGGAAGATGATGGTGTAGGGAACACTTATACAATGAATGATGCTTTTCGTCAGTACCCTTCTTGGAGAGCTTCTTTGGAAGACTATGCTCAACTGTTGCAGCAACCAATATACCAAGGAGCGCATCGCTCAGTAGCGGGTTCTTATGATGTTGCAACTGCGCATTTAACAGGTCGTTACGCAACTGATACAAACTATGCTAACAAGCTCAATAACTTGATTGTGACGTACAATTTAACTCGTTTTGATGGTGGCTCTGCGGTATCCACAACTTCCACAGAAGTTTCAAACGGTTGGGTATGGAACCCACATCGTAGGTCATTCACAAGTCAAGCGATTTTAGACCAAGATAATGCTTGGTTATCTTATGTGAGAGGGGAGTAGCTTATGTTATCTGATAAAGATTTTTGTCATCTTCGTTTAGGTTTAGATGCTCTTATTCAAGACTTCTTAAGTAGCAAAGTATTGAACAAACATTTACCTAAGATGAAGCTCACAAGTGAAGGTAAGATAATTGGTTCTATTTATAATGACCCAGTTAGACTGAATCCAACTCTCCATTTACGTTTTTATAACCGAAGTAAACGGATGACTTTCCAGTTGGTTGTTACAAACTACTTAGATGTTTTAGCTGAACCAACTGAGCCTTATATCGTATATGTAGAAGGTCACCATCTTAATTCAGTCAGAGAGATTGTAGAAGCCAACCAATTCGCAATTTCTCCAAATGGGAGACTTGAAGGTTTAGTTGGTCTATTGGAGTTCATGAAGTACGATTACTTAGGGGAAGCACTTTTGGGGTATCTCTACTTGTTGTACCCAGATTTGAAAGATATGTGAGGTAGTCTTTATGGTAAAAGAAATTAAAGAACTCTTAGCAGAGGATTTAAAAGCTTTAACTTTGAAGTTTGATTTTATAACTGATACTAGCGAAGATATTTGGTATCCAATCAATCTTTCTTGGTCTGTAGGTTTTTCAAAATTGACTACGGAGAAGTATTCGTATATGGTATTTAAGTTACAGAACCGAAAAACAGGTTACGTTGTGAGAAATGTCTTTATCCGTAGAGAATTTAATGGAATACAGAACTTTTATGGATACAATCTTTTATGTGAAATGTTGTATGGAGGTAAGGTTCAAGAGTCTTCTACTTTAGTTAACTTTGATGATTTGCCTTACAACGATTTGGAATATTTTTTAGATTATTTTTTAACTGAGACTCAGCAGTGGGTTTTACATCATGCTTTGGGTAGGTTGTAAGATTAGTTATATTGTGAGGTAATTATGACAAAAGATTTAAACAAACAGGTAGCGGATAAATTATTAGATTTACTGACTCAGTTTGAATACTTCCCAGATACAAAGAAAGATATACATTTTATGTCAAATTCTACTTGGGATTTTGGTTATTCAAAATTAACCGCAGAAGACTATACTTATATGCGTTTTTACTTAACAAACCTTAGTACAGGCTATGTAGTCCGTGAGCTATTTGTTCTTCGTAAATTTGATGCAGAACGTGGTTTGTTTACCTTTTCCCTTAAGTGTACTAGATGTTCTAAGGGGTTTGTTCAAAAGGTTTCAATTTTAGAGAGCTTAGCAGACGCAAGACTTTTAGAAGTAGCAGAGTTCTTGTCTGACTGTTTAACAGAACCTCAAATGCAAGCCTTATTTAAAGGTTTAGATAATTTTGTTTAGGAGATTCAATTTTGACTAAAAGACAATCAAAAGAAGAAAAACTAGCTAGAATAGCAGATAGATTACTGCGGTTATACTTTTAACTTTCTCTAAGTTTTCAAAAGAGGAAACCCTTTGAAATTCCATTTAAGTTAAAAAAAATATGAAAACTACAAAGGTCTTATAGAGTTCAGTAGAACTGAAACCACAATAACTTTCGGTATCACCTTGTTAACTTCAAATGATGCACCTTTACATCGTTTTGAGGTTAGTCATATTCTAGGAACATTTGAGAAACCGTTTAGTTATTGTGCCTTTACAAGTTTACCTTACAAAAGAGGCCAAGCTTTAGAGAATTTGAAAGTAGGTTTTACACACCAAATTCCGTTTGAAGCTTACATTCGTCAAATGGTTATGACAAGCTGTAAAAGAGATAATTTGCTTATGCCATTAGTTGCTTATTTGGAACGAGCGGTTGGTTTGATTGAGTACAATAAGATGTTCAAGGATTGAGAGGTTAGTAATGAGTAAACGAACACTATTTATAGAAGAGAAACAGGGTTATTTTATAACTACGTTAGAACAGTGTTACAAAGTTTTAGAAACTTTAGCTAATCAAAAGTTTGAAGGTCTTTATACTACATCCTTGGACTGCAACTCTAAATACACCTTAGATGTTATTTTGACTGCAACAGATAATAGTTCTTATATTTCTTATGACTTAGGTTTAACCTTATACAAGAAAGAAAATGGTGTAGCACAACATTCTTTGAGATTAGCTTTAGATTATCCGAAAGGTACTTTAGGTAATTCAGTTGAACCTATTTATACAGGTTATAGTACACCTTGTTTCAGAGGTAAACCGAAAACAGAACAAGCAACTAGTTTCAAACGAACTTGGTTGTCTCCTAAAGGGATTTATTATTTAGTAGTAGATGGTATCCCCAAAGAAGAATTACTTTCCGCTTACTTTGATGGTACAAATGCGTTGACAGATTTTATGACCAAAGTTGTAACAAAAGCTCAGTATCCACATTTAAAAGTTGAAGGTTTAGAAGATGATTAAAAACCAACGTGAAGAATTAAATTTGCAATTAGCTAGTCAACTCTTACAATTTTCAAACTTGATAAAAGAGTCCGCAGATTCATTGAGTTTTGCTAATCCATATACGTTTTCAGTCTCTAACACTAGCTATTTTGAGATTTCTAAGTTGGTTGAACCTCAGTATTTCACAACTTATGAATTTATGCTGTATGATGCAGAAAAACAAACTCCCACTTACTTAATTCGATTAACTTATGGGGTGGATTTTGTAGAAACAGAATTGAGACGCTACAAACGAAAAGAAGGTGTCTTTGTAGAGCTATATTTAGTGAGAGGTGGTCTCGTAGCACCAAGCTTAACTACTTTGAAAGTTTTGGTAAGTAATATTCACACCGCCTCTGTGGTATCCCTCTTCTCGGAGGGTTTCCGTTTGCTAGGTTTCGAAGGGGAGTTTTAAAAGTTATTATGAATACGATAGAGAGACGAGAACTAGTAACTCATGTTTGTTCTCAACTTAGTTTTTTTAGTTTCAAATATGGGAAACTCTAATGTAATTACTTTACTTAAAGCCACACCAAGTAAAGAATATGGTGCGTACAGTTGCAGTATTGTGCTTGAAGGTAATTCTCTTTATCTAAGTCTAAAAACTAAGAGAGCTAAACAATCCGTTTATTCTGCTTACTTAAAACATGATTATATTCGCAGTTTAGGTAAGTTTGGTTGGTACCTTCAAAGTTGACCGTATAAAAACGGTAAGAAATACCGCTTTTTAGAAGTTAGTTTATATGTGGAAGGGTTAGATACTAGTTGTTTTGCGTTGTTATTGCAAGTTGTATCAAAAGATACTCATTTACAAGCTCTTAGTAAGTTACTTGATATGTGGGTTGAAGATATAAAAGGGGTTTAAGATGAAATTAACAAAGAACAGACAAGCATTAAGTGATTATTTAGTAAAACTTCTCCGTAAAGAGTGGAAGCAAGCTCCATATACAAAAGGGGTAGTTTTTGATACTTCACTTATTTATGAGTTTCGTTTTCTAAGAGATGGTTCTGAAATTGAACTTGCTTTATATACCTATAATGTAGGTAGAGAACACGTTTTAAACTTTGACCTTGAGCATGGTTGTGTTTTTTGCCGAAGTATTCGCAAAGGGTATACTAAAGATGGCAACTATCAAGAAGTTCGTTTTTCTTTAGATTATGAGGAGTTTATGTCTAAGAACTTGAGTAAGTTCGAAGATTTAATTGAGTTTATTAGCTCAGATGAAATGGCTCGGGTATTGTTGCATGCTTTGAAAGAGTATAAAGGTGATGTAAACTAATGAATTTAACAGAGAAAGAAGTAAATAGATTTAGAGCAGCAGTTAATCATATACTAGAGGAACTACCTAAACTTGTTCCTTATGAAGATAAAGAATTTCCGTTGAATAATAGGAAGTATACTTACTCTTACACTCAATTTCCTAATGAACTCTATGTAACCTTATATTGTAAAGGTGCCCCAGCTTATTATTTTAAAGTAGAAGAATCTGGTGATGGATACACGTTGAGTGGTTGGTCATACTACAACAATGCTCCAATGGTGGGTTTGTTGTTTACGGTCTATGTAGGTAAAAACTCTCTACAAGTAAATGATTCTGAGTTAAATGCTATTATTAAGTCTATTTCTTCTAAAGAGCGTTTTGTAAACTTGTACACTACTTTGTGTTTAATTGTTCAAACCAATACGTTCCTTGAGTGGGAAGATTGAGGTTTTATCGTGGATTCTAAAGATGGTTTCCTAATATTATCGGACGGAACTACTTTTCCGTATAACCCTTATATTTTTAATAGGGACTCTATACTAGCTCACTCTATTCGTGATGGTAAGTGGGGAGTTACAGAGGAAGTTCTGTTGGAGTTGATTCCTTTACTACAAATTGTAGAAGTTAACTTTGTAGGTAAAAGTCAAGTTGTAGTTAAAAGCAGAGAAAATTTCTATACTGAGGTTAAGTTTACAGAGCAAAAGATTACTTCAGTTAGGGTTATTCAATTCTTTAAGTGTCAAACTCAAGGTTTTGAGTTAGTACCATATAAAACTATGAGAGGGTATCTTCCTTGTGATGAGCTTCCAGTTTCGATTGAAGAGAGGGTTTCAATACCTTTATCTCAATTAGAGATGGAATTAGGTGCTTTAATTTCTGTTATGCTGACTAAGTTTCATGGGTTTAAATTTGAGATGAGTTTAGAATAAGGGGTATATTTATGACAAAAACCGATATTGTAAAGGTTCGCAAACGTTTAGTGGGTTTTAAGAGAGTACCTACTTTGATTGAAATTGGTAATTACAGTGACTCTGTTCCTATGTATTATGTATTTCAATTAGATCCTATAACACAAAATACTAAATTGTTATCTCTTACTGTGACAGATGAGTTAGGTATTCTTTTAACCTCTGATATATACTATAAATTGGGTATTAACATGGGTTCTAGGAAAGAAACTAGTTTAGTTATTATATTAGCAGACTTAGTTTTAGCTAATAAATCGAAGATTGTCTACCCTAAAGGTACGTTATCCAATATGTATAAGATTACTTTAGAGTTGGGTAGTTTCGAGCAAGGTAGAGTGACTTATAAACTATTTGCGGAGAATAATTTTTATGCTTATCTTAATTTAGAATATAAGGGTTTAGACCAATTAGGATATAACACTTTAGGTTTAGATGATACTGTTTCTGATACATTAAAAGATGCTATAAATCTTATTTACTCTATCTTATTGAAAGATTATAGTAGTGAGAAAGGGTTAGTTTACTTATGTGAGAAATTAAGTAAATATTATACTCCTACGCTTTATTCCCAATTAAGGTCTGAAAAAATTCAGTGGTGATAATATATGCAAACAAGAATTATTTTAACTGTTGGATGTGTAGGTAAAACCTACCTAGATAAAACTTATTCGAACGTTTATGACTTCGATAAACATACCTTAGATTATAAGTATGATAAGACAGGTTATGAACATCTATCTAACGAAGAGTTCAAGAGTATTCCCAATCGCAAAATCAATGACGGTTGGTTTGAACGATATATGGAAGATTGGTGTAAGGTTATTGATTCTAACCAATATGATGTAGTAACAGGTTGGTTGCAAGAAGATTGTCTTAATTACTTAGTAGATAAGGGGTATCCTATAGAAGTTATAGTTGTCAGTGTTGGTGATAACGAGTCTGTTTACAAGGAACGTAGTCAACGAAGAGGAAATAACGCTCAATATTGGACAAACTTGCGAGGTTATTACGATAAAACACTGGAATTGTACAAGAATAGAAAAGATATTAAGGTAACGATTTTCGACCAACCTTATTATCTAAGTGAATATCTTACATTTTCGGGTATCATTTTAAAACAAACTAATCGATTTGGAGATACTTATATCCATAAAGTTGCTGAAAAAATTGGTTCCGAATTTAGAACTGAATATTCTTCACTTTCGGAAATATTTATACCATTTTATACTCAACTTATTTTAACTGCTTTATCATTAAATACTGACATTACAGATGAAATGGTTCACGATGCTTGGTCAGTAGCAATGTACAATAGAGATGATGCAGATATTCACAAGTCAATGATTCCTTTCAATAACTTATCTAAAGAAGTTCAAATTTTAGATACTCTTTACGCTGATAAGCTTAATGATGTATTGAGTTATTTCAAAGGTCTGCGAAATTTAACTAGAGGTGAAGGTTAGTATGAGAGTCCCAGCTTTATTAGAGGTTACTGAAATTCCAATAGAATATGTTGGTTTGTTCTTGTTAATCGTTTTGTGTGTAATTCTCCAAATAATAGATGGCAATAGAGATTAGGGGTATTATATGTTCGATTTACAACTATTAAACAAAGTAAATGAGGTGGAGAAACAGACAGGTCAATCACTACCTAGTTTGTTATCAAAAGTTCCTTTGGGAAATGTCTTAACTGCTTTTAAGGAGTTACAAGTTGCTGATTTAGTTGAGATGGTAAGTAGTGTTTCAATCTCAAAATTGACTCATGGTTTAACTATTATCACTCCAGATGAAATTTCTCAAATTTCTGCTGAGAAATTAAAGATTGTGTTGAAACATGGAAATATGTTTACTATCGAAAGACTTCAATCGAAGTTTGGCAGTAGAAGTATTATCATTGCAATAAATAAATTGACTGAGAATGAGTTGCAGTCTTTGCTAACTGAAGATAATTTTGAAGTCATGTCAAACATTATTGATAAACTTGCATTTGCAAGTGAGAGGGGTATCTAATGCCAACAAACGACTTAATTAAACTTTCAACTTACAAAAACGATTTTGGGTTTAAAGTACCTTATCTATTAGAAATAGGAAGTCCTCAAGAAACTAACTATACAGCAATTTGCTATCCAATAGGAAGTTCAATCTTTGGAGGGACTTTCGCTTTAGATTTTGAGTTTATTTCTCCTGAGGGTATTTTTATTAACCCTTATACTAGCTATGGTTTAAATTTAGGTTCTAAATCAAATGTTTCTCTTACAAAAGAAATTGTAAAGATGCTTTTTGATAAAAAGCTAAAGAGAAAGTATAAATTAGGTACGCTTTCTAGTGAGTTTGGTTTTGAACTTGAAGTAAAGACTTTAACTGCTTCAAATTGCGGTATTGAATTATCAGTTAGTGATGGATCTAAATTATTTGTAAACTTGAACTTCTACTCGATAGTTGACGTACTTAAGTGGGACGATACTTTCCCTGTAAAGAGTCTTTACTTAAAATTACTATCTGATAATTTTTCAACTAAGGAAGATTTATTGGATTGTGCAAAACAACTTTATAGTGTTAAAAACTTTTCACTGGCACAAGGTAAAAATTTAGGTGGTGTATCTAGTGTCAACAAATAAACCTTGGACTCGTCAAAAACTGACACAAATGCTTTACCATGCTTTTATTGGCTCATTAGCGGATAATGCGATTGAAATTGGTTGGGTATTATGTTTCAGCTTACTAGCGGATAAGAACTTGGTGGAGAGAATAACTGTTCTATTTGGAGTAAATGATGCTTTTTGGGTTATTCTTTCTTCGACTTATTACACTGCTCGTACTTCAATGACTGCAACATTGCCTAAATTGATTGAGCAACAAGGTTTGAGCATAGAGTCTAAAGTAGTTAAAAATCATATCTACTTATTTTATCTGATGCTCTTACCGTCAGCAGTTGGTAGTTTTATGTTTCTACCTAAATTACTGCTCATTCTAGGTGTGCCTCCAACAGATTTACCGTTCTACATACCTTATTTTCAATTATCGATTGTTTCGATTTTAATTGCAGCGCCTTGGTCAATATTTATCCCATCGTATCTTAGAACTAGAGGTAGAAGTAAAGAAGCTACGGTTTTAGACCACGCTAATGCTTGGTTTATGTTATTCGGTATTTTCTTCACAACTCATATCTTACATTTGGGTGTAAATACCGCTTTAGTTGTAAATATGATAACTAATGCCATTCCTTTGTATTGGTTCTTGTGGAAGAAGCCTATACCTCAGTTCTTCTCTAAAGGTTTTGAGTTTTCTTGGAAAGAAATTAAAACCTATTGGAAAATCGTTAAATGGGAACTTGTCAGACGACTTGCTCCAAGGGTATCCGCTATTATTGGGGTAGGTCTTACAATTACAATCAATCCAATTTACGCAGCCATTAAATATTGGATTTCAAACCTAATGATGTTACCTGAAGGTTGGGTAGACTCAATGGCTGGGTTGCTCAATAGTCACGTTTCTCGAAATGCCGGTCTGAATGAATCAATTCCATATAAAGATAATAAATTTGTCTTTTGGAAAGCTTCTATTGGAGCAATTCTTTCGATAGGTCTTATTTACCTAATTGCTTATTTTGGGTTATCTTGGCTACCAGAGTCGATTTATCAAGGTATTATATCTCCAATTATTTGGTTATTATTACCTATTGAGATTATAACTAAACTCCGTTACTACATGTGGCTTTCTATTAGTCGTTCATACCGACATGATTTAAATGGGGTTGCTCAACTTATTTATGCAATTCCAACTGCAATATTAACTCCTACTTTGTTATGGTTGTTCCTACATCACTTACAATTTAGTTTTGAGTCTATTTTCGCCGTTGGAGCTATTATCGGAACAGTTCAGTGGTTAGGTACAGAGATTTATTTTAGAGCTAAGTTATCGAAAGGAGATTTATGCACTCAGCAGATTTAACTTGCGCATCTTTCTTTGCAGGAGTAGGTGGTATTGATTTAGGGTTTAAAGAGCAAGGTTTTCGTACAATTTATGCAAATGAATTTGATGCGAAAGCAAGAGAAACCTTTTCTTTGAATTTTCCTCATGTTCAGTTGGATGGTAGAGATATTCGAGAAGTGTCTGCTTCTGAGGTTCCTACTGTAGATGTTATTGTTGGTGGCTTTCCTTGTCAAGCTTTCTCTATTGAGGGGTATCGGCAAGGTTTCCGTGATGAAAAAGGTCGAGGAACTTTGTTCTTTGAGTTAGCTCGTATTATAGAAGAAAAGCAACCGCAAGCTATTTTCTTGGAAAATGTAAAGAATTTAGTGAACCATGATAAAGGAAATACTTTTAAAGTAATTTTAAAGACTTTAGAAGACTTAGGTTATTATGTGACTTATAAAGTGATGAACGCTGCTGAGTTTGGCAATATTCCACAAGGTCGCGAGCGTATTTACATTGTAGGGTTTAAAGATAAGGCGGTATCCGAATCTTTTCAATTTCCTGAGAAAATCCCTTTATCTAAGACTGTCTTTGATGTTATTGATTTCAAAACTCAAGTAGATGAGCAGTATTACTACAGAGAAGATAAGCATTATTATCCTTTGTTGAGAGATAATATTGTATCTGTAGGTGGTATTTATGAGTACCGCAGAGGACTTACAATTAGAGAGAACAAAAGCGGTGTAGTTCCTACCTTGTTAGCTTCTATGGGTACAGGTGGTAATAATGTACCCTTGATTTTGACAGAGAGTGGTGAAATTCGGAAACTGACACCAAGAGAGTGTTTCAATACTCAAGGTTTTCCTGGTTCTTATCAATTTCCAGAGAAAATGGCTAATAGTCACTTATACAAACAAGCAGGAAATAGCGTAGCAGTTCCAGTGGTATCAAGAATTGCGAAGCAGATTAAATTGGATTTAGAAAGTGAGCAAGTAGATGAGTAAAAATAAAAGAAAACAACTTCAACAAGCTTTAGAGAAGACTTTTGATAAAGTTATTGGTTTAGCAGATAGTGTAAATGGTGAAACTATTGAGGTTTCTGCTAAATATTTGGTTTATGTAGAACTTGCAAAAGACTTAATTTATTTATCTTTAGAAAACAAAAAGTCAGGTAAAAGAGTTCATGACTTGCATATTTCAGTATCAAAAGACTTGGATGTTTTCTTCGCAGGTAGTGTTTATAGACCAGAAAGTTCTTTACCTGCAAGTTCAAGGGAGCACATAGTTCCATATTCTGCTAAAGATACTCGATTTTTCACATACGGTTTTGAACTTTTGGTAGAGTCTATTACAACAGACTTCCAAGTAGCTTGTTTCTTGAGTGCTTTGGAAGAGTTTATCTAATTACGGAGGGTTTTGGTATGGCTTACGGAAAGAGTAGGTACAATGCGTATAGAAAACGCAGTTTTAACAGAAGTGATACTCAACGAAGGGTTTACGCACAAGCTATGGATGAGCTAGAACAATCAATCATTTGAGTTATTAGCACAAGAGGGTTGGTCAATATCGAGTCATTTAGATAGTGCTTACAAGAATTATGAGTATTTTCAAGTACGCTTGTCCAACCACTCAGCAGATAATCAATATCATGATATTCATGAAGGTTATTTGATTATCAATATTAAAGCTAGTAAACAAGATTTCGTATGGCTTATTGAGAGTTATTTAGACCATTTGTTGTCATACATAGATACGTTGGGACTTAAGTAAATATAGGTTTATCAATGTAACTAATAGAGGTAAGAAAATTACGTGCTATTACAGAGATTTTAAAACTAAGAAAGACGTAATCGACAAAAGGTATGGGTTTGATTTTAAAGAACACGCTGAGGATTAAACTATGAAAGATATAATTGAGGTTTAAGTGAAATGGTAAAACTAGCAAACAAACAGACAATTGAGTTATGGAACCACTTAAGACAAGGTTTTGAAGAGACTTTGAATTTTGATGAGAACCGTTTACCAGTAAAGTCAGTTAATCAAGTTTCTTCTAGGTATAAGTGTTCTGTTTTATTGAGTGGTTATGTTTTTCAAATAAGACTATTGAAAAACACACTTGAAACTAATTTAGATACGGATTTAGTTCACGAAATTGAGCTTTATTACGATAGAGAGTTAGGTAGAATTTCCTTTAAGAGTGTTACGTGTAACCAAAAGACAGGTAAACGGAACGTGGTATCTGCGCAAGCTTACTTACCTAGTTTAGTTGAATATACTATCTTTAAACAGATTTTAACTGATTTAGTTGAAAATATAGCAACAATTAAGCAAGTTGATTACTTAAACTTAGGTGTTCAGTTATCAGGTTTTGGTTTTGATGTGATAGAGGGTTAAGGTATGATTAATTTTAAATCTCATCAACGAGAAGAACTTTGGCGGACTTTGATGAATGCGTGTGACTTAATTCTCGATTCGGAGAAGAATAAAGAGCCTTGCAAAGCGGTATCTGAGGTTTCGCCTAAGTATAGTTGTTCGGTTGAACTTTCAGGGAAACATATTCAGTTACAATTATTGAAATACAATCCACAAACAAAATTGAACTCAGACTTGATTCACGAAATCGAAATTCGATTGGATGTGGAAAGGGATAGTATATTTTTTAGAAGTCACCGTCCTTTTGTAAAAACAAATTATTCTGGATTGTCTTCTGGGCTTTCCGTATCTGAAATGACTTCTTCTCAGTTGGCTAACTCAGTAACTCAACTTGTAAACCATATTCCAACGGTTGAGCTGGTTGAGCGATTCAATTCAGGACTACAGAGCTTTATGTGGAGCAAAGAATATTTTAATGCAGCTATAGGAAAGAAGTAGGTAGTTTATGAGCAAATACAATGGTTTAAAAAGAGACCAATTAGAGAAGTTGGTTTTAGAAAGGTTAACTTGGTTTTTTAAGTATTTAGAGGGTCAGTCGTCTTATCCTATGGGTAAGTTCTCCACGGGTATCCCTTCTCCGAATGGGGGAGAATATTTAGTTTGGGTAGGTTGCTCTGAGGGTACGATTTCTTTTACTTTGCAAGATACTACTGGAGTTGATTATCACAATATCAAGATTGATAAGTTTGGTGGTGCTAGACAAGTTGTAGAGATTGCAAGTAGACCTTTTAGAGAAACAGGTGTTATTTGGTTTGGTAAAAGTTTCAGTCTTCGTTGTGATTGGGATGACTTGAAGAGCAGCCCAACTATGTTCCTAACACAAGCTCTACGTGTGGTTAGAAAGAAAGACCAAGTATTAGCTTATTGGTTAGGGTTGGTTCACATTTTACAATAATGAGGAGATGCCTTAAAGCCTTTTTGCTACAACGTAGGATGAAAATTCAAGCGTGAAGGTAGCGAAAGCAGAAAGAAGAAACAGGATGTTGATACAACTTAGTAGTTGATACAAAAGTGAACGGTTATAAAGCTGAAATAAAAGCTAATCAGTGTCTAGTAAATAAAATAGTGACTGCTAGAAAACGTTAGTGCTAAGTCAATACAAACAAGGGTAAGTTTCGGTAGGAATGTCCTAAGTTTCAAAAAAAATGAGATATGGTTAACCTCTAACGACTATCTTCTGATGGGGGAGTAAAGCCACAAGCTAAAGGTGGAAGAAAAATCTTTGGTCTAACTACTCATAAAAGTTGTGTTAGAGTAGTTCAGATTGACATATAGTCTGCGCACAGTTTGTAATGGAAGTGTCTAGGAATTGACCTAGCTGTTAGGGGTTGCGCCTTAATGGAAACTATCAAAAGTACGAAAAGCACATTGAAAACTGAATAACACGATAAAAATTTGTTGCATTAAATTCAATAATATGATACAATAGGTTTATCAAATGTTTAAGGAGAAAATCGATATGACAGGAAGACCTAAATCTAAAAAGGGAGTTAAGGTACATACTGCTTTCAAAATTTATCCAAAGGATAAAGAAAGAGCACAAGTTATGGCAGATAAACTTGATATGAGTCTGTCAGCGTACATTAATAAAGCTGTTTTGGAGAAGTTAGACTATGATGAGAAGTCAGAAGCTTAGACTAAAACTAACCATGGAGCAAGAAAGTCTTGCATGGTGGTATAGTAAGGTCTCACGCAACTATTGGAACCTCTTAGTTGATATTGATAAACGTAATAATAAAGGTGAATTTGATGAAATTTTGAGTAGAAATGGGAATAAAACTTATTACTCAAAATTCTATGATAGAGATATTTATAGTCTCAGTCAATCCGATTATCTCAACCTTGCTAAGATTGTTGTCGCTAAAAACTATGATGAAGATGATGAAGCATGGTCTTGGTATTATCAACCGAATCAATCGTTTATCTATGCTTTTCTTGTTAAAGAATTAGTAAAAATTAAGATACAAAATAAAGGTAGATTAAAATTTAGAAGTATCGATAAGATTCGACCAAGCTTCAATGTTCGTTGTGATATTTCAGCTGATAAGAAACGCTCTAGTCGTATTTATCTAAAAGATAACGGTAAACTTCAAATTCCGACTCTCGGAGATGTTAATTTCGGTTCCACTAGAAAAGATTTCGATTTATCAGGTAAGAAACAAGTTGCTAATATTTCCTTTGATGGGAAGTATTGGTACTTGTCATACATGGTAGAGATTGAAGTTCAAGTTACTGATTTACCAGATTATACAGATGGTGTTGGAGTGGATTTAGGTATTAAAACTCTTGCGACTGTTTCTGATGGTACTATTGTGCCTAATATCAAGACATTCAGACGAGTTCGTATCTTAAACAAGCGCTTGAAACGATTACAACGTAAAGTTTCTCGTAAATACCTTATCAATAAATGCAACAAACACAATAAAACAAAGAACATTATTAAGCTAGAAAGAGAAATTAAATTGATACACCGTTCACTAAGGAACATTCGTATCAATCATATTCGTAAATTTGTCTCAGAGTTGGTTAAGAAACAACCACAATATATTGCAATCGAGGACTTGAACGTAAAAGGAATGATGAAGAACAAACGTCTTGCAAAAGATATTGCGAATTGTTCCTTTTATACTATCAGAGAACACCTTATTAGAAAGGCGAAAGAGCGCCAAATAGCGGTTAGGTTGGTAGATAGGTTTTATCCTTCTAGTAAGACTTGTTCAAAGTGTGGTAGTTACAAACAGGATTTAAAACTCAGTCAAAGAGTGTATCCTTGTAATAACTGCCAAGAGAAGATAGATAGAGATTTCAACGCTTCGATAAATATTGCAAGAACAGACAGATATATCCTAGCTTAATTGATTTGTTTTATTGCCTTTGGAAACTAGAGGTAACTAGTTTCAGTGGTAGGTCAGCCGTAAAGCCGAACCACTATAATACACACGCCCTGAAAATTATGAGTATAGCAAACAAAGAGTAGCTTTGGCAAAATTTGGCTCAATATGGGAATGTCAACTGTGTTATTCAATTTTTGATTTTTAGCACTTTTGACTGACGGTTAACTTATCGAACTTCACAAAGCGAAAACGCTTTGTATATAGACTTAGTTACGTTAGATAACCAAGCCCTTCAACCGTTTACTATTCAAGTGTATGTGAAGGATAATATTCCTTGGGTGCATTTGTACTATTTTGATAAGAATAAGGTAAATAAAACAGTGGATGAACCTCTAACTGAGGTTCAAACTACTTTGGCAGATTTAATTAGTGGTATACCAAGTCAAAGTCGTGTGGTAGCTTTTAGAGACGCATTATATCTCAATTTAAGAAGTTTTGTTTATTGGGAAGATTAGAGGTGTAAAGTTAGGGTATTCAAAAGCAAAGTAAAAGAAGAATTATTACAAGAGCTTAAAGATTTTATCTTTTGGTATCGATCTCAACTCGCAAAGGATTTAGTAGGACCTGTATATATTGACGAACCTTTAACTCGTCAAACAGTAGCTAGTGTAACGGTTTATAATGATTTTTCTGTATCTGTGGGTTTAACTGACCTTAAAGAAAATCCGTTATTTGAATTTGAGATTGATTTTAGGACTACTCTCAATTCAGAGTATGTAGTTATTAAATACTGTAGTGAAGAAGGGTTGAGTTCTGTTGATACTTTAAGGTTAACTGACACTGAGGGTATCGACCGTTTTCTAGTTCAAGCTATTAAGGTTATTCCGTCTGAAACTTACATCAAGCATTACTTGAATATTTTCCAAAACCACATTCGTGGTTGGTTAGTTTTATAAATAGAATTGAGGTAAAAACAATGGAAAATCAAACAATTTCAACACGCGGAGTAAGATTGAAGTACAAAGATAGTTATGTCCAAGCAGTCATTCTTCCAGATGGTCGCAAACTAGCGATTACAGGTAGCACTTATGGTATGGGTGCTCCAATCTCAGCTTTGACAGATATTGCATTGGCTAAGAAGTCAGATTTGAAGTGGGTGTTAAGTGATTTATTGACTTATGGGTATCAGGAAGTTGATGGCTCTGCGCATTATGAAGAATTGCGAAATATCGGTAACACTTTACCTTGGAACTAAGTAAAGAAAGTAGGTAAATATATGAACAACATTCAATTTCGTTTTGAAACTTCATACGGTTATGATTTTGTCCAATTTGTGATTTTGGATGACGGTCGTAAGTTTGCAATTAAAGGGCAGATGGGAGTAGGTTTTGCTATTCACCCTAGTTACACAATTTATGTGAAGAAGAAGTCCGAATTGAAAGATTTCTTGGATAAAGCTATTCAATATGATGGATATGTTTTAAAAGATAATTACACTGATAGATTAGAACTTCAAACATACGAAGACCATGTTTTTCGTTTCTCATCTAACTAGAAAAGGCGGTATCCTATGCGAAATTTTGCCTTATATAATCCGAGTAATGATTTATATGTGTCTTATGTCGTTTTCAATCGTAAGACAAAGAGTTATGATATTGAGTTTACACGTGACTTACACTCTATTCGTTTTTGGAAGATTAAGTCAAGTGCAGAAGCTCAGGCACAACGTGTTTTCGATTGGAATAGGAATGTTGCTTTAGAAGTGAGAGAGCTTCGTTAAAATGGGCTTGACACATTTAGTTTTATTTGTTAAACTAATAAAAGTAAAAAACTTAGCTTATTAGGTCTATAACCTAATGGTTGTAGGTCTACATAAACTAAGTTTAGTTTATTCTATTCTATTTTATTCTATTCACACTAAACCTTAGTAAAAAATAATATTTTTATTCTAAGGAGGTTTATCTTATGGATAAACAACAGTTCACAGTGCGTAGGTTCTCACACCTTGTACCTTTACTCAAAACATCTGAGTTGGTTCAAGGGGTTTCACCTTTTAGCCCATTTTCTAGGTCTACACCGAGCAATGGGTTTCCAAAACCAAGGTTCAATCCTTCAGTACATAAACCTATTTACCTTATGGAGTATGGTGGTCGAACTTATTACTCTAAAAACTATACTAGATTTGGTATTTTAGGAACTAAGGTTGTTTTCGGACACCCAGTCGACCTAAAACATAAAGAGTTGAGTTTCTTGGTTCATGACTTTTTGGAAGTTGATGATGATTTAACCGCTGAAAACATAAAACCACTCACATGGTTCGGTATCCACTCGTTGAATGTAGTCAATAATTTGAGAAGTTTAATTTCGCCTTTATTTGCTTTGTTAAATTTCTTTAGTAACCTTATTGGGTATCGAGGTTTTGAAGATGCCTTTCTAATTTTTGCCTTGGGTTATTTATATAATTACTATATTGGGTTAACTGAACTTTCCATTTGGATTTTTGGTATTTTCTTTGGTTTAAACCTTTTGATAAATTTATTGAATAAGTTTTCTTGGCTTAGAGCTATTACTTATTTCCAAGCGTATTTAAACCTTAGAAGTAACCGATTTAAAGAATTTGTAGATAGTCCATTTAATTTAGGTTCAAGTCATAGTTACGTTTCATTTGGGACAAATGCTACTTTCCGTAAACCTTGGTATAACTCTACATCAATAATTTCGACTGAGTTGAGCGTTTATGCTTTGGAAGAACAGTTATTCCATACAGTAGATTATTACACACACCCTTATAAAGCAACGAAAGATGATTACATAAAAGCCTTTTCTAACTATGAAACTGGGTTTACTCATCTTAATCTTTCAGATTGGTCTGAGGTTTCATACGTTCTTGAAAAAGCTTTTCAATCAAGAGATTCTGAGTTATTTGGTGCTTTCTTAGAACACTTAGGTCTACCACAAGATGATGAAAACTTTAAAACGTGCTTAGTAAATCTAAGAAAGATTGCAGGTTATAAGAGAACAGATGATTAGAAATGAGGTTAAGGTGACTTTGAAATATAGAACAAAACATGTTTCTTCTAAGTCTTCTGACCTTTTAACAGAGCGACTTGATGAAGCTTTTGCAGATGTACAAGATAGAGGTGGTGTTCCTGACTTATCTAGTCTTACGATAACGTACACACCGAACCGACTTGAGGGTGAGCAAGGGTATATTGATGCTTACTTTGTTTACATTTTAGAAGATTAGAACGGAGTCTTGATTATCAAGCAAACACTCAATAATCAAGACTTCTTTTGCTATACTGAATACAATAAAAATTTGAGGTACAAAATTATGCTCGAAACAAATCGAACAAATGCAAATAATTTTATCATTTCCCAAGCGGTATCCGAAGCGGTGGCTTATACTCTTGGTATTGAGGGTTTGACTTTACTTCGAACTGACGTTGGTGGACTGAATGGTTACACTCAAGTTTATTATTTCTCAAATAATATTCTTTCTCAACTACCAGTTAAGTCTAGTGATAAAACTTTGTTTGATGTTAAACTAATCTTTTTACGACGCGAAGATTTAAACATTGAAGAAACATGGAACGGTGAACCTTTATATCTTTATGGAACGGAGCATTACGTTCTTTCTCAAACTTATGTGGACAATCAAGTGGCGGCAACTTCTTTCTTTGATACTTTGTATAAGAGTGTAGAACACGAGGTTCTTGCTGAGTTTTATATCTATGACAACGTACTTTATTTAAGTTATGAAGCACTTTTGGTAGCGAACCAACATTAATAGAAAACACACCTCTAAAACCTCTCAGATTGCCTCAGATTTAATTTTAAATGCTTATTCGATAATTTTATAAGGTTTAAATTTAAAATGGAGCAGAGAGCGTTTTATGAGGTTTTAGAAAGTTGGTTTAAAATGGTTGGTTCCTACATTGAAATAAAGTATAAAACCAAAGGTGGAGAGATTTATTATTCTACTCAAGAAGTCCTTCAGTATGGTTACAGTGAACATTATGGCTGTAAAGTAGCGGTAGTAGATAAAGATTCACCTATGTACTTCTCGTATCCCTCTGGTAAATTGTTACTTTCTTTGAACTATGAGTCACAAATTGCAAAGGCACGTGTTACCTCATGGTCTGTTTCTCATAGAGATTTATACGATGCTTATTACTATTAAATCAGTAAACTCCTTGACTTTCGAGGAGTTTTGTGTTATACTAAAAGAAATTTAGATAGGTGGTTTAGACTTAAATGACAAAGAAGTTTGTTGAAAATGAAGTATTGAAACATCCAAGTCGATATAATGAGAATAAAGTTGAAGCATGGGATTTCACGACTTTTTCTTTGTTCCCTCATACGATTGGAACAGTCGTTGAATATGTAATTCGTTACAAACATAAAGGTGGTATCCAAGATTTAGAGAAAGCTAAACGTTGGTTGAAGAAAGCTAAACAGTCTTATAAGTACCTAGCATTGTGTGCTCCTAAACTGAGTGTAACTGAATATTTAGAACTAGCACCAGAGGTGACTAAAGAAAACTTTGCAGATTTGTCTGAGTACCAGTTGGGTATTTTACGGACTGCTCAAACTTTAACTATGGACTTAGGTAATGAACGATTTTTCAATGAGTGCGTTGGTATTATCGATAATTATTTGAACTTGTTGATTAAGGTGGAGAAAGAGGGTATTTGATGTTTCTAGCTTTACTTCAATTTATGGTTGTTTTTATCTACTGCGCGCATGGTTTTGCTTTAGCTTTTGGTTTAATTGCTCGAAGAGATTCTTTGATTGAGTTGGGTTTAGGTGTCCGTCCAGTTTCGATGTGGTTACTTGCCTTTGCTCTTTACACTGTATTGCTAATTGGTGTAGATTTCCTTTTAAGTCAACTTCAAATCTCAGATTTGATTTTCTTTCTTACACTGAACGGTTCTGTGTTTTTATTTATGGCTTTGTTGGATATTTGGTTATTTAAGAAGGTACGGTAACATGATTCAAGTTTTATCCAGTGGTATCGCTATTTTGTACCTAACCAATTTCTTTATTTTAGCTTTTGTTTATGTAAGTCCATATTTGCAAACTAAGTTTAAGGTGTCTTCAAAAGATGTGTTTAATGCGATTCTTGTTACTATTCTTTACACACTTAGTTTAGTAACTTTGTTTTATGTAGTGAAAGAATTAGGAATATCAGAGTCTAAGTTGCTTTACACATTTGACGGATTATTATGGTTTTATTTAGTTTGCTTATACGGTTGGTTTATGTTAAGAGAGGAAAAGAAATGAACGTTTCAGAATTGATAGCTTATTTATCACAATTTCCACCAACTAGTTCTGTGGAAGTAAAGATTTCAGGGTTTGATGACTCTGAGGATGGTCGTCTAAATTTATTTGGAATGGTACATGGTGCTATAAAAACAGAGATTGGGCATCCTCAGTTGATTGCAGAGTTTGATACCTCTGAGCCTTATGACTGGAGTAATTAAAATGTTTAGTGATTATTTTAAACATAGATTTAATACTTTTAAGAGTTCTTTAATAGGCTCCTTTTTGTATATTTTACTATCATACTTTATGTTGCGTATCTTAGTTAGCTCAAGGTTTTTGTTTACAACTATTTCCTTTGTTTATAACTTTTTAGTAATTGGGTTATTACTCTTCCTTATTCTCAGTTCTACTGTGTTTTGTGTTGGTTTCCTATACATAATATTTGGTGATGGGGTTCGACAAGACTTTTACGGTGAGGTTGAAATCGATTTTATGAACCTTTTTAATCTATATGTTTCTATAGTTTTTCCAAAGTAATTTAATGAGTCTATTAAGTTTTTAGAGAAGGATTTATAATGTTTACATGGTTTTTATTACTGAGAGCAATCCACATAACTGTTGTAGCTTTCTTTTATTTTGTTTGCTGGGCATTTATGTTTTGGACAGATACTAAAGGGTACTTTCGATATTATAGTAAAGTCAGATTTACGTTAAAATCGCTCTTATCTATCCTTTACTTTGTAGATTTCTCTGAACTCCACTCTGTATCTGAGGTTTCAAGTTTCCATATTTGGGTATCCGCTTTGCTAGTTCTGCTTGACATTGCTGAAATGTGGTCTAGGAGTTATCGAACACTTGGTTTCAAAGAGTTTAAGAAAAACTTTGGTAAAGCAGCTTACTTTTTCATTTGATATAGAAAGTTGGTATTTTGGTTATGATTCATGAGTTAAAAATCGCTCCTAACTACTTTGAGAAAGTTGTCTCTAAAGAAAAATCTTTTGAAGTCCGTTATAATGATAGAAATTTCCAAGTTGGGGATATTCTAAAGTTGATGGAATATACTGAGGGTTCTTATACAGGACGTTCTGTTTATGCTAAAGTAACCTATATTCTTCAAGATTTTGAGGGTCTACAACCAAATTTTGTAGCTCTTTCGATTGAATTGATTTAGAAAAGAGGTTTTACATGAATTTCAATTCTGAGTTAAATACTATTCTCAATGCTGGTTTATTCATTGGTTTTGCTAGTCTTTGGATTTTCCACGTGCTATGTTTTTATATTCCTCTTCTTGTTCCTTCTTGTAGAGACTTAATTAAACTTAAAGACAGCGATTTGAATACAATTTCAAATTTCACAAGTGAAGTAGGAGTTGGGTTTATTATAGGTTTAGGTACAGTTTCTTCATTGTCTTCTAAAGTTTATGATGCTTCAGGTTACATTTACGCACTCGTTTCCACTCTAGCTTTTTGCTTAATTTGGAGATACGTTAGAGGACATTGGGTTTCTGATTAGAGGATGAGGTATCTAATGATTATTTTAGGTTTATTTTGGATTTATTGGTTTGCTGTCTTGTTTACTCTAATGAGAAGTCCAGAATTACAACATTATTTAAGACTTAGTGATATTCAAGCAACTAAATCTTTAACTTTCAGTTTAGTTTTTGTAGGTTTGTCTTGCTTAAGTTTGTTAGTGGTTACTAGTATAGGCTTAACTTATTACTTAGAGTTTATAGCTCTTAGTTTAACTGTAATAGGTTCTCTAATTTCTCTATTGGTTTTACAAACAGGAGGTTGTAAATGGCACAAAAGAAAAAGAAATACTACGCAGTCAGAAACACTAATCAAATCTTCGAAGATTGGTCTGATTGTGAGAAAGTAGTAAAAGGGGTTAAGGGTGTTGAGTTCAAAAGTTTTCCTACAAGAGAACAAGCTGAAGCTTATTTGAGAGGTGAGGAACCAGTATTGTCCACAAAGAAAACCTCCGAAGTTGTTCCTTATGTCTCAGATTGTGGGATAAAAGGTACAATTCGTATGGCAGAAGACTCTGACCCACTCCTTTGGGGTATCGAGGGTTTCGTTTATTCGATTGACGGCTCTTTCAATACACAAACTCAAACTTACGGTGGTGCTTTTGCTTGCTATGAAAATAGTGTATTGTTAGATGCTCAAGCAGTTGCAAATAATAAACCAAATTTCGCTGCTTCAAGAAATGTAGCAGGAGAGGTTTGTGGTTTTGGTTTGGCGATTGAAGATGCGATTAAGCGCCAACTTAGTAAAGTAACTATTGTTTGTGACTATGAGGGTATCTTTCGTTGGTCTGCACCTAAGTCTGTAAAGGTTAATGAACAAGCTTGTTGGGGAACATCATTGAAGAAATCAGTTGGGAAGTACCATGCTTATATCTTGCAAAGAGCCAAAGAACATGGAATTGAAGAGGTTGATTTCATTTGGGTTAGGGGACATAGGGGTTTAAAAATCAATCAAACAGTTGATAAGTTGGTGAAGAAAGTTGTCGGATTGAAGTAAAAGGGATAGGTGTTCTTTTGTTATCTACTAAATCATACAGTCTTGTCATTTTGGGTTATTTCTGATATAATATAAATATGTTAAAAAGAAAGGAGTTACCGATGTGAAAATACTGTCTAGCTATAGAATTAAGTTAACTGGCGATTTGAACGCTTTAGATAATTCTATTGCTATCTATCGTGAAGCACTTCATTTTATTATCCCTATTGTAAGTACGCATTGGGATGAAATGAAAGATTTTAAGTATGTGAACCAACGTATGAGTTATATTGAGAAACTGATTCATTCCACCAAAGTAAGTCATTCTCTTTATAACTTCGACAAGGATTTTCCTAAATTTCCTTCTTATTTACGTAGAGCGGTTATTATGAAGTCAGTGGGTATCGTCTCTTCTTATCACAGTAACTTAGCAAATTGGGAAGAAAAGAAAGTAGAACTAGAGGTAAATGGTGAGAAAATACCTCAACGTCCTCGTTTGGAGACTCATCATTTTGACTATCCAGCTTATTACAAAGGAAACCTTTTCCGCAATTTCAACCCTATCACCCAAACTATTGATCTCAAAGTCTTTAAAAGGGGAGACTGGGTTTATGAAACTTATACTTTAAAAACTTCTGATTGTAATTACTATCAGAAAAACCTTGCAAATAAGAAACAAAATGTTCCAGTAATTACGAAGAGAGGTCGTCGTTTTTACGCTACTTTCTCTTATGAGGAAAACGTTCCTTTAATAGCAGAGGATAAGATTGAAAAGATTTGCGCTATTGATTTAGGTTTGACTACAGATGCTACTTGTTGCATTATGGGTGCCGATGGTACGGTTTACGCTCGAAAGTTCATTCAGTTCAGCGAAGAACACGACCAATTAAATACTCAGTTGGGTCGCATTAAGCGAAATCAAAAACGAGGTAACAAGAAGAATACTCGGCTTTGGAAGAGAGTTTCCGGTATCTCTCAAAATATTGCAGATAAAACTGCTCAAGCTATTTTTGAGTTTGGAAGTCAATATGGAGTTGATGTTTTCGTACTTGAGTTTTTAGACTTTAAAGGAAAACAAACGGTTAAACGCGCGCATTTTTGGCGCTATAAACGTATCTTTTCTGTTTTGGGTATGAAAGCTCACAGACATGGTTTACGGATTTCGAGAGTTTGTGCTTATAACACCAGTCGCTTGGCTTTTGACGGTTCAGGATTTGTAAAACGGGGGTGTAAACTCAGTAAGGAAACCCCTTATAGCATTATCCAGTTTGCAAGTGGTAAAGTCTATAATGCAGATTTAAATGCTACATATAACATCGGTGCGCGTTATTGGATACGACACCTATTAAAAACCGTTACGGTGACGCAACGGTTAGCACTTGAGGCAAAAGTTCCTCAAGTAGCTAAGAGGAACACCTGCACCTTGTCTCACCTCATTAGTCTAAGAAGTGAACTTCTTGCGTTAAACGTGAAGAGAAATCAGGTTTAGACTGTATGGAGAGAAAAGGAGTCAATACCGGGCAGAGGTTGAAACACCGAACCTGTTATTGAAGCTCCATTTAAACGTAGTTTAGGTGGTGAGGTTTCACCCGTTTGAGTTGAAATTTGTTTGGAGAACATTTATACTTAATGAGAATGATAGAATTTTATTCAATGGCAACTCTTATCAGTTGGTTACTCAGAACTATCAAAGTGGTTGGTATGCTGCAACTCCAAAGTTAGCGAAAACTAAAGCTAAGAAATATATATATATATATTAAACAAGGGTATCTCGTAGAAGGGTCAAAAACTCAAAGTCATGGAATTCCTATGATTTATTATCGTTTCACAGGTTGTCCAAAAGATTAGAGTTATAGTTTAGAAGAGAGGTGTAGACCTCTTTTTATCTTGACAAAAATAACTTATTTTGTTATAATAAAGAAAATGAATGATTTGAGGTAAAAATTAGATGGATTTAACTCACTTAAACGAAGAGGGGTATAACTTAGCATTACTTGGTTCGTTTTTACAGACGACAATTATAGAGCCTACTTCAATATCTGCATCTTTGTACGATGATGAACTTACTGAAGGTTTTAAACGAGTTGACTCAAATTGGACGCAATATCAAGTATTATATTTAGCTTTAAGTGAGTTTAACACTTTATACTTAACTACTTCAACTGAGGGTGCTATTGCTTATATTCCAGTTACAAATATCTATGAGTATTCTTTCCCAAGGGACGGTGAAATCCGAGAGGAAATGAACCGTATGGCAAGAGAATATTTTAGGGAACTAAAACAATTTGTATTTAATCATACACACAAATTTAGTGTGGCATTGGCTTATGGTGGTGTCGAAGAAGTTGGTGTAGTTTTCGCAAAAGAGAACAAAGGTGGTAAGTAGTATGGTTAAACTATTTAAAACAAAAGAAGAGCGTGATTTAGCGTTCGTTTCAAATATGTGGGAGAGACTTAAGCGAAAGGATAAATTACGGGAAGTTTTGAGTTATTCTCAGACACCTTATGAGATTAAAGCTTACTTATCTGACCCAGAGTTGAATAAAAGTTTCCGTTATATTGGTTGGGGTCACAAGTACCAAGTCCTTTATTTGGCGGTAGATGAGACTTATAATTTAGTTTTGACAACATCATGCTCAGGGTATCAAGCTTGGTTTCCGATTTCCGTAATTTATTCTGAGTTCTTCCCTCAACATGGCACTTTGAGAAGACGTATGGAAAAGTTGGCAAGTCGGTATCTTTTTGAGTTCAACCAATTATTGAGTGAAGTTTCTCCTTTGGAGTTGAAGGTTTATAGTTCTAACTTAAATCATGTTATTTTAAAGTTTGACTGCTTATAATGGTTGATACTAAGTTTCTGCTTCTTGATAATTTAGTGTAATTATGTTAAAATAGATTTACTTTAAGTTAGAGTTTTAAGAGAAAGAGGTTTATTGTTATGGTGAATTTATTTCAACAATATGTTTCAGATAATCGCTTGGAATTAGTTCGTAGGTCTACGGTCTTAGAAGGGTATATGTTATCCAAGTTAGATACTGAAACGATTATAAATAAAGGGGTTGTGCAAAAACTTGGGTTTGTACAAATGAAAGAAGTAGTGAACTTAAATCGAGCTTGGGATTGGGTTTGTCAACCACATACCTTCACCAAAACTATATTAGAAGATTTACATGAAATTATTTCAGATGAAGTAACTAATTATAGATATTTAGAGGGTTACTTTAGGTCTGAGACTTATGAAGTCAAAATATCAGGATCTTCTTATGTACCTCCATGCATGAGTAGAAATGACGCCTTAAATGAGTTCGGGTATCACCTTGAACACTTACTTCCTTTTCTTAATTCTTCTAACTCTATAGAGCAGAAAAGAGATAAATGTTTACAATTTTATCTATATTTGATGAAACGGCAGTTCTTCCATGATTGTAATAAGCGGACTTCTTACTTGTTTTTAAATTATCTGTTTAATGCTTTTGATTTAGGTTGTATTATGTATTTACCTAAACTTTCAGCAGAAGGTACATATTTGAAACATTTGAAGAATTTTTATGAAAGTGAGGATAATCAATATGTCCAACAATTTGTCACTTACCTCAAAAAATACTATGTCAAATCAGTACATTGAAGATAATACGGTATATGAGGATGTTGTACCTAACACTTCTCATGTTGAAGTTTCTCAGTTGAGTTTACCTTCTCAAATTGCTTATTTTAGTGGGTTATCTTATGATTTAGTTGTTACTTTTTTACATAATGAAACTAGTTTTGATTTACCTTATGAAAGTTTAGCGTTAGATTACTCTAAGTTTAATTTAGTTAAACAAGCACTGACAACAGACTTAGTGAAGAAACATTTCTCTTTCTTTAAAGAGTGGTATATTCAGGTTTTTGGTATTGGTTCTTCTCTTGTTGAAAAAAGTTCATTGGTTCAGTTTTTAACGAAAGGTAAACTAACAGTAAGTGATTACTTTAGATGCACACAACTTAAGTTTTTGTAGAAGTATTTTAAACATTAGTAAACCCTTGAAAGTCAAGGGTTTTTGTGATATACTAAAGGAAATTTACATGAGAAATGGAGTACAAAATGGACATAAACTATTGCAAATATCTAACAACTTTACCTTTGATGATTCGTCCTTTGAGTGGTTACGGTTCTTGGCGAGGTATCTACGCTGAACCAGCCTTGTTTTTTGATTTGGATTCTGACTATGTACCTATTTCAACATTAGCAGATGCACTTGATGATTTAAGTTCTGGAAGACCGTTTGACGGTTATAAGGGTGGTCGTTACTTGTACAACGATAGCTCTCCTTTACACTTTGAAAGTAGTTATAGAAGTTGTTCTGACAATCCTCTTTCACTCTATTTGTCGCCAGAGTCGGTTGCATCTTTGAATGGTATGGTTTAACTTATGACTTCCATTGATTTACAACAAGGCGACTGCTTAGAGTTGATGAAGGGCATCCCAAGCAAAAGTATCGACTTAATTTTGTGTGATTTACCTTACGGAACGACAAGAAACAAGTGGGATAGCGTTATTGACTTAGAGTTGTTGTGGGAACAGTATAACCGTGTTATTAAAGACTGTGGGGCGATTCTTTTATTCGCACAAACTCCATTTGATAAGGTCTTAGGGTATTCTAATCTTAAACACCTAAGATATGAGATTATTTGGCAAAAGACTGCCCCAACAGGATTTCTAAATGCAAAGAAAATGCCCATGAAGGCTCATGAGAATATTTTAGTGTTTTACAAGAAATTACCAACTTACAATCCTCAAATGACTCAGGGTCATCCAAGAAAGGTTTCAAGTAAATCTAGTAGGAAGAACTCTGTAGAAAGACATCAAGGGAAGTCAGAAGTATTAGCTTCTAACTATAATTCGTATGGTGAAAGTCGAGTTGATTACGACTCAACAGAGCGATATCCACTAAGCGTTCAAGTTTTCGCAAAGGACCAGCAAAAAGAAAATTACCATCCTACTCAAAAACCCGTTGCTTTGTTGGAGTGGTTAATTAAAACCTATACTAATGAAGGTGACTTGGTTTTAGATAATTGTATGGGTTCAGGTTCAACAGGAGTAGCTTGCGTAAATACTAATCGTAATTTTATTGGTATGGAGTTAACTGAGCAATATTTTGAGATTGCCAAAGAAAGAATAGGGAAAGTATTAGAGAAGAAAGATGAACAAAAGACAGAAAAAGAAGATAGGTCTCATTCTTCCAAAGAAGATTAAGAGCTTGGTACGAAGATATTCTACCTTGCACTTGAACCAAGATGAATTAGGTGGTACATTCGAGTATGGGTATTCTTTTAATTCTGAGGGTTTCGGAAATGGTTTAGCTCCGTATAGCACTTTGACTGACCAAACTAATACGCAGATTTATAACGAGTGTGCTACTTTGTACGACTATGTGAGTCATTTGATAGGTACTTGGTACGGAGATTACTCTTGCGGTTCTGTTGAGAATTGTAGGAATTATCGGATTGTCAAAGAGTTTGAAACACAAGTTGTTTTTGTAGAACAAACTCCACCTTCGGTATCCTATTATGTCCACCAAACAGGTTTTGAAGACTATTACAGCGGTACTATTTATATTCCACTACGAAATGGTAAGTTCTTGGCTTACGATTTTAATTGTTAATGAGGTTTTTATATTATGTTTTATGTTATTAGCTTAGAAAAACTAACCGATTTGCGTTTAAACTTATGGTCTCATGATGTTTTAGGTGTAGTATCGTCAACACATGCAGTCCCTAAAGTCTTATTAGACCTTACATTACAACAATTCCCTGAATATGTAGAGTCTGAGTTTCACTTGGATTTGCTATTGCGTTTGCAAAACGCTTTTTGGAATAGAAAAGATAAGAATTATTTCAAATATACGGTAGAAGATAATAATTCATTTAAAGGTAACTTCTACGTTGAACTTGTTCCGAAACTAGACTAGATTGAAAAAAGTAGGTGTCAAGCCTACTTTTTATTTGACAAAATTTATTATTTTTGATATAATAAAGAAAATAAATTAGAAAAGGGTTGAATAATTATGTCAGAAAAACAAGCGAAATACACAAAGAAAGACTTTCAAGTAGGGCAGACTGTTTATATTGAACAAATTGGAGCTTCAGTACATTACTTAAAAGATACTATAGGTAAAGTAACTGAGGAAATAATTGAGAAAATTGGGGTCAAGTTCGTAACGACCAACAAAGGTCGGTATCGTTTAGATGATGGCTTGGATGATTGTGATACAAGTAAGGATTTTTTACTTCACTTAACGGAACAAGAAGCTAAGGATAGTGCATTAGAGCGAAAATTGAAGAAAGAAATTTTATCTAAAGTAAAGTTTGATTTAGTTAAAACTTTAACTTTAGAGGAACTACAAACGATAGGATCAATTTTAACTGATGCAGAAGAACGCTTGAACGGAGGTCTTAAATGAAACCAATAGAATTTACATTAGCACCTACCGTGGTAATTGAAACGCCACAAACACTTGAGGATTTACTTAAAGAATTAGGACTTTTCACTTATACAGTTCAAATTTTGGAATTTAAGTCTTTAGAACAAGTTAGTGCTTACCGTATTCAAAAAGCACACTTAGAACGTGAAGATAAAGTTTATCTACTTAACAAAGAGACCTTAGAGTTGGCTTACATTCCAAAGGTTGGGGTAGATGCTATGACATTGCTACTCAGCACCAAGGGTATCTTAGTTCTCGAAACCCTCGAAGCAAATCCAGTTATTTAAAGGAGTCTCAGTATGAAATTAGAGGAAATTAAACAGTACAAAGTTGGCTCAAAGGTTTTTGAAACGAAAGAGGAAGCAGAAGCTTACCTAAAAGAACAAGAAATAGAAAAACTTCGCCAAAACAATCCTCAAGTTAACTTTCCATTTACTTCGACTGTTTATTATGAAAACCTTGTCTCTACAGATGACCGTGGAAATCTGCAAATTAAGGCTCGTTGGTTTAGTTTGGACGATGCTATAGCTGCTATGGACGATTATGCAGATTATTTCCGAGAAAAAGGGACTGGTTCTATTAGAAAAGTTACAATCTCTTTATCTGATAACCCATCTCAAGGTACTGTTTCAGTCCATTTCGAGACAGTGGTAAGAAAGTAGGTAAAAATTAAATGAACAAACGAATTAAGCGAAAACACATAGCAAAACAAAACAAAAACATGATAGAAAGCACATTGAAGTATTTAAAGCAATTAGGTCTTACTCCATTTAATATTGAATATCCTAACGGTTACTTTGTTTTTGAAAATAAAAACTCTTATGAAATGATGCACTTCCAACTCAAAGAGAACCCGGATTTCTTATTTGGTGTATGGTACAAGGAATATACTCTTGAAAATCCAAGTCGAGTAGTAAAATTGCCCCTTATTTTTGGTGAACGTTTGAGTATTTTGGATAAGTTCAAACCTTCACGTGCAGAGTGGTCTCCACTTTACAACACTTACATTGATAAGAATTTAGAGTATGACTTATCAGAGTATTGGTCTATTTTGCGTTTGTTACCTGATTTCGTAAAAGCTCCTTGGCGCTATATTCCTTATGAGTCAGAAGAAGAGTTCCAAAAGCTAGAGAACTACTTTGAGTTGACAGCTAAGTACACGGAGGGAGTTTTAAAAGCTCTTTGCACTAAGGTAGAACACAAGTTCAAAGAGTTACATATCCCTTTCGGTATCCTTGTAAAAGATCCTTATTGGTCTCACAAAAATTTGTATTTGATTTTTGAAGAGGGTACTCCTCAAGAGCAAATTGACTTAGTTTTTGAGAGTTTGGATAAGTTTGTTCGATTTGATTTGGATGATGAAGTGAAAGAGTTAACTAAATCTTTGAATTGCACGGAATACGTTAATGGTTATGAATATGATTTTAATTGGCATTTAGATTATTATTGGACAGCTTCAAAAGAAACGCTCAAAAAAGCCAAATCTATGAACTTCATGGAGTTGAACAAAGCGTTTAAAGAGATGAACCTCAAAGGTTCAAATTTCACACGATTGATTGGAGATTAAGCATGGAAAAGAGATATGACAGCGAAATTTTTCAGATTTTGCACTATTTCAACAATTACCTAGACACTAAATCTAAGGTAGAACTTAGAAAAGCAGAAGTTTGGGTATCCTTGCTACAAAAATCGGTTGAAGAATTGGATATTTTCACTGAGTTTTATGTAGATGTTTTCTACCGTTCTGTTCTATATAGGTTCTTAAATGAATCGAATATTGAACTGACAGACACCCAAGTTTCTTTGATTCAACGTATTCATGCAAAACGCAGAGTTTCGTCTTATACTGATTACATTTTGTTAGCTAACTTACTTTCTGAGCTATACAAAAGATTTTCTAACAGATAAAATACATGAGAGAATATTTTGGGGTATTCTCTCTTTTTATTTGACAAAACGAGCAAGTTTTAGTATAATAAAGAAAATTGATGAGAGAGTAGTAAATGATATGAACACAGTGACAGTAAAACAATCTGACATTCAAGAGCTTCTATTTTATGCTCAACAAAATAAAATTGATTTCTTTATCGCAGGGTATGGAAAGAACCCCTTAATTGCCTTTTTGGAACAGTACGCAAATTACTTCACCTTTAAAACTTATAAGATTGGTGATTTATATTGTACTGAGAAATCAGATTTTAAATCCACTTTTTACAAAGGATTTTGCACCTTTGAAGAATTTCAAGCAGAGCGCCAACAGGCTGAGGATTCTAAATTTGGTGTAACTGAGATTATAGACTTCGAGGATTACTCTTACTTGACCAGAGATGAAACAGGTACTTTCCTTATTGACTTTTACGACAGTGGTATCCAAAACTCCAATGAGTTCGCTGAAATTCCAGTTGCGGACTTAGAAAGTTTAGTTAGTTTTGCAGAGAAAAGTAGCACTCCAAAATACCTAGTTTTGGAAGATGGTAGTTTCGCTTTAAATGTGTTCTTCGCATTTGTTTCTGCATATACTCCAAGAGAGTTGCATTATTGTACAGTAGAGTCTACAGATAAAACTACAGGTTTCACTACTCAAACCGTCTCACTTATGTCTTTAGCTAAGTTCAAAGAGATGTGGTACAAACTAGATCGAAAATATGAGTGTGAATGTAAGCATGATTGGGGGCGAAACTGTGACTGTGACGGTTACGAAGACGGTTATGATTTAACTTATATTCGCAAAGTTAAGTCATTAAAAGATGGTCACACCTTTAACTTCGAGAATCCTACAACTTTAGGGAAGTACACTCATTGGGTATCTTTACCTTCTGAGTTGTCCTAATTCGTTCTCAGACTGTCCTAATTTGCCCCAGTTTCGTCTTAGTTTAGTCTGAGGTAGAAATATACTTTAAAGATTTAAAATGCGATACGGAGCAAATTAGAGGGTTTTAAGATTAAGTTTTAAAAATACAAATAAACAAATAAAAGGGAGATTTTATTATGCAAAAATATTCACAGGTTTCTATAGCAGGTTTACTGTCAGAGTCAGACTTTTTAGATTTTCTAACTTCACATGGAGTTGAAATCATTGAAGGTTCTATTGCAAATGTGGATTTAGAGTTAGAACGTCAGAGAAATTCTTGTAAAGAGCTTCATCGTACAGAGTTAAAAGGGGTTATATCAGGTAAATACCTAGTTCGGTATCGAGGTAAGAAGTTTGCTCTGTCTTACTTTTACGAAGACACTTCTTATGTTGATAAAACTAAATTTCAATTTACTAGTGCTGAGGAAGATTCGCATTTTGTTTCGTCAAGAGCTTACATTAGTGCCTTGACACATGAAGTTACGATAGACTTATTGAGAAAGTTGGCTTTGCATTTTGATGCTTACATTTTTGAAAACTTTGACAACTCTGTTGAAAGAGTCTTTCGTAAGGTTAAATAAAAATTTTTAGTTATTAAGAAAAACAAGCATTGCGCTTGTTTTCTGTTTGTGGTAAACTAAACTAAAAGACAGTAAAGAGGTTTCAGTATGTCGGAGTTGAGTCTAATCGAAAAAATGCGCCTAATTCTAAGGCACGAAGTTCTTTATTTTTCTTTGGATAAACCAAGGCAAGAAGAGACGCTTGATGCTTTAGAGTGGCTTGAGTCTGAGGAGAATTGTAGATTGGTTTCAGAGGATTTTGTAGGTTTACCAAAGAGAATTTGGGTAACAAGAACCGTAGCAATAAAGGGGAGGTATAAAGATGTTTTTAGGCTTACCAACGTTGTCTCTTTCTAATATTTTAGAGAACTTAAAGTCTTTAAATGAACACTTACAAGGGCTAGGTCAAACTGCTAAAATTATTATAACAGGTGGTTCAGCGGTATCCATACTTTCCGGAGGTTTGCGACAAACCTCTGATATTGATTACCTTGGGTCTCTGCCTTTGACAGAAAAAGAACTATATCAATTTCAGATGTCCAATGACGTAGAAAAGATTTTCGTAGTCCCAGATATTTCTGAGGTCTCATTCGATAAAGAATTGAACTATTCAAACTTAACTGTTTTGGTTTTATCTTGGGAAGATTTAGCAATTATGAAATTCTACTCAACACGTGAAAAAGACCTCCAAGATTTGAAAAACTTTATCTTGCCTAATATCTATGACTTCAAGAAATTGAAAACTAGGTTGGATTACTATAAAGCTGACTACATTTTTGACTTGGATAACCCAGATTTGAACTTAAATCAATATATTCAAATTTTAGCTGAGTTAAAACAATTACATCATATCTTGGTAGTAGACCCAACTCAAACTTTAGAACAAGTCTTGAAAACAAATAGGCTCTACAGTAAGTTTATCAGATTTGCTGACAACTATGTTATCCCTCTAAACTTAGAGGTTTGGCTCCCCAATTCGGTATCTTTTTGCCTATCCGATTATGGTTTTGCTGAGTTCTTTCAAGCAGCGACAACTTATCAACTTAGAATTTAACTAGAAAAGCGAAGAAAGTCCTTATAATTATTGACTTTCTTTTCGTTTTTTGGTACAATAATAACAATAAAACATGAAAGTTAGGTTTAGGTGATTTGAAAAGACAAACTAAGAGAAAGCATAATATTTTAGGTAGAGACTGGCGCAAAGAGTTGGATCAAAAGTTTGCAAAACTACCTCGAAATGTTGAGCAAGAAAAAGTTGAAATTGGACATTTAGATGCTTATTTTACCGATTTCCAAGATACAGAGTTTACAACTGTATTCTCTGCGTTCGGGTATCATACAACTTTTGATGGGTTTAGTTTCCGACCAGAAGCAGAAGTGTCTCTTTTGCATACAGATAAAGATTTTTATTTAAAAATTCGTGGGTTTTTTGAAACCTTTGAGTTTACTGATTCTGATAAAGCAGAATTATGGTTATTAAGAAGAGCTGAAACTGCTTACTTCATGAAAAAGAAGTTGGTTGAAAATTACTTACTTTCTCTAGTTGTGATGATTCGTAGTATGAAAGCTCGCAGAGGGTAGTATATGCTTTATTTAGTTGGAGATTCCAATACTGCTAAGAGTTTTGTCTTAATTGATGCTAAGTCTCAGCACTATTATAAATCAAATATGCAAACAACTTGGAAGTCTTTAGATGCTTACCTTTACTCAGTAAATCCCTACAACTTAAGTAAACTTTACAAGCTGAGAGAACAAGTTGAATTAGGTTTGGAAGTATTGTTTTTACCTATTGAGCCTTATGTAACAGGACAAGCTAAGTATTTAGCTCTAGAAAAGTTCAGGAACTATTATGTGTATAAACCTTGGGAGGGTGTTCCTAGCTTTATTTTCTTAGATAAGTTCATTGACCTTTGGGTATCCCAAGGTGGTTGCACTCACGAAGAGTTGCAGAACTTTTTAAAGCAGTCTTATGTAAAGTTGGATTCTAAGTCTTTTGACCCTTATGAATACGAAAATAAGAAGACAGAGAAACGCCCAAATTCCTCTGTTTCAGGTCAATCGAAGGATTCCACTGTGATTGATGAGTTTCAACGAACTCGTCAACTAAAACTATTGAGGAACGGTCTGAAGAATATAGTTTCAAAAAGAACTGCACAAGTCGAATTAGAGATACAAAAGAGTCTTGAAAAAGCCGAGGAGACTAAACGACTTAAGCAAGCATCTGAGAACAAAAGACTGCGGTATCAACGAAAAGCTGAGAGAGGTTTACGTTCTACTATTGAGAATAAGCTCAATCGTTTGAGTAGTTACACTATTCGTAAGAACAGAGATATAGAAACTGCGGTATTCACTAATATCAAAGGTGAAGTAGTTTCTGTGAAAGACTTCTTACTAAGTGAATTTGGTTCTAGTTACTTAAATGTGCCATTTACAACTCATGAGATTGTAATTGGAAGTGAGGTTATAGGTGGTCTTTTAACTTTAAATTTAACTGAGTTATCACGTACAAAGATTACAGATTTTGTTTACTATTACTATAATATGTACCTCTATACTTTCAAGTATGAAAGATTTTCTTTCAAGGATTTAAAGGACTCTGAGTTCAAACGTTTACAGACTATGTTTGATTTTAGATGTGAGTTTGACCACTTTAAAGATAGCGGTTTATTCTTCAAGTTAGGTTTAGTAAATAATCATAACCCTTTTGCAAAGTGGGATGATACGGCAGAACGTTATGAAAATACAGTATTTACTATATGTGAACTTAGCAGAGAACTGACAAAAACGGATATTTACTTTTCCGTATCTTATTGGTTTGAAAGACACACTGATACTGTGACTTCTGTTAAATACAAAGAACGCCAATGGTTGAACAGAGAAGTGATTGAGTCAGAAATTCCTAAGAACAACACTAATATTGTCTATGTTTGTTATTTACCAGATAGCCAAGTTATAAAAGTTGGTAGAACTGAGAATTGGGTATCTCGAAGAGGGGTATACACTCGTTCTAGTGGTAACAATCCTAAAACAAATGGTCGTATGAGACTCTGTTACTTTTGGGAAACGTTTAAAACAGGAGATTCTGTGATTGATAAATACATAATGTTCTGCGCAGAAGACCATTTAAAGCGTTTGGCTAATGAGAAGATGAGTTTGGTTGAAGGTAAAGAATACTTTGAGGGTTGTGATATAAATGAGTTTGTAACCTTAGTGAAAGATTATTTCTCTAAACTTGATTTAGAGACTCTTTTACAGATTAGAAGTTTAAGTAAACTCAAGCACTTTGCACAAAATGAACGTTATAATACAGAATGCCTAATTGTCGAGTTAAGACGATTAGCGAACTTATAAATTTAGAGAGATGATAAAAACATGGCAAACAAACTAAGAGAGATGGGTTCTCTTTCAGCGGGTAAACGCGAGGAAAACATTTATAAGGTCTTCGCTTACTTGCATACAAGGGAACAATTTCACCCAGTAAACTTACGAAGTAAGGTTCAGGTTTCGGATAGGACAATTCTATCTTATCTAAACCAAATTCAAGAAGCGCAGCTTTTAACTGAGTCTTATCGAGAACGGTTATTAGAGTTGAAAGCAACAGAACAGTTCCGTCAAGGGTCTAAAACTGATAAAGAGCTTTCTATTTTGGATCAGTTGGAAAATAAGTGGCTTTCACTTGCTGAAAACACCAAGGGTATCAAGGAAGAACGTAAGCGCCAATTAGAGCAGTTTGTGTTTACACGTGAAAATGAATTAGAAATGTTGTGGCAGCGTTTGGAGTTCTCTATCTTGTTTTTTGAGATGGTAAAGGGGTAGCCGAGTGGAAGATAAAGTGTTTGAAACTGTAGAAACTAAAGATTCGGTTTTGATTGAAGAAATACCTAACGATTTAGGTTCTTTTTGGTCTCAATTCAATTTGAATTTACCTTATACTTTTTGGATTTGTTTCGGTTTAAGTATACTTGCGTTACTGTTTGTTTTACCTTATGTTTTTTATGGGAGGGAATTACTTTGGTATTTAGTAGGTCTTTGGGTACTTGTTACGATATACTTAGTTCTTGCAATTAGGTTGAGCTTTTCCTTTACAAGCTCTAAGCTTGTCAAAATTTCAATTATCCCACTGTCTATTGTAGTTTTAGGTTTAGGTTTTAGAATGTTGAACTTAGATGCTCATGTTAAAGTGAATTATCAGGAGCAAGTTGCGGGGTTTCCTTACGATATTATAACTAGTGAAATTGCTAATCCACTTGTAGGAGATAGTGAGTCATTCACTATTTCAGTAAAATCTGAAGACTTTAAATTTAAAGGTCCAGATTTTGAAAGTTTAGCTACTAAGGTTCGTAGTGGTTCAAAAGAGTATTATAAGGGTTCACTCGAAGAATTTAAACCATTCACGATTTACTATGGTTTAGACGCTCAAGGTAAAGTTGGCGACATTAGAGGTAAACGTACAGTTTACGGTTGGTTCGGTTCAACCTCTACGGATTTTGTAATTGAGTTAGAAAGGTAAATAATATGAGTAAGCAACTTATTATTTCCTTTGATGTTTCCTCTATACCAATCACAAGTGAGTTTTTAGCTTTATCTTTCTTACACGCATTTGAGAAAGAACTTAAAGAACCTATTCCGAAATTGGAGAGCTTTAGAGTTACTTCAGTCTACAAAGTATTAACTTGGTTAGAGTTTCATTACTTAAATGATTTATTTTTAACAGAAGACGAGCGGTATCACTTACGTTACGTACACTTTATGTTATACAATCTTAACCGAAGTGGTGCAATAACTGAGGTTCATTTTCGAGTCTTGCAAAACGATTTTACACATGAAATTACAATTAGAAAGTGAGAATGATTTGACACAAGAAACAGAATACTACAAAGCTATAAACTGGAACGCCATTGAGGATGTAGTCGATAAGGCGACTTGGGAGAAACTAACTGAACAGTTTTGGTTAGACACTCGTATTCCTTTATCTAATGATTTAGATGATTGGCGCAGATTATCTGAGAAAGAGCGAGACTTGGTAGGTAAAGTATTTGGTGGGTTGACTTTGCTTGACACTTTGCAGTCGGTGGATGGGGTATCTGCAATAAAACCTGATGTTCGCACTCAACATGAAGAAGCAGTGTTGAACAATATTGAGTTTATGGAGTGTTATACGAAAGACCATAAACTTCTAACGATTGATAGAGGTTGGGTTCCTGTAAATCAGATTAAAGAAGGAGACATTGTTTTAGCTTATAATAAAGAGACTGAGACAACTCGATTTGAGAGAGTAAGTCAAACTTCTAGTCATTTTGCGGAGTCTATTTACCATATTCATGCGAAGAATTTTGATTTGAGAGTTTCAGGCGGTCACCGTATGTTATTTGAGAAAGCCCAGAACTCTCGTTACCGTAAAGATTCGTGGGATACTTATACTTCTCATGTATTAGAAGCGCGAGAGTTTGCAGATTTACCTAAAAACCCCTCTAGACGTTTGGTGTTAGCTCGCTCCTTTGAATCTGAAAAGAAGATTCCTTTAAGCTTACAGGAACAATTCTATATTCTATTAAGAGAGCGTTCCCACATTAACCCTACAGATCAGATTAGAATCAATCGCTATATAGAGAATAAAGGTAAGGTTCGAGCAAACACTTGTACAGTTATATTTACTTTTCAGTCAGAAGATAAGATTCAAAATTTGTATAATTTGTGTGAGGCTTTAGGTTATTCAGTTAAATTAAGTTCCTTAGAGGTGAGGTCTGAGACTTATAAAAGATTTCTGGTATCAATTCCTTTGGAGGATTATATAAAGAACCACTATGACATTTTAACTTACCAAGACTTCTTTTCTTTAGATGACTTTGATAGTAATAAAGCAGATTCTTTTATTCAATATTTAACTTATTGGTGTACTCGACAAGAAGTTGGAGTTGAGGGTACTTTGAGGAGAGTTCTCTACTATACACGAAGTTATGAAGATTGGAATTTTGTACAAGCACTTGCAACTTTAGCGGGTCATGCTTTCAGAAAAATGATTACAGATTCCACATCTAAGTTATCGAAAGCTAAATTGTACACAGTTGGAATCTGTATGACTGAGAAACAGAACTATCTGCAGTTGACAAGAGTAAAAACAGATATACTTGAAGGAGAGCAAGTTTACGGTATCGAGGTTCCGTCTAGTTTCTTGGTGGTCTTAGCGGGAGATAAACCTGTAATTTCAGGCAACTGTGTCCACGCTAAATCTTACTCATCAATTTTCTCCACTTTGAACACAAAATCAGAAATTGAAGAAATTTTTGAGTGGACTGCAAACAATCAACACCTCCAAAAGAAAGCTGAAATTATCAAGCGTATTTATGACACAGGAACGCCTTTACAGAAGAAAGTCGCAAGTGTGTTTTTAGAGTCTTTCCTTTTCTATTCAGGTTTCTTTACACCTTTGTGGTACTTAGGAAACAATAAACTTCCGAATGTAGCTGAGATTATTAAGCTTATTATTCGAGATGAGTGTCTGACAAAAGACCAAGAGGTACTAACCCCTAAAGGTTGGGTATCCGTTGCGGATATTCGCCTTCAAGACTTGGTTTTGCAATTCGATAGAGAAACTCGCAGAACAAACTTCGCCCCAGTTTTAACAATTTCCACAGACTATGCTCCTAAGCTTTACAATTTCAAATCTCAACTTGGTTATGTCGATTTGACTTGTAGCCCTAAGCATAGATTGATTCGGAAAGCCATTACAAGTGACGGTTTAGTAACTCGAACTGCTGAGACAAATTTCGGACAAACTTCTTCTTGGTTACATTCAACCCCTTTGCTTACAAAGGTTGACGGAGCAACTTCGCTAACGGATTGGGAGAAGTTCTACCTCCTTATGTCTCGTTATGGTACACTCACTCAACAAGCTCAACAGATTGATTTAGTTGTAAGTAGTGGTAAGGCGGATGAGATTGAACGCTTTAAAGCTCTATTTGACCGTTTAGGTTTAGACTATGTAGCTTATAATTACAAATACGGAAACGGCAATATGATTCGTATTTCTGATGTTCCTAATCAGGGTATCGACATAAACAAGCTCAAATTGCTACCTAAAAGAAATTTAAACGAAGTTACTTTAGAGTGGTGCCAAGATTATCTGAATACTTTATTTGAGTGGGTAGGTTCAAATGAGTGTGAAACTTCTCTCAACTACTATTCAACACATAAGCAGTACATTGATTATGTTCAAAGCTTGTGTACACTGGTTGGGTATAAAACAAGAATTTCTGTTGTAAAAGGTAGTGACCCTTATACAGTTGAGGGTGTTAAGAACTACTGTCTTCACGTTATTAAAAACTGTTCACTCACTGCAGGAACCTCAGTTGTTCGTACTGAGGTTAAAGGTGCGCAAGTCTACGGTATCCAAGTTCCGTCAGGGTATTTGGTAACACGTGGAAAAGGTGGTTCTGTAGTTATAACAGGTAATAGTGTCCACGGAACCTACATTGGTTACAAGTTCCAATTAGCCTTTAATGAGTTGTCTGAGGAAGAGCAAGAAGAGTTAAAAGCTTGGACTTATGATTTACTTTACGAACTTTATGAGAATGAAGAAAAATACACCGAAGAGCTATATGATGATATTGGTTGGACAGAAGAAGTGAAGACTTTCCTTCGTTACAATGCTAACAAAGCACTTATGAATTTAGGACTTGACCCTCTGTTCCCAGAGAGTGCAGAAGATGTCAATCCAATTATCATGAATGGTATTTCGACAGGAACTTCTAACCATGATTTCTTCTCACAAGTTGGGAATGGGTATCTGTTGGGGCAAGTGGAAGCTATGACCGATGAGGATTACACTGTTGGTTTATAAAATGACTTAAATTAAAGTTTCCCCTTGACAACTCCTCTAATTTGTGCTATACTATAAACATACTTGGCATAAGGGTGTTCCTTTACCGAAAACATAAAGCAGATGAATTTACATCCCGCCAGAATAAATTGATTGCACAAAGTCGTTCCTTTATTTGGATATATTTAATATTCGTAGTAAGTGGTACTTGGTAAGACGTACTGCCCTTTACTACGAATGGTTTATTACGACTCGCACAGGTTGGCTCTAAATCATTTGGTTTAGGGCTTTACTTTCGCTTTGGAAAGATAGAAAGAAGTAGGTTAGAAATGAACTACGCACAAATTGAAACTTTAGCAAAATATTTAAAAGTTGTAGAAAGCACAAAAGAAGTAGGAGACCTTAAAAACACTCAGTTGTGTTTAACTTACGGTATCCTCGTAAATCCTTTGGAGCCGATTTCTAAGGAGACAGCAGATGCTTTGATTAAACTTTACGGGGTTGATTTAAGAAACTCTAATGCTACTTTTTATGAGAGCTTCGAAGTTCGTAAAGGTTTAAGTTGGGAAGAAGTGGTATTTGACCGTCTTTGTCATTATGCAATGACTTACGGTGGGTTGAAAGAGTTTTTTGGTACGGACTTCATTCCTAATTCCGAGGAAAAAGCCTTTCAAACTGCCTTGAATACACATTTAACAACGATTAAAATTAAATCTTACATGGAAGTTCGAGAAGATTTAGGAGTCTTTCTAAATCAACCTTTGGCTTTACCTACAAGTGATATTTCAATCTTGGCAGACTTAGTTGAGCATTATGGTGTAGATATTACTGAGAAAGCTAATAAAGAGCTTCAAATTGAGTTCGGGTATCGCTATAAAGTCGCACCTAAAAACCCAGAGTTGTTAGTTCGTTTGTTGGTTCGTATCTTACTTGGTACAACCGACTATTACAAGAACGCTATGACTTTCAGTCATTTACGCTTTGAAGTGTCACATTTAAGCCAAGACAAGAAAGACTTGATTGTTTCTCTAGTTAAAAACTATGCTTCAAAATATGGTCTTCAACCATTAGCAGACCATTTTCGACCAAACAAGCAGTTGTGGTTGACCTTGCGCAAACTAGGTCTTCAAAGAGAAGTAAACGCTATGAAGCGCTTGTCTGAGGTTTCTCGTAAAGACCACACCTTTAAAACTCTAATTACTGAGTTTCCAAAAGATTTGAGCGGTATCACTAATTACCAGTTAATTCGTTACTACAACTATTTAAGTGAATTGCTTGTGTTGGTTGAGGGTGATTACCAAGTTTATCGTATTCGTAACGGTAAAACTTATGTAAAAGCTCTTAAACACACTCCGATTAGTGGCTTAGAGTACACGTTGGCTAATTTGTACTTGGAGCGTATTGGAGAAGAGTTCAAGTCTCGCTTTGCAGAAAAAGAGTTGAAATTCTATCAACCAGAAGAGCATATTTCGATTGCACTTCCAACAACTGCTAAGTCTTTCATTGGTTCTTACCCTATGTATACTCGTATTGAAGTTCCAGATAACTACCAAATCGGTATTTATTGGAATCAAGATGGTGACTTGGATTTACACGCACAAAGTGTAGACGGTCGCCACGTTGGTTACTATTCTGAGAACATCAGTGGTGTCACTTACACAGGTGACATGACTTGTCTAAACCGTCAAGGTTTAGCAGCTGAAGGGTTGTTAATTGAGGGTGTGCAAGGGTTAACCTTTAGTATGAATCCATATAGCCAACTAGGTTCAGATGCTTGTAAGATTTACCTTTCTAAATCTTTGGACAAGAAAGCAACTTCTGTTGTAGAAGATGGTTCTCTTTTGTTCCAAGCAAGTATTCCAACAGATAAAGCGATGGTCTTTGCGACTAACGTTGAGGGTGCAGTAGTTTTAACAAACTTGTCAGTAGGTGGTCGAGTTCCAAATGAACAAGCAAGTGAGAAATTGACTTTAGCAGTCGAGCGTAAGTCACAAACTGCTCTGAATTTGAAAGATTTCGCAGACTTTGTAGGTGCTGAATTTGTGGACTCTGTAGAGGAAGCAACACATGACTTCTCTCAACAAGGGGTATCCGTTGCTACTTTTACGGATTTGTTGGGTTAATTTAGAGTTACTAAACAGGTAAAGGTTGGTTAAAATATGCTTAAATATCATGAGTTCGATACTATCTTGAAACAGTTACATGAACTTAAAATTTTAGGAGAGATTGAGTTTGTGTATCCAACCTCTGTGAAGGTTGCACCATTCAAAGATAGAGAAGATGGTACTTATGTAGGAATTTTGAAAGTAGATTGCAATAACAAACCTCGGTATAAGTTATTCAAAGTTGTCTTTAATTGGAGACCTTTGGAACGGAAATCGGACGTTCTCGCTTACATGTGTCGTTGTTTGATGGATTATGATTTAATGTAGGGGTAAAAATTATGAGTATTGTAAATGAGCTTTTCGCAGATAGTAAACCACGTTTAGAGAATTTCCAAAATACTTATTTTGAAGAATTCTTCAAACGTTCTTCTATCTTGCAATGTTTAAAGCAGATGCGTAGAACAATTGCAGTTTCTAAGAATGGTGAACCTGTTGTTTTTCGTGATTCCTTTGTTGATTCTTTGGGAAGAGTGCAACATATTTTAGTGACATTTTATATAAATAGTAATAGTACCTACACTCTTGCTATTGACTTGATTTCAGAAGATTACTATGATTATGGTAAATACGATCGAAGTGGCACTAGAGAAGAAGGTTTCTACTTTACTTTTAGTGAAGTAACTAAGAACTTGCAAGTGCAGTTTGTAAACCGCGCTAATTGGTTTGATAGAAAAGAAATTCTTCGAGCTTTAGAAATTTTATTTAGTTAACAGTTAAAGGTATCCAGCTTCGGTTGGATACTTTTTGTTTCTACTTGTAATAACTAACTTTTTATGATATACTAAATTCATTAAAGGTTAAGAGGTTTTCAAATGAAATTCAAAGATTTAGACGAACCAAACAAACTCCAAATTAAATTTCATTATCTATGTAGTTTGCTAGTTGATTTAGTACATAGTTCTGCTGATGATTCACCTTTACAAGTTATATACAACTTAAGAAAAGTGAAAAATTCTCACACGTTTGTAGAGTTAGATTACTGTGATCCAGACTTTAGGGATATAGTCAAAGTAAGACAAGGTAAGATTTATCAACATATTCAGTTGAGACAAACTCCTACAAGTTGGGTGTTAGGTTTCTTTGGCAGCTCTAGTCAATATGAAGATGATTGGATTGAATTTAAGTTAGCAGATATAAATGACACTGATGATTTCTATTCGATTGACTTGAATGAAGAACTAAGTTTGATTGCTTATGTTAATTTAGAAACTCCTCTATTCTTAGAATTGGTATCCTTAACAGTTTCATTGGCTACAGCTTTGGGTTATTCTCAAAAGAAAATAACACAAGAATTAAACAGATTAACTGTGATTTATAACAATACAAATAAGTTGTGGGTTTAGTTAGAAGGTATTAGATGAGTTACACAGAGTTAAAAACAGAGGATAAAGTATTTCTATCTTTCGCTGCTTTCATGGACTTACTAAGTTTAGGTTTAAAAGAACCTCACCGATTTTCTGAGTTAAGAGATTTTCAATATGTCTCAACGTTCACCAATGGAGGTTTTGCAGGGGAACAAAATGGAGAATTTTATGATTTAATTCTATTTCGCTCCAATGGGTTTCCGAAATTGAAAGTTAGTTTATCTTTAGACAACTTTGAGTATTTAGATGTCAGTTTTTGGACTTATAAGCGTGGGGTATCCAGTGATGAAACTAACTTTTTACTTCCTTTAACTAAGTTAGGTTCTTACGGTGATTGGGATGAGAGCAAACTCCTTACTTATTTGAGAGCCTTTGAAACAGTTGTCTCTAAGGAATTAGAGTCTTCCTTTGGTATCGGAGTTGGTTTTGATAGTTTATTTGTAAAATTGGCTCACGCTTTAGGTTTTGATAGGGACACAATAACACGTGAAGCTGCAACGATTGCTTATTATCTAGGTCAATACAACGAAAAGGTATTGAGGGGTTTAGGTAGTTTTAAAGCTGAATAGGTTGAGGTAAAGATATGGTAAAATACAAAGATTTAAATGAAACAGAAAAGAAAGTAATCAAGTTTGCTTACTTTACAAAATTGTTGGTTATGTTGAGTCGCCTAAATGAACGAGATATTCCTTTACATAGGTCTATTACTGCTTATGATAGAGGTTGGACACATTGGAGTGTTGAACGTGCTGATGAATACACACTATATCTTCGACTTTACACTAAGAACTCTAATCTTTCTAAGTTTATTTGTCTTAAAGTTCAAGATAGAGAATTATTTGCAGAGTACAAAGCTAATAAACGTGGTTTATCCGAAAATGAGTCTTTTGTCTATAAAATTGCAGATGTTGTATTTAATGAATATGGGGATGTCGCCTTTGAAAGTACACTAAACTGGCACCTCTTAGCTTATGAGAGTATGGGTAACGTTCTCTTTGAAGACTTGGTAGATCAAGCATTAAAACTGGCTAAAGATATGAAAATTTCAACTAATGAAATTAACAAAGAACTAGACTTCAAAACATATCTTTACGAGAAGTTAGGTTACTTTCGGAAGTAAGTATTGAGACAGAAAGAGGTAAAGCATGAGTGATTCTAATTGGATGGGTATCCTCGGTGGATTTTGGTTGGCAAAGAATATATTAGATGAGGAGTCTCCCACGTCTAACTCAGTTTCAACAGTAAACAATTGTTCTAGTGATGGATTTGTTGAAAATATTCCTTATATTCCAGAGAGTGAGGAGTCTCGTGCTCGACACTTTGTACATAGATATGCAACGGATGGTAAAACTGTTTTTACTCAAGATCAATTTTGTTTATTTATCCATCGATTAGGTGTTGTGTATTTTGTTGGTCAAGATGAAAATGGTCATAATATCTATGATATTCACCCTTGTAGAAAGTCACAGTTAGGGGAAATTTTAAATCATGGTGTATTTTGGGATGAACCTTTAACTGTGGGTTCTAGGAATAAGTTAGTAGATGAAGTTATTTATAGTTTATCTCGAAGAGGTTATCCAATAAACACTTCTAGGTTTCGATTTTTATATAAATTTGATTTAATGGAGAAAGCTTTTCCGAACACTTTTAGATACTTGAGCACAGAAGAATCTTACTATCATTGGCGTTCTTTAGGAAATTAGGGGATAAATAAGTGTTATATAAAGATTTAGATGAAAGAACAAAAGAGTTAGTTAAGTTCGCAGATTTCTTAACACGTTTAGTTGTAATAGCAAAGTCGAATTACTTAGCTTTAATGCAAGCTTTCCCGGATAAACAGATTAAGAAGAACTGCTTTGTTTTCTCTTATGACAAGTTGGGTTACATCTTAACTTATTACAAACCATCAGGTGTATTAGGGTATCAACTTAAACTGTTCCGAACTACTGCAAAGACTGAGTTTAGAACAAACAGTAAAAACTATCAAAATACTGCTAACTTAACTGTGAATGTCAATTCTCGCATGAAAGGTAAGTCCTATGAGTTACAGTTTGCAGAGGGTGATGGTAATGGTGGTTGGCTCTTTGAAGAGTTAGACCCTATTACAGATTTATGTTGGTTGGGTGAGCTTTACAATGATTTAACTTGGTTCGGTAGAACTTATGATTCAGAAGAAGCTTTATTAGAGTTAATTCAGAAAAGTTATTATCCATTAGCTAAACAGTTAGGTTTTTCTCGAATTGAGTATAACGCAAGTTTGCGGGTCGTGGCTAAGAAATTGAGGTGTTTATCATGAGTTTATCAGATTTAGTTATGTTAGGTGCTATTCGGAATCATTACAATGAAGATTTCTCAAAGTCTTCAAATTCAAGTTCTTTTGATTATTTGGGGGATTCTTCAAATAAAGGTATTTATATTGATAAGACATACTTTTTTGTTGAAGGTTATGGTGTAGTTATCCGAAGCGGAAGCACTTTTATGATTTTACCATGTTCGCGAGATAATTATACAACTATAGTAGATAATGCGGCTTGTTTCCATAAAAGTGATTCTGACTGTATTTATGGTGACCCTAAGTCGGATATTTTACTTTACCTTAGAGATAATGGGTATAATATAAAATCTTCGGATTTATTACGTTTAAGTATTCCTGCAATCTTTAGAAAAGCCTATCCAGACTTTATCGTTCACAACGGTTACGCAGAATATGTAGGGGAATAATAACAAACCAAAGCTACTTGCTTTGGTTTTCTTCTTGCATTTTTCTTGTAGCAGTGCTATAATAAAGTCAATCTTACACATAAGTAAGTTAAATTAAGTGTAAACAAAGGATTTCTATTATGAAAAAGATTAAATTACTCTCGGTATCCGCTTTATCTATCCTAGCTCTTGGGTTTGGAACACAAGTAGCACACGCAAGTATTCAAACTGACACGATTGATGAGAAATGGGGCAAACCCACTTTGGTTTATGGTGGTAGCTTGACTGACTCTCAGGTTGAGGAAGTAAACAAGTCCTTTAATATTTCTGATGTTGCAAACGTTAAGCGCCAAGTTGTTTCTGATGCTGACTACGTTAAGTATATGAATGAACCAAACGCTAATGGTTTATCTTTGATTTCATCTACCTTGGTTGCCAAACAAGATAAAGGTAAAGGTATTACAGTCAAGATTGTAACCCCAGATAATATTACGCGTGTAACTGAGACACAATATCGCAACGCTGCGATTACGGCAGGTGCAACAGATTTGGCGATTGAAGTTTCTGCTCCAGTAAAAGTAACTGGTGAATCAGCTTTGGTTGGTGTTTCTAAAGCGTTGGAAGCGAATGGTCAAGAAATTGATGCCAAACGAACTGAGCTTGCAAATGAGGAGATTTCAACAACCGCTCAAATTGCAGAAGCAAATAAAGATACCAAAGGTTTTGACAGTCAATTGTTAGATAATGCTTTAATTCAGATTAAGACTGAGTTAGCTAAAGAAAAACAAAACAAGGGTCAAGTTGCTGATGATAATAAAGTAGAGAAGATTGTTAAGAAAGCTCTTAAAGACAATAAACTTGATGATATTATCTCAGAGGATCAAGTGTCTCAGTTGGTTCAATTTGCCAAAGGGTATCAGTCTACATCTGCGGTTGACTCTAAAGAAGTATTGAATCAACTAGGTGATTTGAAAGATGCTATTTCTGAGGGGGTAGGTAAGTTCTTGAAGTCTGCTGAAGAGCATGGTGTGTTTGAGAAAGCGGTTGATTGGGTTAAATCTTTGTGGGAATCTTTAGTTAGTGCTTTCCACTAATTACAGTTTAAGGGTTTAAGTTTATGAATTTCATAACTGTGTTATGTTTAGGTTTTCTCCTTGGTTTAATTCTAAAATTGGTTAAGAAAAGCTTTCGTTTTATATTTTTTGTTGTAGTGGTTTTTGCACTAGTTGCATACCTTTTACAAATCCTATAAAATCAGTAAGTCAAGGGTATCCACTCTTGACTTTTTGTTTGGTTTGTGGTAAAATATACTTCATTGAATGAAGAAGTAGGAGGAAACTTTATGCTTGAAACGGCACACTTTATGTACTTAGATACACCTTTGCTAGAATTGACTTATGAGGATGGAAAGTTAATTAAGTCAGTAGATTTAGGTGTTCGTACTAACATACCTCATGTAGATCAGATTTTAGAGTTACCTTTGCGTTCTTTAGGTTTGTACTTATTGAGTCGTAGACATTCATCAGGAAGACTGAACCGTTCTGAGTTATTTGGTGGTGAACGATTAACTCCATGTGAAGAGTTAAAAGTTTACGGTGGTGCAGATTTAGATGATAACTGCTACGTTCGTTTTGCTTGGTTTCCTTACACTTCTGATGATTTATTTGGTTTACCTAGCTCAACAAATCGAGGTAGTTCAAGTCCAAAAGGCAATCAACCTAAGTGGGAAACTGGTACTAAGTTCTATAAGAAAGATAACTTCCCTAACGAATGTTTGGCTGAGTATTTGGTTTCCTTGTTCTTAGAATCTTCTAATTGTCCAGTACCATTTATACCTTACAGACTCGAAACTAGAACTATTTGTAGCTCTCCAAACTACAAACCTCGGTATCTCATGTTTCCATTTGCTCAAATGTTAATTTTTGAACTGTCATTTAATGAGTCTAAACTAAGAGTTGGTAAAGGTTCTCCTACATTTAACTATTGGTATAAAAGAATATGGTCTCATTTGTCTGCTGAAGGTCGTGTAAACTATTTAATTGATTTGTTTGCAAAATATGGAGTTCCACAAGAAGAGAGTTTAGCTTATTTAACAACTATGGTTGAACTCGATACTTTGGTTTTCAATACCGACAGACATTTCAACAACTTTGGTTTAGTTTATGATTTAGAAGAACAACACTACAAACCTATGTTTCTATTTGACCAAGGGTTTTCCTTGGCAGTAGGTGAGGGTATCTTCGGTTCCGTTCGAAAACTGACTGACCCTTATCGAATTAAGATGCAACCATTTAGTACAACCTTGTCTAAAAATCGCAGAGCTTTACCTAACTTTAAATTTGAATTTGATGTTCTCAAGTTTATTTTGTTGCTAGATGAAACGAACATATTAACAAAAGAAGAACTCAAAGAAACAACTCAGTTTCGCATTTTAAAACGCAGATTAGCTACGGAATATCAAACAGATGTTCATGGTAGAGATATATTAAAAACACTTATTAGTTGTGGTTATTGATTTAAACTAAGTAGTAACTAAAACTTATTATATTAGGTTTCTGCCACTAGTTGAAAAAAAAAATGGAGTTAGACGAAAAATCTTGACTCCATTTTAAATTTATGTTAAACTAAAATTTAGAAACAACTTGGTTTCTTATTTTTGTTAAGATTAAGTTTGTTTAGATGGTTTAGTAAAGTAAGATTTAAGTCTTACATATTTCAGTACAGAAAGGGAAGATATAAGTACATGAATAGAAGTGCAGAAACAAAAAGTTTTGGTTCAATTCGTAAGTACAAACAAGCCGGTACTTGTGGTGTTATTTTAGGTTTGGCAGCTTTAAGTTTAGCTTTCACAGGAGGTACTGTAAGTGCGGATGAAAGAGTAAATCCAAATCCAGCTACTAATGCACAGAGCTTACAAGAATCTCCAACTGTAGAATCTACAAAAGACCAAGGTAGTACAGGGAAATCAACAGGTTCTGTTGAAGTTACTGTGGGTCGAGATAAAGTTGAGTCCGCGGTATCTGCTGCTAAAGAAGCAGGTTTAACTGTTAAGGAAAAAGAAGTTGATGGTGGTTTAGTAGCTAACCCAGATGAGTTAGCTAAGAAAACAGCTGAGATTGAGTCTAGTTATGATAAACAAGCAAGCACTGTTGTAGATGAGTCTAAGAAGTATAAAGAGGAAGTAGCTAATCGTAAAGAAGAGATTAAAACGATTACTACTGAGAACAAGGAAAAACAAGACTCTTATGACAAAGCAAAAGCTCAGTATGATAAAGACTTATCAGATGCTACTACAAAAAATGCTCAAATTGATAAGGAAAACCGAGAGAAGAATGAGCGTTTAAAAGCTGAAAAAGAGCGTGTAGCTAAAGAAAATGAGCGTATCAAACAAGAAAATGCTTTAGCTAAAACTATGTATGAAAAAGCTTTAGCAGATAAAGCTAAGAAAGACGCTGATATTGATAAAGAAAATGCTGCTGCTAAGAAAAAATATGAGTCTGAATTAAATACGTGGACTATTGAAAAAGGTAAGTATGATGCAGATTTAACTAAGTATAACGAAGAGTTAGAAAAGTATAAGAAAGCATTAGCTGAGGCAAAACGTAGGAACGAAGAGATTGCTAAGAAGAATCTTTCAGATAAGGAAGCTTATGCAAAAGCAGTAGAAGCTCGTAAGAAAGAAAACGAAGCTATTCTAAAAGCGAATAAAGAAGCTTTAGATGCTTATGAAAAAGCTTTAGCTGAGTTAAAACGTAAAAACGAGCAGGTTGATAAAGATAATGGTATCGCTACTTCGGAATATAACGATGCTATGCGTGATTATCAGAAAAGGTTTGCTCAGTATAAAGAAGACTTAGCTGAGTACAATCGTAAGTTAGCTGAGTATAATAAGCAAAATCTGAAGGCTCAAGGTGGTGGAGTTAAAATAGTAGGTGAGTTCGATGAGTCTAAACGAGGTTCATTGGATTATTACTCTAAATTAACCGCAGTTTTTGATGAAGATAAAACTCTTGAAGTTGTAAGTGGTGCTTTAGGTGCTAATGCTAATACTACTATGACTTTAGATACCAACCTAACGAGAGATACTTCCTTTAGCAGTAGTGAAGACCCTAGCAAGTGGGGTGGTATGAATATCCGAGATATTCAACAAGGTTCAAAATTTACACTTCATAATGTAGGTAGAACTGCGACAGGTAAAATTATTTCTGCTACATTTACTTCACGTTCAACTCCAGTACCAGAACATAGAGTTAACGGAAATAAAGATGTGTACACTAGCATGTGGGTTTGGTGGAATAAAGTAAGTGGGGGTAGTGTATCTGAGGTTGGTTTCTATCCTCGAAACTACTTGAATGTAGAGTGGGATATTTCGTTCTTCGATGAAACTACTAAAAAACCTTTAAACTTAGGTGTCATAAACATTTACTCAGATTTAGATTATGCTCAAGCGATTAGATATACTTATGGAGATAATAACACGGGAGCTATTGTTAATCCATTAGGGTCTAAAGTTAAGGAAGTTACAACTCGTGGTTTAACTTATTGGGCAGGTGTTAAAACTGATGGAGTTCATGATTCTGATGATTCAAGTCCTTTAAATCGGTGGAAGGCAGGGGATCCTTGGTATACTAACGTTGGCGATGTATCTGCAACACCAGAAGGCTCTCTTATTAGTGTAGGTAAAGGTACTACTCACCACTTAACTTATTTAGCTCGATATAATTGGAACTTAGTTCCTTATACAGAAGCTCAGTCTTTAGCTTATAAGAAGTATGTACAAGATAATGATAGAGCGGAAGGTAAAGCAATATCTACAGATAAAGACATTTTTGAAACGGGATATGCTTTTCAACTATGGGGAGGTAAATCCGTAATTGATAAGATAGTACCTCCTATTGAGCCCGAACAACCAAATCCACCTAAGTTAACTCAAAAAGATAAAGAAACTCTTGAGAAACCAACACCTAAACCGTTGCTTCCTGATGTACCACCTACACCTGCAGATGGAGATGTTCCTCTTCCAAAAGAGCCACCTAAACCGGGTGAGTTTCTAAAGAAAAAACCAAATGAACCTAATTATAAGGAAAAGGATAAAACTCCGATTGCACCTCCAGTTGCGAAACCCTTGGTACTTCCTCCTAAAGATGTACCAGATACACCTCATGTTCCTACCCCAAATGAACCTCCTAAACCAGAGTTAAGAACTGTTCCAAATGAAGTAACACCAAGAGAGGTTGAGGTTACTTATACACGTTTGAGAACTACCCCTACGGTTGAGAAGTTAGTTAAAAACTCAGGAGGTATAAATGTAAATAACTCATCTGTACCTAAACTTTCTGAGGTGGTTTGGGAGCTTGAAACTAAACCTCTCGCGGCAAATCGTAAAGAAACTACGATTTATGAATTAACCGATAATTTACCACAAGGGTATCATCTTGACTTAGCGAAAACTATTGCTCAAAACTCAGATTTTACAGTGACTTATAATAAGGCTAAACATCAATTAAAAGGTGTATTGAAGTCTGAGGGGTTAGCTAAAGTTAACGCAGATTTAACTAAAGCATATACTGTTTCAGTTCTTAAGATTTATGGTACTGTAACAAATGATGCAGCTACTTATAAGAATAACTTCCGTTTGAATTTGAATAATGAGTTTGAGTCTTATTCAAATGTTGTTAAAGTAACTACACCAGGTGACCCACATCGTCCAGGCGATAGTGAGATTAAACCAGTTAAAGTGAACTATAACAAAGATGGTGTCAAAATCAACGATAAGCAAGTATTACCAGGTTCTATAAATTACTACCATGTACTTTTAGATTATGACCAATACATAGGTATTAAGAGTGGTAAAGATGCAATTCAAAAAGGATTTGGAGCTATTGAGGTTTACCCTAGTGAAGCCGTAGATTTAATGCCTAGTGAAATTCGTTATGTAGACTCTAACGGAAAAGAAGTGAAAGGTATTAGTGCTTACCATTTCAATTCGGTATCTGAGGTTAAAGATGCTCGTATTCTTTCAATTTTGAATACAAGTAACATTAAACCTAAAGGTGCGTTCCAAGTCTTTATGGCAGATGATCCACAGTCTTACTTTGACAACTATGTTTCTAAGGGTATTTCAGTTACTGTAATTGACCCTATGAAGGTAAAAGAGTCTTTAGGTAAAACTGGAGGTTCTTATGAAAATAAAGCTTATCAAGTAGATTTTGGTAATGGTTATGAAGCTGATGTTGTGAAAAATAAGGTTCCATCACCTAAACCAACAAAACAGAACTTGAATGAACAAGGTGAAGACATTAACAATAAACCAGTTCTTGCAGGTACTGTGAACTACTATACTGTAAAAGCTGACTATAGAGATTATAAAGGTATTGAAGCAGATAAAGAAACTATTAAGCGTGGTTTCTATATTGTCGATGATTATCCAGAAGATAAAGTTACAATCAATGAGAAAGATGTTGTAGTGACTGATTCTAAAGGGAATAAAGTCACAGGTTTAACTGCTCATATCTACAATTCGGTATCTGATGCTCCTAAAGGAGTTCAAGATGCTTTAGCAAAACAAGGGTTTAAACCTAAAGGGGTAATCCAAGTCTTTAGCGCAACTAACCCAGAAGAATATTACGCTAAGTATGTTCAAACAGGTGATGTTGTAACTATTAAAAACCCAATGACTTTGAAGAAAGAGTTCTTAGGTAAGGTTGGAGAATATGAAAATACAGCTTATCAGTTAGACTTTGGTCTTGCTAAAGTGACTGAAACTGTTAAAAACAATTTTGTTAAACCAACTCCTAAGAAAGCCAACTTCAATAAAGATGGTGTAAACATTGATGGTAAAGAAGTCTTAGCAGGTTCTATCAATTACTACCATGTAACTGCTGACTACTCATCTTATAAGGGTATCAAAGCTGATAAATCTCGTATTGCACAAGGTTTCTTTATTGCTGATGACTATCCAGAAGATGTGTTAGAGGTACTTTCTGAGGGTATTAAACTTGTTGACTCTAAAGGTCAAGAAGTTAAAGGTTTAAAATACGCTATTTACGAAAGTGTGGAGAAAGCACCAGAGGTGGTTCGTAACGCTTTAATTACTCGTGGTTTTAATCCTAAAGGAGCATTCCAAGTTTGGGAAGCTGAAAACCAAGAAGAGTATTATGCAAAATATGTTCAAACTGGAGATAAGGTTATGATTATTAACCCTATGAAGGTTAAAGAACAGTTTGCTAAGACAGGTGGTAAGTATGAAAACACTGCGTATCAAATTGATTTTGGTGTAGCTGATGTGACTGTAACTGTTGTGAATAATATTCCTAAGTTAGAGACTAAGAAAGATGTTATTATCAAGATTGGTGATACAGATTCACAAGATGGTAAGACTTTAGTATTAGGACAAACTTTCTATTATTCATTTGCAGGGTCTCTTATTCCAGGTAATCGTGCAGATGACTTGTTTGAGTACAAATTTGTCGATGATTACCAAGAAACTCATGATCGATTTGATGGTGTTTATAAAGTAATTGCAAAACGTGACTTTGTAACTATTGACGGTAAACACTTCAAAGCAGGTGATGACTTAACTGCTTACTCTTGGTTGAAAGAGGATAAAGCTAAAGGTCAACTTGAAGTTGGTTTGAAAGAAGATTTCTTACGTTCTATTACGAAAGAATCTGAGTTCCAAGCTGATGTATTTGTTGAGATGACTCGTATTCAAGCAGGTGAAGTTGAAAATACTGAGTCTCATGTTGTTAATGGTGTAACAGTATCCTCAAATACTGTTAAAACTCGCACAGAGTTACCACCAACTCCTACTACACCTACACCACAACAACCAGTATTACCAAATACAGGAGCAGAAACTACTTCTGCAGTGGCAGTGGCAGGGTATGGTTTGTTAGCTTTAGCATCACTATCGCTTTCTACAAGAAAACGTAAAGAAGAAGATTAGTAAAAGAGAGGTTACCCTCTCTTTTTATTTTTTGCTTAAACTTTAAATTTTAGCTTGCAAAGTTTTTAAACTTCTGTTATTATAGTTGTTGTACTAATGAGTTAAGAAAAACTTTAGAAAACTACTTGACTTTTGTAAACATTTTTGATATAATATAGTTATCAAGTTAAGAAATGTTTTGATTTCAAAGGTTTGAAAAAAAAATAAAAGAAAACACTTGACAAAACAAAATTAGTTTGATATAATAGACTTATCAAAAATAAAGAAAGAGGTAATACCTAATGAAAAAACAACTAATCGCAACCGCTGCAATCGCAGCAACTGGTCTTGTCGGAACAATCGGAACAGCTCACGCAGATACGGTAGAGCTTCCATTACCTACAACTGCTAAAACTGAACCAGCTTTGGTAGAGAAAGAAGCGCCTAAGAAAGTGGAAGTGAAAACTCCTACTAAGGAAGAAGTCGCTGAACTTGGTGCTACTGCTAAACAAACTCAAGAAGATGCAGATAAAGCAAAAGAAGTCTTGGATCAAGCCAACGAAAAATCTGACAAAGCAGAAAAGAAAGTTGCAGACTTGAAACAAGCTAAAGATGATGCTCAAAAGATTGCTGACAAAGCAACTCCTGAGGTTATCCAAGGTGCAGAGAAGAAAGTGGAAACTGCGAAAGCAAGCGTTCTTACCAAAGAACAAACGGTATCCTCTGCGCAACAAGAACAAGACGATGCAGACCGTAAGGTTGCTATCCAAGGTAAAACTGTTGGTACAAAACAAGCAGAAGTGACTCAAGCGCAAAATGGTGTTACTGATGCTAAAGCGGAAGTGAAAACTGCTGAGGATGCTTTGAAAGGCGAAGGTCTTGCAGAAGCTAAAGAAGCGCAAGATAAAGCTATTAAAGAAGAAGCTACAAGCAAACAAGCCCAAGCAGATGCACAGATTGCTCTTAATGCCGCTAAGAAGTTGGACGGTGAGCTTGCTGAACAACTAACCCAAGCAGAAGCAACTGTTAAAACGGCTACAAAAGATGTAGAAGCTAAAGAAGCAGAAGCTAAAGAAGCGAAAACTAACCTTGATAATGCTCTTGCTACTTACAACCAAGCGGTATCTACTCTTGACGCTCTTCAAGATAGCTCTAAGAAACAAACGATTACTCTTTCTCCAGCTTTCATTCAAGCAGTGAAAGATAAAATGGAGTTCCTTCGTCAAATCCGTTCAGGTGTCGAAATGACTGAGGAAGAACGTAACGCTAAGAGCGATGATATTTATGACCGTATCGTTGGTTCACAAGTAGAACACAAGAAACTGAACAAATACGTTCCAAGTAAAGCAGACCAAGCGGATAAAACTCGCTACGACATTAACAATCTCCCACAAGAGATTAAAGATGAGTTGAATTACTACGTGGTTGACCTTATTAACCAAATGCGCCGTCAACTTGGACTTCCAGATGTTGTTCTTTCAAAAACTTCTCTTGAATTTGCTGATAAGGTTGCTAAAGAGTATGTGAAAGCGAACTTCTCTAAAGCAATGAAAGATGACTACCGTGCTAAAGGTGGTGTCGGACACTACGCTATCGGTATCAACAAGGTTGCCAAAGAATATGGCATGCCTACAACAGATGCAGAAGAAGAAAGCAAGGGTCAACAGTATTATGAAAATACTGTAACTACTTATGTTTACCATAACTTCGATGATGCTGATGGGGTTTACCGTAAGACTCTTGGTGAAATGAAAGAGAAGTTGTACGAAGACCTTGTAATGCTCGTTTCAACTAAAGGTGATTACGGACACACAGAGGGTATCCTTCAATTTACTCACGCAAATGAAACCATCTACTTTGGTGGTGTAGCGCAAAGCAAGACTGATGATTTCTATACTACTCACTTCTTGACTGCTATTCGTAATGAAGAAGTGAAGGACTCTAAATGGGATAAAACACCTATTGCAAACCCACTTAGTGATGAAGTGATTGAGCGCAAATTGAGTGAAGCTCGTCAAGCGCTTGCTGATGCTATGACTACTCGCGACAATGCAAAAACTACTTATGAAGCAAAAGCGAAAGCAGAGTCAGATGCGAAACTTGCTCTTACAAACGCACAAGCAAACTTGACTGCCTTGAAGAAAGGTGAAAGTCCACTTGCAAATGCACAAAAGGCTTTTGATGAAGCAAAAGACCGTCATGATAAAGCAGTAGTAACACTTGCTAATGCTAATGCCCTCGTCAACAACTTGACTGCTTCAAAAGCTACAAAAGAAGAAGCTCTTACAAATGCACAAGCAAAACTTAAAGACGCTGAGCAAGTTCTTAAAACTGCACAAGAAGCTCTTAAAGCAGAAGAAGATAAGATGAAAGAGCTTGAAGCGATTGCTACAAGCAAAGCCCAAGCGGTATCTACTGCTAAGAAAGCACTTCAAGCTGCACAAAAAGAAGTTAAACAAGCCGAAAAAGAACTTGCAAACCTTAAAGGTGCGCATACTCGCTTGGCAGAAGTAAAAGCAGAGCTTGAAAAAGCTGAAACCGAGCTTAAAGATGCGTATAAGGCACAAAACAAAGCTAAACTAGATTATGAAACTAAGAGCCTTGCAGCAGACCAAGCTAAGACTGCTTTTGAAACTGCCAAAGTTCAATATGAAGAAGCAGAAGCAAAACGCTTGGCTGAACTTGCAGATGCTAAACGTAAAGAGCTTGAAAAAGTAGGTTACAAACCAGTTCCAGTAGTAGATGGTAAAGGGAATGTGGTTGATTACAAAGTTCCACAAGCACCTGTAACAGTAGCTAATGTTACTACACCTCAAAATACTTCTGTAAATGAAGTTAAAGAGGTTAAAGGGAAAGAAGTTGCTCAAAATAACTTGCCAGAAACAGGAACTAAACAAACCTCTTGGGGTATCCTTGGTTTCCTTGGACTTACACTTGGTTTGGTGGGTTTCAAAAATCGCAAAGAAAATTAAGACTTTAATTTGGAGTAATTATTTAGCACACTTATTTATTAGCAATCTTATACAAACATAGTAAACTATCTTTGAAAGGTAGTTTTACTTTATGTTAGTACAAAATACATGAAGCAGTAGAGCAGTAGAGAAGTGGGGAGTCACTGTAAAAGTTCTTCAAAGGTGGGGTAATACTGAGGTTCTTAAAGCTAGAAGAACGCCCATAAACCATAGATATTATACAGATGAATATATTTTAAATTACTAATGTTTAAGTCTTGATAAACCAACGTGTAAACTTGTAGCCTATGCAGTGGTGTTCTCATGAGGTTAATGCTCTGAATTTCATCATTAGATTGAAATTATTCGTAGTTTTGTTAACCATAAAAGAGTTATTCTAGATGAAATATTTGAAGAGGTCGATAGTGGGTTGAATTATAACAGACATAAGTGGAATGAACTACGGCAAGTGGTTCTGAAAGATGATGAAGTAGATAAACTATATATCAATTATTAAGATCATGTTGTTCGATTTGGATTTGATGGCTTTGAGCTATTATATAACCAACATCAAACAGAAATTAGTGTGTTAAATTTAGTGTGTTAAATAATGAAACTACAAGCCTAGAGAAAGAGCTTGTAGAGGATTTAACGTCTATTGTTGATGAATTTTCTTGTCGTTTGGATGGTCTTCGTAAGTACAAGAAAGCCTTGAGAGAAGATAAGGAGGTTCTAACAAATGAAATTGACTCGCAAAGTAGTTCTTAAACCAAATAAGACTATGAAGCAAGTTTTAGATTCTCTTTGTGACTACAGACGATATTGTTGGAACGAAGCACTTGAAGTGTGGAATACTTTGTATGAGCAACGTTTAATAGGTTTAACTGAGAAAGAGCGTTCTGCAATTCAAGAGTTAGTTAAATCAAAACAACCATTGACTGATGAGTTACAAGAGTTAAATGCTTTATACCCTTCACCCAGTTATTATACAGTTAGAAATATATTAACTTCTCAAAAAGAGGATTGGCAATACTTGTTATCTTCAAGAGTATTACAACTTGCAGTAAAGGATTTATCAGACTCTTGGTTTCGTTTCTATGAGAACTCTAAGGAGTTTGGGAAACCTACTTATAAAAGTAGCAAAGCACCAAAGCAAGGTTTTAAAACAGACCGTAGTCGTATTATAAATGGTAAATTAGTTTTAGATAAACCTCAACCTTACAAAGAAACTTGGTACCCTATCTCGTTTAGAGGTGCTAATTTATCCGATGGTAAAATTACTTTGTGTTCTATAACCCGTGTAAATGGTAAGTATTATGCATCTTTAGTGGTTGAAATTGAACTTCTTAACTTGACTAAAACTGATAAAGTCAACGCAGTTGATTTAAACGTAGACCATTTTGACACGTTAGATGGTCGTTTCAACCTACAATCTAAGCTTTTAAATAAACTCTATAATAGAGTTAAACATTACCAAAAAGTGTTAGCTCGTAAGCGTTTAGAAAATCCTGATTACAAAAACTCAAAAGGGTATCAAGCAACGAGAGTCAAGTTGCAAGCTACTTATGAGCGTATTCGGAATATTCAAGATGACTTACTACATAAGTTTACAACTTCACTCTTTGTAAATTACGATACTGTAGTTCTTGAAGACTTAGATGTAAGGAAAATGCAAATGAAGAAACAAGCAAAGAATTTGCATCGTTCCTTATTTGGTCGTTTTCGTCAGTATATGGAGTATAAAGCTATTAAGTTTGATAAAAAGCTTATTATAGCTGATAGGTTCTATCCTTCAACCCAACGTTGTTCTTCTTGTGGTTTTGTAAAAACTGGTGAAGATAAGATAACTCTTGAAGGGAATAAGAAACACGGTACAAAACATCATGAGTATGTTTGTTATGGGTGTGGATTTACTACGGATAGAGACTACAATGCGGTATTAAATTTGTTAGCTTTAGCTTAAGATATAAAAGAAATTTGGAGGTTGGCTCAACCTCAAGGGTTATAGAACTAACTCTTTAGATGCGTTAAGAGGTTGTCTCTGTCGTTACCCACAAGTTGGATACGGGAATGCAACTGTTGACGGACGTGAGAAAAACTTTAGAGGTAAAGTAATGTTAGATAAACTTATTTATGTCTAGCATTATCTAGGTTTTTCGGAGCAGAGTGAGGGGGAGTTTCTTCCTTTCGTTTTCTATTTTAAGGCTCATATTTTGCCCTCTGTTCGCTTTTAAGTTAAAGATTGATAATTTATATCTCTTAAATTTAAACCTCAGTACAGAGCAAAGGAAAGCCATTTAAACTATGTGGTAAAATTATGCAGAATAAAACAAAAGTTAAATTTTACTTGTGGAAACCGATGCTTCAGTTTTTGATTGGTTTAGCTTTCTTTGGGTTCTCTTTTTGGGGTGCAAAGACTATTATTCAGGAGAATAAGGTTCGAGAATATCGCAGTATTGTTGAACAGTTTACGCCTTCTACGGTCGAAGAGGTTATAGCAAAAGTTGATAGAGGTGATACTTTTTATATCTTTGTAGGGGTATCCACTTGTCCAGATTGTCAGAAGTTTGCAAAACGTTTAGACGCTAATTTACACGATACGGATATTGATACTAAAACCATTTATTATGTAGGTTTTGATTCTGTAAAGGATTTTAAAGGTTTTTCAGAAGAGAGTCTTGACAGATTAACCGAGGGTTCAGAAGGTGTACCTATTTTCCGAAAGGTTTATAAAGGTAAATTGCAAAAGCCTTTTGATGATTTAGACAGTTTGATTGGTTATATATATTAAGTCAATAAAGGTAAGTGAGAGGTTTTAAGGCTTCTCATTTATTTTTCTTTCATTTAGTAGGGGGTATGCTCCTAAAATTTGGGCATGCACTCTGATAAGTTATGATTCAATAAAAGAAATTAAATTTAAGTGAGGTTAGAAAACATGGCTAACAAGAAACTATCAGCAACAGGTCAAATGGCACTTGCTTTACCAACTATGCACGGTCAAAACAACCTTGAACTCGGTATCACTTGGTCTCCGATTCCTCGTAGCTTTTTGGAGTCTGATGTATTAGTTCAGGGAACGGACGAAACTATTAAGAGCGTATTGGATAACGAAGATTACTTCCAATATCACTTTGTAAATGACAAGTTAGTTCTTGCTTCGATTGATTTTAGTCGAGCCATTCAAGCTTATGAGTATTTGACAGAAGATAAGAGCATGAGAGAGAAAGCTATTGCTCAACGTAAAAAGACTGCTGAAGCTTTCCGTAAGTTTTTAGAGAAGTTAGCAAAACAACCTTTGGGAACAAAGGTTGAGGTTGGTATTTACTGTACTAACTCTCTCCCACAAGCAACTAAATTGAGTGGTGAGAAGATTCCAGCTTTTGCAGTAGATTTCCAAGCACTTGCAAATTTATCTGTGAATATTTTAGGAATGAGCGATTACAACTTAGTTGTGGAATTAGGTGGTCGCAGACTTCCTTTGGCAGTAGAGCTTTTTGGTATCCCTAATAAGCAGCATTTTGCCGGAGCTGAGATGACACGAGACAACAACGCTTTGGTAGTGGTGATGTCTTTAGAACCCAAAAGTTAAGTTGAGAGGTTTATATGTTTGAGGAAGAATTAGAACACTTCTCAGATACAGCTAATTTGAGTGAGGGCTTTGAAGAGGAGAGGGTATCTCAAATCCCCTCTCACTTCCCTCAGTCTCCTTTTATGGATAAGGTATTTGAGAGAGAGTTCAAACAAACAATGGCTTATATTAAGTCTATGAGTCCAACGGTTTTTGGGTTGCACCACTTGGAACTAACTCAAAGTCCGATAGGTTCTGAATTGCTTTCCTTTGTAAAAATTAAAGGACTTAGTTCGGAGAATTTGTTCAAAGAGTTAGAAGATTGTGAATTTGTCTTTATTTCAACTAAGAAAGAGTTTAGTGAGAAAGGTCATTTAGCATATTCTAAATTGAATTTACAATCCATAAAAGCACCAAAAGGTTATCGCTTGGTTGCTTGTGCGAGTGCCATTCCTATTCCGAATGGGTACAAAAGCCCAGACCCTCAGATTGAATATGTAGGTCAAGATGAGATTATGGAAGGTGCAGTCCTACAGTATTTTTGGATTTCAGAAGAGTTTTTATATAGAGTAGAAACTGAGGTTGTAACGGTGTCTCTCAAAAGGGTATCTGACCACCTTGGGGGTCGCTCTGTTGTTTTAACGAACGGAATTGCTGTGTATTTGGTTGTCCAAGACCGTTCTCGAATGAGAAACACAGAGACAAAGAACATTTACTTTGTTGGAAACACAGTTGAAGAGTGTAAAGAGCAGATTGTGTCTATGTACAATCGCTTAGTTGAATTTGGTCTAGCTTTTCCTAGTGATGAGTTCACTATTCAAAAAGAGATTGGCGGTATTCTAACAACAGTCAACTTGGCTTACAAAGAGTTAGAACCTACGATGGATTTAGACCCAGTAGCGTTTGAGGTCTCGTTAGCAGAAGAAGGATAAGAAATATGAGTAAAGAGTATTTAGCATTATTAGAGTTTCCGAGTGAGAAACCCACAGAATTGGTAGGTTATGCATTAGCAAGTTTTGATACAGAAGAGGGTATCCTCAGATTTCGTATGAAACAGTTAGCGCGAAACGTAGCTTTGAGTCAATATTCAGACGAAGCAGTTGTACGAGTTTTTGATGCAACTCCTTTGGCATTTAAAGTGTCCCCAGAGGTATTTACACGCTTTATCGGTGCTACACCAGATGCACTTGGAGATAAGATTTTCAGAGCTTTACATGTGGTTTTAAAACAGTGTTATCAGTTGGGGTATGATTTAGATTTCGTTCGCTTAACCTCTGTTTTAGAAGAAAAAGTAAGTTATGATCAGTGGAAAATGATTTTACGTTTATTATCTAAAGGTGACGGTACGTTTGAGAAGTGGGGTGTAGCTTATGGTTCATAGAAAACCAGTTCGAGAAATTGAAAGTAAATTAACCGATGGTGGAGCTAAATTATTAACTGAGTTTGAAAGTTTAGCTGACGTTGGTGTTGAAAGTCCTAAGCAAGTCGTTTGTATTCACTTTAAAGAGAAAGACCGCTATGGTTTTTATATGCAGAGTGGTAAGAAATTGAAGTCTTTTAGTGTACCTACTGCTTTTATTGATAAGAGTCGAGTCTTGTCGGAACAAGTTTTGAACCATATTAAAGAGAGTGGTCTCTACTTTGAAGAGGGTGAGAATAGTACAATTAAGGTACCAGTCCTAGCTCGTACAACAAGTACAGTCTTAAAGAATTTCCAAGGTTCCCAATATCCAGTGGTATCCTCTTATGTTCGTTATTTTTCAGAGACATTTAGTGAAGAACAGAGAAAACTCTTGTCTCGTTGGTTCTTGCAAGAGAGTTTCTACGAGGAGGGACTTCAGAGGATTGAACTGGAGTTAAATACTGATACAGACTACTTTAGAGAGAAAGCTGCTAAACTCGCAACTCTCATGGGTGGTGGAACTTGGTTTTTTAAAGAGTTGAATTACTTTGAAACGGGCGCTAAGTGTACCCTTGGTCACGACATTAAATGGGAATTTGTGGCGGAGGAAGAAGCCACGGGAGAAGTGTTGAAATTCGGAGTGGATTGTGTACAGGATTTCTTCAATATTGAAGGTCAAGTACAGAACCAGTTGGTACGATTCCGTACTCGCTATTTCAATGAAATGTTGACCTATGCTTATTCTTATAGTCAGCAGTTAGGGTATCAGAAAAACTTTGGTCTGGCTTTACCTAGTTTTTGGCAAAGTTTAGTTGATGGTGGTTTTGCAAAACCGACTTCAAAAATTGAGTATTTGTTGAAGTTTGTAAGTGAGTTTAACCGCTTGAACATGCCTTTACCAGTTTCTCTTCGTTTACAGTTCTTAAAAGAGTTAGAGCAACAGAGAGCACACAATTTAAGATATAGGTTTATGGAAGATACCTTCGGTGCGGTATCCTTGTATAATATGTATTCTCTTTTAGGTGATTTAGTTCCATTTATTAGTGAGAATGATAAAGATAAAGGTGCTTGGTCGTCTATTAAAGGTTCTATGGTGAGCGAACATGGTTTGTTACTTCCAGAGAAAGAGTTAGTTCTTAACTTTTTAGAGCATGGTTTCTTTGCTAGGGTTGATAATTTGTATGCAACTTTAGAGACCTATGGTGACTTAGTTCGTGGTGTACTGGCTAATTCTACTAGTGAGTTAGATTTTCAACGAACTTATAACAAACTATCTTGGTTTTCGAGTATTCAAAACCGAAGAAGTGGTGAAGAAGTTCCTCACTTAATTGGAGGTATTGTACAACATAAATATAGCTCTCCTAGTGTCTTTGGTTTAGGTTCTGCTGGACTTATTGAGAAAGGTGGTAAGCTCGAAGTAGATTTTAGCAATATTGATAGGTTCTATGAAGGTGTTCTTAATTTGACGGTTAGTTTAGAAGACCTTATGTCTGTATATAACTTATTTGTTAAGAAATTAGAAGAACAACGTGCTAAAAGTTAATTTTCTTTCTTGTCTAAGTCTTGCATTTTCCCTCTAAATATGATAAAATTGAGAAAATGTAGTTTAGATAGGATTTTAAAAGTATGTTAGTTCGTAGCCGACCTTTTAATGCAGGTTTGGAGTTTATCGTAGATTCTACCGTGTACACCTTAGCTCATAAGAGTCATAGTTTAATTCAGAAAATGGATTTAGAAGACTTAGATAGCAATAGTCTTCTACGGTACAAACCTGTACAGGTATTTTCTGTTTTATATTTGAAAGGGGTATCTACTTCGGTTGCGGTAACTGTTTATAGTGAGAGAGAGGGTTGCAAAAATGCAAACCCTTTGTCTGCTAAAACTTACCAAGTAGTGAGAGAACAGTGGTTGAGAAATAGCAAACTTCAAGGTTTCTCTCGTATGGAAACACCTACACCAGATGGTGTGATTGTACAAGAAATACTGGTGGTAGGTCTATGAACACAGTGGTAAAAACTAAGATAACACCAAAAGACTTGTATGAGCGTTACTTACAGATGCGTAGTGCAGTTGAGGTTTTAAAGGTTATGTTGTATGACTACGGAATAACTTACTCTCCAACTGTTGTGCGTAAATTTGAATTGTCTCAGTATGTGGTGGCTCAATTAAAAGACTTAGGTTTTACAAACTATACAGATACGCGTAGTGCTGTGTCCTTGGTGTTAAACCTCAATTATTTGGAGTATGTTCAGAAGGTTGTTAGTCCTAAACACCCATTTCAAGTAGGTTTAAATTTGGTAGTTTCTTACTTGCAGTATAAACAAGAGGTGGACTACTTAGAGAATTTGTATTCCTTTAATGATTTGAAAAATAGAGGGTTTCTTAAAGGGAAAGCTCAAACTCGTCAAGTTAAAGTTTCTGAGGGTAAACAAAAAGGAGAAGTACCCTTATGGTTGCCTAAGACTTTGAATGATGATATTTCTGTTCATGATGGATATACTGAAGTTGAAGAGTCTTTACACAATGTATATTATCAATTTCTAACGAGGGTTGCTAAAGCACAAGGAGTATCCTTATTTACAGGTTGGACTTTTTTAAAAGGTGTTAAAAGAGCGCAAGAGTCTTCTTTACTGCCTTTAATTCTAAGAGGTTCAATTGAAGTTCAGAATGATAAAATACGCAAAGTTTTAGATTCTTTGTGGACAGATAAAGGTAAGTTTCCTTACTTTTTAGTTTATGATGATTTATTGAAAGCCCAAACTACGGTGTTAGAGAAGTATACAAAAGAAGAGCCTGACTTGATGGTTCGGAGTATTACTCCGTTTAAGGTTTCCTTTTCAAGTGGTGGTTTAAAGAATTACCCTTTGTACTACAACTACATTTGTTGGGACTATGATAATAACAAACCATTACCTTCTGCAAATTGTTTCAAAGGGTTAGGTGGAGAGTTCACACGGGTATCCTTTGTTGGCGCAACCCCTTATTACCTACGAAATGAAGATGGGAAACAAGAAATCTTTTACAAAATGGTTAGTAAGTCTCAACTCCATAGTGGTAATGTTCACTTAGAGGAATATTTAAAAGAGTTTTCTCAGATGTTTGGTAGGTACTTTGGCGGGGAAGGTTTGTTAATTCCTTTAGCTCCAACTCGCACTAATTTAATTAAACAAAGTTTAGAACGATTAGAAAAGAAAGGGGTCTATTTAGTTGACTCGGATAGTTAGTTGTGGGAGAGGTTTGCAGTTAGCAGCTTCTACCTTTAAGCAGTTAGATTCAGATGATATTGAATTGATTCATTATCTAGGTTCTGACTTCAAGTTATTACCAGTTTACTTTAGTGTAGGGGGTTCTTACCCACTTGAAGTAGAGGGTATTCTACCTAGTCAATCAAGAATTGGTGCTAGGCTTGGAGATGTGTCTTACTGTGTAAAAAGTGTTATTTCCTCTAAATTTGGAGGACTTGATATTCAAAGTAGTATTTCCATAGTTGTACCAAGTACAGAGAGAGGTCGGTTAAGTTTAGATACTTTGCATGAAGGTTTTGGTGGTTTATCTCTTCCTTTCCTAGAGTTGAAAATATCTGAGGACTTGCGTTCTATCTTTTCTGAGGTCGGAGATATAGAGGACTTTTGGGGGACTTTGAATAGCATTCGAAAAGAGAATAGGTGGTAGAAAATGCAAAACAAAATGGTTGTTTTGGCTTTGTTGGATAGCGCAAATCTTACAAATACTGAGCATTCGTATAGCCCAAGTGGTTATGCTCTGGCTCTTGCGGTATCCAACATTTCTCGAAAATTTAAACAAAAGTCAGTACAAGCTGAGATTGAGAAACAGTTGAAGTCAGAAGAAGAGTTGACTTATACGATTATTCAAGGTTCTTCATTCCCTTTAGCTGTAAGTGATAATTTGTGGGAGTGCTTGAGCACTTTGCGAGTTGCACAAGATGATGACTTATCTGACTATGATTTGGAGTTGAATGACTCTGAGGGTGGAGTTATTTTCAGAGTTGAAGGTGTATTCACAGATAAACGAGGACTTCTTAAAGGGGTATCAAATTTCAAATCGGTCGCAGACCGATTGATTGATAAAGATTCTATTGATTTAACTGAAGACCAAGAAGAGTTTATTGAAGATGTTAAGTCCAACATTAGATCGTTGGAAGAACTTGAATTAGCTCTCAATGAAGGTTCAAACGGTGGTTCTTTATCTCGTATTTCTGATGAGATGGAAGAGTTACTAAGTTCTCGAAAATATAACTCTGAATTTCGTAAGTCTTGGGAAGCTCTTCATAAACAACTTTTAGAAGGGAACTCTAAGAACTTTATTGGTAATGTACCATCTCATTTGTTGGTTGAGGTTGAGAGTCCTTTTGATGTTTATGAAGACTTTGATGAAAGTGTTGATTTAGAGGATGTTCGCACTATTTTGGAAGCTCAGTTGAGTGGACTTTTACCTTACCAATATGGTGTAGGTGGTTCTATGTACTTGCATTTGCAAGGGTCTGTATTACGAGAAAATGCTTATAAGCAGTTTGCAGATAAAGGGGTGCGTTATGATGAAGACCATATCAGCACTCTTCAATCTGAGTACAGTTTAAAACCTTATTTGACTTATGGTGAAGCAGTTTTCCTTTACCTTTTGTCTAAAGGTGGGGTTATAAAGTTACCAACAACAGAAATTGATAGTGTGTTTAAGTCTGTACTTAAGGTTGGTTTTGAGAGTCAACTTGATTTCTTAAATATTTGGTTCTATAAACCAGGTGGTACCTTTTCTAACTTTGCTGAGATTTATGCTAAAGCGAAACAGATTTCAGCACAAAGTTATGTGAAGTTTTGTGATAGTTATTTACCTTTTGTGCTTTACTTTGGTTTCTTGTATGTTTTGTACAGTGATAACTTGTTTAACTGTATTCAAGAAGGTTTACCTGACTTCACAAGTGAGATTCCAAGACTTGAGTTTGCTAAGTTGATGCAGAAGATTGCAGATTAGAATAGGTGGTTTAGACGATTGGTATTTAAAATTGAACAAGAGCAGCTATTGTGGAAAGTTGGGGAGTTTCTAGCAGAGAGTGGAAAACCTTTAGGATTTTTAAACTCAGCAGGTTTTAATCCTAGTTTCTCGGTATCGGATACTCAATTGGGGATTTTGTTGGAGAAGATGCGAGCACAAGCTCTTCATGATTTACCGTTTGAGATTGGTTCTTCTAAAAAGTTTGAGGACTTGCGTTTTGCTTTATGGTTGCTTGCAAACACTTATTGTTATGTGGTCACTTCCCCACATAAGTCAAAAGAATTGCAAGGGTTTAACTTAGGTAAACAAGATGTTCGATTTGGTTCTTTGGCTTTACCTTTGTTAGAGAGTGCAGTTGAAGTAACTGATAGACAAAAGACAAGTTTAAGTAAGATTTACAAGGAGTTCGGAGATACACTTAATCAAGGGTTACTCGCTTTCCCTACAATTAGTATGTCTAAAGGTAAACTATCTTTCCCTAGAAAGAAAGTCTCTTTCGTAGAGGGTGAGTATATGGTACTACCGGTATCCGTAGTGAACGGTTATGTTTCTAAGCTCAAGGAAAAGTCAAAACAAGGTATTGTCACTATTGATGCACACCGTGTAGGAGGTTCTTTACGAGAGTTTAATATGACTGCTGATACTTCAATAGCAGTTCAACTTTATACAGGGTCATTGATTTTGGAAGATTTTGAGACTGTAGGTTATTCTTTGTCTGCTACTTCGGTTTATCAAGAGAGTAAAGTAAAGATTATGAAAGGTCTTACACGCTTGTTACTAACATTTTATGACTTAGGAATTTCTGAGGATGACTATCCTCAAAGGCAACTCTCTTTGAGTCGTATTCGAAATATAACTTATTTGAATAAAGAGCAACAAGAGAAGAAAATTCGTCAGTTGAAACGCTATGCTCTCATGTCCGAGGACGCTATGGTTCGTCAGATTAACCACTTAGCTAAAGATTGGACATTTGAAAGACAAACAGAGTTCTTGGTTGAGAGTTTAGCTCGATTAAAGCGTGTGTCTGATGTAGATACAAGTGTAAGCAAGTTTGAGATTAAGTCTCTAATTGAGTTTCAAATGCGCTTTAGTGAGTGTATCGAGTATTACTCTACTGCATACTTAAGAGTTATATATGATATGATTCAAGAAGAACCAGAGCGTTATAACTTTATCACAGGTCGTAGTACAGATTTATCTAACTTAGGTGGTGTGGTATCCACAGAGTCGGTAGTGATTCCAGATACGCTTGAATTTTAACAGTTGAGGTATAAATTTCATGGATAAAATTAAAGAATTGTGGAGTAAAAAGGGTATTCGATACACTATTTTAGGTGTTCTTGCTCTTGTGTTATTACTGTTTGGAGTACGTGCATGTAACCAAGCTAAGAAGTCGAATACTGACACCTCAGAAAGTACAGAGAAGGTAAGTCGTAGAGATAAGTCTGTTGCGTTAACTCCATTTGAGGAAGAACAAAAACGTTTGATTCGTAAATATGGTGAAGCTGGTGAAGGGTATTATTGGTCAGAAGATGGTACTCGTATGGCTTTAGGGGATCAAAACCTTTCTGAGACTGAGGTTATTCGTACATTTTTACGTTCTCTTTCTACGTTAGATTTTGCAACTGCTCAAAAATATGCGTATAAAGACCAAGTATTGAAGACTTTGAATGCTTATTATAATTCTGAGTCTGAGTTTACTTACTCTGAATCGTTTAAGAAAGCTATGTACCAACAATTTTTATTGAGTATGGAGATTGAGGGTATCGAAAGTCAAGCAACTTTTGCGGACGATAAGAGTAGTGTAACTGTTAAGATTAAAGCTTTGGATTTGTCGAATAAAGACTTTTGGAAAGAAGATAAGGACGCTTTGATGAAAGGTATTTATTCTTATCGTAAAACAGAAGCGGACTCAACTAAAGCTCGAAACTTCTTATATGAGTATGTAACAAATTACTGGAAGTCTGAGGTTGCACAGAAGAAAGCTATTACGATTAACTTGACCTTAACAAAAACTGGTGCAGGTGGTTGGCTTATTTCAAATGATATGGACTTAGATAACTACGCTAAGTATAGTGAGGGTGAGACTGTTATTAACAATATTCTAAAAGACTATGATTTAGAGATTGCTAAACGCCCTAAAGCGTTTGAAGATTCTTCGTTTGACCCAAGTAGTGTGTTGAATAAAGATAGAAAGTTGAAGTCAACTACAACACCTTCAAGTTCAACTACAACTTCAAGTTCAACTGAAAGTGGTTCATAAGATGAGTGTAGAAAAAGTACAAGCTTATGTAGACCGAAGTGTGAAGTCTAAGTACCGCAAAGGGTATTTAGACTTACTTGGTTTAGTTCAAGATAACGATACAGTACAAGGGTTACATGCCTTAGGTTCTATTGACCGTGTGACTCAGTTAGTTGGTATTGGTACAAATAACAGAGCAGATAATTTTCCATTTGACACTAAGTATTTAAGTGTTGTCGAGAAGTTGGAACAACGTGCTCAACAAGACTTTAATAGAGATTATATGCATCGAATTGAAGAATTGGATAAGTTGCGTATTTCCGATGCGGTAACCCAAATTTCTCAGAGTTTGCAAGATTCCTCTATTGGTTCGATTCAAGATTTAAAGGTTGAACTACAAAAGTCGGAAGATAGTGAGTTAAGAGAGTTATCTAAGGGTAGCTTTGAAATACCTAGTTTCGAAGAAGATGATTATGATAGTGAAGAGGGATTTGCAAGTTCGAATGGACTAGCTGAAACTGATTTACTAAGTAAAGAAGATGATGACTTTAAAGTTTCAGATACTGAAACGGGTGAAAGTTTTTCCTTTTTGTCCTTGTTTCCAGATTTAGAATAGTTTAGGTGGTTAGCAAATGATGTTTTATGAGCAGAACGACTTTAAAGTTGTATTAAGTCCAGATGCCTTGGATGGTTGTTCTGATTTGAGAAGTGCATGTAGAAGGGGGTTTGAGGTTTACTTTCAACGGCTGAATGAGTTACAAACTATTGAAAAGTATTCCTTGAAACAACTACGTTTTGTAAAGTCAAGACAGAGAGAAAGTCAGTTTGGTATCTCTTTTAAAGGAGCTTTTCACTTTGCTCTTGCAGCAGATATTGAACAAGGTACTATGACAGTTAGTCCTTTCCTTTTATCAGATACTGTGTTAGAAGAGATTAAACGAGGTAATTATCTTTCTTTAGTACAATTATTTTTAAATGCTTTTGCAGATAAGGTTTTGGCTTACCATAACTTAGAAGTATTAAATATAATTTTGGAGAAATATAAACCTGTAGGTAGTCCTTATACTGTTAGGTTTGTATTAAATAGTAAAGCGAAAGATAGGTTCTTGTCTCGTTTTGGTGAGAACTTAGTTGAGTGGTGTGTTTTAGATGAATACCCTCAAACGCTCCAGAATGTCCTCCCTCGCGATTTAGATTCTCTAAAGGAATTTATACGCAAAAACTTTTACAAAGGATTTGACGCTCTCTCAGAAGCTCTCAGAGGGCAATCTACACTTTGGTCTGAATATTTAGCAGGGAGACCTCCAACGGGTGTGACTTATAATCCTATGAGATTGATAAGTGCGTTGGCTTTAGAATTAGAGGAAACGGTTGATAAACGTTGTCGTTTCTTATATTCAGAAAGTGAAAGTGGTGAGATTACACTTTACCAACGTGAAGGTGATGTTTATGTTGAGGTTCTTCGTTTTGATAAGGAAACAGGAGAACTCAGTATTCTTGATAAGAGTTACACTTTAGGTTTTGACTCTAGTGAGCAGAAGATGAAAAGAATGGAGGTGGTTGTAGATGAGTCAGCGTAATTTTGGACAACATCGAGGTAATGATGAGGGTTGGAACAAAGTTCCTGATTGGGGTTCGCCACAACAACCTCAACATCCTCATTCGCCACAAAGAGTTAACTTCGGTTCTTCTGATTTTGGTTCTGAGTCAACAAGTTCATTGGAGGAAGAACAAGGGTTTAATCCTCCTGGTGGATTGGAGTCTCAAGCTCAACGAGGGGGTGGTTTTGGCTATGAGCAACCTCAACAACCTTACCCACATGAGTTTCAACAACAAGGCTTTAACCAAGGACAAAATGAGGGTTGGGGTTCACAAGGTTCTCAAGGGTTTGAACCTAACGGGTATAATCAAAACCCTCAAGGATATCCACAAAACCAGTTCGACTCCAACCACTATGATCAATATGGTCAGATGGATAATAGCGCAAGCTCGCACCCAGTTAAGAAGAAATGGTCTCCTTGGTCTGTTATTTTAACGGTTGTTATCGTTGGAGTTTTGATTTTTGGAGTTATGGTTTTTATTGCAAGTAGAGCAAAACAAAATCCTTCAAGTGAGTTGAAGAGTAAAGTTACTCAAGTTGAGAAAGGTACTACGGATAAGAAATCTACGGTATCCGACAGCGACCGTATTTTCCCGGAAGGTTCTCAGAAGAAAGAGGAAAAGAAAGAAGAGAAAACTTCTAGTTCAACTTCTGTAGAAGAGAAACCAAACGAGAAAGTAGAGAACTCAGCTAGCAGTGACTTTAAATCAGCTAATATAATCGTACAAAACCTTGATGGTGCGAAGATTTCCTCTGAGGTTTTAGTTGCAAAAGGTGTAGTTAAGACTAAAAATTTAGTTGCTGATAATGGTTTAACTGCTTACTATATGCTTGATTTATCTGTAGGTTCAACTTCTTTGAAGGTTTTGGTAAATTATGACTTAGCAAGTCAATTAAAAATGGGAGACACAGTAACAGTTCGCTACCATAAATTGATTGATGTAGATAAGGTCATTATTGAGTCTGTCACGAAATAAGAAAAAAGTCAGGTGGGTATCTATTTCCTCTTGACTTTTTAATTCAAGGTATGCTATAATTACTTCATAATTTCCAAATAGAAGTGAGGTCTTTAAACTTATGGTAAGAATGTTAAATCTAGGGAATAGTCCTAAAATGCCTGAGAAAGAAAAGAGCACACAAACTTTATCTGATGCACTAAGTCAGGAGTCAAGTAAACCTATTGCTCAATCTCCAAATGAACCAGTTCATACAGTTCCAAATATTGAGGTTCAACCTCAAGGGGAGCAAGAGGGTATAGTTGAACCACTTAGCAGAGTAGTGGATGAAAAAGTAGGGAAACCAGTAACTGTGACTCCTATTGAGAAACCTAAGTCAGACGGAAAACCAACTGTTAAACCTACTGCAACAGATGGTGATGATAACGCCCCAAGAGCAGGTGGTATTTCTCTAGTAGGTATTATTCAGTCGAATATAAATACTGTTCGAGTATTTAAACGTGGTATTTATTATGATGCGACAAGTATTGCAGGTTATATTTTACGTAATGATGGTGTTGAAGAACTCGAAGTATTTGATGATGTTTTAGTTCCTCAAACTAAACCGAATATAGTTTATCAACAGAATACTAGTCTTTTATCTACAGCTAAAGATTTAAAGTCTGTACCTAAAGTTCCGTTTGCGATTGGGGAAACTCGCTACTTTACAAAACCGGCTTTACTTGCTTTGAATGAGTCTTGTAAAGAGATTGGCTCTCGTATCGGTATCGGTGAAGCTCTTCCTGTTGTAGTAAGTCAGTTGATGGACTTGCACCCAGAATTAACTGAGGAGGTGGCGACAGATATTGCAAAAGACTTCAAATTTGCAATTCAAGTTCGTGAAGCAAGAGGTGAGGGTATTCTTGTCCCAGAAAACCCAGAAGGTCTTTTTAGTCGTTTGTCCGTAGCTCTTGGTCTTGCTCTTTCACCAGAGACTTTGAAAGAAGAGGTTGCTCGACAATTATTGAAGAATAAATTAGTAACAGATAAAACTCCAGAAGAGTTATTACTAATGTTGAAAGACCGTCTGAACTTGGCTTTACCTCAAGGTTTGTTACTACCTGTGGATTTGTTTGAAGAGACATTTGAAGTTAAAGGTGCTCATAAAGCGGTTAAAGGTTCCAAAGTAAAACCTGAGTTTGAGCGTGTATTTGGTGTTTATAATGAGTACAACCAACCGAAGTCAAAACGCACACCAAGAGCGCAAACTCCTAAATCTGACAAAGAAACTAAAGGTTCAACCAAACTAGCGGTATCTTCACAAGTCAATTTGGCGAATTACTTTGCACATTATACACAAGGGAAATAATTTAAACTTAAGGAACGCACCAAAGAGGTGCGTTTTTGTCTTGTTTAATTTTTAGCTTAAACCCTTATCATTATTGACTTTCTTATACATTTATGATATAATAATTTAAAGTAAATAACAGAAAGTGAGGACTATTTTATGGCAAAGAAACCTAAGAAGAAAAAAGCTGGAAATAAAAACTCCAAAATTGGTATTGTGTATACTCCATTTTCTATGATAAATCGAGTGAATGATTTATCTAAGTTAGAGGGGAAAGCAGAGCGTACACCGTTTGAGATGCAAACTCATGGTTTGATTACTGCTTTTGAATTTTTACATTTGTGGAAAGATGGCAAAATTGATGCTTCGTCATCTAGTCGTATTGGTTTGCAACCGTATTTAGACCATTATGTAGGGGTGGCAGGGAGAATTACAGATGTTCGGAAGAGTAAAGAAGGGGTATCTCTCTTAATTTTAGACCCTTCATTAGTTGGTACGTTTGGAGTTCGAACCAAAGAAGAGGTGAAGACTTTAATTCAGGATTCTAAAGGGCAAACAAGTAAGAAGTTTCAAGAGTTTTCAACCCAATCTATTTTTTCAAGTCATATTTGGTTATTTTTACCAGAAGTAGATGCTTCTTTATGTGATGACTTAGCTTTATATTTAGGTTCAGTGATTACATTTTACGCTAAGGTTGAGTTATATAAAGGTCGGGTTTCGACTTCGCACTTGAAGAAAGCTCCAAAATATGGTCTAGGTTCGATTATTTTGAATACTGGGTATATGCCTTATATGGTTCAGAAAATGAAAGAGGACAACTTTAAACCAGCTCGTAGTGGTCGTAGGATGCAGATGATGTTTGGTAATTTTAGAGTTGGTTCTACGAAAGATTTTGATTTACGTTATGCAGTTGGTTTGATTGAAGGTTCTAAGGTAGAACCTTATGTTGATTGGTATATGAAACTTCGAAAATTAAGCCAAAAAGGTCATTGGAATTGGATTTATAATTACATGATGGATAATGATCCAGAAGTAACAAAGGGTTTGACAAAATATACCAATTTTAAACCTTTAATGTTAAAGAATAAGGCTTCTTTACCAACTGGTATAGAAGCTCTTAAACGTAGGAAATATTTACGAGATGCTGCAATAGCAGAGGGTTCTATAGATATTTATAGCAAACCAACTGAGGACTTTGATATGTTTTGTAATTTCTCAGATTGTGTGGAATATTTAGAAAAGCTAGGCATTAAAGACATTCCTACGGATGATTATATTTAATTAAATTTGAGTGAGATACTTGACAAAGTATCTCATTTTTGGTATAATTAAAACAGTTAATCGGAAATAATTGGAGGACTAAAAATGCACAATATCGTTTATATGACTGAGAATCAAGAACGTAGCACTCAGTTAGAAGTAGAGAGTAACTTAGCGAGTTTGTTTAGAGAACGTGTTGAAACGAAAGGAAAACAAGTTCGTTCATTCTGTCGTAATATTGCCCTTTGGGGAACCCTTGCGGTATCTACATGGTTTTTAGCAGATATGGGGTTTAAAGTTTATCAACAGCAATTACTAGAGTCTACTTATATGGTGAGATTTTTGGTTTCTGCGTTGAATTTACTAGTTTTCTTAGGTGGGTTTGCTATTTTTTATACTGTTCTTTATCATGTAAGTCGCACAGTTGTAGGGTATAGTTTGTTTAGCAAAGGGGAGTATTATGAGCGTAAGGACTCGACTTACTTACCTTTGTTTGATAAAATTGAGCGTGGGTACTATACCGATATGTATTTCCAGTCGAATGGTTACATTTCTAAGGTTTCTGTACCAAATCATTACGCACAACGTTTTGACTTAGGTGCAAGTGTACCGGTAGATGTAGCGATTTTAATGTACAAACAATCAGGTAGAGTTCGTTTGGTAACAAATTGCGTTGGTTCACGTGCTAACAATGAACAAGAGTTTCAAGAAACTTTGTGGAGACATAATGGCAACTTAAAAGCTCCACAATCCATGTATCAACAAGCAGTATCAGGCTCGGTATCCTCTACTCAAAAACAAATTGGATGGAAATAAAATTTTATATTGCATTTGCTAAACTTTTATGATAAAATATTAGCGTACTCAAATGAGTACCTAATCGTCTAAACTGCGGGAGAATAGTGGGGTTTACCTACTATTTTCTTTTCTTTTGTTTAGATTACTTTATTTGCTCCAAAATCTTGCTATTTACCTTAATTTGTGATATAATAAAGAAAATTAGAAACGAGGATTTTCAAATGGATTTATTAAATGCACGTCCTTACCCAGTAGGTAAGCAAACAACTTTGTTTTACATTGATGAACATTACAAAGTTCAACCTTTTACATTAACAAAAGAAATGGTCGAAAGTGGTTCTGTAAAACTCCCTCGCTTACCTTATGACAAAGCAGACTATGAGCTATTTATCAAAGACGGACAAGTATTCACAGACCATTTTGATGGAGTTATTGTTACTTACACAGAAAAAGAGACTGGTGAGGTTCATGAACCTTTTGCTTGTGGTTTTCTATCTTGGGGGTTGAGAGACATTTTCCCTAAACTCGGCAAGATTTTGAGAGACAAGATTAAGCAAGAAAATAAAGAGCGGTATCCTCTCATTCGTTTTGTAGATGCGAAGAATTCTGAGGTCTTGACTGAGTTCCCTTATGAGAACTACTACAAAGAGAATTTTGCTTTAAATGAAATGGGCAAATATATTGAAAAAGGTCACTCAGATATTTTAGTTCAAGCTTACGATAACGAAACAGACGGGTGGATTTCATTTGAATTGAGACGTTTGAATTATTGGAAAGCTCTAGATGATACAAAAGCGCAAGTACAAGAAGAAGTACAACGTTGGAAAGAAGACTTGTAAAATGGCAGAGAATTTTGCAACGAAATATAGGTCAAAAGATGTAGACCGCTATATTGGGAATGAATTGGCAGTTCAAAAGTTGCTAAATCGTTTCTCTTCAAAAGATGGTGAAGACTATCCAGCTTGTGTGATGATTTCAGGAGCAAGTGGGTGTGGGAAAACAACAATGGCTCGTATGTCTACGAAGTTGGTGTTGTGTGAAAATAAGCAACTTCGTAAGTGGAAGAACAGAGAGTACTTATTGCCTTGTAACCAATGTAAGATGTGTCAAGACTTAAATGAGTATATTGAGACGGCAGATGCTACTAAACTTTTCTCAGTAAAAGAATTAGACTCTTCTAAAACAGGGAATGTAGATGCAGTACGACAATTTGTAGAGTCTGCTTCTATGCCTAAACTCTTTGCAGGCTATTCTATTTTTATCTTTGACGAGTGTCATTTGATTTCTAAGATGGGTCAAGAAAGCATGTTGAAGTTTACTGAGGATGCTCCTCCTAAGTCTATCTTTTTCTTCTGTACAACAGACCCTCAAAAAATGTTAGAACCTTTGACAACTCGAATGGACTTGAAGATTGAGATTGAACTTCCAAGTGTCGCAGATAATGTGGAACTTATGAAATGGGTATCGACTGAGGAAGGTTTTGCTTTTGACAAACCAGCTTTAGAGTTAATTGCAGTTCGTTCAAATTGCGTCTTTCGTCAGTCATTGAAACAACTTGAGAATGTTTACCGTTCTTATGGTTCTGTACGTTATGATGATGTTGTTAAGGTTCTTGATGTAAATAAGCATAGAGGTTTATACTTTGACTTCTTAGATTTTCTAAGAACAAAGAACACGGTTCTTTATACAAAGACCGTACACACTGCTATGTTGGAAGTAGGGTTGAAGAATTTTGTTGAAGGTTTGAGAGAGTTTGTTAAACGGGGTCTTTACATTTCGTTAGGTCTTCATGTACTTGGTATAACAAAAGATGAGATTAAGTTATATAAAGACTTATTTGACAAGTTCAACAATGAAGAGATTTTGGCTTTGCTAGAGTTTTTGAATAACTTAGGTAGAGGTGATATAGAAACTCAACTGCTTTTATTGGGGTATCGAGGTCTTTTAGCATCTCAACCTTCTCCTTCTTCTGTTTCTTCTGTAGGAGTTGAAGTCAATGAAATTAAAGGAAATGAGCGTGTGTTGGAAAGCAAACAAATGTCTCAAAAGCATAAGGAAGATAAAGCAGCACACCATGAAAATACGGTTGTAAAAGCGCAGTTAGATTTAAAACCTATGTCTACTGATCAAATGGCAGATATGTTTGAAAGTTTATAAACAATACAATAAAGTGAGGTACTTTTATGTTAGAAAAAGTTTTAAAGCGCAGAGTTACGAAAGACTTTGCTGAGACGTATGAGGTTGTTCCTAGTCGGAACGGTTTTAGAGAATTTTATATTCTCTTTCCATGGGAAGAGCAAGACCCACTTATCGGTGATTACTTCACCTTAGTGAACAAATTAGAGGAACAAAACATTTTATTTAGTGTCTACCCTATGCCTTCAGATAGACCTGAGGTCAAAGAACGCTTTTTGAAACATAGTCCGATTATTCGTGAGGTTATTTTATGATAAATTTAGCAGAATTTCCTTCTTTGGGTTTAACTGATCTTGCAGTAAATGATTTAGCTTTGTTTTATGAGTTGGTTGATAATAAACTACTATTAAGAGTAAATCTATACTGGCTTTTGGAAATACAGGTTAAGAAATTAAATTCTGTTTATTTTCCTAATAAATTTAAGTCCTCTAAAGGTTCACATAATGTTGTTGGTTCTATTTACTTGTTTAAGGATGTTGTACCTAACTTAGCAGAATTTATCCGTAGGTTAGATGTTGAGGAAAGTAACTTTCACGGTCGTTTGCAGGCTATACAAACTTTCAATTATGTCTCTGCAAGGTATTCTAGTGCATTAGAAGTGTTTCGAGCAGATTTACCCTTAGTTGAAGATTTATTCGAACTTTATTGGATTCTATCCAACCACCTAAGACAGTTAGGTTTTAGTTAATTGAGTATTTACTAGAGTAGATGTGAGGGTGATTTTGTGTTAGAAAAAGTGTTGAAACGTAGAGTCACTAAGGACTTTGCTGAGACTTATGAGGCAGTCTCTTATAAAAAGGGGTATCGAGAGTTTTATATTGTCTACCCTATTGAGAAAGATGACCCTTTGTTGGTTGATTACTTTGACTTAGTGGATAGATTAGAAAAGAAACATATTATCTTTAGCGTTTATCCGATGCCTTCAGATAGACCAGAAATTAAAGAACAGTTTTTAGCTAACAATCCAATAATCAAAGAAGTTATTTTATAAAGAAAGCGAGAAAATAAATGTCAAAAGAAGTTGTAGTATTTACAAAACGCCCAGAAGATGGTGTTTGTCCTGGGTGTAAAATGTTGAAGCGTAAATTAGACGCAGAGGGTATCCCGTACAAGGAAATTCCTTACGACCCAAGCAATGAAGAACATGTTAGCATTGTTAAGGGTGCTAAATTTAGCGCACTTCCAGTAACTTTCCCAAATGGTTTGGAAGATCCTTCTTCTGCCTTTAGTGGATTCGCACCTAATAAGGTAGCAGAAATCAAGCGTAGCTTGGCTTTATAACAAATGGCAAGAGGAGTTAGTATGCTTCTCTTGTTTTTTGTGAAGAAATGCTTGTCAAGTAAAACGATTTTTGGTAAAATAAATAAAATGATGAGAAAGTAGGTACAAGTTTTGGGGAGAATTTCAGAGTTAGTCCTAAATACTCAGTTTAAGGGAAGAAGGTTTGCATTAGAGAGTATTGTCTTTCTGAATACGTTAGCTCTACTTCCTACAACTGCTTTTGCAAATACAGATTCATTAGGTGGGGTACCCGAAACTTCCTCTTCGGTATCCGATGCAGTTGACACAACAAATACAATTACAAGAGAACAAGCCAATAACATTTTACAAAATGTTCGAGATGCAATTCCGGATGCTTCTAAAGATTCAGCTTTGGAGCATATTAACAAAGCAGTAAATACAAGCCGAGACTCAAGCTTTGATACAGCTATGCAGGCTTTGGCTCCAGTTGGTTATGGGTTGATGTTCTTAGCTAACTTCTTGTGGGGTTTGGCTACATTTGGTTATTTTTTCCAAACTTCGGTTGATGTTTTGTGTTTGGTATGGTCGGGTCCCCGCGAGTATTTCATGAACAAACCTCAGAGCCAAGATCAAGGGTTTAGTTTGAAAGGTTTCATTGGTTCTTTCTTCACTTTATCTTATGATGCTCGTCAAATTATTGAGAGTGCAGGGTTAAGTACAGGTTCTCAACAAATGCAAGGTGCTGGTGGCATGGGTATGAATCGTGGTGGCATGGGAATGGGCGCTTCAATGGGTTCCCCTATGGGTGGCATGGGTTCTCCGATGGGGATGAATCGTGGTATGGGCATGGGTGGAATGAACCAAGGGATGCAGAATAAACCTATGGTTTCAACAGGTAACTTATTGAGTCGTTATGTGTCACTTCACATGAAAACTTTGGTTGCTTTAGGTGTTGCCTTTGTTATTTTTGGAACTTCGTTTGCAACTGAGTTCCAAGGTCAAGCGGTATCTTTGATTATTGCTTTGATTAAAGGTGCTTGGAATTTGATTTGGCAATTCTTCCAATTTATTTCAGGTAATAGCTAAGAGGTAAAATTATGGCATTCTTAGACTTAAAAGTTTTCAATAACTTGAAGAATAAAGGTGATGCTAGGTATAGCAGTCACCACGTCCACTTAATGAAACGAAGACTTGAAGCTGATTTATTGGAGTTAGCAGAGAAGACTTTAAAAGGTCGTGTGACTCATTGTTGTGTTGAGGTTTCTGAGAGAGACTTACCTTTAATGTTAGAGGTTCTATCGAGTAGTAAGATTCAGTCTCGGTTGCAGTTTCAACAATTAGAAGTACCTACTCAGTTTTTAATTGGCTTTAGAAGTTTGGATGTTTTTAGTTAAGTTTAGTAGTTTAGATGATTGAGGTATTGTATGGGTGCAAAAACTCGATTACCTTATGTTGAGGTGATTCGTGAAGTTAGTAAACAATTACACTTGAAGTATGAAACAGTTGAAAACATTGTTTCCTACTATCGAGAAGTTTGCTTTGATTCAATTACCAAAGGGTATTCTTTCGATGTGTTTGAGGGTTTATTTCTAAAGGTAACAAGTCAAGATGAGCAAACTCGCAAGGTTTTACCTCAGACTTATTTGTTAAAACGTGTGAGTGAGTCTTTAGATTTATCGCTCACAGTTGTGCAGTCGGTACTACAAAAGTTCCAAGAGTTAACTTATCAAGAAGTTGCAAAAGGTTCAGCGGTATCCTACATCAACTTAGTTTCTTTTAACCCAAGAGCTACTAGGTCTTGGAATAAAGTGAAGGTTGGTTCAGCAGTTTTAACACTTAAGAAAGAGGTTGGAGTACAAGTTCGCTTGGTGTGTACTAAGGAATTTAAAGAATTGGTGGGTAAATAGCCAATGGAAGGTAAAACTCACAGATTAGGTGGTACGGTGTGTGCAATGGCGGGTTTCATAACCTTGAAGGACTCAGGTTACTTGATTCAGAGTGATTTGATTTCTCCAGCGTTACAGTTTCTAGTCATTTACACAGCGGGGATTTATGGGTAACGAACCTGTTACAATAAATTTATAAAAATGTATAAGAACATAGAAAAATTTATATAGAACAGAACGCCCTTCGTATCTAGTGATAGGTGCGAACTCAACGTTAAATGCTTTGAACTCCTAAAGCCTTGTAGCCTAAACAGTAGATGGAAACGTCAAGCTGAGTGGAACGAAAGTAGAAAAAAGTACAAGGATAGCATAAGGTGAAATAAAAGCTAATCAGTGCTTAAGTGAATAAAATAGTGACCCTTAAGAAACGTTAGTCCTACGTGCAGTAATAATGGATGTTTAGCAGGGAAAGTCCTACGGTCATAAGACTATGGAAGACCTCCAACGACTATCTCCTAGAGGGAGAGTAAAACCGCAAGCTAATGGCGGAGGAAAAATGTTGCACCTAATTTTGATTAGGTGAAGATATAGTCTGCGCTCATGTGAAAGCATGAGAGGTCTGCTGGTGACAGTAAGACTGCATCAAGGGTTGCGCCTTGGTGTGAACAAGAAAAATACAGATTTTTAGAAAACTTTTATATTTTTACTTTACAAAATACCTTCAGTATGATAAACTTAATGTAAGAATTAAGTGAGGTGTACTTATGGTATTGATGTCTATAGGAAAATTTGCGAAGGAGTTAGGTGTTACGCCTGAACATGTTCGCACAATGCACAGAACAGGTGAGGTAATCCCTGCTCGTATTTCAGAAAAAGGAACTAGATATTACTCTGAGGATCAACTAAGAGAGTTGAAAAACACTCAGTTTTCTCAAAGAGAAGAAAAAGTAGTAGCTTATTGCAGAGTTTCTAATAAGTCACAAAAAGATGATTTGGAGAAACAAGTTGAGAACGTAAAAGCGTATATGTGCGCTAAAGGTTACTCATTTGAAGTTATTACAGATATTGGTTCCGGTATCAATTATAAAAATAAAGGTTTGCAAGAGTTGATTTCTTTAATTGATTCAAACCAAGTTACTAAAATTGTTATTCTTTATAAGGATAGATTAGTACGATTTGGTTTTGAGTTGATTCAATTACTTTGTGAATTGCATGATGCTGAAATTGAAATCATTGACAATTCAAAGTATAGTAAAGATGAAGAATTAACTGAGGATTTAATTCAAATTGTTACACTATTTGCAAATAGACTTTATGGTTCACGGTCTAAAAAGACTAAGACACTAATTGAGAGGGTTTCTGATGTTACGAGGAATGAAAATCGCACTTGATTTAACTGGTGAGCAAGAACAACAGATGTGGAAGTCTGTAGGGGTTGCTCGTTGGTCATATAACTACGCTATAACTAGATGTAAAGAACAATATTTAAAACACTTAAAAAATCCTACTTTACCTAAAACATTAACCGCAGGTGAAATTTTAAAAGAGTTGACTGTATTGAAGAGGACAACCCATCCTTGGTTGAAAGAGGTTGGTTCTAATGTTGTCAAACAAGCAGTTAAAGATTGGAACGATGCTCGTAATCGGTTCTTTAAGGGGTTAGGTAAGGCTCCAAACTATAAATCTAAGAACAACTCTAAACCTAGCTTTTATGTAAACTATGAGACTTTAAGAAGAGTAAGTGGTGGTTTTAGAGGTGAGAAGTTAGGTTTTATAAAAACCACCCAACCTCTACCTAAAATACCAAAAGGAACTCATTACAAAAACCCAAGAATTTCTTTTGATGGAAAATTTTGGTATTTGTCTGTTTCTTATGAAGTTCAAGAGGTTTCAGTAGAGTTGACAGATTTAGTTATAGGTGTAGATTTAGGGATAAACACTTTAGCAACATTATCTACAGGTGAATTTATTGGGAACATCAATAAAAGTCGCAGAGTAAAACAGTTGGAGAAACAATTACGACGGGAACAACGTCACCTTGCGCGTCAGTTGCAAGCCAACACCAAAGGGTATCTCACAACTGAAAACGGTGGTAGAAAGCCGATTTATAAGCGACCTTTAGAGTTATGTTCTAATATTCAAGAAACCAAACGTAAGATTAAATTGCTATACCGTAAATTATCATCCATTCGTTTGAATCATATTCACCAACTAACTTCTTATCTTGTAAACCAATTACCAAAAGGCATTGTAATTGAAGATTTGAATGTTAGAGGGATGATGAAAAACAGACACTTAGCGAAACACATTCAAAATGCAATGTTCTACGAAATTCGTAGACAGTTAGAATATAAGTGTTTACAGTACGGTATCTATTTAGTTGTTGCAGATCGTTTTTATCCTAGTTCTAAAACGTGCAGTTATTGTGGTAATATTAAGTCTGATTTGAAATTAAAGGACAGAGTTTACAAATGTGGCTCTTGTGGTTTAAAGAAAGATAGAGACTTAAATGCAGCGGAAAATTTAGCTTATTATTTCTATAGAGGTTAATACCTTATGTACCCATCGCTACTGGGGAATTTAAGCCTATTGAGTGTTATATCAAATGATAGTAGACACATGAGCTTTGCTCATGTGTCGAGGTCAGACACGTTGATGTAGGAAGTGAAAAACGAAACGGATAAGTCTATAAGTTTAAAACTTATAGCAACATGAGTTTTCACAAAGTAAAGATATAGGTGTAAAAATCTATATTTTTCGTAGCGGGGTATGTGGTCGGATAATGACCATCATTGGGAGTCGAGTCCTTTAAAAGACCCAGCTTCTTGGTTACAGAATAAGCTTTTGCACATAGCAAATAGTCCGTACAAGAGGTTGGATGAGCGATTAAGTAGCAAACAGAAGAAAAACTCTGTTCTGTATAAAACTTTGAAATTCATGAGGTGTATCCATCGGTCGTGGCAAACACATAGCGAGTTCACACTTCTCATGATATTGTGGTTGATGTTCAGCCCAACTTTCTTAGGATTTACAGGTAGGTTTGACCCTCTGTTATGGTTACTAATAGTCACAGGGTTTGGACTTGGAGTGATTTCCCATTTAGTGTTAGATATGTTGACTACGGAGGGAATACGTTTCGCTCTTGGTGTTTTCATCAAAATATTCTTTCCGAACATTCCTATGTTCACAACTATTCGCTTGGTTCCCGGTATCTCAGCCTTTAAAACAGGTTCTGAGTGGGAAATGGCAATTAGAAAAGCCTTATCTATCATACAATATGGTATGTTAGTTTTGGTATTGTTGGACTTAGGTGGCATATCTGTGTTACATTATTTTAGTTGAGGGTGCATGTGCATACTTCAAACCGTTGTCTTATTGTTATTGGCAGTAGCAATAAGAGAGCAGAACGAAAATATTTCGTATTGTAGTAGGATAAACTAATAAAAATATAAGGTAAAGTTGCTCCAACAACTTTATACAAGATTTGAGGTTTATCTATGAATATTTCAAAATTTGCAAGAGGTGGTTTAGCTACCTTATTAGCTTCTGCAACTTTATTGGGTGCAGGTTATGTTTCAGAGGTTAGTGGTATCACTAACTTCACACAAGCAACTGAGGTTCAAGCTTTAGGTGGTGCAGGTAACTTTGACTCTAATTCTGAGTCTATGGAGCGCTTGCAAGATAAAGTGTATAGCGAAGTTGCTGATAACACTTATCGTACAACTACGGGTGATGGTATTTCTGGTTCTAAGGTTTATAATCAGAAAGGTGAAGTCACAAGTACCTTCGATAAGTTAACTGAGGGTGACAAGAATAAAGTTATTCAAGACATCAACAGGGCAGTTAAGAAAGCAGCTGATAAAGATGCTGCTGCGATTGAGTCTGGTGATACAGTGCAAAATGCTGTAACTGAAGGAACTGTAAATCGTTTTTGGAAAGACATGAAAGAAGTTCGTAGTTCTACCGCTGGTTATTTGATTTCAGTAGTTACTGCTGACGTTGCACCAGACTGGGCAGGAGCTTCAAACTTCCTATCTCCATTCTACCCATTCTTTAACACTGCTATTGCGGTATTCTTGATTTTGGCTTCATTCTCATTCTTCTTCCACCTTGCAGTGGCAATCTTCTATTTTATGACTCCTTCATTCCAATACTTTGTTAAAGGTTCTGAGGGAACTAAAGGTGGTTTCCATGGTTATGTAGCTAGTATTATTCCAAAACAAGCTGTTTTGGCTAATGATCAGGCTATGGATAAAGGTGGTAATCCTCTCCTTATTTACATTGGTAAAACATGGATTATGATGTTAGCGTATGCTTTAATTTTGGTCTTCTTTGCAACGAACTCTATGTTAGTTCTAGTCGGCCCGATTTCATCATTATTCACTTCATTGGTGGGGCTTTAATTTAAGATAGAGAGGTTCTAGGATGGCTCAGTTAAAATTCGTTAGAGTTTTACAAGTGCTATTGTTATCTTTCTTACTAACTTTTAGTGTTGGGGGTTTGTTAACTTCTGAACACGGACTTGTAGAGAGGGTTCAAGCTAGAGCGAAGTTTGACCCTACTACAGTTTCAGAGAATAGTTTACCTTTTGTCATTGTAGACAGTGAGTCAGGGGTATCCTCAGTTGTGGACAATATTAACAATGAGATTCGAGTTCAATTATCAGTTCGTTCTGATTTAGTTTCGGATGGTTGGAAGTTTGTTTATTACAATGAGGGTAAAAAGAGAGTTTCTATTGATAGAAAGAACTTTTTAGAATACCCTATGAACACGAGACAAAAGATTATGAATATAGCATTAAGTAATTTGAAAGAGGAACGCTCAGGTGGCTTATCTGCTAGAGATCGTGCACGTCTTTACAAGTTTGTAGAGGATCAAGATAAGAACATTTCTAGTGTCTTGCAAGCAGTGAATACTGATGTAACGGCTGATATTAACGAAGCTAGAAATATTTTGAAATTCTTTACAACACCAGTAGGTACAGGTTTGGGTATTTTAACGATTCTAATTTGTGCGACTGTTGGTATTTCTATGGCGATGGATGTCTTTGCTATGATGACTCCTATGTTGATGTACCACTTTATGAAGAAGGGTGATAAACGCCCAATGTTAATTTCACCAGAAGCTTGGTACTCTTACAAGGATGGTTTATCTAAAGGTGCTCATTCAAATTATATGCTAACCTACCTTGCTAGGTCTATTCCTAAGTTAGTGGTAACAGGTGCATGTTTAGCCTACATTATGGTTGGTAATACAGTGGCTCTTGCGATTTTCTTTGCCAATCTATTTAACCGATGAGGTACCTAGGGTATCTATCTGTTTTGTAGGTAGCTCACACGTAAGTAGAAGAGCCTTAGTGTTGATTTGAGGACACTAAGGTTTCTTTTTTAGAGAAAGGGTTTTTTTAATTCATGTTTAAACCTAATAAGATTAAAGATATGAGTAAGTTTTCACGTTTGTGGGGTTCGTTGCGTGAAGATTCGATTTTGCTCTTTGGAGGAAAATCGTTAAATAAAGAAAAATCAACGAGTCCTTATATTCCGATGACTTTAGAGCAAGTTGCAATAGAAAATCGAAGAACTAAGGTGCGTAGAGGGTTTACTAGGTTTGTAGCTTTAGGTTCGGTATCCCTTTTATTGGGTTCTATTTCTTTGCAAGTAGGCAGTTCTGTTTTAGGATTAAAAGCAGATTATACGGTTGCTCACGCTGATAATGCTCAAGGTAAGAAGAGTTCTGCTATGGAACGCTCTATTGACCAATTGAAGATTGCAGCAGGTGAAGCTGATGGTTCTTTATCGAGTGGTGCAAAAGCTTTGTCTCCTTCTGAGGTTAAGACCGTTGGGTTCTTTGTTTCTAACTGGTATTCTCCTTTTGTAACACAGGTTAAGACAAGCACAGGTGGTGTTGTTGGTGATTATCAATCAGATATTCAAAAACTGCTTACAACACATGCAGGTTTAGCTGAGGATCCAGCTGGTGAATTAGCGAAGATGGTTGCAGAAGTGGGAGCTAAGACAACTGAGAAGTTGTATTTGGCTAAGTCCGATGATGGTGGTCAAACGTGGACTGCTCTAAGTGAAGAAGCAACATATTATGAAGTATTATTGGGTTCAGTTGGTATTTTTCCAGAGTCTTTATTTACCACAGATGATGAGATCTCCTTGAAGAAGCGGTATCAGTATGATGAGAGCAAAGGCACAATCTTAGGGTTGGTTCGTGAAGCTTTAAAAGATGAGAAGTCCATTCAAAGACAATCTGTTGTTTATGAGTGGAACCCAAACCCAAGTAAAGAGCCGACAATTGCTCAAGCTACATTCTATACGAACTTTTCTTCGGTAGATAGTTCTAAATCTTGGGGTTCTACGGTATTGTCTTTAGACGGTCAAGACCCTTTGATTGCTAAGTGGTTTAAAGAACAACCATCAGATTTAACTGAACGTTTAAACGGTTATTTAAATGGTTTTATGGGTTCTGACGGTAAGTACACAAGTGTAGATAGTAGTTCAGGCTCCTTGAAAGGTTTTTATGATCGTTCTATTTATTCGGCTTCTATGTATGTGGATGGTTTCGGTAACTTAATTTCTGATACAGGTGCGAATAGCTTAGCTAGTTATGTCATTATGCCAGCTTCTCAAAACCCTATGATGTATGCTAGAAAGGTTACTGGAAATTCTTCATCTTCTGACTCTTCTAGTGATAAAGACAAGTCTAAGGATAAAGGGAAGGATAAAGAGACTTCTAACAGTAAAGAGAAATCTAAGACTTCTGAGACTGGTGTAGATGCTAAGATGTCTGCTATTTATAACGCTAAAGAGACTGGTGTAGGTCGTTCTATCGCTTCAAATAACTTGAACTCTGTTGCTTTGAATAAAGGTAAAGGGTATTTGAAAGTTGATGGAGAAAACGCTACTCTTGGGGGTTCAGTAGATAAGAGCTTGACTTTTTACTCTGCTTTGACATCAGGTGAGAACTTAACTCATGATAGTGCAGATACAACAAAATTGATTTTCGGTATCTTCCCAGTTAACGTTTCTGACTTAGGTTCTGTGGTTGCAAGCTCATTGTATACACAGTGGTTGATTCGTAACGGTAACGAAAGTGAGACTTACAAAGGAGACGCAGGTAAGATTTTCGAGAATAAATCAGGGGGTTGGAACTATGGTGCTCCTTACTCTGAGATTCGTTCAGGTTCAGGTGATTTAGGGTTACCCCAAGGGAAACCTAAAGACTCTTACTATGTCTTTGGTGGAGGTGGTTCTGCCTTCGACTTATTAGCACATGCTAAAGGTGCTGATTCTTGGTCTGTATTCACTTCTAAAGCTTTTTCAGATGATGTGTACAAGTGGAAGTCTAGTATGAGTGTCACTAAGCCAGTCATTGATGATATGATTACCTTCGATAGTGAGGGGTATGGTTCAGGTAATTCTAAGTTTAAAAAACTTGGAGATAATGGTACTTTGCTTATAGGTAAAGCACAAGAGATTGAACTTCAATCTTCTCGCTTAGATGGCGGTGGGTATTGGAGAGGTCAAGGTTTAGCAGGTGGTTTGGTAGATACTGCAGGTGACGCTCCTAAAGACACTTCTGATAAGAAATACGCTGCGAATTTATATGCTTCTACGGTGTTGGTTCGTGCAAACCCTTTGAATAAGGATATTCCTTACGTTATTAACTTAGATAATTCTTCTGTTATTGATGAAGATGCTTTGAAGTCTGCTTCTGATGGTGATGAGGAAGATTTAGACCATGTATTAAAGAATATGGCTTACTTTATGTTGAACCCAACTAAAGGTCGCGAGTATAAACAACGTTGGTCTAAGACCTTTATGAACCAAGCTTTATTGAGTTCATTAGAAGATATGATTGGTGCAAACACGGCTTCAAGTTATTCAGGTACAACTCGTTATTTGGAGTTGACAGGTTTTGCAACTATTCCAAGAATGAACGAGATTAAGTTTACAGACTACTTGTACTCTAAGTTTGCTTCTTGGGGTGTTACGATTTTAATTGTAGCTTCATTCTTGATGTTGATTTTCTTGTTTGTAGGTCAAATTCGAGTAGTACCGGCAGTTTTATCTATCTTAGCCTTTGGGTATCTGTTGTACAGCCCACCTAAGATGATTGATGCTTCAACTCATTTGAGTAATCAGATTACTTCTTATTTCTTTAAGGATAAGTTCTTATTCTGGGTGATGGCGACACACCAAAACTATTCAGATTCCGTAGCTCAGTTACAAAAAGCAGCAGAAGCTGGAAACTATGATAACTACACTGCTTTGCTAGTGAAACTACAAGGTGGTTGGGGTGGTTCTGAAAACGAAGGTGAAACTGATGTGTATGAGTGGCAACAAACCCTTGGTGCATCGGTTAAAGTTCGTTGGATGGCTCCTAAGAAGGATGGCTATATTCAACAAGTGAAACGTGACTTGAAACAAGTAACCTCTGAGTCTGAGGACAAAGCGAACAAAGATAAAGAAGCAGATAAGTCTGCTGAGACTAAACAAGGAGAGTAGAAAGGGGTTTAGCTAAATGGAAACAACAAAGTTAAAACGATGGACTTTAGCAGGGGTATCATTAGTTACCCTTCTTTCTCCTAGTTTTTTATCAAGTGTAAGTGTCTTTGCACCTAGTATTGTTCATGCAGAGGAGGGTAAAGATAAAGAGAAAGATAAAGAGAAGGATAAGGATAAAGACAAAAAGTCTGATAAAGGTGAGAAGAGAAAAGACAATGCTCCGGGTGGTAAAAACTTAATTGACTCTCCTTTGACTTCTGCTTTGCTTGCAAATGGTCTTTCAAATGAGGATTATACAGGGTTAGATACTAACTATCTTTACCGAGGGTATCCAGATATTGCAGACTATTCTCGAATTTACTACGGAAATATTATGGGTGATAATATTTCGACAAATGGAGCCATTGTATTTAATATTGGCTCTTGGTCTGAGGGTCTTGCAACTATGTTCCCTAAGGTAGATAAGGTTAAAAACGTATCTACAAATGTTTCACCGTCTGATATTCGTTCTTCTATGCAAGATTATTTGAGTTTAGAGAAGTCTGAGAATGTAAGTCATCAAACTCTGTTACAAAGGTCTAAGTTAGGCTTTATAAATGACCGTAAAGGTACATCTTCAACAGGCGCAGTTGACCAAAAGACTATGAAGCGTATATTCGCTCCTATTTCTTCAAATACGGTAGCAAAAGCTTCAACACAAGATTTGAGCCAAGTTAAAGTAGGTGATGAAGTAGGGTTGAATGAAGATTACTTCATTCTTTCTAAGCGAAACTTCAACAACCATAAAGAGACTTTACAAGACCAAATGGCTAAAGCTAATAAGTCCACAACAGGAACGGCAATACCACAAGAGGATGCGGTATCCTTATCTGCATTTGCTTTGTATACTGAGTCTCCGTTCTATTACCTCTCTTGGGGGTTGTATGATAATGGGTTGAGTACCAAAGCAGGTTCAAGTGGTGAGTTTAAGAAAATGTTGTTAGAGAAAAACGATGCTTTCTTTTACAATTACCAAATTGAAGCTGGAAAACCAGGTTATGGAGCTATGAAAGACTTCCTTGATTTTGGTTCTTTGTTCACAGTGATTATTCCTTATTTACGGGAGTCTAATAAGACTTTGTTACAATGGAGTGATACTTATGGAACTAAACCTTATGAGGGTTATGGAACTAAGCGTTCAGACTTAGATACGATTACAGATAAAGAGTCTGAGGCTTATTATAAGACTTGGTTTAACTACTCGTCAGATAATGCGTATAGAACTTATACTGCTTGGGTTGACTACTTGTATGAGTTGGATATTGCAAGACCAGAGACTATTGAGTACGCAGGTCAGAAACAAACTGTTGTAGAGCCTATGAATCCGGCATCTTATACCATTCGTCCAATGGTTTTCTCTGAAAGTGAAATGTTGTATTATGGTTTGAAAGAATCTGATTTAACTCAAGTAGAGAAGAAAATTCAAGAGGTTTCAAAAGAGGTTCGTAATGATTGGTTAAACGTTATGAACTATTACACTCTTGATGATGTGGTTTTAAATACTGCGAGTTCTATGATTGCGACATTCGATTTCAACCGTATCTTCTCACAAAGTGGGTTTAACCAAAAACAAGTAGTATTTGAACCACAAGGGTTTGAGTTGAAGGCTTTTGGTTGGGATGCTTTCCTTCGTATGATTTTGCAAAATGCGACAGGTGAGAGTTTGGTTTATAACCAAACCTTGAAATCCGATATTTATGAGATTGTAGCTGAGAAAGACGGGTTTGTCACACTTTTTATGATGTGGTTTAACTCCTTCGTAGTTGTTTATTTGGTTCCAGCCTTGTTGATTTTAATATTGTGTTGCTTACCGATTGCTATGATGTTGTCTGTATTTGCTTCCTTCATTCGTCAAGATAAGACTATGCTTAAAGCTTTTGCAACTGAGTGTATGATGCCTTTCCTAACGGTGTTGATTGTGAACATTATGTTAGCCTTTACGGTATCCATTCTTATGGGTGACGGTGGTTATCAGTTGGTTACAGGTAGCTTAGGTGAGAGTCAGTCTTTCAATTCTCCTAGGTCAACTATGGTTGTTCTAATATTTGTAACTACGGTTGCTTGTGGTATGTATTGGTACGCTGTGTTAAATTTATTTAAAGGTTTATATCGAAACGCTCGCGTTGTTGCAATTCCACTTAAAGCAGGGGTTCAAATGGCTGCAAGTATGGTTGTTGGTAACTTTGATAAGGCTAAAGCTATTTTAGACGGTTCTGCAAGTCAAGGTGGTGGTTCTACTTCTGGTCGATTTAGAGATACAAATCCTACTGGTGGAAATAGAACAAGTGCTGATTATAGTAAGTCTAACTTAGGTGGTGCTAAGTTTAAACTTAAGAAGGTATTTAGGAGAAGAGGTCGCTCTATGGAACCTTCTGAAGCTTCTAAACGTGCAAATCGTGTAGCAGAAGAGACTTTAAATGATGTATTTAATAAGAAAGAGACAACGCAGTCTAAATTTGATGCGTTGGATAAAGAAATGAACAAATCCGAAGACTAGTTTTCGGTCGTAGAGAGTTTTTATTTTCTGCGTAGGTGCAAAGTCTGGAAGAATTGGCTTTGTACTTTTTAACAAAATTGAAAGTTGGATAGCTATGTTTATAGAGCCTATGTTGAGGTATATTCTACTTCCTTTCATCATATTGATAGCAAGTTTGTTAGTACCTTTGATTTTAAAGTTCTATCGAAAGCGAGCTAAGAAGAAGATTAAGCAGAGGAAGTCTGAGTTAAGGAATTTAAAACAAGATAGGGTATCCCTACAAAATCAAGTTAAGTCAAAAGATTTAACAGACTTTGAGAAAGAGGAAACTCAAAAAGAGTTAGCAAACACGTTAGAGGATGAAGCAAAAGCTCGATTTAAGTTGTTAACTCAAAGAGCATCTTTAGCGTTTGCGAACTTTGTAACATGGATAGCTCGCTTAGTTTCTATTCTGATGCTTACTTTTGGTTGGACATTTACGGTTGCTATGGTAGGTGCTTCAACTGCGGTTATTTATGTATCAGTTATGTCTACTGTGGATTGTAGTGCTGATGGTACTGTTAAACAACACAAACATAAAGATGAGAATAACAAGTCTGAAAAAGGTGAGTATAAAGGTGGTGAGGGTGAACTACCTAAAGCAGAAGGTATTAAACCTCACGTTGAAGATTTCCGACAGATTATCTATAAGAAATTTGGTATTGATGATATTGGAGGTTATCGACCCGGTGACCCACAAGACCATGGACAAGGTTTGGCTTTGGACGTTATGGTTCCTGATGGTTCTAAGTTAGGTGATGATGTTGCTCAGTTTGCTATTGATAATATGGAAGCAGCAGGTATTACCTACATTATTTGGAAACAACGCTTTTATAGGGGTGTTGATAACAAATATGGTGCAGCTAACACTTGGAACAAAATGGAAGATCGAGGTAGTAAGACTGAGAACCATTTTGACCATGTACATATTAGCTTTGGAGCTAGTAAAGGTAGTGGAGAGATTAAAGATGGAGGTAGTTCATCTAGTTCTTCAAGCTATTCTAAGAAGTCTGTGGATAGCTCCACTTATGGTTTTGGTGACTTAACCGATGAAGTTACAGGTTGGGCGAAGTCTTATAGTGGTTTCACTTTTATTGGGGACTCCCTAGGAGTTGGTGTTGAGCCTAAACTAAAAAGTTATTTCCCTAACTCAACCTTTGATAGTAAAGTTTCAAGAGCATTTGAACACTCAGACAGTACACTTAGCGGTATCGAAACTGCTAAAAAGTTAGAGTCTGAAAAGAAAGTCAAAGACATTGTAGTTATAGCATTAGGTACAAACCAAATGCCTACACCACTACTTATGGACTCTATGGTTGATGCTCTACCTAGTGCTAAGAAAATTATTTGGGTGACTACGGCTTCACAAGGGGGTGGAGGTTCTTACAATACTGTCGAGCATGATAAGATTGCTGAAGTGATTAAGTCTTATGTAGGTAGTCGTTCAAATATGGCTTACCTAGACTGGAACCGATATGTTGAAGAGAAGTTTAATTGGTCAGAATTGACCTCAGATTCGGTTCACATGAATGATAAGGGGTATGTCTTATACTCTAAGTTCCTTACTCGTGGTATTTATGATGTTGTTGAGGGTGGCTCAAGTGACTCTTCTGAGGATAGCTTACTTACAAAAGCTATTAAGAAGATTAAATGCAAACCGAAGCATCATCATCACGGTACTTCTACGAAGTCTAAACCTAGTGGTCTTTCTTCAACAGATGGTCAAGACAATCCACCAGCAGATGCGTTTACTTCTTGGGCTTATCGTCCAGAAGATTTACCGGCAGGGTTGAAACCTTATATTCTTGACCCTAAAAATTACGGTATGGACTTTGGTTTACCAGGTAATGGATGGTTTCAGACTTCTAACCCTGAGTTAAATGGTCAGTGTGTCGCTTTGACTATTTCACTTGGTGATTGTGTTTGGGGTAGACCTCATGCGAATGTTCAAGGTAATGGTATTGATCAAGCAAATGCTTGGGCGAGTATTTTTGGAAACTCTGTAACTACAACTCCAAGACGAGGTGCTATTTTCTCAAGTAAAGAACACCCTGTATATGGTCACACAGGTATTGTATGTACGGTGTTTAAAGATGGTTCAATTTTAACTTGTGAGCAAAACTTACCACTTGCAGGTTGGAATTATCGTGGTGAGCAGTATGTTTGGTGTTTCCGTATGTATCGCGAAGAGCAGTGGAAGGCAGTTGGGATGACTTTTGCGTATGATGATACAAAAACACCGATTTTAAAATAATACAGAAAGTGGTTTAGATAGATTTGAAAATGATGAAGTGGTTTATTTATATTTTAGTAAGTGTTAGTTTAGGTGGGTTAGTTGCTTTGGGTATCCTCTATTTCCGTGGTAGTTCTAATTCAGAAAGTGGGGAAACTTCTTCTACGGTTACTTCTTCTACTAAGCAAGAAGAAACTAAAGGTGTAGAAGATAAGGTTCAGAGTAATTTGGAGGTAAATTTAGCAAGAGCACGTGGTTATTTGTCTGAAGGGTACCAAGTAGCAGAAACAAGTGGGATTAACGAACAAAGAGAGCAGTTAGAAAGTTTGTTTACAAATTTCAGAAACGGTAAAAGTGATACTCGTTTGAAAGAGGACTCCAGTGGTATCTCCTTACGCTACGCGATTGAAAAGCAAGGGTACAAGTTAAAAGGAGATAGTTTTGAAGTTTGGACAACTAAAGACTCTGATGTATATAATTTGTTGTTTATCTTGAACGAAGGTAAAAATGATGATATGTATTTAGTCTTGTCTTATGAGAAGCAAGCAAATGTTTATCACATCTTGTATTTATATGGGGGTCGTCCAGATGTATTTGGTTAAAATACCTCTCAGAAGTCTCAAATTGCCCCAGATTCTATTTTAAATTGTAAGTGGTAAATTTCTACGTTATTAACTTAAACTTGAACAGAGAGCAAATTAGAGCTTTAAAATAAGATTGCCAAGTAAACGAAAAGTTTGCTTGGTTTTATTATTTTAGTAAATGGTTTCTTGCGTAAATTTAAAAAATGTTGTAAAATAAAACTAATAATTAAATTTGAGATTTTAGGAAGTGAAACTATGTTAAAAGATTCTCGAACAGGTTGGATTGCAGACCTTGTAGTAGGTAGTAAAGTGGGTGTTTCTCATAAAGGTAGTCTTTATGAGGGTACTGTTTCTTTAATTACTGCTTTAGGGGTGTTGTTGGTTCGATGTGAGAATAATTTAAAATTTAAGATTATGTCGGATGGTTACAGTTCCACTAAAGAATCGGAGATTTTACCGTATGAAGATTTGGAGAAAAGCTAAAGTATTTGGTGGGGTGTTATTATCAGCTTCGATTATCGGAACAGGGGTATCCACTTATTTGTTGAAAACTTCTGAGGGTGAAAACCAAGTGATTTCTTTGAGTCGAGTTCAATCCGTACTAACGGGTGAAAAAAGTAAAGGTCAAATTCAGTATGAAAATGCTTGGTCTGAGCAGATAGAGTTGGAGTCTAAGGTAAAACCTTATGAAAACTATCTGATAAATTGGCTCTCTACTTATGTTGGTCGTAAAGGTTTTCAAGGTCAAAACACAGGAAGTTTAAAATTTGGTGATTTAGAGAACAAAGGTTCTTATACCAATATGGAGGATTTAGTTGCTTTATATCCTAATTTGAGTGGTGTTATTGAAAGAGTTGATATTCAATATAGCTATGACTCAGTAAGTAAGCAGTTAGTTCAAAAGATTTCTTTGTATAAAAGGGGTGTAGAGGGGTATCGCCAAGCCACTGTCATTTATGACTCAGTGGGTTCTGTGGTTGATTATACACTAGGTAGTTTTGTAAAAGTAGGTGGTTCTAATGAAAAAGATTAAAGCGAAGGTGCTTTTGTGGTTTTTACACCTACTTGATTTAAGATTATCAAATAAAGCGAAAAGGATTTTAGGTTTTGGGTCTCTAATTATTGTATTTCTTGGGTTTATATTTTTCGTAGTTTCAAACACTTTGCAGTCTCATAGTGAAGGTGAGAGATTAAAAAGGGAGAGTCGAGTTACTAAAGCAACTAAAGAGGTTGTTTCAGATTATGCAGAGGAAACATTTGCGACTAATCATTTGAGTTTAAGTGCTACTCAATGGGAGATTAAGGAGTCAAATTTCGATTATTCTTTAGCTAAGACTTATATGACTTATTTAGCTTCTGTGGAAGATAGTAAGAGTGCAGAAAGAGCTTATTCTGCTTTACCTTGGGTATCCTCAGAGGTGAGTGAGCCTTTATTACATTGGTCTAATGAAACACCAAGTACAGTAACTAGGTTATTGTCTTTAAGAACTTTATCGAGAGTTTACACTTTTAAAGAGTTTGATAAATGGTTTGGTTTATTTGATGTCTCTTCTACAAACACAGTAGGTACTGAAGTGCGTTCGTTGGTTTCTGTTGAAATGGTCGTAAAAGGTGGGAAAGTGTCATATTGGAAGATTGAAGAAGGGGGATTCAGATAATGTCTGATTCAAATTCAAATTCTAAAAGGAATTATTCGGATGGTTATTGGTTGGTAAAGCCTCAATTGGGGAAATTAACGGTAACAAACTTAGTAAACTTTGCAGAAGCAGAAGGGGCGTATGGAGTAGCTTCAAAGGGTATCCTCAGACTCGGTAAGTCTGCTATGTTCTTTGGAGTTTATATTGTTCTTTGTTTATTATTATCTTTGATTGTTAAGAATTGGTTTGTTAGTTTGTGTATTTGGGTTCTATTTTTCCCATTGCCTTTTAGACTGATTTCTCTTTTTGTTTTTGATGAGCGAAGAGTTCGTAAAGAGTTTAAATTGCGTGAAGAACTAAAATCTAAAACAGATACTTCTTTATACTCAACTTTCTTTGGTATTTATGACATAGATAATAACTTTCCTTATGTAACCTATATGTTGGATGGAAGTTTGGGTATTTTCCTTCGTTGTGTGCGTAAGACGCAGGTAGGAAATATTCAAGAGAAAGCTTTTAATCACAGTCAAGGTTTGGCTGATTTTTATAATCGTTGTGCTCAGTTGGGAATTAAACCTGAGTTGATTGATATTCAAGCTTCAAACTCTTATGATGAGCGTTTTGACGATTTGTACAATCACTTAAATGAGGTTTCTTCTCCTACGATGCAGAAGATTTTAGCTTCCATGTACCATCATTGGGAAGATAATGCCAATAATTCTCAGTTGACTTATGAGTATTTTTTGGTTCGTGGGGTGGGTGACCCAACTGTCTTTTGGGACAGAGTTACAAACTTGATGTCAGCTCTTATGGGTGCCAGTTATAAACGTATTCAAGTATTGAACCAAGATCAAATTGCAACATTGATTAGTGATTTATACGGTTTAGAAGAATTTCCAATTACAGATGCGATGGATCAAGCAGTTAAAAAATCTGATGCTTCTAGTTTGCGTTTGCTTTGGGTAGGTGACGCACAAAACCGTAAGAAACAAGTAAATCGTTCTATGTATGATAATAGACAACAAAAGGTTCAAACAACTGAGTCTAGGGCATCAGGTAAAACAAATAAACAAAAATCAGAGAAACAAAGTAGTTCTGAGGTATTAGATTTGTTTGCAGATTCACCTAGAGGTGTAGCTTCTGGAATGACTGGTTTGTTAGAACCTTCAAAAGAAGATAAGCAAAAGGTATCTTCAAATCGCAGTGGTTCTTTAAACGGTTCAGATGAGTTAGATTTGTTTAGTTAAGATAGGTGGTTTTAGATGATTGGTTTGATTTTTGGTTCAAGTAGTGAGAGTTTAGTAAAAACTTTAAATGAGTCTCATGGTTTGAAAGATATTGAGGGTTTTAATTCGATTGGTTCATTTTTAAGTGCTGCTAATCGAAAAGCTCTTCGTTGTGAACGGTTGGTGATTAACTGTGTAGCAGTAGGTTCCCCTCAAGAATTTCGAAATTTGCGTAATTATTTGTTGAATCATTTAAGGACAACAGAAGTTGTTTTATTTGGTCGCTATTTTGAACCTATGGATTTAGAGGTTGTAGATTCCTTTTATGCTGAGTTTTCAGAACCTATTTATACAGATTACTTATTACAAGCAGACGAACAAGCGAATGTAGACTTAGTAGCAAATACCTTATGTAAAGGTTCTTTAGATGATATCCGTTTGAATCATTCAAGTCGCAAAGGTAAGAAAGCAGTTGTTCGGTATGGTTCAGAACCTACAAGCTCTAAACAAAAGGTAGACATGGGGTTCACTCCACCTAAACCGATAACTGCAAATGGTGGAGTAGTTAAAACTTTTAGTTTTGGTGGGCGATTCTTTGGAAAGAATAAGTTAACTAAAGCAGAACTCCAAAGGGTATCTTTACTAGAAAGGGAAGCTTCTGTAGTGTTGCAGTTGCTAAACGGTTGATAAAGAGTGGATTATATTTTAACGACAAAACCTGTGAAATATTCAGGTTATGAAGTTGTTTCGAGCATTTCAGACATAGGTCGTTTAACCATGAAGTCTGTATTGATTGTTGAGTCTTATACAGATAGGGATTTTGATTTTGCAGTATTTCTGTTAAATGCTTTAAGAGACACATCATTAACTAAGTTGGCTTACATATCGGAGAACCCCAGTCGTATCCTTTTAGAGATTATGCGAACAGTTGGTGCTTTTGTAACTCAAGACAGTAGTTTAATTGATACAACTGAGCAATTTTCTGAGTTATTGGAATATTTGATGACGAATAAGGTTTCAACTTATTCTGAGGAGTTGGATGATTTAGCAGATAGTTTCACCACACAAGATACTTATATTCGGGAGAAATTAGAGAGTGAGCCTAAGATTGTACAGCGTAAAATTTTGATGGCTCATGAGAAAGTAAGTGATGCCTTACAGAACGTTGTTTTTTCTGAGGATTTGAATAGAGAGTTACAAAGTTTTTTACTAACGGCTTCAAGTAAGATTAAGGTTGGAGAAGAAGAGTTAGAAAAGAAAGAGAAAGAGTTAGACTCTGTTAGAAACTCTGGTTTTGGTGGGTTTGGTTCGATTAACGCTTATACTCAGTTTAGTTACACAGGTAACTCTAAAGTCTTGATTATTAAAGAAGAGTCTCCAACTCGTTATCTCACTTCGTTTTTGGTTAGTTATATTGATTGGCTCACTAGAGTGCCAGAGTTGAATGCAAAGCTTTTAATTATTGATAAGGATAGTGACTTTATTGATACTCGGTATAAGTCTTTGAAGAAGGCAGACTCTCAAACAATTGTAAGTAACTCTTCTACCTTGTATTTGGTTCCAGTCATTTATACAACAACACCTACTCAGAGTGTGATGAGTAATTTAATGTCACCAGTAACTGATTTATATGTCATTTTAGATAGAACCTACAAAAGAACTTTACCGGTATCTGGTCGTGGAATTTCTACCGTTTATAGTTTATCGAGCAGACGGCTGATGCGAGAGTTAGGTTTAAACTCTGAAGATGTAATTGTAAATGATTTAGGGGAGCAGACTCAGTTGGGTGTATTAGCTCAGATTGAAGGTTACGCTATTGATGAGGGTTCTCGAATTTTGCAACAACAAAGTGCTTTTGAACCAATTATGAAGCGTTTAACTGTTAAAGCAGGTTTTAACATTTAGGTGAGGGTTAGGTTATGTTTACAAAAAAAGATAAAAAGGTGACGAACCTTTCCCAAAGTTCGTTAGAAAGTCAGAAGACAAAAGAAAATCAAGAAAAACGTAAGGGTTTTCTTGATAAGTACATTGATTTGATTAAGATGTGGGACTCGGTCTACGACGAGTACCGTTCTCGTTACAATCCAGAGCGAGCTTTAGCTTCAAATAGGCGCTTGTACATGGACTCTAACTTCACTTATAGTAAGACTCAAAATGTAACTGCTTATTATGTCATTGAGGAGTTACCTCCAGAGTTTGAGTTGGGGTATCGAGCTTCACTGCGTTCGATTGTACCAGAAGGTATTTCCATGAACTTCATTGAAGATAATGAGCCTTATGAAATTAACTGGGACGACCCTAAAGTAAAAACTCGTTTGTCGGTACTGGATGAAGTAAGTGTGAAGAACCAAGAAGAGTCTAGTAAGGGTTCTAGGTTTACTCAACATAAGTATGTAAAAACAGCTCAAAAAGATGAGCGTTTATCGATTTCTGTGGAATATGCTAATGATGCGACTTTGAGTGACCAAGATAAGCGTTACTTATACAAGGTTCGTATTATGGTTATTATCACAGGTCGAAGAGGTCCAGAGTTTACAGATGTGTTGAAAGACTTTGAGCACATGTGTGACCAACGAACTGGGTTTAGAGTTCGTAGGGTAACTGGCACTATTGCAGATACTATGGGGGATTTCTCACCTTTTAACTCAGAAATGTCTAAGGAGAGTAAACGTAAAATTCGCTCTACTTTCACTTCTGATGAGTTAAGAGCACAGTGGCACCCATTTGAGCAGGGTATCGTTGGTTTTGGTACGACTTACTTAGGTACAAATATTGAAACTCACTCTCCAGTTTTCCACCAATTTAAACGTGACGTTACAGATGCTGAGATTGTAATTGTAATTGGTATGTCTGGGTCTGGTAAGTCGTTTGAAATGAAGATGTTAGCTACACAGTTTGCAGCTAATGATAATATGATTATGACTATCAATGACTATGAAGGTGGAGAATACAAAGGTCTAGGTCAATTGCTTGCTGAAGATTTCCAAGTTGTTTCGTTGGATTTGGGAATGGGTTCAGGTCGTTACCTCGACCCAGTTCCGATTGTTCCAACTGGTGATGAAGAAATGGACAATACCTTGTTTACTCGTTCTCGTAAGAATATTATTGACTTGTTCAGAGCAGTAGCTGGTTTGGAAACCTTGAAGAAGTACGCTTGGATTCCTTTAATTATTGAGCGTGGGGTTGACTTGTTTTATAGTAACTATGGGGTATCGATTGACCCTCAAACGTGGCACGCGCTAGAGGGTTGCTCTATTTATACAGTATATGAGTATTTGAAAAAATATCGTCCGAATTTAGATGATGTTTTAAACTCTATTACTGAGGAAGATAAAAATATTTTAAGTGAAGAAGATATTAAAGAGTTGTACAAAGACGCTTTAAAAGACTTTCAAAAAGACTATCTTTATTTCTTGGAAACCTTTGGTTCTTATTTTGAAAAAAGTAAGAAGTTGAACAACTACTTTAAATATCCGATTTACTTAAAGGATATTATTGATGCAAAATTAGTTATTTGTGACTATAACATGCGTGGGGTTCCAGAAAGTCAGTTGTCTGAATTGGATGCTATTCTTATTCCTATGAATGCAGCAACTGTAGCTTATTACCGTACTGTGTATCCTTTCTCACGTGGTCTTTACAATGTGAAGATTTGGGAGGAGTTGCAACGTTTCAGCTCTCTTCCAAATGCAGTAGAGATTTTGAAAACTCCAATCACAGGGGGTCGTAAAGCAGGTGATATTAACATTGTTGCTTCCAATGATCCAGTTAAATTGGTTGAAAAAGATGAGTTCTCCTTGTTTGCTAACTACACATTAGCAATGGTTGGTAAGATTAAGTCCCCAGTTTATCAAGAGATTGTATGCAAGGCTCTCGGTATCACTGATTTAGCTGATGAATTAGCCGAGATTGGTTCTGTTATCGAAGAGGATGAGGGTTTGACTGCGGGTTATGATGAGGTTCATGCAGAACCTTATAAGAAAGCCTTTGTTTTGAAATTGAACTCTGGGGAATCTTCAGTTGTAAAAGCAGACTTACCTCGTGCTTTAAGTGATACTCCACTCTTCAAGACCGGTGTGATTGCGCAAGACAAACAGTAAGATAGTTTAGGTGATTTGAACATGATATTATTAAGTTTAGTGCTTTTTCTAGGAGGTATCCTTTGGGGAGTTTCAAACTCTATAACCTCTGAGAAGTTAAAAGAAGAGGTTAAGAAGAGTCGTTTCCTCGTAATTGGGGTAGGTGTGGTCTATGTTTTAGTAGTCCTTGCAACAACGTTAGAAGGGAAACACTAATGGATTGGCGAAATTCAAATGATGATTTAACGAGACAATCAGATGCTCGAAGGGAGCGAGAAAATCAACCTTTTGAAAATGGGATTAGAGATAGAGACTCAGGGGGTTTCGGCGGTATGCGCCAAGGTCCAGGTGGCGACCCTTTAGCTCGTATGAGAGGTGCGCAACCTGACCCTTTTGCAAATCGAGTAGGTGGAGGTTTACCTCCTAGACAACCGTTTGGACAACCTCAAGGGTATCCACAACAAAACCAACCCCCTCAACATTTGAGTCAACATGAAGATTGGATGGATAAAACTTTTAAAGTAGTTACAGGTTTGTGGAAACATTTAACTTCTTATGTGTGGCCTGTCTTGTCTGAGTCTGATGATATGTTCAGAAGTGACTACAAACTAAGAAAAGGGTTAACTGCTGCTCTCTTCTATTATGGTGCAGTAGGTGGGTTCTCTTTCTTGTTTGGTTTGTTTACGAAGTTTGCAACTGCACCAGTTATTTTCGTATCTCTTGTAGGCGGTGGAGCGAGTGGTGGTATTTTCTTGTATAAGAACTCTCAGAATAAGGAGTGGGGGTTGATTGATGACTCTCCAAAGGAAGAGACTTACCCTCAAGCACCTCAACCGTCAGAGTTTGGCGCTCCAAGGGGTTTTATGGATGATGGTTTTGGTTCTCCAAATTCTAATCCTATGGGTGATTTTGGACAACCTCCAAGAAGAGAAATTCCAAATGAATTTAGAAACTTTGGTTCAAGTGGTGGTTGGGATGATGAAGAGGAAGAACCTCCATTTCCCAAAAGACAAGGTTTTGAACCTATGATGAAACCAAATCCTACTCCATTTGATGATTTGGAAGAAGATGATTTAGAAACTCCTTCCAAGGGTATCCCCTTAAAAGGCGCAAGCGCTAAGGATATTTGGGGGAGCATAGACGATTCTGAAGATGATTTAGAAGATGAAACAGAAGAGACAGAGGGTAATTCAAATAGTTCCAGAGAAGAATTAGAGAATCCTAAAGTTGAAGAAGTTTCCGAAAGTGCATTTAGTGCAGATTTAGCAGGTGGTATCGTTGAACCAGAGTTAGTTTCCCGTAGACTTCTTGTAGATAAGTATTTATCTCTTTTAGACGGTTCTAGCTTAAAACCTGATTGGTCTCGTGAGGTTCCAGAAGATAGTGTAGAGTTTAAACAATTAGAAACATTCCTTCGAGACGCCCAAACAGGTGGAGTTAAAGGTTTGTCTGAGATGGATTGGGTTAATGTGAAGTCTATTACAGAGCGAGTGTCTGTATTTGAGATTATTACTGATCGTCCAGAGAAATTAAAAGGTAAAGAAACTCTCTTTGCAAAAGAGATTACAGAGTTGCTGAAAGACCAAATGAAGGGTTATTTTGGAGATAATGTAACCACTACTGCAGTTGGTAAAGGTAGTCGTATTGCAATTACTATCTTTAAGCAAACAGGTACTTCCTTTATGTTGAGAGATTTGATTGAGTCGAGTAAAGATTTCTTCTTAGACACGAAAAATGAACTTCCAGTTGTATTCGGAGCTGATGAATATGGAGAACCGATTCTTCTTGATTTAGCAAAACACACAGGTACAATTATTGCAGGGATGGCTCGAACAGGGAAGTCTGTTCTTGCTACGGGTATCGTTAATCAAATGATGGCTTTAAACTCTCCTCGTAAGGTTCAAGTCGTAGCTGGTGATATGAAAAACAAAGACTCTGACTGGTATCAGATTACCTTACCTCACTTGCGTAAGTTTGCAACAGGTACAAAAGCGATTATGGACTTGCTTGATTGGGTTGTATCTGAGGAAGCCCCAAGAAGAAAGAGATTGATTGGTGACCAGTTGAAAATTCAAAACTACAATGCGAATTGTTCGGATGAGTCTGAGCAGTTGCCTTACTTATTTGTAGTGTTGGATGAAATTATTTCTTTTGCTGAGAAGTTAGACAAAGATGAAAAAGCAGTGTATAAAGCTTATTTGAGTGAAATTTTAACTGCTTTCCCTAATGTCGGTATCTTCTTAATTTTCGTACCTCATCAACTACACAATGATTACTTCCCTAAAACGGCTTCTCGTATGGTGGGGAATAGATTTGCAGTTAAGGCAGGTCAACCAATTCAGAAAACGATTTGGGAAGACTCTTATCGTCAAATTGACTTCCCAACCACCAACACAGGTGACTTTGCTTACACTCTCGCTGGGTCTGATGAGCCTAAGTTCGGTCACGCTCCTTTGATTATGAGCATGAGTGGTGGTAAAGAGCGTTTAGATAAGTTGTATGAAACTCAGCGTAAAATGTGGACGAAGTTATACCCAGAAGAAGCAGCTACATCTGCTTATGTCACTCGTTTGAAAAATGAGCAGGCAAGTGCAACGTTAGGTAAGCTCGGTATTCCAGTTTCGGACACGGATTTCGCAGAAGAAGACTCTTTACGTTTTCCTAAGTCTAATACAAGTAATGTAGACTTTATTCGAGACATTTAAAGGCGCACAGCAGAAAGATAGGAGTTGTACAAGAACATGGAAATTACATATCCAATTAGTAGTTCTAGGTTTCTGCTTGCAATGCAAGTATACGCTAGAAAAATGGCTTCTTATGAAACTTATGAAGAGGTTAAAAAGAGGGAGTTTGAAAGAATTTCTCTCTTCCGTCCTCTCCCTACAATTTCAAGAGAAAGCATTAAGACAGAGGTTGTAGAAGAGAGTCCTCGGTATCTTCTCGATACTGAAGGTTCTGAAAATGAGACAGTTGATTTAGATTCTCTGTTTGAAGGTTTTGAAGATATTCAAGATTCAGATTGGTTAACTTCTATGAAGAGTAAAGAGGAAGTTGAGGTTAGAGATGAGGAAGAAGAGCAAGACCCATTACAAGGAGTTTCTTTTGCAAGTTTAGGTTTGAGTAGTAGTTCGTCTGATGATGAGCAAGAGTTGGAGCTACAAGAGTTTGAGGTAGACCCTTCAGAGGATGAAGATGAATTTTCCGACCCTTTTTCAAACTCTCCAAAATCGTCTCTAACCAATCTTGGTTTAGACGTGGATAAACTATCGACCTCAGAAGAAAAATCAAATCTGAGCCAATCTGAAACTTCTGAGAGTGATTTTGAGAACGAACCAACTAGGGTAGAGTTCAAAGAAGAGATTTTCCGTTCGGACTATGTGGGTAAGAGAGAGCCTTGGACTTATGTTGCAAAAGAAAAAGAGGTTGTAAAATCTCCACAAACCCAACCAAGGGTATCCGCACCAGAGGTTGCACCTCGTCAAGTTCAAGAGCCTAAACCAACTCCAATACCTCAAGTTGTTTCTGCTCCTCAACCAAAACCAGTTGTTCGACCTAAACAGGTTGCGGAAAGACCTCAAATTCAACCTCAACCGCAAGTACAAGATAAAACAGTTCGCATGGTAAATGAGGATTTCGTGTCTTACTGTCGTAGAAACTTGAGAGTTTCAGAGAAAGTTGCTTTAGGTTATTTCTCTCCTAGTGAGATAGAGTCTGCAGTAAGACAAGGTAAGGTTTTGCGTAAAGGTGGTCTTTTAATCTTTGCTCATTCTTGATTTAGAAAGGTTTCGGTTGTGAAATTAGTTGAAAACATTCGCTTTGTGAAAGTCAATGCAGAGGGTATCCCAAACGGCATCTGCGGAATTTGTTCTGCTTTGGTAGGTGGTTGGCTTGTGGTTCACGGAATTAAAGTGAAGCGCCAAGGGTCTCAATACAGAGTTTTATTCCCAGAGCGTAAATTATATGCAGAGGTTTATAAACCAGTAGTAACTGCTTTAAATCCAGAGTTTAAGAAAGAAGTAGATGCTCTTATTTTAAGTGAGTTTTACAAAGCATTAGAAAATCAATAAAGTTAAGGGAAATCCCTTGACTTTTTTCGTTTAGTTTGATAAAATTAGGTATAAAAACAACAAGAAAGGCGAAAATTTGTGGCAGTAACAGAAGTTTCTTTGTACAAAGGTGGTTTTATTGATAAGTCTGCACCAATACAACGTTATAGGTTATTGGATAGTATTATTCAGAAAGCAAATGAGGATAAAGACCAAGTTGGTTTTCCAGAGTTAGCAGATAGTTTACTAGACTTAACTCCAGAGCAAATAGACCAAGTAATTGCTACAAAAAGTTCGTTAAAAGAGGGAGTAGCAAAAGGTTCACTTCGGTGGTATCAGACTTATGGAGTTCATTTTATTTTAGCAGCTCGTTCTGCTTTAATTATGGATAGTGTGGGATTAGGAAAAACTGCTACAGTAGCTTCGGTTATTAACCATGTAGGAGCTTTAAAACAGAGAACTAAAGGTAAACCTTTGCGTTATTTGTTTTTAACTGAGGTTGGTTTGGTCGCACAAGCTCGTAGAGAGCTAATTCGTTTTACAGGAGATTATGTAGCTACAACTACGGGGGATTCAAACCAAGTAAGTGCTTTTATCAAAGAGCAAAAAGAGTTAGGGTATCCTAGTGGTGTAGTTGCTTCGTATTCAGCAGTGTCTTCAAGTCATGAGTTTATGTTGTGGCTTGCGCACACTGTGAAGTTGCATGGTAAATTTGATTATTTCTTTATTGATGAGGGTTCGGTGTTAGGTTCTACTAAGTCTGATATTTATAAAGCTTGTAAAACTGTACGGACAAAGTTTGCAAACCATGTGGTTGTAATGAACGCTACTCCTTTTGAGAAGTCTATTGAGGGAATGTACAATCAGTTGAACTTTTTATTTCCAGATGTGATGCCTTTAAAGACTAAGTTTGAAGAGTTGTTTGTGAAGAAGTCATTTCAAACTCATCAAATTTTAGGCTATAAAGACCCAGAGTTGTTTAAGGTTTGTACTCGATTTATGGCTTTTGGAACGGCTCGTCAAGAGCTAGGGGTATCCGTTAAAAACTCGACTTGTGAATTGGTCTTATACAAGCCTTCACATTACCAAAACCAACTGTTTAGTAAGACTAGATACAAGCGTTATGTTTGGGACGAACCGACTTGGTTCGATCCAGATTTGGAGGTAACTCCAGAGGTTTTACCTAAGTTACAAGTGATAGAGGACTTATTTCAGTATAGGATAGGTCAAGATAAAGCTTTGATTTACGTTCACTCGGTAGAAGCTCAGAACATTTTAGTTCGGTTCTTAGAGGGGTTGGGTATAAAAGCTCTTACTATTAACGGTGAAGATAATACCCCTAAGAAGAAGGAAGCGAAGTTAAAAGAGTTCCATGAAGGTGATTATAGAGTGATTGTAACTAACTTGAAGAAGGGTTTGAATTTAGGTTTTATCAACCATTTAGTTTTTTATTCTTTCACAGGAAACTCAGGAATTACGAATCAGATTGAAGGTCGTATTGTTCGTAGTCAAGATATTCATGATAAGCATATTTACTTAGTTTTAGCTAGAAGAGAAGAGTATAAAGTTTTAGAAGATGCTTGTGTGAGTACAAAAGATAGATTAGCTCATACAAAACATGAGGTCAGTTTGTTGAACAACTTCTTTTTAAATCCAGACTTAGTAAACATAGTGGTAGAAGTTACCAAGCAAGAGATTTCGGAAGGTGCAAATTCTTCCATTGTAGCGGTATCTTATTCGAACCAAGATATGAATGGGGTTATATCCTACCCTAAGTGGTCGGATGATTTAGAACAAACGAAAGCAGGTTTAACTTTACATGGCTAAGAAGAGCGCGGTTAGGATTTTTAGTAGGTACTCTATTAGGCTAGTGGAGGGTGTTTTGGGTTAGATTTTAATTGGTTTGAGGTTGTTTATGTTATACTAGATTTAGAAAGAGGTGAGAGAAATAGGCAAAAATGTTAAAAAGAATTTTACTGTTGTTAAATACATTGTCAAAAATACTGATATGAATGCATATTTCATGAGGTTGGCAATTTTAAGTACTAATTTAACAAATACACTTCTTTATTATCATAGACAGTGGTATTTTTATACTCAAAATGTATATTATACAGAACATCCAAATGAAAGTTTTAGACCTTACCGGTATAATGAAGAAGTTATTGATGAATTGAAACGTTATATGTATGAGTATAATCAGAATAAGATTTTGTATGGGAAGAGACCTACTGATTTTATCACTTTTGGGTTAGATGCTTACTTCTTACATTTTTATTTTAAGAAAATTTGTCAATCCGATTATACAAATGATGACTTACCAGCTCAAGTGGCTCAACAAGTTACTCAAAAGGTTTCACAATCCTTTAAATCTTTTAAACAAGCTCGAAAAGGCTTTTTTAAAAATCCAGATAAGTATGATACTTGTCCGCAATTACCTAGATATAATAAAGGTAGTAAAATTTCTCCTTTATATTTTACAAATCAAGCTACTAAAATTAAAAACGGTGTTTTAAAATTCCCTAAGACCAAATTGACACTTCCCTTCACATATAAACCAAAAGGTAAATATACAAGGATGGAAGTCATTCATAGCTATGGGCAATTTGAATTACGTTTGGTTTTCGAAGAGACCGAAAACCTTAAATTTAGAGAAACAGATGTAGTGGCAGCTATTGATCCGGGCATAAGTAATCTTATAGCTATTACGACTAATAAAGGTCAGTCCTTATTAGTCAAGGATAAGACTGTAAAATACATCAATCAATATGCAAATAAAGAAATTGCTAGAATAAAGTCAGCTCAAATGACAACTGGTGGTTGTGATAAAGTTCAAATGTCGAAACAATTATCAAAAATCTATCAAAAAAGACAAAGACGAATTGAACATTTGTTTTATGTGCTTGCTAAACATGTGTTAGCCTTTTGCTTAGAAAATAATGTTTCAAAATTAGCTCTTGGTAAAAATAAAGGGTGGAAACACACTTATAACAAAGGTAAAACTAATAATCAAAACTTTATTCAAATTCCTTATACTAGTCTCTATCGAAAAATACAAGATTTGTTAACTAAGAACGGAATTGAAGTAATAGAACAAGAAGAATCGTATACATCAAAAGCTTCTGCGATAGATTTAGATGAACTTCCAGTATTTGGAGAAGGAGACCTTAATGTTAGTTTTACAGGTATACGGTTTGGAACGCATAGTCGATTGTATAAAACCGGAAAGGGAAATACCATAAACGCTGATATGAATGGTGCTTTAAATATTTTAAGGAAAGCTTTCCCAGATGTTGAAATTGAACTAAACGATTTACAATATTTAAAGAATCCGAAAGTTTTAAGAAACATGCAAGCCTAATCAGTAATAACTGTATAGGTGATGGGCGCATTTATGGGTATGCGCGGAGCATCTTTGTAGAGGTTCCGAAAGTACATTTATATAAACTGAATGTACTAATTCATTGGTCGAACAACTGGAGAAAGGCTCACGGGTATCCACTCTTGCGAAAGAAAACTAAAAAGCTTGCGGTTTATGTGAAACCTGAGTTACAGTCCGTTGAACGCACTAAACGACTTCGTTCAGCAAAAGCAGAAGTAGATGAGATTTTAGAACGTCGAGGTTACTTCAAATGAGGTTAGGTGACTTTTTAAGCCTTTCAGATTTGCCTTTAGATAGTGAGTCTAAGGTTGAATTTTATGAGATGAAGAACTTTAAAGAAGACATTTTAGCTAATAAATTCTCAAACTTGTATATGATGGGTGACGGGGTTGGAGATAAAACTCACGCACCTTACGGTTTGTTGATTAACAGTTCTAACTTGATTGTTTTCTTTGAATAAACAGTAGGAAAAGAAGAAGTAAATAAGGAGATTGTGCTTTGAAGTCGTATTTATATCTATCTGATATTCACGCAAATTTTGAGGTATTAAAACAGTTGGAAACTTTACCAGAGTTCACAGATGAGAATTGTGAAATTCGCTTTGGTGGTGACTATATTGACGGTTTCGAACTAAAACCAAATGCTACCTTAGATACCCTTCATTTTGTGAAGGGTTTGTGCGATAATGGAAAAGCAAGAGCGATTGTAGGAAATCATGATATTTTCTTGTTAGATAGCGCTTTTCGTCCTTTTACGACTAATTGGTGGTGTTATAATGGTCGAGAGGAAACTCTTGCTAATTTGGGTATTCCTTTTGCTTCTGAGAGCGATTTAAGAGAGCAGTTGTTGTTTTACTTATATGATGAACTAGTTTGGTTGCGTTCCTTGCCTTATTATATAGAAGACGGTTCTAATATTCTAGTTCACGCAGGTTTTGAGTTAGATTTACCTTTGGACAAACAAGATACTGAGGGTATGGTTTGGACTCGTGAGTTTTACATTGACTCTTTAAACCATTTAACTGATGTAGATTTGCACCCAGACTTTAAAGGGAAAACAATTATTTCAGGACATACACCAACTTGCACGATGAGTGAATACGAACACCCAGTTAATCCTTGTCAAATCTTGAAAGATAGTTTAGAATTGGATGGTAAACCTTTGATTACACGTTACTTTATTGATGGGGGTTCTAAGTCCGGTTCTGAGTTTTCTCGTATCAACTTATTAAAATTAGATGAAAATGGAAATGAAATTTGGCAAGGATATCTTAATGAGACAGGTTTTCATTTATACTCAGAGCCAACGAACGGGTAACTTTGTTAGTAGAAAGTAGTGAAAAGAACATGAATACACACTCAAATTTATTAGGTTTTGACCTCGAAGGTAATTGGACTGGGATGGACTCTCAAACCTTGAGAGACTTTGCAGACTCTTTTATTGATGTAGTTAATTTTGTGAGTGAAGAAGCTATTGTCTCAGCTATTTCTGTAATGACTCTTTCCCTCATTTGGATAGGATATCCTCAAAACTGGGTGTATTCTGAGTTCAAAGTAGTTTTTGAAGGTTTACTTAGACGTTACAACAGAGATTTATAAAAACAGAAAGAGTAGTTTAGACAATGAAAACACCAATGATTTTAACCGACTTAGAAAAGTTGGTAACAGAGTATACTAGTAAAGACCATAGTTCACAAGGTTTCAATTTCAAATCAAGTGAATTTGATTATGAGTGGGAAGTAAGCAAATTGAATTGGTACTTTTACTTTAACAGAGAAGATGCAGGTCTTTTTGCAGCCGATTTTCAAGTTGTTCGAGATTATGCTTACTTCCGTATCGAGTTCCCACTTTATCTTTATCGTGGCAGTGAATTTTGCTCAGAAGATTCAGAGGTGTTTAAAGATGTAGACTTGGAGTTTTCTTTCCGCAACGGTTGGCTCAAAATAACTACGATTGTAACTGAGGAAACAGACTTACACCATGTTTTTGATGTTCTGTTTTCTATTCTAAAAGACTATAATTAAACTGGAGATTATGAAATGAAATTGTGTAAATCCACAGAGTGTTCAGATGGTTTAGTTTTTGATACAGTTGTGAATAAATTGGTTCCTTGTCCTTTGTGTGAGGAATTAAGAACAAAACAAGTTATTGAAGGTGTACAGTCGCAAGAAGGTGTAACTCAAGGTCTATCTGAGAAATTAGGTCTTCGAAGGGTATTCTCTCGTTTGTTTGTAGATTTAAAACAAGTGTTAGGAGACTTAACTACTGAGAGTTTAGATATTGAACAGTTTAACTCGATTGAAGATTCAATTGGAGCTTTAGTAGGTTCTCTGTCTCTAGGTAAGAAACCCAAAACTTCTGTCCTTTTTTACTTAGGTGTGCGAGCCGATATTGAAATGTTAGCCTTTTGGTTATTAGGTTCTGCTTATAAGGCTGGTTTGAGTGTTCATCCTTTTATCACACCGTTTCGTTTGCAGGGTATCAAACAAAAGCGTGAGGACTATGAAAACTTAATGTTGAGTGAAGTAGTGGTAATTGCTTATAGTCCTTCTATGCGTGAAGATGGTTATATGGTGGAGGACTTTGTAAGACAACGCGCTTTTGAAGGGAAATCTACTTATGTAATTTTGACTGATGGTTCTCAAATAAATAACGTTCTTCAACGGTTGGGTTCTGAGGATAGTTATTCACCTAGACAGTATTTGTATATCGGTATCCCTCGTCAGAATAGTACCGATGAAGAAAAAGTAGCAAGGACAAACCGAGTAATTCGTAATTCTAATAAAGTGTTAGGTCTGAGTATGTCTGAGGTTACTTTAGATGAAGTTCAACCACAAAACAGTAATATTAAGAGCAAGTCTAAATCACAAAGTAAACGGACAAATAAATCAGTTGCAACACTAAGTTCTTCTGAAGCTTCGTTATATAAACTTTAATTTGCAATTAGGAAAGATAGGTAAGATTTTGGAATTAGTTAGAAGTAATCAATCAGAGGTTCAAACAAGTAATGGTTATACGACTACCTTACTTGCACAAATCACCTTTGACTCACAAGATAAAACGAGTCGTATTGTAGAAGACCCTAATTTACATGGGGATGAAGTTTTTGTAAAGTTAGTCGTAGCACCAGGGAGTACAAATAACACTCCTAGTTCTTCTATTTCGTTGATTAGAAATGTAGTAGATGTAGCAAGTGGTTTAGAAAAACCGTTTTATGATACATACCCAGTTACGATTGCAGAAGATGGTTCAATATTGTTGGATTCAAGCTATTATTTAGAAGATACGGCTTTGTTAACCGTTACTCCATTTATGGAAGAGTGGTTAAAAGAGCTTTATAGATTAGCTAGAGAGACTTTGGCTAGTATGTATTCAGAGAGTGTATCTATTTCAGAAAGTTTGTCCTTATCTGAATCTGAGTCTTTGAGTATTTATCAATCTGAGTCTTTATCCGAGTCAGAAAGCTTGGCTTTTTCTGAGTCGCAAAGTATTTCAGAGTCGTTCTCTATGTCTACCTCTGCTTCTTTGGATAGTCATAGTCACAGTATGTCTACTTCGGTTTCAGAACATATAGCTAGTGTTTCCACTAGTGTTTCTAAGTCTTTATCTTTGATTGAGAGTGAAGCTTTACATTCACTCTCGGCATCTATGTCTGAACTAGCTTTAAGTGAAGAAACAAAAGTGTTTGATAGTCTTTCTGCTTATGCAGAGAGCGAGCGTTCTAGTTATGAAGTTTTAGAAAGTTTAGCTTTGCAGTTAGAACCTATTCGATTAGCTTATGAATTAGGTGAGGTTTCTACAGGTGATTTGTTAGAGCAAATGAATCGAGAAGTTTCCTTACCTACCTTGAAGACAGATATTTCAAGTGCTTTAGATTATGAAGAAGAGTCTACGGAAGCTGTTGAGGGTATCCTTGTAGATGAAATCCTTGTAGATGAAGAAGATACACCAAGCTCTTCAAATTCTAAACCTAACCACGGGGGTTTGTTTAGTAGTTTGTTTGGTAAAAAACGAGATTCATATACTGATTTGGTTGCAAAAGAAACGAGTAAACAGATTAGTGCTGTAAATAGTCCTGCAAATGTTTCGGTAAAACAACCTACTGAAATTGAAATTGGTGGGGGAGCTTATAAGATTGAGATTGAAGATTAGCTTTCTGCTTTTCTTCTTTTATTTAAAATAGTCTTGATTTATTGACTTTATTGTGTTATAATAAACTTATTAAAAAAGAATGCGAGATATTTAAAAATGAAAAAATTAACTTTGACAAAAGATCTAGTAGAGAAATATGCACCTTATGTTCGTATCACAACGGACTCTAAACCAAATGTAGGTTCTATTCGTGTAAGTAATAATAACTTCCGTTGGAGTGCTTCTAGTGAAGATTTTGAGTATTTGTTTGGTTTGTCTATTGTTATGATGGCTTACTCTTCAGATGTTGTAAATAAGATTAAAGAGAAATACGGTTTCAAACAACCTTACTTTGACTTCACATTTGAGGGGTATACTCCAATTGAGTTGGTTCAATTGGTTGAGTCTACAGTAGGTCGTAAACTACCTAAAGGTGGTCGTCCAAAACCTCAATTTGCAAACTTTAAAGGTACTTTGATTGAGTATGGTACAAAACCACGTGAGGTTGGTTCAACTAAAAAGGATGAACAAGTGGATACTCCTAAAGTTGAGTCTATTGATGAAGCTAAAGGGTCAAAAACTTCTTCTAAGTCTAAACCTAAAGGTAAAGGTAAGTCTAAGTTAAAGAAGACTGAGGTAAAATCAAAAGAGTCCACAGAAGCGGTATCTGAGGTTGTAGCTTCAACTACTCAGGAGTCTAGTAAGGTTGTTGAATTCGAAGAGGTAGTTGTTCCTAAATCTGAAAGTGAGGGTTCAGACGTAGAGTCTGATCGATTTCCCGATTCAACTTCAACTGTGGAAACAGAGCATTTGGAAGTAACTGAAGTTGAAGAGGTGAATGTTCAAGAACTATTAAATAATTTGGACACGTTGACTGCTGAGTTAGATAGTCTATCTAAAGAATTGGATGAACATAAGTCTAAAATTGAAGTTTTAGCAAATGAAAATAAAGTATTGAAAGAGAAGGTAGATACGGCTCTTAAAGGTGTATTCTCTGCTTTGCGTTATACACTTAAAGAGAGTTTTAATCGTCTTTTTGGTCGTAAACAGAAATAAGCTTGGTATACGTCATGTTTGCAGTTGTAGAATTGATTTTAACGAACAGTCAGAAGATTACATTGAGTGCTGGAGATCAAATTACGATTGGTGCAGTTGGTGAGGACTACAAAGGGAGTTGGTGTTGTTTATCAAAGACTTCAGATAGTTCTTACCTTCGAAGGTTTTTAATTGGAGTGCCAGATGATGCACTGATTAGTGTCGGTCGTAATAGGGTATCCTTTAAGCGTTCTGAGGTTTTCTCAATTAAGGATGTAACTTCTAATTCTGATGAAAAGTAGCGAGAAATAGGTTGATAAGGTGGATTGAAAAATGGTACATCCCTATTATACAGAGAAGATACTTCCATTCTTGGAACAAAATAAAATTGTCAATAAGTTGGTGAAAACTCCTTTCTTTGGTACAGGTTTTGAGTTGAAGGAGTTAGCTAAGACCTTGAGAGCAGATGAAGAAATTCGCTATATTACTGCTTGTAAAAGTGGTGAAGCACGAGTTTTAGTTTGTGTTACCAATTTGCGCTTGCATATTTTGGATAAAGGTTTAATTTTAAATAAATATCAATTAACTGTAAACTTACCTCAGATTGCAAGTGTGCAAAGAGGTAGAGGTATCTTCTTTGGTTCTGTGGTTATTTCAGTCTTAGGTTTTGATGATAATATTTACCTTACTGATTTTTGGGGTAAGGACACCGAAGACTTTCAACGAATTTTGCAAGATGCCATAACTGATTATGGTTTGGGTCGTAGTCAATTCACTCAATCTAATTATTATCAACCAAATATAGATTTCAGTGTATATCCAACTAGAGAGGAAATAGCTTCAATGGATCAAGATTATAGACGCAACAATTACCAAATGAATAACCCAGCCTATAATTATTTAACTGGAGAACCTTTTACAGAAGCAGAACTATTAGAGATGGGTCTTGACCGTTTTGGTCAACCTTTGGAAAAGAAACAAGCGCCTAGTCAAACTCAAGCTCAACCTAGTCGAAGTGTTTCAAGACCAACTCAACCTAGGGTATCTCAAAATCAACGACAGTCTTTGCAACCTAGAGTTCCAAGACCTCCAAAGGATGTTTCAAATATGACGACACAAGAAAAGTTTGATGCGCTTGAACGTGGTGGTTGGTTTTAATTAGATTAAACTAAAAATTAGAGAGGAGACGTTGTCATAAGTGTTTGAAGATAAAGAGCTTTGGGAGTTGATGTCTGAAGCAGAAGATACTGAGTCTGCTTATGTGTCAGATATTACACCTTCTGAGATTTCAGATAAAAGCCCAGAGGTTCAACTTGAATATTATGAAAATCAAGTGATGGGGTATCTTCTTAGGGATTTCGACTCTCTAAGAGGTCAGATGGGGCGCTTGCAGAACGATTATTTCCGCAATGAGAATTATGTGCTTTATTCTATGTTGAAGAAAGTACAGATGGAAAGAGGTTTGTTGCTTGATTTAGACTACTTGAAAGTTTACTTGCAAGCAAACGCTTCTGAGATTGCGCAAGATACTGACCGTATTCAATTTGAATCTTATGTAAGTGAAGGTTCAACTGCTATTGAAGGTTTATTAGTTTCGGTAGTAGAGGTTTACCAAAAATATCGTAATCCTTCCTTCTTGAAAGAACCAACTTTTGAAGATGCTTTAACTCGTTTTAAATTGGTTTATGCTAAATTAGCATTTAACGATTCTTTGCAACAGGCTTCGATTGCACTTACTAACCCTATTCGTTCGCAGAGAAAAACATTCTTTGGTATCGAAGGTGCACTTGATTTCCTTTCACAGAAAGTAAATAGTATTAAGGCTTCCCTAGGTAAAGAGAACTCTTACCAATTGGTTTGTGCATCTGATATTGACTTTGAAGAGGAAGAATCTCGTAGACCTACTTTACTTTCCAACTTGCAACACTTACCAACTTTGAGTGAGACTATTGGAGGTATTTACACCAATACTTTTGCAGTCTTTGCAGCACCAGAAAAGGGGATGAAGTCAAAATTTGCAGTTCGCTTGTCTCATGAAATTCTCTTAAATGGTTTTGGTATTTGTTTTTGGGGTAAGGAAGGTGGAGCTGGAAAGGTAATGGCTGAGTTGCGTGCAACTCACTTTGATTACTACTACAACGTACAAAGAGGTCAAAACTACGAAAAGATTGCTGGTATCGACATTCAACGTGGTACTTTAGATAGTTCTGTTGCAGAGTTAGAAAAAATTTCTCGTATGGACTTGGTAAGTAACCCAAATTATGGTAAAATATATTTACCAGATTATCCGTTTGAGTTGGAATCGGTTGAAACGGTTCTCCGAGTTGCAGCAGAGGAAAAAGAGTGTAAGTTTGTTGTCATTGACTACGCACAAGCGATGGATAGCAGTCAATACCCAGATAAGAAAACCATGTTAGAGAAATTGTCTATACGTTTAGAGACTTTGAAAGGGTTGTTGGACATTTGTGTTTGGCTACCTTCTCAGTTAGCGACTGATGTTATTCAAGACTTAGGTAAGGGTATCCACCGTGAGTTGCGAAATGTTACGGCTGACTCGAAAGAGTTGACAAAATCGGCAGACTTAAACTTAATGTTGTATACAAATGATGCTATGTCTGCAAAGAATATAGCGAAAATGTACTTACTTCCTTCACGTTTAGCCGGAGAAATGGCTCCAATTTCAGTTTTTACGGATAAAGTGGCAAATAATGTGATTGAGATGAAAGACCAAGTGATAGAAATGCGGAACGGTGAAGCTGTCGTCTTGGACGTTGAGGATATAAATGTCTAAGTTTGAAATATGTGTGAGTGTCGAGGATTTAGCGCAGTTCTTTAAGGTGTCTGAGGACTATGTTCGTTCTCAGGCTCAGTATGAAGTCATGAAAGTAAAAGGGGATTTAGAAGTTATTTCTAAAGAGACTTACCCACGATTAAGTAAGGTGTTGTTTTCACAAGCACCTTCTTTGTGCGTTTATACTTTGGAGTCTGTGACTGGGGTTTTGAAGTCTATTTATGATAAGCGTGAATTTATAGATAAGTTTTTAGATTCTGAACCTAAGTCTATTGTGAAAGATTTATTCACAGGAGTATTGTATTATTGGTCAGATAGTATTATTTCTGAGTATTATCAGTTTGTAAAAGACTTACAAAAGCAATTATTATTTACATTAGAGAAGGTTGCTTTAGATTTTGATTTAGAACCCGTTCAACTCTATTCTTTGATACGTTACCTAGATTTACGTTTAGTTCCGTTGGTGGGTTCTAAAACTCAGCGCAAGGTTTATATTTTACCTAGTGTAACTTATGCTACTATTTGTGCTTATTTAACTCAAAATCAGTTAGTTGATTTGACTTTAACTGAGAGAGGTCGTTTAACTTCTATGGGAGTTAAACCAGAATATGTTAAAAGTGCAGGTACGTTTTTAAATAAAACAGTCTTGGACTATTTAAGGAGTTCAAACTCTCAAGGTTCGGTTGAAATTGAAGGTAAATTTTATGTTCCTTACACGACATTTTTAGCACAACTAGGTTTGAAACCTATGGATATTTCTAGTGGGTTGAAAACTTTGTTAGTGGATACTTCGGTATCTGAGGGTGAATTTGTTTCTTATGATTTTGTTCGAGAGGTTGACACCTATAAACAGAACAATGCAGCTTTAGATATTCGGTTGTGTTTACTTTGTTGTTTAGATTTATTAGATAAAGATACGGCTTTAACATTGATTTCTAGCTATGAGTTTAGAGGGTACTATAATCAAATTTTATCTCGTAAATTTGTACCTCTAAGCAAGTCTAGTTATAAGTATGTTGCAGAAAATTCTAAACCTTTAGTGTGTCAACAGTTACAGTTACCTTTTTATTCCAAAGAATTATTTTTACAGACTCTACGTGTTGTAGTAAGAGGTTTACCACTAGACACTACCTACACAGGGTATCTAAGTGTTTATCGTCTTGCTGAGTTTTTAACACAGTCAAGTGAAACTTATAAAGTACCTATATTTTTAACTAAACGTGATAGTGGATTTGAGGTTGCAGCCAATAAGAAGAGTTGGAACTCTTTAATTTCTGTCTCTTCAAGTATTATTCTAGCACCAGAGTCTTTAGTTTCCGAGGGTTTGTTACAAGCTTATTATGATTGGGAAACTAAGGAATATGAGTATATTAGTAAAGGGGTTGAGGAAATTTTAAATGGTTAAACAACAGTTTACAAAAGAGATATTAGATCAATTTGTAGAAGATTTCTACGACCTCTTTATGGAGGGTATTTTAGAGTTTACGAATAAGTACACAATTGTATATAAAGAAGAGTTAAACAGTAGTGAAGCTCGTTCGGTGATTGATTTAGGTTTGGCTTATGATTGGTTATGGATTGCTGAGATTGAAGGGACTCCACTTGTTTATATTGAAGTTGTGGATTTAGTAGTTCAAGAGTGTCTATTAGTTCACTATACAAAACAGTTGGGGTATTCAGATTTGCAAGCTGAAACTACAATCAAAGAGTTGAAAGATTTATATTTAGCTGAAGTGGTGCGTTTTTTGCACGAGTTGACGAATTTGATTGGTGAACAAGATAATTTGAGATCTTTTGCAGTTGCAAGTTTAGTAGATGAGCATCATTTACGTTTAGATAAAAAGTTGGTTCCTACTTTCCATTTATCTTTAACTGAGATGTTTAAATTGTTGGAAAGTTTACAACTTCGTCCTTATGGTTTTTGGGAGGGTCAAGAACATCATCAGTTCAAAGAACCTAAAGGGTATTTCGAAAAACCTCTTAAGGGTGTTCGTGTAGATGAGTTAGTTTCTGCAATTTTTATCAGAGGTGTTTATCCAAAAAGAAAGTCGGTGCATGATTAGTGAGTTATGAATATTCTAAATTGAAACAACCTTATTTGTTAGATATTTTGGAGTCTTATGTAGGTTCTAGGGAAATAACTTTCTTAGAAGGTTCAGAATCTACTATGCTTTACATTGGTGACTCTATGTTATTTTTAATAACAGATGGTTTTGTGCAATATGTTAGTGGTGCTCCGAGTCATTTATCGAGACGCAATATAGATATGATTAGAGATAAGGTACAGTCAGCAGTTACTTTGTATTGTACAGTAGTAGGTGGTTCTACATGATTGGTACTTCAAGAGTAAAAAGACGAACGGTTAAAGCTTCTTACCGTCAGTTAGAAGAGCAGTTGCTTTATCATAGAAACTTTATGGGTCATTATGATATAACCATTTCAAACTATTGGGATGTGGTTGTTTGCAAACATCAACCTAGATATTCTAGTTACAGATTTAGTGCTGGTAATAGTCGTGTCGTTTGTCCTTTCCATGAGGATTTGAAACCCTCCCTCGGTATCGTCAAAGATGGTGAAACTGGCATTGAAATTTTTAACTGCTTTGGTTGTGGTGTAAAAGGTACAATTATTGGTTTTCATAAGTTGTTTGCAGAGCAATACTTAGGAGAGCGGTATCCGAATGGTTTTGGCTACTTACAAAGTTTAGCTAAACTATACGGTATTGAACTAAGTGATACTATTGTAGAGGTTCAAGAAGAGAAGTCTAAATTTGACTTTTCAAAAGCTCCACCTTATACAGTTGCTATTCATAGAGAAAATGTGGAGACTTTAAAAGAGAAGTTCAACCAAGGTTCTTTATCTCTAAATGGATTGAAAGAGCAGTTGACCTTAATTACCAATAAGGTTCTCGAAGTAAAATCGTCTAAGAAAAGTACAGAAGGAGGAACAGTTTAATGTTTACATTCGATATGGAAGACTTTGGTGGCTCTCTTTGTTTTACTTACTTAGATTACTTCAAAGAGGGTTCTGAGCGTTTTGGTTTAAACCGTATTCTGGCTTTAGACTTGTCTAAAACTTCCACGGGTATCGCCTATTGGAACGGTCAAACTTTGGAAACCTTTAATTTAAAGAGTTCAATTAAAGATTTAGACAGTCCTTACTCAGTAGGTCTTCGAATGCAAGAGTTGAAAGATTTCTTGCTTGTGAAGGTTTTAAAAGGAGAAGTGGAGCTTGATATGTTGTGTGTGGAAGAAGCTTTGCTCGGAAACAACGCTAAGACCTCTTCTGTAGCTTACGCACTCAACTTCACACTTGATTACTTGTTGGCAGAAGGTGTCTTAAAGACTAAGCGGTTCTTTAGGGTATCCAACAAAACGTGGAAAGCTACCTTGCGCTCAGAAACAGGTTTAGCACCATTGAAGAAAGCAATTTGGTCGAAAGATAGTGCTGAAAAAGAAGAAATTCTCTTGTGTTTACAAGAACTAGCACATCCTTGGGCGAACAAATGGAGAGAATATGACTCCTTTGAGGTATATTTGAAGAGTGGCTACCAAGACCAACTAGATGCAGTCGGTTTAGCACTTCATTGTGTGAAGATTTATGGTTTAGACGAGAAACCGCAAGTGTTAAGTAGAAAAGCTACTGTTAAGGTTTATACAGATAAGGAAAAAGCTGAAAAATATGCTAAATTCCCAGTAGAACACATTAGTGGTATCCCCAAAAATCAAATTCACACGTGGGTTGATACTTGTGGGAAAGAAGAAGTTGAGTCTAAGTCTTACATTTTAGAAACTCCTCACCTTGGACGCTTTGGTGTGAAAGCAGAGGTCTTTGAAGAGTCTGATATGTATTACATTGTGGTCAATGTAGCTTTAGTTACAGTTTAGAAATAATAGCAGTTTAGTCCATTAGGGTACAACGCTTTGAGCTAGAAAGTAGGTCTATATGGCACTTGGTTCTAAGACAGAGTTGATAAGACAAGCTTTTCTCTATTTATTTGGAGAAGGTTATGAGAATAAATTAACAAAGTTCCCAGAAGATGAGGTCTTTCCTCAGACGATTAAGCATTTTGACCAACATGGTCTCCACTATTTACCTTCTGAGATACATACAGTTCAAGTTTCTAATGGTCAAAGTGAAGCACAAGTAACAGTTTCTTGTGCTATGTGTCATTTGTGTAGGTCTTTGTATGGTAAAGTAGAAGATATTCATTATGTTCTTGAATATCAACCAACACAATCAGGTCAAGCCTTGATTCATGGTTTGAATTTGAATGCAACAGAATTTTAGAAAGAAGTAGGTTTCTTAAATGGAGCAACATGTTTCCAGTATTAGAGCAGAGGTTTTACGACAACTCATAGGGGTCTCCGGAGGTTGGTTCGTTCGTATTATCCTTGTTTCGCTTATGTTTTGGTTTGCTTTTTATGTATATGAGTCTTTGGTAGATGGTACACTTAGTGGTCGTTTATCTTTGCTGAAGCAAGCTCTCTTCAATGGTGTGAAAGAATTTAAAGTAAAAACGATTTCAACTGCACCTTTCTTGTATTTTCTAGTCGGTATGATGTTGCTAACTGCAGGTTACACGTTAGGTTACAACATTTCGACTAACTATATTAGTGGAGAGATTACCTTGATTACAACAGTCGCAAGAATTACCAATTTCTATGCTTTGACTGTTTCGGTTATTGAAATGATTTTAACGGCATGTACGGCTTTGGTGTTCTTGTCTGCTGCAAGTTCTATTCGTAGAAATGGTAGAGAAGCTTATCAAGTAAGTACATTAGCTAAGTTAAACTTAAATCTCTTAAAGTTTTTTAGATTATTTGGTATCTTAGCAGTTATTTCGCTTGGTATTGCTTCAATGGTCTTTTGTTATTTGGTGATTAAATAGTAAGTGGTAGGCGCTTACTATTTTTCTTTTTAGTTTATTTTAGTTCTTGCAAATTGCTATAAAAAATGATAAACTAACAAAAAGTAAGTATATGAGAGGGTGGGTTTTAATTTGCAAACAAAATTGGAAGTTTCCCCATTTCTAGGTATAGTACCTAATGCAATTGATATAGGTACTCGACTTAAAGAATTATTAGAGAAAAAAGAGCAATTAGTAAGTAAACTGGATCGAGAGTTAGCCGAAGGTTCTTATACACAAAACCTTGTGGTATCGTATTATTTGTTGGAAAAAGAGTTACAATTTTTACGAGAACAGTTGTTACTTAGGTCTGAGGATACGTTATTAGGGAAGGATTACATTAAGTATCAAGATACTTTAAAAGCTCGTTTACCTAAAGGTGATTTGTATTTATTAGAAGAGAGTCAAAAGTCTACAGTTCTCCCATATTTAATGAGGTCAGAACCTTTTTACGAAGATTATGTGAAGTTGTTAGAATTAGCGGCACAAGATAATGTAGAGTTATACTTGGAAGTATTTTTAAGTAATAACAAAGTCACTTTGGTTTATGAGTTTGGTTCATTTCAACGAGCTATTTCTTTAGAGGAAGGTAGAGAAGGTGTAGATTGTACACAATTGGTATTGCCTTACTTGGAACGTAGAGGTTTGACGAACTTAGTTGCTTTGTCTAAAATACCTAAGAGCGCAATTTGTGGATATATGTATACTTCCATTGTGGATGAGCATTTAACACCAAATATGAGTTATACAAAGTTAAACTTAACACCTCAGTTGATTTCAACTATTCGTTTCTATGCTTCTGATTATGTTGAATTTGGTTTGGACTTCCCAACTAGGGAAGTTGAGTGTAAATTCTTGGTTGATTTAGGTTTTGTTACTTTACCTTATATTCGATATAATTTAGAGTCAGGGCAAACCATTCACACCATCGTGGAGGACTGGGTATCCTCGCTTGAAGATTTAGCTGATGTTAGTGCATTGTCTACAAATTTACGAGTGAGTGTAGTTAGTCATCATAGCAGTCGCTTTAAAGAGTTTGGTTTTGATAGTGTGGTTGTAAATCCAATTTTGTGGTCTATAAATCCTCAGAAAGCGAAGTTACAATACATTCATTGGAAACAGACTTTAGAAGGCTTGAGACCTTTTGCAGTAGTTTCTTATCTTGATGTAACTTCTCAATTAGAAGTACAAGGGAAATTGTATAGAGGGTTTTATGAGTTTGCGACAAGTCAAGAGACGTTGTTGAGTAAAGCTTTAGACTTAGGTGTATATATAAAAAATAATGAAGACTTAGGGGTAGAGGTTTTAGGTGATAAAGTGTTAGAATTGCCTTTAGATAGCCCATTGGACATTCTAGTGCTAGGTTTAAAACCAGAGAGTTCGATTTACTTTTGGTCAGCGCCAGAGTTAGGTATAACTACGGTGTGTGACTCATTAGGTAGAACTGTAAGTCAATTGTTAAGAAAGTAGGTTCATGTGGATAAAGATAATTTGTGGGGAGATTTGGATGACTTAGAGGTTGGTGTATCTTTGAGTCAAGAACAAGCTCCAGTAGGAGAAGAAGTAGCACCTTATTCAGAAGTTGGAGAAGAAGTTGTAGAGTGGTCACCAGAAGTCTCAAAATCGCCCAGTTTCGATTTAGAAGAAGTAGGTGGGGAAAATATAACCTCAGAAGAAGAACGCGATACAGAGCAAAGAGGAGCTTCTGAGAGCATTTCTGATTTAGATGAACTAGAGGTAGAAATACCAGTAGATATTGTAGGGGTCTCAGAAACTTCTTCGGTACTTAGTCCATTTGAGGATATTGATAAGATTTTAAGTGGGTTGAAGTACGACCGAGAGTTGCGTATGGACTTACCGATTGAGTCTATTGTAATTACGGAGTTTGATAAGAAAGCTCGTTTTGCAACTAAGAATGGTTTGACTGCATCGATTGAAGACTTTGGTAGGGTTTTAAATCCTATTGATGTCTTGGCTTTGCCCTCGGTAGATGGCGAAGAAATCGAAATGTATACATTGATTTCAGGTCTTCGTCGCGTTTATGGGGCTTCAAGAAATGGTTACAAGACTATACCAGCTTTTGTGTGGCACTTTGCAGACTATGAGAAAGCACAACGTTTAGTTCCTTTACTTGGTTTGATTTTAAATAAGCAGCAACAACATAGTTATCAAGAAATTTGGAACGGACTGTCTACCTTGGAACATGAGTATGGTTTAAAATTCTCTCAAATTGAGCGCTTGTACCCTTATTTGGAGAGTGGAGATATTCTGAAATTGAAAGAGGTCTGCAGTGAGTCAGATACTTACCCAGAGCCTATGACTGAGTTGTTTGCAGGTAAGTACACTTTAGATAAGGCTTACAAGGAGTTGGTAAAACAACGAAAAGAGCGTGATGTACTTGAGGAAGAAGACCATAAAGGTATCCTTTCTTCGACTGAGCTTGGTAAAGAAGCAGTAGTCTCTGGGGAAGATGGAGGTTCAAGCTCTGAGAGTGGTTCAGAAGAGAGTGAAAACTCAGGTAACAACAAACTGAGCGCCCAAGAAGTAGATGAACTTCTTGAATTGGCTGATAACTCTATGGATAATTTAACTTTGGAAAGTGCTTTAGAACAAGCAGATGCAGTCGATAAGGGTATTGTTCAAGACCGTAAAGGTGACGGAGATGATGATTTAACACCAGAGGTTAAGAACAAGATTAAAGCTCGCGATAAAATGGTTTGTCAGTGCTGTTCTAAAGACAAGGTTGAAAACCAAGGTGCTTTCTTATCTCAGTTGGTTGTTCACCACAAAGTACCTGTTCACGCTGGTGGAACAGATGATGAAAAGAACTTGATTACCTTGTGTATTGGTTGCCACCACTTATTGCACACTATGGAGAAAATGGGTACTTTGACTACAGACAAAGAGCATTTAGACACTATGGATGAAGAGTTCCGTAGACGGATTTTAAATGCTTGGTCTCTTGCTTATATTGCGATTAAAGCAGGTGAGAAGAAAGGTTATTCTCGTAAGGAAAGAGCTAAGAAAGCTCAAGAAAGTCTAGGTCATAAATTCCCCGGACAAGATATTAAGAATGACTTAGCTTTAAGAACTGCGTTAGATGTAAGTTCTAAATAAAATTTAAACATAGAATAGGGTATGCGGGATTTTTCTGCGTACCTTTTTTGATAAGTGGTAGATTAAATCGAAAGGTTTTACTTAGTCATGAAATTACATAAAAATTTACTGCGAGAGCGTTTTGCAAATGGTGTTGGGGTATCATTGACTTACAACCCAACTAACGGTGAGCGTTTTATCAAGTCTTTGTTTAATGCTTTAAATAAGACAAATACTGACAGAGCTTTTGTAATCGATGATGTTATGCAAAAGTTAGTCACTTACTTTGATAAGAAAAACTTGGATTTTTTCAGCACTGAAACAGGTGGGAAACAACCAGACTTGGAACTCCGCCAGATTGGTGTAGTGTATCGTCATTCTCCAAATGAAGTTCCTACTATGGAGTTGAACTCTGATGAGAAAGTTTGGAGTGAAGAAAAACGTGAGTCTTATGTAGGACAGATGAAGAAATTTGCCATGAATGCATATTACAATTGTGAAAATGGCATTTTCTATACTTATGTTTATGGCTGGTTCAATAAAGAGAAAGAAGACTACAATCATATTTTCTTTATTAGTAATGATGCAGAACCAAAAACTCGCTCTTCTCACTATAAAACGCTTGTCCAAAAACTTTCTATCACTCGTTCAACTGGTTTTAATTACTTCTTTAAGTATAGGTTTAGTATTTACTATGCCCCACAACTGTCCTCAGTTTTGGACTTCTTAGATCTGATTACAAAAGAAGTTGTAGCTACAAAGTTGAAGAGTTGGGTAGATTTTAACTCACAACAATTTATAGCAGGCTATGATGCTTCTAAAAACAAAGCTAGTTACACAACTCGGTATCCAAACTTACCTCAAGACCGTCAAAGTAAAGAGTTTAAAGAGGTTGTTAACCAGAGTTCGCTTGACTTGATTTATAAAGCATTTATGCGTAGTTTGGCAAATTATTTGATGGGTTCCCCTGCTAAGAACAAAACCATGCTTAAAGTCATGGCAGAGTATTTATATGAGTTATACTTAGATGACTTTAATATTACTCTTATGGAAGAGTATGATAGAGTTCAAAAGTCGGACTACGCTAAGTCTTTTGAAACAAAGCGTAACATCCCAACTAAAATTCAAGCTGCTATGGATTCAACGAAGTTCTTAGAGTATGGTTTCGGCTTTGTGGAGTTCGATGAACAGTTTGACTTAGAGAAATTACCTGATATTGAAGAACAATGGGGTTTAATTCACAAAGCTTTACCACATTCAGAACAAAAACCAGAGTTACGTTTCCGTAAGATTGAGCATCGGAAAGCTCACGGTGTCTATTTCCCAGCTTTTGACTGTATTACGATTAGTGTTCGTAATGTAAATTCTATGCTTCACGAATATGGACACCATATTGATTTTACTTACGATAAAGACCAAAACTTATCTATGTCTGACGAGTTCCGTCCACTCCTTAAAGGGTATCAGAAAAATCTCTCGGACGGTGGAGTTTATAAAGGTTCTATGTTGAATTACTTCTTAACTCCTACTGAGGTTTTCGCACGTGCTTTTGAAATTTACTGTGTGACGGTACTGCCTAGAGTGAGCTTTACTGAGAGTTTAGCTGACTATGACCATAAATTTGAATACCAATGGTTGATTCTACATACGGAAGAAGTATTGACTTACTTTGATAGTAAGTTCCCACACATAAGAGAAGAAGTAGCTAACATTCAACAAAATGAAAAATTTTCTACTTTAACGTATTTAACTGAGGGTACAAAAGAAGAAGAGCTTGCACCAAATCAAGTAAAAGCAGGTGGTTTTACTATTACGATTGAAGAGGGTGCAGGTAAGTCTGCTCTTGAAGGTAAAGAGTTAATTCCAATAGGTCGAGATAGTAACGGTATTTTAACACATGCAGTTGTAGATAAACCAAGTAAACAAGCAGAGGACTTATACAACGGTATCTCTATCTCAGATGAGATTTTAGATGAGGACATGTTTGAAGAAGTAGCTTTCCTACTTGACCCAGTCTCTTTTTCTGATGGAACTACCTTTGGTGGGGTTGTTTATTTAGTTAAACAAGATAAAGGTGTTGTTTATCAAACATTTAGAGCAACTGATAGAGATTTTGCAACTATTGAGAATTTCATTACTGTATTGCATGAAGATAATGATTATTCTGCTGAAAAGAGTTACTTGGTTGTTAGAAGTCTATTGACTGAAAAAGCTCAGAAACATGGACTTAAGGTTCAATCAGTAACTAAAGGTATCGCTTCTCTACGTTTTTCTGATTTTAAGGATGTAGACTTTGGCACAAGTCCAGAGGATAGAGTTACAGCAGTAAATAAGTTAATGGGTAATTTAGTTAAGTCTTATGCAACTTACTTAGAGAAGAAGTCACAACGAGCTAATGATAGAAAGTTGAAAGACTTATTCAAGAAGAAAGCTCATGAAGAGATTGCGAAAGACAGAGATATTTTCGGAGAATCTTGGAATTTTGACTTTGTACTTTCAGAGTACGATGAAGCAATTTTTGTAGAACAATTACCTAATAATAAAGAATTGGTTAAGAAACATGCTCAACTTGTAGATGAACTATTTATTTATTTGTACCCAGATTTGGGTGGTTCTCACTCGGACTATATGAGTAGTGCAGTATACAAAGCTTTGGTCGATAATGATTTGTGTGTGCATCTTTATTTAGAGGGTGAATTACGAGAATTGGTTAAAGCTAAAATTAACGAAACGGCTTTAAATCCAGGAAGAACATTTAGTAGACTAGCTGAGTTAGGTTTAGACTTAACTGTTGGGGTGTGAAGATGAGAATTTATAAAACTTATAGAAATAGCAGTGGTGAAGTTTTAAAGATTGTTTACGATGAAGATGCAAGTAACCCTTTATCGAATGCAGACACTTTGTTCAACTTATATACTTGGTCTCGTAAATATAATTCTATTCAAGTTAATCCATATCGTACTATGGAAGAGTTTATAGATACTTATTTAGGTGAAGGTTCTTTTGCTAGATACAGAGAGAAGTGTATTGACTCAGGTTTAAATTCCGTAGGATTTGCGAAAGTCCTTTGTGAGCAACTAAGACAGCGTAAGGGTATCCTCGCTTTTCCTATTCTTTCTTACAATCATGGTGATATTCAATACTATTTAGGTGATAATATTGACCGTTGGGATGGTGCAGTTTCAGGCTTTGCTTGGGTTGCTAAATATAAGGTTTATCAAGAGTTTGGTGTCTCAAAGATTAGCTCTAAATTAACAGAGCATTTAAAATCGCACATTACTAGTGATTTAGACTTTTACAATAAATATGTTAGAGGTGATTCTTATGGTTTTGAACTTTATGGTTCTGATGGTAAGTTCTTAGACTCAGGTTATGGTATATATGATCAAGAAGATGAACCAGACTATCTGTTCAACACAATTTTAAGTTTTTTGAGTACAAAAGATAAGTCTTTTGTTGAAGTTAATGATTAAAGAGAGGTTTACCTCTCTTTCTTTTTCTTACATTCAAGAAAGTTATTGCAAATACTTTTTAGTTTTGTTATAATAACTCTATTATGAAAATTTAGGAGGTCTTGATTTTATGAAATCCAGACAAGAAATTAAAAAGCAAGCAAGAGATTTGATTGCAAAAGACAACTTATGGTTAGCTTTAGGGTTGCCGTGTTTGATACTTGTTTTAGTGGATTTAGCTTTTGCATTTAGTGAAAGTGCCACAGGGGTATCTTCAGTTATCTCTGGACTAACTTTGCTCTATGAACTATGTGCAAGTCTTTATGTCTTTGACCTTTTAACGAAACAACATCCAGTAGGAAAACAGTTAGGTCGTAAGATTTCGGACATGTTTAGTAGTCTAACTGCTCATACTTTTAAAACAGGCTTACTAGTTGGTTTTATGATTGGTTTGTGGTTCTTCTTACCTTATGTAATCGGTATCGGTCTAATTGTCGCTGCTTTGGTGTCGAATGGTTTTGGTCTACTCTTTTGGTTTGGAGTTGCTTTATTACTCTTTGGTGGCTTTATCGGTTTGATAAAAACTTACGAATACACTTTAGCAGTTTATCTAGCAAAAACAAATGAGGAGCTTGGTTTGTTTGCACTACTTAAAGAAAGTAAGCAGAAGATGAAAGGTCATAAAATGACTTTGTTCGTACAGAACTTGAGTTTCTTTTGGTGGGGTCTAGGAGTATTTGCAACAGGTGGTTTGCTTGGACTTTATGTTACTCCGTATGTAGTTGCTTCAACAACCTTTTTCGCAGTAGAAGTCTTGGGTATCCACAATTCTGATGAACCTCAAAAAGATTTAGAAATCTTTTAATAACAGAGTGAAAGAGAGCTAAAGCTCTCTTTTTACTTGATTTAATAGGGTTTTTGTGATATAATAGAGAAAATTTAGGAGGTTTTGTTTATGAAAGTCAGTAAAGAAAAAGCAATAGTAACATTTAATTATCCGTATCAGTTGTATGGAATTAGTTTTGCTCTTGATGAGGTTAACTATGAGCATCTGTATAAAATGTTTATTAGGTATTGTTCTCGTTATGATGGTTTTGCCTTTAGCGTTTTAAGTAAAAACCCCGATTTCAGCTATTTCACCAAAGATAAACAGACGGTGCGAAGCCAGATAGATTTGATTTTCAATGAAGTATTAGCTCTGGACTTAGATGCTGAAGGGTTTTGTGAATTTGGTACGATTGAGTCCGACAACGGTGTTAAAGTACATGTTTGTTTTAGCAAGCTTTCCGATACAAGTGGTAGAGTGACTAAAGAAAATTCTTTTGCAGCACCTGTAATTCTGTTTGAGTTTAAACTTTCAGTACGTGGTGAAGATCGTCCAAAAGCTCGATTTCTAATGACCATTACAAAAGAAAAAGACTTGAAGCAAGGTTTACCTGATTGGGGTATTCAGTATGAAGATTAGTAAAGAAACCGCAATAGTAACGTTCACTTATCCGTATCAGTCTCATGGGGATAGCTACTTTCTTGACGAAATTAACTACGAAGATCTGTACAAGTTTTTCATTGATTATTGTACTTACTTTGACGGATTTGCCTTTAGTGCTTTAACTTCTAACACAACATTTGCTGATTTTACGGAAAACAAAGAGACAGTGAGAAGTCAAATTGATTTGATTTTTAATGAAGTATTAGCCTTAGATACAGATGCTAAGGGTTTTTACAAATACGGTACTGTAAAGTCTGAGAGAGGTCTTACTGTAGATGTTTGTTTTAGTAAGTTTTCGGATACAGAACCTAGAGTCGTTGATTATGGTTCTCATATTTCTCCTTTGATTGTCTTTAAGTTTGAACTTTCTTTTCTTGGTGAGAAACGCCCAGAATCTCGTTTTATGATGACAGTTACGAAAGAAAAAGACTTGAAACAAGGTTTACCTAATTGGAGGTAATATTATATGTTTAAATTATCAAACGGAAAAACATATTCCCGTTTAGAGATTTACTGCTTTGATGACTCGCTAGGTTATATAACGAAAACCCCACAAGGGTATCATTTTACACTCGTCAAGTCTGAAAACCTCCGCCACAAGTTCACTTTGCTTAATTTGAGTGAACAATCTACCTCAGAAGAAATAAGAAACTGGATGAAGGGGTGCTTAACTATAACCGATTCACGCGCTAATAGAAGTGAATGTTATCCAAGCTGGTGTCGTACAATGGAAGATGAGATTTCGGTTTATTCTCACTTTCTTGATTGTGATATGAGGAGGTGGGAATATGTTTAAACCTACCTCAAGTTTAGGGTATCAACCAAAATACACTTCTCCTAATGGTGGTTATTGGTACAAAGAAGATTTTAAAGGTGGGGAAGCTTTTGTGGAAGTTTTAGTTTCTACTTTTCTAAGGTCTTGTAATTATATGACTTCTAAAGATTTTGTACCTTACTACTTTAAACACACTTCAGTTGATTCTTTTGATTTAAGAACTTGTGTGTCTTCAAACTTCTTACAAAAAGGAGAGCAGTTCATTTCATTTAAAAACCTTTTGTCTTTAGTGCATCCTCCTACGGATACTTTAGTAGGTTTCGACTCTAAATTAGACTATATTAGTTCTGTTTTCCAACAAACGGTCGGTCAGTCTTTCCGAGAAGAACTGTTAAGGTTGTTGACGCTAGATGTTATGTTTAGAAACACAGATAGACACCTCTCCAATTTCGGTATTATTTTAACTCCTAACTGCTCTATTCGGTTCGCCCCTATATTTGATAACGGACTTGCTTTAGGGGTCTCAGAAGGTGCTTATTTTGATTTAGACAACCTTATAAAAGGTTTCGGTTATAAAATTAAACCTTATGAACTTGCGGTATCCACTTTATCTCCAAAAATTGATACTTCTTATTTTCCGTTTGATGTCCTTTATTTTGTTGAGGTAGTGGATAAAAATATTCCTAAGTCCAATCTATTGTTAGGTTTCTTAAATTTGTTGGTTTTGTATTATCCGACTGATTGCAAGGGTAGAGACACTAAAGAGGTTTTAGAGTCCGTATTTGGCGAATTTAGTAGAAAGAGATTTTTAAATGACTGATCAAGCTATGTCTAACGCTCAAGGTTTCAAAGTTTGGTACAACAATAGAAAACGAAGTAGTGTGGTGCTTTTAACTTTAGTTCTTATCTTTTTATTGACTAGTTTCTTACCTAGTTTTATTAAGAACTTCCCAACTTTAATTACCTATGTTTTTGGATTTTCGAAGGTTAATGCTTTTGTTCCTTTAAAGTTTACTTATTTTATACGTTTTAGCTTTATTTACTTGGTATCCGTTGGTTTTACTGCACTTATTGAAACAAATGAACTAGAACCTTATGACAATTTGACCTTTTTAATCTTCTCATTATTTATGGTTTTAGTAGTTGTAGTTGTTTCTTTAATAGGTTTCCTTTTTATTTCTGCAACGGTTCCAACTAATTTAATTAAATAAGAAAGTGGTATTTAAAATGTTAACGAAGATTTAGACGAACTAATTGAAGACTACAACGAACGCTATCGCAACGCAAACGATTGGGTATTCTACGCTACAACAGAACTTGAACTAGAAGAAGCAAAAGCAAATAAAGCTCAATTAGTTCACGATTACTCTCAAGCTCTTTACGACTTCTTATGGGACAAACTTCCTCAACTAACTGCAAAAGATTGCATTGCTTTTGATTTAGTGCCTTATGGGGTGTGGAAACGGTTTAGTGGAAAATTTGGTTTGATTTTAAAGAAAATTAAGGAGTAATCTCCTGTAAATAAATTTGTTGACAAAGATAATAACTTGTGCTAAAATATACTCATGATTAAATTACAAGACATGGCTAACCGATTAGGTGTCAGCATAAAAACATTACAAAGATGGGATCGTGAGGGTATTTTAGTAGCTAAACGAACCCCAACTAATAGACGTTATTACACAGAAGACCAATACTTGTCTTATGTAGGTAAATCTCAACCTAAAGGTTTAATTTTGGCTTACACAAGGGTATCCAGTAGAGGTCAAATAGATGATTTAATTTCACAAACAGAGTTTTTAAAGCAATTTGTAAATGCCAAAGGTGAGATTTTAGATGAAGTTATTTCAGATATAGGTTCTGGTCTTAACTATAACCGTAAGAATTGGAATAAATTACTTTTAGATTATGTAGCTAAAGGTTTGGTGAGTAAAATCTATATCACTTATAAAGACCGATTTGTTCGTTTTGGTTTTGATTGGTTTGAGCGCTTTTGTAATTACTATAACTGTAAAATTGTAGTAGTGAAAAATGAAACTACCTCACCACAACAAGAATTGGTAGATGATTTAATTTCGATTATCCATGTGTTTTCTTGTCGTATTTATGGTTTGAGAAAGTACAAGAAGGAGTTGAAGGACGATGAGAGCGTACAAGACAGAAATAGACCCAACTCCAAGTCAAATTGAGTTGATACATAAGACTTTTGGGTGTACTCGATATATTTACAACCAATTTGTATCTGAGAACTTAGAGAATTTAGCTTCGGATAAAGACTTTATTTCTGCTTTTGACTACTCAAAAAGAGTCAATAACGATCCTACTACACCTACTTGGTTAAAAGAAGTACCAAGTAAAGCAGTAAAACAAGCTTTAATTTATGCAGATAGGGCTTTTAAAGACTATTTTTATAAACGCAATGGTAAACCTAAGTTTAAAAAGAAAGGTTTAAGTGAGAGTTTCTACCTCATAGGAACTATAAAAGTTGAGCGCCATCGTATATTTGTACCTGTTTTAAAGTGGCTTCGTTTGAAGGAGTTTGGCTATATTCCTAAGAACATCACCTCTGTAACAATTTCCATGAAAAATGGCAGATATTACATTTCTTGCTTATGTAAAGATGAAATTGATGAACGTATTCCTTTGTCTGACTACAATATGGGTATCGATTTTGGTCTGAAAGACCAATTTATTACAGAAGATAGAATTATACCTTCTATCAATAAGTCTTTGCGTATTAGAAAATTGGAACAACGTTTACGAAGAGAACAAAGAAAGTTGTCTCGTAAATATGAAGCAAATATGGTCGATAAGGTTTACTATCAATCCGGGGCTAAGAAAGGTCAACTTAAGTCTTATAAGTGGTTGAAACCTTTATCTGAGTGCAAGAATATTCAAAAGCAGAAATTGAAAGTAGCTCGTATCCGTGAGCGTTTAACTCGTATTCGAACGGAATATAATCGAAAAGCATTGCGTTCTTTAGTTTTAGAGCGAAAACCAAGCTCTATTACTATTGAAGACTTAGCAGTGTGTAATATGATGAAAAACCGTCATTTGAGTAAAACGATTTCAAAAGCGCAGTGGTATCAGTCTCGACTTTACTTAGAAAATTTGTGTAAAAAGCTAGGTATAAAATTGAGATTAGTAAGTAGATTTTATCCATCTAGTAAACTATGTTCGGATTGTGGTTTTAAGTATAAAGACTTGAAACTAAACGAAAGAGCTTGGACTTGTTCTAATTGTGGTAGTAAACATGATAGAGATGTTAATGCAGCCATCAATTTAGGACAATGTAAAGAATATACTGTATTGACTGCAGTTTAAATAGGTCACTACCGTGGGTTACACGGGAAGTTAAGTTTGTGGACTGTTATATCAAATGAAAGTAGACTTTGCAGTTCAAACTGTAAAGACAAAATCAGACAGGATGAAGCAAGAAAAGTTCTAAAATAATTTAGAAAGGTCATGAAATATATGTTTGAGTATATTTTGTGTAACAGTTGCATAATGTTCGTTAAACATTTAATTTCGTTTTTGGTTTGGGTATCCACTATTTTTGTAAGTTTTTCCCATAATCCTTTTTCAACTCTGACTGTTCCATTAGGAACAAATCCATTAAATGTAGATGATTCTAAGGTTGTAGCTTACTTGAAAGATAATCCAACCGTTGAATATACTTCTAACGTGGGTTTTGTTGATAAAGATGAAGACTACGACTTAGCTCGTCTTATGGGTAAAGTAGTGGTAGATATTCGGTATCGAGAGAAACACGTAGTTTCTGAAACAGATTCTTTAGAAGAAGTTCAAGATAAAATCAATAAGATTAAGTCTGTAACCTCTATCGACTCTGACGAAGTAGCTCTTGCACTGCTTGGTAATATGACAGAAACAGTGAAAGTTTCAGACTAGTAGTTTGATGTCCTTGACAATTCTTAATAGTTGTGCTAAATTATTTAATAGACCATATAACAAACCTAAGATTGAGTGAGTAAATAATATTTCTCGCTTTTTCTTTTTGTTGCATAATCTTAGGATTTGTGGTAAAATAATACAAATTAGCAGTTAAAATTATAGTTAGAAAGGAGAGTGTGATGTCAACAGTAATTACAGTGAAGACCTATACTCAAGCAACGGTTGGTAAACCTATTGCTTTAATTGAAACTTCGTCATTTACAACAGAAAGTTTGCGTGAAGCTCTATTTTCATATTTCACAAAAATAGATGAAGTTACGTTACGAACATTTATGAGTGAATTAAATCGTTACGGGGTTGCTTATTTAACACATCAAAATTTGTTGATTCAAATTAGTTATATTGGTGCTTTCCCAGAAGTAGATTGGTAAGAATAAATGAGTGTAGTAGAGAATAAATTAAAAGAGATAGGGGTATCCTCAGAGGTGTCTTATCTTTTTCCAAAACTTTGTACTTATTGCGATTTGGATTTGGGGTTAAGTTCTGACTTAACTGTTTTAAAATGTCCAAATCCTTTCTGCAGAGGGTTATACTATCAACGTGCAGTAACTTTTTGCGAGGTGTTAGGTTTAACTCAGTTTAGCTATAGCTTTTTTGAGCGTTTAGTAACTGAATTTGGTTGGAAGTCGGAGTTTATTTCTGAATTTTACAACCTAGATAAACTCTTGGTTGATATTTCAGATAATGAGTTTCGTTCACGTTTTGAAGTATTTAAGTCTGAGTTACAGAAGGTAAAAGAGAGTCTAACTTTAGAGCAGTATTTAACTTCATTAGCACTTCCGATGGTTGAGGATATTATTCCTACGCTTTGTGAACGCTATGATACATTGGACGAGTTTTATTCAGAGCTTGATATTGTATTGGACTTTGATGGTTATTTGACGATTTTTGGTTTGAGTATAGGTTCTGAGGATTTGATACTACGGTATCTCGAAATTTTCAATATTTATCGAAGAGATTTATTAGGTTATAAATTGTAGTTTAGACGGATGAGATTGGTGGTGAGCATAAGATGATGCTTGTAGTAGATAAGCGTTTTGTGGTTTTAGAATGGAAAACTACAAACCCAAACGTTTATATCGAGGATACAGTTGATTTTGATACGCGTATTGAGTTAACAAGAAGATTGAATAAAGATGTTTATGAAGTTGTAGTGGAAGAGATTCCAGATGGTGTTTTAAAGAATTTGGTTCATGAAAAGGTAACAGTTTTAGTAGTTCCAACGGAGGCTACTTTAACTTACTATGAACGAACAGGTAAAATTCCTGAATTTCTATTTGTGGAGAATATCTTAGGTGGTTAAGTTAGGTCAAAAAGGACAAGAATTACTGCAGTATCTAACTGCGTTCTTCGATAAATACGTTGAAGGTGAAGGTTCTCTAAGTGTCCAAGTTAATTCAGAAGAAACAACAGAAGAGCAAGCTTTATTTTTAAAGGAGAACAAAAAACTCTTAAAATCGGTTGGGTTACTAGATACAAGTCATTCTGTGAAAGACTTAGGTATGTCTAAACAAGAGCGAGAATTGGAGGGTTCTTTTTACACTCCTTTAGTTTGGGGTAGAAAAGCTCATGAACTTCTAAGTGACATTCCAAATTTGGAAGACTATGTAGTTTGGGATGCATCTTGTGGGACAGGAAACCTTTTAATTAAATTTCCTAAGTGTAAGCACATGTACTTATCTACTCTTCATGAAGAAGATGTTCACTTGACAAAAGAGCGTTTTGAGAAAGAGCGTCCAGACTTAGAAACTACTGTTTTTCGATTTGATTTTTTAGGTTCTACTGACTCCTTATTGATTCAAAATTTCTCAAGACAACTTCCAGAGGGGTTGCAGAGGGTCTTACAGAACAATGAAAAGCTCATCATTTTGATGAATCCTCCGTACTCCACTAGAGGTGTATCCACCCCAGTCGCCAAGCGCTTAAGTTCTTTGAAGTTAAAAGGTTACGCAGCAGACTTATATAGTCAGTTCATGTGGCAAGTAAAGAACTTAGTTCAAGTACATCACTTAACTCAAACTGAGTTAATTTGGATGGTTCCAGTTTCCTTTTTATTAAACCGCAGAACTTTTGAGGTTCGGAAAGATTATGCAACTGAGTTTGAGTTTCATAGTGGGTTTATGTCTCCTTTAGCTGACTTTCAAGGTAGTGCTAATGTAAGCTCAAGTTATTTGTGTACTACACGTTGGTCTACTAACCTCAAAGGCACAAAAGATTTGGTAGAGTTACCTGTATATTCTCCAAATGGAGACTTTCTATACAGCCAAGCATTGTATTTAAAAACAAGGAGAGAAACTGCAAGTGACTGGGTTAAGAGTATCCATACTAGAAACCATATTTCTTTACAGAAGATTGATAGTAAGGGGAATATAGTTTCAAATGAGTTGTCTCCCAGACAATATACTCCTTTGGGGGTATTTCAATTTTCAAGTTTATCTTATTTGAGTTTAGCTAAGAACTTAATTACGACTTGTGAGATATTTAGTATGGAAAGTCGAGCTACAAGGTCAATTACAGAACCGTATTTCCCAATGTTGACTTACTTATACGCTCTGAAGTTTACTAGAGATATCCCAGTAGAAGTAGCAACTTCCCAAACCAAGATACCTAAGTTTGATGAGATATGGCAAAAGAGTTACCCTAACTTTGCTCTGTTATTCTTTATCAATCGAGAACTTTATGGTTTGTCTTTAAGGGATGTAGGTTACATGAACAAGGATAATTATGTTAATCCTTTCTTCTTTGTGTCTGAAGAGAAAGTAAAACAAGCGATTGAAGAGAATACCGATTTGGAATCAAGAACTGCTTTGTTAAAAGATTATAACCTATGGGTATCCAAAGGTGCTTGTCTTCCTTTTTATCGAGAAGTGATCAAAGATGCTTTGAACTCGAAGGAGTTATTACCTTTGTTTAGAGAGGTTTATGCACACTTGGAGGATTTTTATTTGAGTGGTATCCGAAATCGTCGAGTGGACTCCGAAAATAGACTTACAAGCGCAGTAGATTTAGGATTCCACCAACTAAAAGAGTTGAAAGAAGTTCCAAAATCTGAGGTTTCTTTGTTCTTAGAACACCAAAGAGAAATGAAAGCAGAAGTTGTAAAAATGCTTCAAACTCTCAATTATGAAATATAAGAAAAGTTCCCCTAAAACTTGACTGTTAGGGGATTTTCTGCTATAATGGAATTTAGAAATTAGAAAAAGAAGGAGACGGAAATTTGGCAATTCATTTAGATGATTTATTAAACCCAGAGGCGCAGTTCGCTTCTGTTTTAGTCTACGGCAAAAGCACTCGGTATCTTTCCTTGGTTTCCAACTTGGTTAAGAAACGCTTTCAAGTAGACTCTTCTTCAGTTATTCGAGTAAATGACTTAAATGAGTTACCAAAAATGGATGCATCGATTCAAATTCGTCCGTTTCGTTCTCCTTACCGTCTTTTTGTTGTAGATGAACAAAAAACGGAGTTAGCAGAAACAACTGTAAAGTTCTTACAGAGCATTGTAGGGTTCACACGGTTAGTTGTAGGTTATAAGAACTACAAACTCTTTCAAAATGTTCGATACAATAAAGAATTGGTAGACTTCCAACCAGATATTATGTTCAGCACCTATATAACTCAGAGTGAGTTTCAGTATATTTATGATGTGACTACTAAAGCAAAAGGTTCTGTGAAATTATCTGAGAAGATGTATGGAGTCGTTACTAAGCGGTATCTTCGAGACATTGATGCAGTTTTTACGATTTTATCTAGTTTAAAAGATGGTATTGAAATTAGAGATAATGCAACTTTGGTGCAATTAGCTGGGGTAGGTTCTCTTCAAATTGAGCGTGTGGCTTTAAGTATGTTGGTCTCAACCACTAAAACGAAGAGGGGTTTGAATCAATACAAGAAGAAACAACTGCAGAGTTTATTGGAGTTGTCTCATCATAGGAGTTTTGAGACAGTCCGTAAGTCTCTGTTAGAGTCTTTTAAGGCAATATTGATATTAAAAGAGTTGCTAGTTGAGGGTAAGATTTACCCAGAGATAGGTTTGTTACCTGATATGAGTAAGTACAATAACTATCGTATAGGGAAGTACGCTCGCTTTTTGGAGCAAATTGATGGGTTGTCTATGGTTGAGATTGTAAACTTTATGTCCTTGGTGGGTAGTCGTAAGTGGTCAGAGGAGTTCCATGTAGTTTTCTTTGTTTTGCAAGCAACTAAGTTAATCGGAATAAAAAACGGAGGGTTTGTACAGTGAGAATAAAAGCAGTTAAAATGGGCGATTATAAAGCAGACAAAGGATTGCAGTTAGATGTAAATACCTCGTCTGTCTGGCAATTTATTGTTTCCGAAGGGGGTTTTATCTTTTTAGACTGGTTGAAACCAACTAAAGAATATGTAAAACCCAAAGTGGATAATAAAGTAGGTTTCTTTAATTTGTTGTCTATGTTAGGGCAAGAAGATGAAGAAGAAACCTCTTCTTATGATGAGAGTTTCCAAGTAAACCCTTCTGTTTGTGCTATTGGGGTATCCTTAAATGAGTTTCAGTCTGATAAAGACAAGTGGCTTTCTTACGGTGTTCCTATCTTTGTTTCTGTTGATTTAGTATCTAAGGATTTGACTGAGGTGGTTTCTTGGTTACAAGAGAGTGATTTAGTAGATGAGGTCACTTATGTACTAGATTTAGGTCTGAACTATACTAGTGTTCATGAATTAACTAAACTCTTGAAAGAACGAAAAATTTCAGAAGAGCAAATTCGTTTAGTGGGTAATTGTGTCTTTAAGTATAAAGGGCAGAATTATTGTGGGTTGTTCTCTCCTAATTGTGCTAAGAGTTATAAGTTAGATTGGGTTTATGACTCGGAACCGCATAAAGCAACTCAAGTATTTCTAAGTAAAGACTCTTCAAGAGAAGTTCCTATTGAAGACTGTACCTACCCAAAGGTAGTTAGAACAGGCGGTATCTAATGTTTCTAACAGGTTGTTTTATGGAAAGTATGAACACTACTTTATCTGAACATAGTTTGGAGTTGGTGGGTCAGTATTTACCTAAAACCAAACATATCAACTATGTCAAAGATTCTTTATACACCTTGGTAACGAAGCGTTTGGATAAAGAGTGGTCAGGTATGAGCGAAAAGCAATTTATTTATACAGGGTGGGACGAAAGCGTTCGTGCAAGTGTTCACACGAAGTTAGATAAAATTCGCCACGGTGAGTTTAATATTGGAGTTCGAGAAGATGGAGAGTCTAAGTTACCGTCAGGAGTTGTAGATGAAAATACGTTGAGTTCTGAGATGTCTTTAGTTCCTCAGTCTGTTCACCGTTGGGAAGTCTTCTTGAATAAACTAACAGTAGACACTTTTGACTTTCGAGTAGAGTTAGCAGAGTTAATTGAAGAGTACAATAGGGTATCCAGATTTTTTGAGAACACTTATGGTCTCAATTTCCGCCTACTGTTGAAGAAAGTATTAGAAGGTGATAGAGATAGTCAAGAGTATTTGGTAGATATTCTGTCTGAGGAAAATGATAAGGTCTTTGTAGAGACTTTAGGAGAGTTGCTGCACTATGATGAGTTCAAGGACTTTATTTATAGTGAAGTAGACAAGAGCTTGGAAGTGGGTGTCTTATATGAGTGAACCGTTGATTTTAAACCCTTACTCCAAACAAGTGAACTTAGATAAATCTTTGCTCTTAGTAGTAGCTCTTGATTTAAGTAAGAAGTGGTATCCACTCGCTCGAAAATTGGGGTCTTATAAGACTTTAGAGAGTTTTCAAGATGTGATTTTAAATCGCCTATTGAATTTAGAAGATATTGCATTAAGTCACTTAGAAGGCTATGTGAAGCATATAGCTCGAAGAAATATCAGTCAACCAACTGAGGTTTTGGTAGAAGACTTTGAAGTATATGACTTTGATAAAGATTTCTCCCCTAGCACTGTAAAGAACAATAAAGGTATTGAGTCCTTTTGGTTTAATTGGTTAGATTCATTAAGAACAAAACCTTTAAAACCTTTGAAGAATGAAGAAGAGTTGCTTTATTTATTAAAAGCAGTATTGATACTACGCTTTATTGAGTCTAAAGGGTTGATTGAACAGTTCACTCTTGAAACCAACTCAGTTTCCTTGCGGTATCGTACTTGGTGGTCACAATTCTTAGTGTCTTTAGTAGGTCGAGTAGGTTTGCCTAGTGAAGAAGTGGAGAAGAGAGTTTCTACGTGGCTTAGTTATTATCTGCAGTGTGAGAAAGTCTTAATTGAAGCTAGTCTCCTTTACTTGAAAGTAGAGAGTCATTTAGTAGACAGTGGATTGTGTTATAAGAAACAACCGATAAGAACTCGTATGAAAGACAATAAGTTGTCTGTAAGTGGGTCTAACTCTTACACGATTTATAAGTTAGATACAAGTGCTTATATAGACAAACTCTTTGATTATTACTTTAGAGATAGTTCGGTATCCCACAGTTTCCGACTTGACTTAGGTTCTCAGACCTTTTATAATATTCCCTACAAAGGTTATGTATTGAAAGGGAACTTGGAAGAGTTGATTTTAGAGACTCTTGCAAGTTGGTTGGTATTGAACTTTGACTGTCGCTTTATTGGTGTAGTTGGTTCAACTATGTATTTAGAGTTTAAAGAAGATAGTGGTGAGTTCCCAGTCTTCTTAGTGTATTTCAAAGAAGTATTTCAGTTTGATTTAATTCCTTGTGGTAAGGAAGTTGTGATAGAAAGTTGAGGTCTTGTCGATGTTACAAGTAAGTGTAGGTCAAAACAATGGGTTTATGACTTGGGTATTCTATGCAGAAGGTCGCTTAGTTGAGCGTAAGTCTGTGTCTGTTCCTAGAGAAACAAATACTCAGAAGTTGATTGAGTTCACAAAGGAAGCTCTAACTTCAGTATTAAAGTATTTAGACACGCAAAAACACCCATATAACACAGAGTCGGTATTGTCTGTGGAGGTGGGTCGTAAGGTTATTGCTCGTTATTTGAATGAACGTTATTGTAATTCGATTTATGTGAAAGATTTGGAAGATTTGTTGAAGGTCTTTAACCGTCTTCCAATCTCGGTCGAAGTTGAATACAACAAAGAAGCAGGATTTTTAATTGCAGACCGTTACAACAAAGAGAAGTACGTAACTGAGCAAGCTACAAAACACACTTCTGCTTTGGATTGGTTTGATGAAGTGGAAGAAGAGTAAGTTCTTTAACGATTTTGGAATAAATTTGAAAGGAGATTTTTGTGCTAACCTCAGAGATTAAATTTACTTATAAAGGTCAAGATTACAACTACAAAGGGTATCTGTCCGATTTGACTCACGGTGGTCTCTTGCGTTTAGTAGCTCAAGACGGAGTTTCTGCTCAGATGCTCATGCAAGATCAAGCAGAGCAGCTAGGTAGAACGTATAGAACGGCTACCTTTTCAAGAGCATCCTTTACGGTAGAGCGTTTGATTAAACCAAAGGTTTTATTCGGTGAAGACGGAGTCGATTTATCTATTGCAAAGTCCTTCCAAAAACATCCGTCCTTTGCTTTGTTTGCTTATTTGTACGCAGTATATAGCTACGCTAAAACCCTCAAAAATGAAATGAGGGGTAGCAAAGGTTTCTTAGCTTTGAGTTTGAAAGAGCTTGAAAATGTAGAAGACAGAGTAGAGTTTGAAGTTCCTTTTGGAAAAGGTGTTATTGAGCGTAAATACGGTTTGGTTCGTTCTTTGCGCTTTGCAACTCAAGATTTAACAAGTGGAACGTCCTTAGAGTTCGGATTTATAGAGGATTCTTCCTTTGAGTTTCTACCAAACCAAGAAAGGGTATCCCTTCTTGGTTCGGACGTTATTCGTATGGACTCGATTGGTACGGCTTATAAAACGGAAATTTCGAATAATTTAAGAAGACAGTTGTTAGGTCTTCCTAAGATTGAAGTTGTAACTGACTTGAAAGGGTTAGAAAGTTCTGTAAACCCATTCTACACCACAATGGCAGAAGTCATTGAAATAGAGAACATGAAAGCCAAAGTCGAACAACGAACCCCTCGAAACTTTGAGTGGGTGCGTGAGCGAGTTCTTACTGGAAAGTACAAGGTTGTGAAACCTCATGAAGTGGAAGATGTTTTCAAGCAGTTGGAAAAAGATTACAAGAAAACAAAACTCACTGCGTTCGATACGGAGACCACAGGTTTGGATTTTACTTTTAGAGGGTTTTATGGCAAGGGTTCGATTATGGTAGGTGCGGTGTTGTCTGCAAAATCCGGAACCTCTTACTATTTCCCTTTAGCTCATAAGAAGTTCCCAAATGTCTGTGGTGGTGATATTGAACTATTTGTAGAGAAATACTTGCAACCATATTTAAGAGATAAAAAGGTCGTAGCCCACAACAACATCTTCGACTGGAAGGTGGGGTATCGACATGGTCTGGTCTACGATTGTTGGCTTGACACACTTGTTGCCATGCGTAAGACTTATTCAGCAAGAGACAATGAAGAGTACGGTTTGAAAGCTGTAACAGATAAGTTCTTGCATAGAGAAGCGGTAGAGCTTGATGATTTGACCAAGTGTGGCTCCTATGAAAAATGTGGTGGAACCTTTGATGAACTAGAAGAAGAGCTTGTAGCCTTTTATGCTTGTCCCGATGCGGACAATACTTTATGTATTGCTCTTTATTTCTTGGAAAACGATATTTTAGGTAAGTCTGGTTTTGATATGATGCAAGCAGTAGTGCATGATAGTCGTTTTACTTGCGTGGCTGCTTATTCTGAGTTTTATGGGATGCACTTGAATTTGGAATCCGTTCCTCAACTTCGCTTGCACTACGGTAAACAGTTAGTCTCAGAGTACCGAGATTTGTTGGAGTTCTTAGCGGTTCATGTACCTCAACATACTGAGGATGGTCTCTTTGCAATTCAAGCAAAAGCGAACTCAATGGTTCTTGGTTTGGACTACGACTTACCAGAGGGTGAAAAGGTTCTTCACTACAAGTTTGAAGATTACCCTAATGTGTACATTGCACAAAAGAGCGGTTACTCTGTAAACTCTCCAATGAACAAAACGATCGCTTACGATTACCTAGGGTATCCCGAACAAATCAGTAAAAAATCAGGAAATTCCACTCTTGATAAGACTGCTTTGAAGTTCTTGAACAAAGGTACAAAACCAGACAAAGAAAACTTCAGATTGAGCTTTGAGGATTTCGTTACTCGCTCTTTGAGTTTGCTTTCTTCTTGGTTGGGTCATACTCAGAGTAAAGAGAAGTTAGCTGAGTTGGAGAAAGATGAAAGCCAAAAGAAATTGGTACGTGGTCTCGCTCGTTTAACTCGTTTAGTGGATAACAGACAGTTTGAAGAGTTAACAGACTTAGATAACGATACTCTTCGTATTGCAACTAAGTATATCTTTGGAGCAACTTTCGGGTACAAAACTCAAATTGAGTTTGAAGGTGAGAAAGGTTTCCTTGTAAAACCAGAGGAAAATGCACCTATTCATCCATTCACGGTCATTTTAGAGTCTCCGCGTAACACTGCTCGTCTTTTTACCAACTTCTTAGATAAAGTTGAGGAAAACTTTATTGAAGGGTTCTGTTTCCCAGCGATTGATATGTTCAAGGTCACAGGTCGTTTGTCAACGAAGAAACCGAATATTCAAGGATTTGATGATACCATTAAGAAAGAGATGACAGCTCGAAACGGCTATTACATGGTCGATACAGACTACGCTTCGAAAGAAAACCGAGTAATTGCGATTATGTCAAAAGAGCAATCTTTGATTGAAATGTTTAAGGATTGGCGCAATGACTACCACCGTTTCCAGTCTGCTCGATTGAATGGTCTCTTGCAAGAGCAGGTAACAGATAAACTTCGTAAGATGTCGAAAGGTTTGGTATTCGGTATCAACTTCGGAATGTCCGATATGTCGCTTGGAGAAGTCCTCTTCGGAGAGCGTACAAGAGAAAATGCTCGTAAGGCAGCTCAAAAGAGAGAAGAGTTCTTCTCATTCCAACGTTCGGTTGAAGGTTGGTTCGAAAATAACGTTAAAACTGCATTGAGCAAAGGGTATTCAACTACGATTTTTGGAAGCAAACGCTTCTACAACAAGGATCGAGTGTCCAAGAGTCAGATTAGACGTTACGCTTTGAACCACCCAATCCAAGGTTCGGCAGCGGATATTTACAAGAAAGGGATGGTTGACCTCTTCTCAGATTTGAAAGAACAAGGGTATTTAGGCAAAATCTTGCTCACTGGTTTCATTCATGATGAAGCTACGATTGAGGTTCACAACACTATTCACCCTCATGTGGTTCTCGGTCTAATTCGCAAGAACCTTATGGTTGAAATTGAGGGTGGTTGTCCATTGGACTTAGGATTTGGAGTCGGTCATTCTTGGTACACTGCAAAGAAAACAGAGTGGCAAGTAGGTCTCCAAGAGCTTATGGAATGGAACTTAGATGCCTATGATTGGGACGGAGACATTGATAAGTTCATGGTTTGGGCGGAAACTAGAATCCATGAGTTCAACGCAGAAGATGTTGAGAAAAAACTACGCTCTACTACCTTTACAGAAGATACGATTGAACAAGACCGTGTGTTCCCAGTAAATTATGCTTTGGAGTTGAACAAGTATTTGTTAGGTGAATTAACTAAAACTGACCACAGTTGGCAACAAGCCAGCGGTATCCTCGACTTCCCAGAGAATTTTGAGGACTTAAGTGGAGGTGAGCGTAAAGAGTACATTTACTTGCACCTACCTGACTTACACATCCACAAGCGTTTGCAACTCTTTTGGAATATGAGAAAAGGCTTTGAGCAATCTATTATCATAGAGTACCGAGACTTGTCTGACTTAGAAACAGTTCAAAAGAAAGCAGTCGCAACAGAGAGTCAAGAAGCAGAAGAGAAGAAAAAAGAGCGTGAGCGTAAGGTTCAACTCTTGAAAGAACATTTAATGGACTTTGGTTCTAAATTAAATGCAGATGGTTCTGTACTTTACTTGCAGTATAGTGAAGGTCTTTACGCAGAGTTAACTACCATGCTCTTACAAGATGATGGTTCTGTTCCTTTGGTTAAAGTCATTCTTTACTTGCAGAGGGAAGATAAGTTCACTCAACTCACAGGAGTCGGTATCCCACAAGCGCTACTTTCGGATGTAGTTCGAACTGCTCGACAGTTTGTTCTGTAATTTGAATTTAAACCTGTCTGAGAGGTCGTATTTTGGCTTCTGAGCGATTTTAAGATTTGGGAGGTAAATTTATACCTCCTTTTTCTAAACTTCGTTAGAGAGTAAATGAGAGTTTTTAACGAATATGAGGTGAAAACCTTAATTCTGTCAAGAAATTTTCTTTTGTTTCTTGCATTTCAAGGTTTTTCATGATATAATTATAGAAATAGTTCGTAACAGGAGATTGATGAGTGCTAGATGATTTATTAGATAACTTAGAAGTAACAAGCTCTGAGGAGCTTGAAGATAGAAGTGAATTAGATGAACTAGACGAATTAGAAGTAGGTTCAACAGATTCAATTAAAACCAACGAAGAGGTTGTAGCTGAGTTACAAAGCAAAGAGAAACAAGTAGCTCGCATTGGTTTTGAGTTGGAGAAAGGGTATCCACTTTTTGAAGTGCGCCTAACTCCAGATTCTCAAATGTCTACAGTCACTATGGATGCGATTAAAGGTTTGATTTCGTCAAGTACAAGAGATACTAAAAACTTTGAAGACTTTGAGAAAGAGTCTGAGACAGGAGATAAATCTGTTGAAGTATGTATGACTTTGGTTCTTGCGATTGACCCAAACGAAGCTCCAAAGGAAAAAGTGATTGGTTACTTCAAGAAAGAGAAGTTGCGCCATTTGTATCAGTTAGTGCGTAATTTAGAACATAAATTTTATTTGGATAAAGACCGAGTATTTTCAGGTCAAAAAATGTTAGCAATTTTGTAGAAGCAGTGAGGTTTCGGTATCAATGGTTTCCGTAGCAACAGAATTTCCATATACACATGGGTTGAAAGAGAAGTTTAAAGGTCTTTTAACAGATGTTACTTCTTTCCAACAAGAACAAGAGAACTTGTTAGAAACAAGTGTAGATATGATTGAAGGTGGTTCTAAATACAAACTCTCAGTAACTTTAGAAGCACAAGGAGAGGTGCAGACTATTGGTTTGCTTTGTGATGATGTTTCTGCTTTGGTTTCAGAGTTTCGAGCTATTTTCCATCAGTACTTAGGGGAAGGCGCATCTCTTTACAAAGTGGTCGAAAAGCGCTTTGGAGAAAAGGTTGAAAGTAATTCTTTGGATGCAGTTTCTTACTTGGTGATGGTTGATAAAGATGTTTATTGGAATATCTTTGTTACCTTGACTTACTTAGGATAAAGCACATGAAACAATTTGATTTATTGAATGAAGTAGCAAAAGAGGGGCGAATTTCTTCGCTCACTCTTTCTGTATATTTAGTAAGTGAAGTAGACCCTCGCAAATTCTTCCGAGAGGGTGTAAAAGTCTCATCAGCAGTTAAGATTGTGCAAGCGCGCGCACTCTTGGGGTATCATAAAGCTTACGGTGAGCTTATTACAGAAGGGTTTATCTATGTAAGTGTTCCAAAAAACCAACCATTAGGGCAGATAGTTCACTTAACCGGAACTCTAAGTCCAGTAACTTTTGAAGATTATTCCCCAGAGCTTTCTTTATTGAGATTTGCTAAAGTAGACGGTCGTTGGGTGATACGAGCTTGTGTGTGTAAGTCTTATAAAGAAAGTCCTTACAAGGAAGATTTAGCAGTGCGAACTTTGAAGAAATGGCCAGAGGTTCCTTATGCTTTAACGAGTGCTTCAGGTTTGGTATATCCTCGGACGATTGGTTTTGATAGGGAAGTTTTGTATAGCGTAAACGATGAATTGGTAGAGAGTGAGTTAGAACATTCTAAACCCCAGTTAGGTTCAACACATTTACCTTTAACTTCAACTCAAAAAGCAGTCTTAGAAGATATGTTGACATTCCCAGTTCTCCAACTCCAAGTAGAAAATGAAATGATTTTGGAACCAGAAGTTTTAGGGGAGTGGTTGAAGTCTCAAGTAAAGGGTCGCAATTTGCGAGTTTTTGATTTGCGAGGTCGGTCTTTACCAATGAGTGAGGTATTGAAGAAATTAAGAGGGGGAAGTGGTTTCACTTTAGATACTCAGTTCGTGCTTCTTGTGTCGCAAGTAACTGAGGGTATCCCTTATATTCAGATAGGAACTGTGAGGTAGTAATTTGGGAACAGTAAAATTTTCGAATAAAGACAGTCAAAATATCTTGTTATTAGAGTTATCTAAGAAAGAGAAATTGGACGGTTCTATTTATCAACAACTGCTTTCTAGTGGTTTCTTATATAGTGTTCCTATTCAGTACAATGAGAAAAAACAGATGGTTCGATATGATTTAACAGGTTTGATTTCTCTAAAGGTACGTCTAGGTTCTGCAATTACGATTGACGAGTTTTATTTACTGTTAGCTAATCTTTATCATTCCTTCTTAGAGTTAGTAAACAACTTAGGTGTACATCCTTCTTTGTTAGATTGGTCACCAGATTTGATTTTCTTGGATGTAAAAGGGAATATTTACTTCACAGTGTATCCTCTGGTGACAAAGACTGTTGAAGGTAGTGGTTATTTTCATTTAGTGAGAACTCTAATTACAAAAGCTAAACCATTTCAATCTGTGGATAATCAAGGTTTAGAAAGATTGAGAGGTTTTTTACAAGCGGTTGAAACTGGTGCTTCGGACAGTGAATCTTTCATTTACAATTTAGGTTTGGAGTCTTTGAAATATAAGTCTGAGAACTTAGGTGATTATCAGTCTCCTCAATTGAAGTTGATTTTAGAGGGTGTTGAAAGTATTGAAGAAGAGCTTAAACCAGAGGTGATAACTGAGGTTGTAGGTGGGGTTGAGTTGGATTTAACTCACTTAGACACTGAGATGATGGAACGCACAGGTTTGTTAGATACTTCCTCAGATGATGATTTGGAACACACCACTATGTTAGAGGGTGATGAAGGTCAAGTAGCGCACTCTATTGGGTATCTTCTTCGTTCCAATGGTGATTCTTTTGAATTAGATAGTCGTAGTGGTGTTGATACTTGGGTATTTGGTAAAAGACCTAAGTTTGTTTCAAGTGCTGAGTTAGGTTTTTCTTTGTCTGATAATAAATTTATCTCAGGGACTCATTTTAGAGTAATTTATGAAGAAGATGAAGATAGATTCTACGTTGAAGATTTGGGTTCTACAAATGGTACATGGTTGAAAGACTCGACTTCTCAAACTTCGACTTGGTTAGATTCTGAACGTTTAAGTTTAGGAAAACCTAAGATTATTAAAAATGGTGACACTATTCGTATTGCAAAAGAGGAAGTGCAATTTAAAGTGAAAGAGGTTTAAAGTGAGACTAGAATATTATTCCGATAGAGGTGGTTATAACGGTACGTCTCGTGTGCGTGGTTACCGTGAGCACAATGAAGATACAATTGGTTGTTTTCAATTGGATTTAAAAGGTCAGTCTGCATTACCAATTTATGTTTTAGTTGTTTGTGATGGTATGGGTGGAGGAGTTCGAGGTAAATACGCTTCGTCATTGACTGTTCAAGCAATTAAGTCTGTGGTTGGTTCAATTACACCATTTGATGAAGATGATGTTGATTTACTTCGTTTAGTACAGAAAGAAGTTTCAAAGGGTATCCGTAAAGCTCACATGCGCTTGTGTGCAGAGTACGAAAACAAGTCAACGTGTGCAACCACTTGCTCGGTTGCTATTGTACAAGGCTTTGAGTATTGTACTATTCAAATTGGAGACACAAGGGTTTATGAATTAAGTAGTCAAGGGTTGACTTTGAAAACAGAGGATGACTCTTGGGCTTTTAATAAATTGAAATCAGGTGAAATGACTGAAGCTGAAGTTCGAGTTCATAAGAATAGACACATGATTACAAAAGCAGTGGGGGTTTACCGAGGTTTTCGATTGCAAGAGTCTGATGTTTATACTTTACAAACAGGTTCGGGTATCCTAGTTACCTCAGATGGTTTCTCGGAGTTGTTAACAGAACAAAAGGCTAAGTTAATTTGGTCTAAGGAAAACCAACTAGAGTCTATGTCTAAGATGATGGTTGGCGAAGGTCAAAAAGACAATATTTCGGCAATTTTTTATATGCCTTAATATCGGTTTTATTAAGTAACAGTAGAAGTAGGTAGCAGTAAATGACGATTGATATTAAAACTTTAGGTAGAAAACAAGGCTCATTCCTTTTGCAAGGTATGAGTGTGGGTAAAACTCGCAACGATTCAGATATGTTGCAAGGTTCTATTATTGTACGAGGTGGAGACTTTGTTCGCTTTGTCTGTTTCGACAATTTGATTGTGTCTCAGTTTAAAGACAATGGAGTTACCAGTATTTATGTAAGTGATGGTGATGTAACTATTCAAGAGTACAATGATAACTTGTCAGCTAAGTTAGAAGGTATTCGTAGCTTGTCTTCGGACTACAACCCTGCTGAGTTTATGGAAGTTATTGATCCAAGTAAAAATGCTCATGAAATTGGCGCTTTGGTTCGCAGATTGATGACGGAGAAAGGCGCCCAGTTGACTTTACACATGTTGAGTGATAGAGGAAAAGAATTGAGTGTTGCAATGGCAGCTCAATACGGAGGGTATCATGATGGCAAAGTTGGTGGTTTATTAAACCATATTCGTAAGCTCTTGCGTTATGCTGAGGTTGCTATGACTGAATACGAACTCCTCCACACTATGAGTCCAGAAGAGCGAGATTTGGTAATTTTGGGCTTGGTAGTTCATGATTTTGGTAAGATTTTGGAATTGAAAAACGGTGCTTATACTGAGATTTCGATTGTACCTCATACTTATTTAGGGATTGAGATTATTTCTAAGTACAAAGACTTGATTGAGCAGACTTACAATGAAATGTTTTACCGTGAATTACAAGCAATTATTTTAGAGCACCACGGAGAGTTTGGGGAACGCCCTAAAACCGTCTACGCTTACCTAGTTCATGTTATTGATTTGCTTGATTCAAGGGTATCCGGACTTCAACGAAAAGTTGAAGGGTTGGAGTTAGGTGACTCTACCTTGGTTTCCTTTGATAATTATAAATTGCAGTTTAATCGTTATGATACAAGTAATACAGGAGCGTTCCCACAAGCACCTAAGTCAAGTTCTGTTGCCCCTATTTCAGAAGAAAACTCTGAAACTGTTGATTAGATTTTAAGTTTGTGGTACAATACCATTAAGTAGAAAAGTAAGAGGATTTAATATCCTCTTTTTCGTTGATTACAACGAGATTGTAGTAAGAAGGTGTTTGATATGTTTGAAAAAGAGAGGGTAATACCTAGAAAAGCATTGTATTTTTTAATAGGTTTTATGTTTCTATTTGTAATTATTTTGGTCTTACTAGCTAGTTATTTCAGTCCAGTTAAAGAGATTGCACCTAGTCAAGATCAGGAACGCCAACAAACGATTGCGAAGGGTGTAACAGACAAGGATTTATCTTTTGACCAACTACCAAGTATCAACTCGGTATCTGAAAGTTCGCCAACTACTGATTTTTTGTATACGAAAGAATATCAGTTAAGTCGTTTGGAGAATAAATACAAGTTATCGGAGTTAGATTCTGTTTTAACTAAGCTGGGTGAAGAATTTACTTTAGTACAACCTGTAGGTAAAATTGAAGGTGATTCTAATTTAGTTACTTTTCGTTCTCCGAACTATGAGTTGACTTATTCTTTAACTAAAGGTTTGGTTGGGGTTGGCTATAAAGGTTCTGTAAAGTTGGATCAAGTAGTTCCAAAGTTGTTTGGAGGTAAACAAGTCCAAGAATTAGAGAGCAAAGGTTACGCTAAAGAAGAGACAACTAAGACAGGGTATCATTACTTTGCACACCCTAAGTTTCAGTTAAATTAGAAAGGGGAATCTATGAGAAAACAAATTGCGTTATTAAGTTTATGTAGTATTGTGTTAAGTAGTTCTCCTTTTATGTTGAACTCTACACGTGTGTTAGCAGAGGAGAATAAACCAAGTCAAACTCAAAGTGTGGTGTTAAAGACTTTGGAGAGAGAAAAAGCTGAGGTAAAAACACAAGCTGAGAGGGTTGGTTTCTTACCAAGTGTCCTTATGGCTCTTTGGGTTCGAAACACTGATTTTGGACTAAATCCAAGTGCGTTTTCGGTATCCGATTTTGTATCGGAATTGGTAAATAGTGATTCAGAGTTAGCTCAGAGGTTATTAGAAACAGGTAGCGCTGATGAAGCAGTTGCTTTGTTGTTTAAGTATAAGTATAGCAATGAGAATGATTTTGTAGGTTCTATGAACTCTGCTCTGTCTTTATCTTATGTAAAAGGTTTAGATAAAGAACTTTATTATAACGGTGTTAAACCTTTATACGATAAAAGTGAATTAAAGACTGGGAAACAACACAGACTGTCTTGGGTATCTTTAAATCAAGATGCAGATTTACCCAGTGAACAGTTAGAATCTAAAGCCGATAGTTCTCTGGCTTTTGAAAGGGTTGGCGAAAAGCGTTTAGCTGAGAGTGGTGAAGTACGTTTTTTACTACCAACTGAGAATAAACATTGGTGGGAGTTTTGGAAAAAGGGGTTGTCTGAGAGTAAGATAACTTTTGAAAAGGAAACGGTTAACGCCCCTCAAAATGTTCTAGCTATTGCAAGTGTGTTTGCTAAGAAGTTAGGTTGGTCTTTTGACGGTGCTGGTACAGTTAAGACTTCTAATGGTTTATATGCAGTTGGTTCAGACAGTCAAAAAGTGCTTGTGAACAAGTTGGGTAAAGTTGTAGCAGTTTGGACAAAAGAAGCAAAACCTTATGGTTTTGAAGGGGTTCAACAGATTGTTAAAGGTGCTAATGGGTATCTCACAATCGGTTTACGTTCAAGCAGTTTGTTAGAAGATACACCAAGTGTTGAGTTTGTTTTGAATAAAGAAGGTAAAGTAGATACAAACTTGTTACAACTCAGCTCAACTGAGAAGGTTGTAGGTACATTTACCTTATATGATGTAGGAACTCGTTATGTAGTTGTTGAAGATAGTTCAACAGATACTTATAAAGTTCTCTCAGAATTTGGCGGACAAGTCGGTTCCTCAAATAAAGACGATATTAAAGGTGGAAACTTGGAGGATTTAGCAGTTTACACTCCAATTAAAACGGAGGTAGGTGTTCTATGGCTTCAAGTTTAAAGAAGAGATTGTTGTCTGGTGCTTTACTAGGTGCTACGATACTAACATTAAGTGGTTCGGTATCCTCAGTCTTTGCAGGTTATACTAATGTTGAGGATATTTCAGAGGATGGTTGGAAAACTATTCGAGGAGCAGCAAAGAAAGCAAAAGAGTTAGGTATTTCTCCAGAAGCTTTCTCTGGGATGATGGGGAACGCCAATGAGGAGTCTTCCTTCGATGCCACTTTGGAAGAAGCAGGGAATGTAGCTAGTAGAGGTCTTGGTTTATTCCAGTGGACAGATACTAGTGGGAGTCCTCGAAGAACCCAATATGAAAATTGGGTGAAAGAGAAGGGGTATGACATTAAAGACCCAGCTACTGCAGGTGCAGCTTCTATTGAGTACATGAATGAGGAGATGCAAGGAAATTCCGATTTTGGTGCCGGTTTTTGGTCTAGTTATATTCATGGAATTTGGGGTAGAAGTGACTTAAATCAAACTTCTAAAAGTTATGATGAATTTAAAAAGGCAAAAGATGTAAAGGGTGCAACTTATGACTTTGTAGCTGCTTTTGAGAGACCCGCAGCCGATACTTTAGATAAACGAGCTAAAATGGCAGAAGCTATTTATGAGAAAATCAAAGATGAATATGGTACTTCAAACGGAGACGACAGTTCAAGCTCTAAGAAGAAAGAGTCGGTATCAGACAATTTGAAACGTTGGTCTGAGGAAGATATTCCGAACATGCCTAAAGACCGTGACTATGGTAAAGAGGAACGTGGTTTCAAAGATCGTATTGATAAGATTGAGAAGTTAAAAGGTGATGAAGCCACAAGTATTGCTAAGTGGAAAGAAGAACGTGATGTTTCTATTCAACGAAGAACGATTAAAGGTACTCGTTTAGTTGTAATGGTGCTTTCTATGATTGCTTTGGTGTATCCTTCATTCTTGCTATTTGCTTATGTGTTTGACTCATGGTTTGTTTATGTGGACAGTCCAGCTATGCGTTTAGTAACTTTTAACCGTAGAGCTATTGAGCAGAACAGAAATGGCTCTGGTGGTTTATGGTTTGCAGACAAGAAAGAAAATGCTCGTTTGAAGACAAAACGTTTAGGTTTAGGAGATACTTTGATTTGGGCTGCAATTTTCAGTATTGTAGGTGTAGCTGGTGTCTCTGGGTTAATGTATGAAACTGCGGGAAGTATTTGGCAGTTTATTGCAGATTCTTGGGGATATTTTCTCAATGGTTAGAAGAGTTAGGAGTAGATTAGATTGGTTAGAAGTGGATCAGTTAAAACGTATTTAAAAGAGGGTGACATCATTGACAAGTCTTGGGAAGTGATTAAGAAGATTGGTCAAGGTGGGACTGCAACTGTTTATTTGGTTCGAGATATTGAATTGAATCGGTATCTTGCATTGAAAGAGGTTCCAGTAAGAAATACTGCGAAGGGTAAGTTACAAGCTAAAGCAGTTATTGCTGAGATTAGCTTGTTAAAAACCTTGAGTCACCCTTCCATTCCTCGTATTATCAAAATGACTCATGATGCTCATTCAATTTTGATTATTATGGACTATATTGATGGTTATTCTTTGCGAGATATTATTCGTAAGAAGAATTATATTCCAGAGTCTATGATTATTCAGTGGGGTGTAGCTTTGTGTAAAACCTTGCGTTATTTACATAATCATGAGCCTAAGATTATTTATCGAGATTTAAAACCACATAATGTCATGATTACAAATGAAAATCATTTGTACCTTATGGACTTCGGTATCGCAAAAGAGGTTACGCCTAATTTTGATTATAGTAAAGAACCAAAGTTGGGTACATTAGGTTTTGCAGCACCTGAGATGAGTGCTGATGCAGCATGGTTTGATGAGCGTTCAGATATTTTTGCTTTAGGTAGAACTTTATTTTTCTTAGCGACTAGAAATAGTCCTTCTGTTACACACATGCCAGATGGTACGCCTATTCCGATTTTACCGATTCGACAATATGATTCATCTCGTTCAGTTGGTTTAGAAAAGATTATTCTGAAATGTACGGAGAAAAACCCGGAAGACCGGTATCAAACGATAGATGAAGTTCTTTATGATTTAGAGCATATTGATGAAATGTCTGAAGGGTTCAGAGCTAAGATTAAGCGCAGAGCGAATATGATTTATTTGTTATTTATAACTTTAGTTTTAGGTTTTGTGTTAGTTGGGGGTGGCTTATTATACAGTCGCATTTCTGTTGCAGATACTTATAAGCAAGCTTTAGCCGCAGGGAAAACCTCTCAGTCTATTGACTCATTGTTGAAGGCTAGTAGTATTGCGCCAAGTGAGGTTGAACCTTACTTAGAGATGGTGAAGATTTATCGAGCTAGTGGTCATTTTACGAGTGAAGATGAGTTTCAATTGCTGGGTGCTTTGCAAACAAATATTCCAAGTTTGAAGGGTAAAGAAGGTGCAGGAGACTTGCTTTATCAAGTAGGTCAGTTGTATTGGTTCTATTACCCACAGAACGGTCAAACAAAGTCAGTTTCTTGGTTTGAGCAAGCTAAAGAGTTTGGGGTATCTAAAAAGAATGCACACTTACTTTCAATTTATTTGGAACTTGGTACATTCAAGAAAGGTATTTTAAGTTCGATTACAGACAACTCTGATAGTGGTATGTATAAGACTTATTGGGACGCTTTGAGCGAATTAGCAGTTGAAATGGGTGGTGACCCTCAGTTAGAGATTACTTATTTGGAGAGTGTCTTTGATGTAATTGACTCTTACTCAGGTGGTTTGAAGTCTGATGGTTTGACTTTAGAAGAGTTAACAGAAGTGTTTAATAAAGCAGTTGATTCGTTAAACTCTTATGAAGGTAAAACTGATGAGCAGAAGAAAACGAAGACTGAGTTACAATCGCGTGTAGATACAATTCGCAATAAGTTAAATACAACTTATGGTGTAAGATAGGAGGGGTTACTTATGAATTTAGTAACAATATTGGGTATCCTTTGTATTCTTGGGTCTACCGTAGGTTTATTGATTATTTCTGCAAAATATGGAATTCGTCCAACTTTGGATACTTATAAAGGTCGAGATAAACAGAAGGTTTTGAATCGTATTCAAGCTCGTAAGCGCATGATTGGTGCAGAACAAACGATGGAGCTAGTAGAGAAATTTACTGCTTTAGAGGGTGTATCTCGCACAGGTTCCTTGCGTTCTATGACTACAGGTGCTTTGACTTCTGAGATTTTTAAAAACTCTGATAAGTTAGATAGTTTGTTAGAGAACTTGATGGATAACAATGCTTCAAATACTGCTAGTTTAGAGGGTGATTCCCCAAGTGTAGGGGTTGGTGCTACAAACGAAGATGCAGTTGAAGAACAAACAGGTTTGCTTGTTTCAAATAAACCTTTAAGCAGAGCTGAGATAGAAGAGCAACGTTTAATTACAGAGCAGGTCAAGGATTCCGTAGCATTTAGCAACACTCAGAGTGGTATCTTTAAAGTTACTGCCATTTATGACAATATTGAGTTATAGTTTGCTCTTGCATAATTAAGAAGTTGTGATATAATGAAAAGAGGATTTGAGGGTTGTCCTCTTTTTGTTTAAAAAGTGAAATTGGAAAGACAGGTAAGTAAATGTCAAAAGAGATGAGACGTAAGAAGGCTTTACGTTTACAGGTAAAGAGAGGTAGTTTTTTAGTTGCTGCTTTGGCGAGTGTAGCGGTAGGTGGCTTGAGTACAGTAGGAGCTGATGAGGTAGTTTCTACTGATACACAACCTAGTGTAGAGGTTTCTTCTACAACAGAAAAACCTACTGAGTCGGTATCCTCACCGAGTGAAAGTTCTAGTCCTAGTCCTAGTAATTCCAGTGATGGTACAGAGGATGAAAAACATACTGCAGAAGTTGGTTCTACTGACACTGCAAACAAGTCAGAAGAAACTCCTAAAGAGTCTGAGAAACCGAAGGATTCTAATAGCAGTAGTGAAACTAAACCGAGTGGTACTTCTAGTGGTAGTTTAGAATCTGATAAGAAACCTTCGATTGAGGGTTCTACAGCTGGTGATAAAGATAAAGATGATAAACATTCTTCAGAAAAACCAAATAGTTCTGAAGGGTCAAATTCTAACACCGATAAACCTAAAGATGATGTAGAAGTGAAACCAGAGAAATCCGAAAATGGAGAAGGTTCTTCTACATCAGATAATGAAAAACCTAAAGAGGAAACTCCAAAAGAGGAGCCTAAAGAAGACCCTAAAGAAACACCTAAAGAAAATCCCAAAGAAGAGCCTAAAGAGGATGATAAAGTTGATGAAGTAAAACCAGAGCTGAAATTTGAAGATACTTCTAAGGTTGAGCAAGTTGGTCAAAGTTATTTAGTCAATTCAGACTCTCGTTTGAAGGTTTCTGTTTCTTTTAACAAGCAGAACATTACGGACTTGAAACTTGTACAGAAGTTACCAAATGGTGTCTTTGAAGAGTTCGACATAACTGAGGGGTATCTCTTACCCATCAATTCTACGTTGGAGTTGAGTTATAAAGACTCTGAAGGTAAGAGTCAAACTTTGTATTTAGGTACACTTGAAGATAAAGCAACTATTTCACTAAGTGTAGTTAAAGCAGATAAGTCTACGGTAGAAGTTGGTGCTAATTTAGTCATTACAGGAGATAGCTTACCAGGTACAATTTTTGCAACCTCATTAGATGGTAAGTATAAGTTAACAGGTATCTTAAACTCTGAGAACACTTATGTTTTTGATGGTTCTGTATTGTATAGTGGTGATTACACATTCAACGTTGAAAGTGGAAGTAGTTCTACTTTTGGTAGAAAATTAGGTACAGTTACATTTGATATTAAGGGTGGGGAACAAGCTTTACCAGTTCCAACTCCAACTCCAGTTCCTAACCCTACACCAAATCCAACACCTACTCCAAGTGTTGATGTAACACCGACTCCGAACAATGGTGGTTCTACAACTACGACTACCGACAAACCAACGCCAACTCCAAATCCAAGTCCAGAACCAACTCCTACGGTTCCAAGTACACCAAGTACACCAGTAACACCGACTCCAAGTGCGCCTGTTGAAACTCCAAATGCGGACAATCAAGGTGGGGGTACAGTAATTGTAAACCCTTCTGCACCAAGTACAGATACTACAAATGGGAATACAAACACTCCACCGAATAATGGTGGCAAGGTTGATATTGGAGGAGTTTCTGATAAAACCAACTATGTAGATAGTCCAGATAAGTTAACAGTAGGGGTATCTGGTGGTTCTGTCCAAAATGTTAAGGCTACGGTGTCTTCACAAGAGGGTACAACTGAGTTGACGGGTCGAGTAGTGAATGGTTCTTTCGTAGCAGATAATCTTCCAGAAAAAGATGGTGTTTATACTGTAAAAGTTCAAGTAACGGATGATAAAGGTCAAGTTTCTGAGAAGACGATTACCTATGCCGTTAACAAAAACGGTTCAACTTATAATTGGTTGAATAAAGAAGTGAATGGTGCTTATTATCAATATTTGAGCGAAGATTTGAAACTTTCTGAGCATTCAACCACTCGATTGGACACAGGAAAAACTAAGTTTACGTTTACCTTAGATGGTAAGGTAGTTTCATTGGATTCTCGTCAAGTTAAAGTTGTTGAGAAGAAGGAAGATGATGGTTCTTACACTTATACTTATACCTTTGATAAGAGTGCCTTTAGAGATAATGGGGTATGGTCAATTTCGGTAGCTACTGTTGACGTAGATGGTCATGCATCTTCTTCAAATGCTTCAGTTCAGTTTAAATTTGTACTAGATAATATTGCGCCAGAGTTGAAGATTGAGGGGATTTTAAACAACGGTAAGTATGATACTGCAAAACACCAGTTTAAAGTTTTGGTGAAAGATAATATTGGGTTAGCAAGAGTTCGAGTTTTAATTAACGGCAAAGTTTATGAGTTCACTCGAAGTGAATTGGAGAAGGGTGAAAAGATTTTAGATTTGGAACGCTCTGACAAACCATATACGATTGAAGTTGAGGTTGTAGACTTAGCAGGTAATACAACTACTCAAAAGGTTGATGGTATTACAGTTACTGCAAGTGATATTCAAGCTCTATTGAACTCTGACACTGTTAAACTAGTGTTAGGTGCTTTAGGTGTAGGTGCTTTTGCAGGTCTACTTGCTTGGTGGGGTTCTTCGGTTCGTAAACGTAAAGCATTGGAAGCAGAACTTGAGCGTTATCGTATTGGAGCACACTTAGTAACAGAAGCAGAGGGTATCCTTTCTTCAAGTGGGGGGTCTTCGACAGAAGATACAGGTTTAACTGAGTCTGCAACAGGTCCAGTTGATATGGATTCTGTACTAGCTGAGGGTGTTGCTTCGTTAGGTAGAGATACAGGTTCTATTGAGTCTTCTGGTAAGTTAAGAGTGTTGGGTTCTTCTGAAGAAGGGACTGAGGTTTTAGGTTCAGAAGAAGGTGACGAAACTACTATGTTAGAGACTGAGGATTTAGATCCAGATGAGTACACTTCAATTTTAACTTCTGAGGATGATGAACATACTACTGTTTTAACTTCTGAGGAAGATGAACATACTACTGTTTTGGATTCTGGTGAAGAAGAACATACTTCTTTGTTGGACGAAGGTTCTGATGAACATACCTCTGTACTAGATGAAGAAAATGAACATACTTCTGTTTTAGATGAGGAAGAAACAACTCCTTTAGAAGAACGTACTACTATTTTAGATAGTGATTCAGACGAAAAATAAATGAAATATGGTGAAGTTTACGGTAGTTGAGTCTATCGTAAACTTTGCTTATAGAAGAGGTCTTCATGAAAGAATTATTTCAAGGTTTTATTGCAAAGCGCTTAGCTACACAGTTAAAAGATTATAGTGCAAGTGAACTTTTACGATTTTACGGTTCGATGCGAGAAAGAGTATACGCGCATTTAACTATGTTTCTGTTAGGTGCTTTCGCTTTATGTAATTATATTTACACTTATGGTTTTGGACAGTGGGTATTATACTTACTTTTAGTTGCTATCTTACTAGGTTTATTAACTTCCGTAGTTTATCATATTGGAGTTTTCACCATGGTCAAAGGGTATCTACTTCTTCGAATGAAACCTATTTTAGATGAGTCAGAACGCCCAGAGAGCTATTTTAAGAGTAAAATTCCAACCAGTGATATTTCTATCACCAGTTTGAAAGTAGAAAGCGTACAGGGTAATTCTGAGCCTTCTGAGGGTAGTCCTGAATAATGTAGATAGGTTTGTGGTTTAGATGAAAAATGACGATGTAGAAAAAATAAAGGAAGATTCTAAAGTTGAAGCGGGTTTCTTTCATAGTTGTTTAAATTGGATTAGTGTATTTGGTATCCTAGTAATTAGTTTACTGTTTTCTTTTAAACTTTTTTGTAATCCGATTTTAATTTTAGGGGACTCTATGAACCCTACTCTGCAGGATAATCAATTATGGTTTAGTAGAGCGAAACAGTTAGGAAAACCCAAGAAAACTGACATAGTGGTAGCTTATGAAGTTTTAACTCGAACTAAATTGGTAAAAAGGGTTGTTGCAACTGAAGGTGATGTTCTTACTGTTTTGGATTCAGGATTGTATGTAAATCGTTCTTTAGTTGATAAATCTAAGGAGACTATGGGTCTAATTGAAGATAAATCTTCTTGGTTAGGTTCGAATAAAGGTTTATCTGTAACTTTGCAAGAGGGGGAATATTTTTTATTAGGGGATAATCGAGAAAATTCAAATGACTCAAGAGATTTGGGTATCTTCCCGGACTCGACTATTTCTTCAGTTTTAACTGTTGAAGCTCCAAATTTTTTACGAGATTTATTAGTTAGATAGTTTGATTTAATAAATTTTAGAGACTTTATAAATCTCAGAAACCTTATTAAATCAAGGTTTTCTACTTGAAGTTATATAAAATCAAGGTTTTTGAAACTTTTTTGCACAAAACTGTTGACAGAATAGGGTTTGTGTGATATAATGTTTATTGTAAGTTAGCAAAACAGCTAACGAATAAAGAAAGGAGCCAACAAATGGCTAATAAAAAAGATTTGATCGCTAAAGTAGCAGAAGCTACAGAATTGACTAAGAAAGATTCAGCAGCAGCAGTAGACGCTGTATTCGCAGCAGTAGCTGATTTCCTTGCAGCTGGTGAAAAAGTTCAATTGATTGGTTTTGGTAACTTTGAAGTGCGTGAACGTGCAGAACGTCAAGGTCGCAACCCACAAACAGGTGCACCTCTTACAATCGCTGCTTCAAAAGTACCAGCGTTTAAAGCAGGTAAAGTTCTTAAAGACGCTGTTAAATAAGAATTAACTTTCAAGTTACACGCTTCTATCAAAAAAAATACCTAAGTAATTAGGTTAGCTGGGGTTGCTACCGGATGTTTTCAGTGAGTTGGATTCTCACTCTAGCTATTGCGAGTTTTCTCGCAAAGATGGATAAAAAACATTTTATCATTCCTGATTTAGCACTCCGTTTGCGCGGTGCAGTCTAGTCAGGCATAACTATAAGTTGGGCGAAACCGAATAGTTCAACTTGTAGGCTGTAAGTTAACGACTTTTCTTACAGCGTCTCCGAATTGTCTGGGTCGGTTTTTAAGTAAAGATGTGTTGTTGGTAGATGTTGGTTAGCATTCCAACTTCTCGTAGGACACGAAGGGTATCAGACGCTCTAAGAAATGCCAAATTCTTTAAGATTTTGGATTCTGCATCTTTCACAAGTGGTCAAGTTGCTGATGTTATGAGGTTGGACTCCTCACACTTGTTTAGTAAAGTTTTAATGACTTTACTAATACCTTTGTTCATGTTAATGAACACCTCCGATGGAAATTGTGACTCTAGTGTGGTTTATTTTCTCCACATTTCGATGGTTTAGTTTCACGAATCATGTGCTAGTGCGTTTCATGCGTACAACAAACGGTCTAGTTGCAGACTTGATGGGGTTGGAGTCCTCACGTTTGTGTTGAGGGATATCCCTCAAATAGAAATCGGGATTTGTTTTTACAGACAAATCTTTCTTATACTTGTAGACCTAAAGATTTGGCGATGGTTGGGTCTACGTTTCAAGCGTGGATGGCGAAATTGGCAGACGCACACGGTTTAAGCTCGTGCGAACTTTGGTTCATGGGGGTTCAAGTCCCCCTCTGCGCATACCTTAACTGAAAAAGAAGAAGTAAACGCATAAAGCAATCCCAAGCGGACTATGTGTGCGGAAATTGATTTCCGTTTGAAATTCGGTTAGGGTTTTCAGTATAAAGGTTCCATAGCTCAATTGGATAGAGCACACGCCTTCTAAGCGTGGGGTTTTGTAGGTTCGAACCCTACTGGAATCATTAGCTTTAGGTGTAAACCTACATCATTATCTTTCTGACGACACATAATGGAAGTGTAGTTTCTTGAACAGTGACAAAGCGTTTAAGGAATCAAAAATGATGAATTTGTAACTATTTTCCCGCTCGAATCAATGAACTAGAGCGACAATAACGATGATGAAGTGTAGCTGACTTTTGAGTTAGTGTGAAGGGGTGGTAGCAAAACGGATGATTGTGTGGAGGAGCTTTTCAGTGTTAGGTTCGAAACTAATAAGAAAAGTGATGGACACGTTTTGGATAGTTACATAATGCTATATTTAGAACTGATAACTCAGTTGGTAGAGTAGCGGACTTTTAATCCGTTGGTCGCAGGTTCGAGCCCTGCTCGGTTCATGCCGGGAAGATTGTTTTGAAGTAATTCATGGCAATTTAGGTTTAACGACTGTAAAAGGTCGCTAAATCATTATAGCACAAGCGTAGTGTGCAACCACTATGTGAGTGCTTGAGATTCTTACTTAGTTAAGTAAGAACGCCTAAGTAGAAGGCTAATCTTCTACTAACGCTCCTCAGCGATACGAGGTGACGACAACGGTTCGATTAGCGGGCTTAAAGCTAGTCAGATAAGGTTGGTGAGGTTTACTGCGCTCCAAGTCCAAGCAATATGCGTGTGGAAAGGTATAGAGTTCTCCTTTTTCAGTAAATCAAGATTAAAACTCAGTTGCAAAACGGTGGAGACAGTTCCACTTATGGGTATCAAAACTGTCGTAGAAGCCGTTTTTAAAATCCGATTGCTTTAGATGTCTAGGGTATAAAGCAATAAAACGCACGACAATTCCTATCTTACTAGACAGGGTAGGAAGTCAAAAACTTGTGGGTTCAACGGTTCTCCCACATAAGATACCAGAGCTGTTAAGGGTATCATATTTAGGTGCGATAGCTCAGTTTGGTAGAGCGTTGGATTGAAGCTCCATGCGTCGGCGGTTCGATTCCGTCTTGCACCATAACCGATTAGGGGGTTTTTCCTTTAGACTCGGTAGCTCAGTTGGGAGAGCATCTGTCTTACAAGCAGAAAGTCATTGGTTCGAACCCAGTCCGAGTCATAACTAACTATTCTCTTAGCGCGCAGATTTTAGTTAGTGGAACCTGTTCTTGTTTTCGAAATGTTTAATTTTAGTTTTAGGAACAGACATCCATAAAAGACAAAAAGAACAAGAAACAAACGAAACGCGTTCGTTTACAAACTTTGGTTTATTTTGAACTTGTTTTAATCTGATACCTCTTTTGTCAATGGGTATCGAATGAAAAAAAAATCAAGTTTCGCTTCTATTTAAACCAAACTCTTCCTTATGTTACTTTCGTTTAATTAGTAGTTGTCAGCTTCTTACCGAACGGGTACATTAGGGAGTTCAATCCACCATAGCTCAGTTGGTAGAGCACTCGACTGTTAATCGAGTTGTCACTGGTTCGAGACCAGTTGGTGGAGTTCCATTGTGAGATGGAAGATTAAACTATTTTAATTAGAGAGTTATTGTACACTTAGTCTAACTCTCATCAAGAACCACGATGGGATTTGTATAGAATATTTAGTACCCTCTAATTAAAATTTTAGAATCGTAGGGGCTACGAGGATAGCTTGGTTTATTTGCATAACCTATGGGGACTAATCAGTTAGTTTTCTAAGTCAGTGTATTACCCAAGAAACTTTTACTTGTAATAGACAACATAGGTAGGAGTAGTTCACATTCTGATTACCACCGATAGCATGGTGCTTATGTTTGGGTCATGGCTTACGTAGACGAGCCGGTAAATCAGCGGAGTTCTTCTTTTGAAGAGTTGTTCGAATCCTTGCGGTGGTATTAGTTTTTGTGCCACAACGGCGTGCAACGCTTGAGAGAGGGTTGCAGAAGTTCTTAGAGCAAGTTTTTGCTCTTCGTATTTTTTATCGGAATTTAGCGCAGTTTGGTTAGCGCACGTGTTTTGGGAACACGGGGTCGCAAGTTCGAATCTTGTCTTTCCGATATAAGTACCTTTAGCTTAGATGGTTAAAGCTCTCGGCTCATAACCGAGTGACCGTAGGTTCGAGTCCTGCAAGGTACATTAAAGTTATGGAAGATTACCCAAGTCTGGCTATAAGGGGACGGTCTTGAAAACCGTTAGGTC